GCTACTGACGCTACTGACGCACTTAATAACGAACCATGCGGTATACCTTTACTATGCGTTCCACAGTAACACGACGACACACTACGACGACGAGAACATTGCTCCGAACTACTACGCAAACCTAAACATCGCAATGCGGGCGGCACCGACGATTTTTGACGCTTGCGTTTACTAACATCCTCTTTGGTGATGGTCAATCGTTCGTAATCATAAATATATTGCAATAATTTCATGCTTTCTTCGCTGTTTGAATTCCCAATGGAATCGGCCTTTTCTTTAATATCATTTTTAAATACCGAAATGTAATCCGATATTTTCTTATTGAGTTTCTTTTCCATAATGTGATGTATATATACCGGTGTAGGTTTATTTCATTTTTTAAATCATTTTTTTATATATTAAAGACAACACTTATCTAGCAGCACCAAACAATCCAACTATGAGTTGGAACAAAGAACCAACTGCAAATCCGTTCGCCGTGTCTGGTCCTCCTGTGGGCGGTGATTGTGTTTCAGGCGCTTGAGTTGCAGCAGGCGCTTGAGTTGCAGCAGGTGCTTGAGTTGCCGGTGATTGTGTTGTTTCAGGTGCAGAAGAACCAAACAATGAACCAAAAAAGGAACTAGAACTATTTGCTGCTGCACGTTCTTGACGAATTTCGTTTTTCCTATCACTACTAATAGGACGAGGTGAAGGACTTGGATAAGCAGCCTTACTAGTTCCAGTTCCTTTAGCGGTTGGGACATCATCAGCCTCTGCATCAGCATCAGCATCATCGGCATCATCACTTGGTTCAGGCTCTTCTAGGTCATCTGCAAAATTAGAAGGATATGTGCTAGGTAAAATCAACTTTGAAATAATAAGAAACACATAAAATATAATATAAATTGCAAATATGCTCGGGTCAATTCCGTAAAATTGAAGTATTTGTATAAGAGAATAAAAAAATAACAATGATATCCCTAATATTGTAATAGTATCCATATAATAAGAAAGCAATTTATAATACAAAATAAACATCATTTGCATTAAAGGTTGCAGACAGTGATTTTTTATCTATATAATGATAACTCAATGGAACTTGTTGTTCTAATTTACTGACAATCCATACTGGCATGCCTAATCTATTGTAATAGATGCTGTCAAATTCAGACGACCAATTGCTGGTTAATAATTCCGTATTTGTAATAATTTCATTTTTTCCTAAAAATAATGCAAACCGCACAATGCCGCCTTTGATATATCTGCCGTGTTCATTATCTGTGATTAATTTCCCGTATTTTATTTCAGGCATGTTTGTTTTAGACCATCCGCCATTTTTAATGGAATGCACGTAATCTGTAAAAGAATAATTCCCAATGATTTCAATGTCTGATACGCCAAAGACAAATGTAAAATTCAACAACGATTCATGTTGTCCAGAATAAGCCACTGTCGGCATTTCAATCGGGATTCCCTCTGAATCGTGCAAGATAAGTAATTGATTATTATTTAAAAATAAAGTGGAAACGACGGATTCTATTTGAAAATTGCAAATATTATTATAATGAATGATTTCATCAATAAGAGAGAGCCATACATTTGGTCCAGTGATTGTTTCATCGCTAATGTCAAAAAAGAGATACAAGTCTTCATCCATGGTCAAATATCCATTGTATGTGTAATCCACCTCTTTTGATTCGGGAGTGGATACGAGGTCCGATGACTCAGAAAACATCATGTATTCTGTAAACGCATTCTTGGGCTTGCATAAAAATCGCAACAATTCCATGGTTTCGCTGACAAGACATGACCCATTGATGTACTTGAAGGATGGGAATGAAAGTGTTGTGTCTTTTTTATAAAGTAAATATTCAAGGAATGGTTTCGCCGCCCCATTGTTGATTTTATATGCACAAATGTATACGGTGTCGTACATTTTATTAAACTCGTCATTTTTATGTAATGTATGTAATCCGGAATACATTGTGTTATAGAATAAATAATAGTCTTTATTTATCTATTTTACGCTTAATTGATTCTTTCATTATTTCTTCGCGATTGCTCAAAATATGATTCGCGATTTCTTGTGCAATTTCTAGGTCGTCTTTATAATATGTTTGCAATGTGGTTAAAAGCATTTTAGAATTGATTGGTTTTTTAACAATATTTTTTTTATACAATACTGCTCCGCCATTGAAATTAAAACAGTCAATATTGTTTTCTTTCATGACATGCATGAGGTCTTCCGTCAATGATTTCTTTTTGGCGTTTCTCTCTTTAATGTCATTTTTGAGTTTTATAATTTCATTGTCTATTTTAATCCATTCTTTAATGTGGACAATTAATTCGTCTTTACTCTCCATAAATAATAATATCACAGATTTTTATATTATTATTTCGAATTCTTTTTCGCCGCTACTTTGGCCGCTTTTTCCGCCGCTTTTTGTGCCACTTTGGCCTCTTTTTCCGCGACCTTTTGTGCTGCCTTGGCCGCCTTTTCCGCCACTTTGGCCGCTACTTTGGCCGCCTTTTCCGCCGTCTTGGCGGCAGCCTTGGCCAACTTCGCCACTTGTTTTTCGTCATTTTTGTGTTTGATGTAATGCATGTAACAAAAACAAAATTCAGAAGTTATCACATTCCCAATGGATTCGCACTTGACTGTGATATTCGGGTCAGTTTCATCCTGAATTTTATACTGGCATTTCGCAAAAGATTTCCCATTTGCATACTCTACAATTTCGGGATTAATATAATTGACGCCATGCACCTTGGCAAAAGGTAGTTCGGAATAATATGGCAATGTCCCCGTGTGTTTTTTACGACAAAAAGGGCACCGAATTTCATTCATATTCAATCGTCCTTTGCCTCCTTCCATGTAATTGTATTTTTTTTTATGATTGTATATATCTTTATAGATGGGTTCATAATTGAATTTATGCCCGCATTCAAACGTGAAAAAACGGTCTTCAAGCGGAGTGTTTGATATTAGACAAAGTCCCTCATCTGTGGCATTTTCATTTTCGCTAGATTGTGCTGCAATGTTTTGTTTCAATGTCTCGTAAAAATTGAGACCATTTTCTATATTATAATTCATGATAATTATCCTAAAAAAATATCTTTATATGTATTAATGTCAATTAATAAATGGGGTCCCGCTGTATGGTTGTTGTTTCACACAATGGCCGAAAAAATAAAAGAGCCAGACAACACCCGTTTGTGTCGCGAAGCATTTAATCAAATCAAAAATATATGCAAACATTTGCCTTGTCCGGATTGTGCGAGTCATGCCACGACGAATTTAGCGAATGTAAATATATCCAGAATTAACAACAAGACTGATTTGAAACATGTATTATTTATTTTTCATAATTCCGTGAATGTCCGAAAAAAAAAGGCGGTGGCTTCTATAGATGAATTGGAAAAATACAAGACTGCGAACTTTTATAATGTGCTTCAGAATTTCAAATTGAATTATAATTCAACAAGAAACATGAAATTGATGAGTGATTCATTTCAACGAAAAATAATAATCGCACAATTCTATCAATGGTTGGAAGTAAACAAGGCAGGGTTAAGTGGTTGAACTGCCGATTAATTCGCCGTTTTTATATACCGCACATTTGAATGTTTGATTTTTAGGCATTGTGCATATTTCTTTGTTGCTTGAGTAATCATTGAAAAACAATAGATTGCTTAATCCAGGTGTGTTTATCATAACACATACCAAGGTTGCACTAATGGCAGCACCGACCAATACATTTACAAATGCGTTGGATGATTCAACGCACCCACTGCGATTTTTGACAAAGGTGTCAAACATGAAATACATGGTCAATCCTACCAGCATCCAGACATTTATATTTTTATTTATAAACATTGGAAGAAAAATATATGTCAATGTGAATGCGAAAATGAATGCACTATAAGACCCGTTGCTTTCTAAATTAGTGCTGTATAATACAGTCATGCAATCGGGAGATGCACCTCCTTTATATATTTTTCCGCCTCCTGTTTTTGTGGTTGCTGTTGCGGCTGTGTTTGCGGCGTTTGCGGGAGTGCCGCCTGCGGCGGCGGCGGCGGCTTGTGGCCGAATCGCGTTAGACACGGACCTTTTCTTTTTCAAATAAATGAATTCTCTGCACACGACAAGCAACAATAGTACACCCAAATAGAAGATTCCTTTGAAATTTTGAAATATAAATGACAAGGAAACTACTCCGAGAATTAAAATGATTGGAGAATAAAATGCAAGATATTTTATAATTTCTGATGGGTTATAAATACTTAATATATTCAGACTGCTCATATAATAATTTATATATAATAATTTTAGTCAAACATTATTATATTCATGTAATGTAATGAGAACCCCAAAAAACATTCAAATAATAAATAAAATCACATTTTATCAGCATGTGATAGAGATGACACTCTTGCATATTCATAAAACCGGAACTGGAACGAATGCTGAAATGAACGATGCTATACAATCTCTCTTTAATGTGAATGATAAACTAAAACAATTGTCGCCGTCGTCTCCTCAAACTGAAGTTGAAATGGTGAATTCGTTGCAAGAAATTAACAATGATTTGTCTATTGTCATTAAAAAATACGGAACGCATTCGTTTGAAGATTTACTAATGATTTGTTTTGGCACAAGGGTTATTCTGGATCCAAAATACGATTTATTAAAAACATATTTTCATCCAACTAGTTATGCCATGAAATCCGAAACAGTGGACGGCATTGTTTGTAGTGATGTGAATTCCAATTCCAAACATTTTCACCTTAAACTGTCTGGAATAAAAGTGGCAAATCAAAATATGGTTATTAGTGGAATCGTGGATAATGTAATGATTGATTTTTTAAACAATGAATACATTTCATCGAAAAAAAAAGAGTTGATTGAAGATTCGGATTTTCACAAGAAATCGTTTGGAAATTTTATCTCGGGATTATCTTTAAAGGATTATTTAATCTATGAGAATTGCGGCAATGTGTATAATAAATATGCCGGATACATGAGTAAAATAAAGCAAATGTCTTATTGCATGATTTCCAACATTGTAAAGGAATTTAACACGTCTGATTTGTACATGAAACGTGAATTATTAATTCAATTGTTGCTTGATGATGATAATTTTGAACACCAACAGTTGGCGTATTTATTATACGACCTTCTCTCTAATGATGTAAATAAAAATGACCAAGAAATATTGTTTGAGAGTTTGCCTTGGTGCACGAAGAAACTGTTGACAAAGCCTGTGAAGTATTGCAACCATTCTGCCTTTTTAGAAATAAATAAAATACCATTAGAACAGCAAATCTATTTATTAAAAACGAGTGATGTGGTGAAAGACCGTGCTTTTGCCAAATTAAAAGAGATAAAAAACAAACAGGACGACAACGGGTCCAAGGCACGACAATATTTAGAGGGATTATTGAAGATACCCTTTTCAATCTACAAGAGAGAACCGATATTATGTTTAATGGAATCTGTTCGTGCGAAATTTCAGGCATTGTGCAAACGCGACGTGGTGGTAGGCACGGCCACGACTATGCCGACTAATATTGAAATTATGAAATACATTCAAAATAATAAGAATGATTTGGACGATATTGATTCTTATGACAAACAAAAATTAATAGAATTACTTGTGAAAATGAATAATTCTGTCGGCATGGGTATCGGCGCGGGTGTTAAAAAAGGAAAAGGCAAAACAAAGGCCGCTTTGAAACAAGAAATTTACAATCATGCAAGTTTGCCAAATTTCTCTCGGAAAGTAGAAATAGATGCAATTCAAAAAGACTTGTCAACCATTCAATCTTATATAAATAATATAACACCCATATTAAATGAATCGGTCTATGGCCACGCGAACGCGAAAAAACAAATTGAACGCATCATTGGTCAATGGATAAACGGGTCCATGTCTGGATATTGTTTTGGGTTTGAAGGTGCACCAGGCGTTGGCAAAACATCTCTGGCCAAATATGGATTGTCTAATTGTTTGAAAGATGAGCACGGGATAAGTCGTCCATTTGCAATGTTACAGATGGGAGGCGATTCTAATGGCAGCACATTGCATGGTCACAACTACACATATGTCGGGTCTAGTTGGGGGAGCATTGTGCAAATATTGATTGACAAAAAATGCATGAATCCTATTATTTTTATAGATGAAGTGGACAAGATTAGTAAAACAGAACATGGTCGGGAAATCGTCGGCATTTTAACGCATTTATTGGATAGCACACAAAACGATTGTTTTCAAGACAAGTATTTCAGTGGAATAGACTTGGATTTATCAAAGGCGTTATTTATTTTATCTTACAATGACCCCGAATTAATTGACCACGTTTTGTTGGACCGCATCCATCGCATTAAATTCAACAATCTTTCTCTCGAAGATAAAATCATTATTTCCGAGAAATATCTTTTGCCGGAGATTTACAAGAAAATGGGATTAGAAAAGATGATTGTCTTTGATGAATCTGTGGTGAAATTCATTATTGAAGAATATACATGTGAATCCGGTGTTCGCAAATTAAAAGAGTTGTTGTTTGAAATTGTTTCCGAGATTAATTTGGAGATTTTAAAGAAGAATTGCGTGGTGAATTATCCGATAGTAGTGACAAAATCCGATGTGGTTGGAACCTATTTAAAAGGGTGTGTTTCTATTACTCCCTATAAAATTCATTGTGAAAATCGCATAGGAATCGTCAATGGACTATGGGCGAATTCTGCCGGGATGAGCGGTGTCTTGCCCATTGAGATTCAGGCATTTCCCGCGTGTTTAAGTGGCGATGGTGGCCGGTTCTTGGACCTGAAATTGACTGGTTCTCTCGGAGATGTAATGAAAGAATCCGTGCAAGTGGCCTTGACTATGGCGTGGAATTTGACGGATGCCAAGACGCAAGAAGTTCTCTCACATAAATACAATAAATATGGAATTCATATACATTGCGGCGATTGTTCTACGCCAAAAGACGGTCCTTCTGCCTTGGCGGGTATTTGTGCATTGATTTATAGTTTATTTAATGAGAGAAAAGTGAAGCATTATGTTGGAATAACGGGTGAAATGGACATGAGTGGAACAATACGTAAAATCGGTTGTTTGGATTTGAAAATAATCGGTGGAATTAAAGCCGGCATTACTGAATTCATTTTTCCTTTTGAAAACCAGGTGTGTTTTGATAAATTCATGGAGAAAAATAGAGAGAAAGAGGTGATTCGGAATATTCGGGTTCATTCAGTAAAACATATACGGGAAGTGTTTGAATTAATTTTAGAGAGTCAAGTGTCGTTGCAAGAAAAAAAGTTGGTTTAATTAGATTACACGAATTAATTATATGAAAATCTATGAATTACTGAATTACTTATATTTTCTCTCTTTTTTGATTACCTGATTCCCGAGTTTATTTCAAGATGAGTTGACTGTCTCTCATTTCAATGAATTCGTTTAACAATACATAACGATCCAATAAATAACAAAATAGAAATACTTCTATCACTTGTGCTTCGTTAGCAATGTCTACATTCACTTCTTCAAGTAAGTGAATTCTCAGAAAATTACAGACATAAATGTCTATACGTCCAAGGTATTCATTTGCTATATTTGAAGTTAATATGTGAGTATGCAATGACGTCCCTGGTTTATAAAGTCCCGATTCATATGCTCCATTTGATAAGTATTCTGCCAGATTATGCGATAGTTCATATGGTTTAACTCGTTCGTCTTCTGGAAGATAATGTATGTGGTTTGGGTCATTTTCTCCTTGATACCCATCAAGCATGTCGACCAAGAAATTATAATTGTCACGAGTCCAATCAATTATTAAAGCGTCCATTCTCTCTCCTAGTGCATGGTGAATAAGAGTTTCGTATCCGGTTGGTTGTAATTTTCCGTAAGTAGTCATTATTTCTTCGTGGGTTTGTTGTTGTTGAGCCATTGTTGGATTGGTTTGTTGTTTATTAGTGAGGATGAATTGAAGGAGATAAAGCATTTCAATTTTTTAATATTTTTATTGCTTGCGATGAAAAAAGTTTGTTTAGTTACACGAATTAATTATATGAAAATCTATGAATTACTTTCTCTCTTTTTTGATTACCTGATTCCCAAGATTCCCGAGTTTATTTCAAGCTGATTGGATTGTCTCTGATTTCAATGAATTCGTTTGCCATGAGTTTATCAGGAGAACCAGAAGAAGTATAACACGATAATAAATGTGCTGCTATATCTTGATTATTTGCAATGTCTAAAGCATTGTCTGGAGTTTGGTCAATTGCATCTATATTTATTTGCATTTCGTCACAACAATAGAGATATATTGAAACCCGATAATTTTGTATGATTCCTGAATTTACTATGAACCCGATTAATGATTCATTTTCATCTATTAAGATGTTTTCACAAATTGCATTGGACAAATTAATGGTCGGACCATATTCTTGACAATTGTTTTCATCAAGCATTTTTACTATTTCTTGATAATTATCGCGAGTCCATTGACAAAGTAAATTATGTAGCAATTCTTTTGTTTCTGGGCAAAGGTCGTGACGTCCAGGTTGTATAGGAAACTCTTGTATTTCCAGTTTTCCGTGTGTAGTCATTGTTTCTTCGTGTGTTTGTTGTCGTTGTTGTAGTATTTGTCTTACAAGTGCGTTGTGTAGCAGCACTTGTACTTGGTGTTGCAGTTCTTGTTCTTGTAGATATAGTTCTTGTTGTTGAGCCATTGTTGGATTGGTTTGTTGTTTATTAGTGATGATGAATTGAAGGAGACAAAGCATTTCAATTTTTTATATGTTTTTATTAGTTGCATTGCGATGAAAAAAGTTTGTTTAATTAAATTACACGAATTGTATGAAATCTATGAATTACTTATATTTTCTCTCTTTTTTGATTACCTGATTCCCAAGATTCCGAGATTCCCGAGTTATTTCAAGACTGGACTATCTCTGATTTCAATAAATGAATTGAGTAATATCTCTGAAGGAAATGATATAGATAATGCGCGTGCAATATGTGCATCATTATTTGCATTTAGTATCCAGCCGTCAGTCTGATCCGTTGGTGCCGGATTTATCTGCAATTTCTCGCAACAATAGAGATAGATTGAATTGCGATGTTTTTCTATGATTCCAGAAGATAGAAAGACTTCTTCCAGGAAGTTATTCTCATCAATAATATTGTGATAAAATAGATGATTTAATATTCTGGAGTCGGTGTATTCATTTTTGTCTTCTGCATGGAGAATATCAACCATTTCTGTATAATGTTCGCGTGTCCATTGATATATGGTATCATTTATTTCCTCTTTTATTTCAGGATAAAGGTCTGATTCCATTACAACCATTTCTTGAATCTCTAGTTTTCCTTGAACATATCTGGCGATCCTTTGATTTTCCGGTTGTTCTTGCAGTTGTTGTTGTTGAGCCATTGTTGGATTGATTATAGGTTTATTAATTGATGGATTGATGGATTGAGAGAGATAAGGAAGCATTTCAATTTTATATTCTCTCATTTTAATGTGACTACACTATCTCTGATTTCAATGAATTCGTTGACCATGGTTTCTTCAAAATCAATAGAATAACAAAAGATGAATCGTTCTACTAATTCTTCGGCATTAAAGATATTAATATAATTATTCTCTATTTGATTGAATGGAATCAGGTTAATATCCAAAGACCTGCAACAATACATATAAATAGAGAGACGATGTTGATAAATGATGCCTGAATTTATAACCATCTCTTTTAAGTTGGCTGACCTATATATATCAGAATTATGAAATAAATAACATAAATGTCTGGTCTCCTCGTTTTCTGTCCTGTTTTTTTTATATAGTTCTTCAATTATAAAGTGATAATTTTCTCTCGTCCATTGACATATTATTTCAGCCATGATTTCTCTTGAGCCTCTAGAAAGATAGCATTGAAACTGATTCAATGTTTGCATTTGTTGATGGTCCATGATTTGATTTTGGTCGGTTGGTTGGGTTTGGTGGTTTATTTGTGACAAGTTGGTCGGCAGAATAAGCATTTCATTTTTGAAAAAAAAATAGTTAAATTACATTCTACAAACTATCAACCTATAAAACTTATTTTAATCCGAGTTCAACTTGTTCTTGAGGAATCCGTTCGTCCATGTCCAGAATGTGAAAGACGCCTTGCATATCTGTTGCCGCATTTGTTTCAACGATATACCGATTAAATATCTCCAATTGCTGTATTTCTTGAGGACTCATATTATGATTTGCTTGAATGCCGTCAATATTACCGTCGTCTGAATAAATGTAATGAAACGAATAGATAAAATGAAGTAGTTGTTCAGTCTCTAAATCATAGATATAAGTATATCCTGTGCGGCTTGTAATCCTAAAGTTCTTATTGATTTCGTCCCATTCATTGGTTTCTTCATTATAAATGAACATTGTTTCAATGTGTCCAATGCATGGACTTTCCGCGTTATCCGAATCATAAACGGTAGATTGATTTCTCAGTTCATTACCTGTATTCATCTGTGGTTGGATTGATTCTGTTTTATGATAAAAGGTATTCCCTTGAAAGACAAATGGAATTCGTTGTTGTTGTTGTTGAGCCATGATTATTGTTGGATTTGGTTTGTTTATTTGATGGTTGTTTTACGAGAGAAAAAAGCATTTCATTTTTTTTTAAACCTTGAAGAATTAAAAGTGTTGCTGAAGGCTAAAGGCTAAAAGTGTCGTCGTCGTCGTCTCTTATTTCAATAATATGGGAAGATGTGCTTCAGGAAGATACTCGTGCAAATCCAAGATATGGAACGCTCCCATCCAGTCATTGTCGGAACTTGCATTATTCGTAGCAAGTGCAAAGGCCTCCAGTTGTGCAATCTCTTGTTTCGTAGGTATGGTTTGCATTCCGACTGCGTAGATAAACCATAATAGTAGTTCTGTATTCAAATCATAAATATAGGTATGTCCTGCATAACTGGTAATAGTGAATTTCTCAAAGAGAATATTCTCTTCAATATATCGTGCATTTATAATTGTCCCAATAAACGCACCATCCATTGGGGCATCATACACCGACAATACTTGACCCATACTTCCCTTGTTATTCTTCATATCAACCTGTGTTTTATAAAAGGTATTCCCTTGAAAGACAAACGGAATGAGTTGTTGTTGTTGTTGAGCCATTGCTGATGGATTGGTTGTTTGATGTTTAATGTTGTGTGTAAAAGAGAGAAAAAGCATTTCATTTTTTATTTATTGTATATAGAATTCACAATGTCAGAATCTAAAAAAGTAAACATATAAAGATATATTTTCATGGAAAAACAATTTTTGGTAAATCAATTGAAAATGGATAAGCACGTATTGTTTCTTATTAAAGATTATGTATTTGAAACAATTCTTAGTCGTGATAAAAGAATTCGCTATAAAGAGAGAAATCTTTATTATTTGCGTGAAAGAGTGAATGTAAAAACGTGTATCTTTGAAATGGGAGAAACGAATGAAATCATTGAAATGCCGAATCTCTTTTACGCGAAAATAGATGAAGAATATGACAATCTAGTTGCACATTTGAATGAGTGTTGGGTTGAAGTGGAAAATCATCTTGAATTTTTATGGAAAAAGTATGATTCATTGCGAGAGAAGACGCCGCCGCCGCAGGCGGCACAAGGAACGATAATGCAAGACTTGCGTATTGCGAGGGAAGATGAAATGGTGGTCGTGTTAGCCAATGCATCCACCTATGACGCCTCTTGTTGGCAAGACTGTTATAAAAATATAATCATTGCACTTGAACTGTTTGACATGACAATGACACCATTTAACAATTTGTATTTTATATGCAATGAAGGGCGAGATGTTTATACGCTTAGTTTTACAGAAGATGGACTGCCTTCATTGCGTCGGGCAGGTGTGTTGGATGAAGACGATGATACTATTTTGATTGATAGACATAGTTGGTGGAAAGAAATACGTTTGCCGTCGGGTGAAGTGTGTTCTGTGAATCCATCTACAAATGCAATCTATAATCATTGGTCTTATAAAAAGGCAAATATCATAGGTGCAATATATCAGAATGAAATAGTCTTGTTTTAATATTTGGGTGATTTGAGAGAAAAAATGCGAACTTGTGATATTATGCACCAAGCGGAGTGCTTATAATTCTGGACTAAAATATGAAGACGACTTTCTCTCTACAAAACTACTAGTTTCACAAATCAAACGATGGTTCAAATGTTCCAACTCTTGATTTTTCTTTTCCGTGTCTTGAGTTTTTTCAGAATATGTCTTCAAATCTTCAACACACGATTTCAGAAATATTCCTCGTGCAACGAGTTCTCGGTCTTTTTCTGTGAGTTCTTGGTCTTTTTCTGTGAGTTCTCGGTCTTTTTCTGTGAGTTCTCGGTCTTTTTCTGTGAGTTCTCGGTCTTTTTCCTTGAGTTCTCGGTCTTTTTCTGTGAGTTCTTGGTCTTTTTCTGTGAGTTCTTGGTCTTTTTCTGTGAGTTCTCGGTCTTTTTCTGTGAGTTCTCGGTCTTTTTCCTTGAGTTCTCGGTCTTTTTCCTTGAGTTCTTGGTCTTTTTCTGTGAGTTCTCGGTCTTTTTCTGTGAGTTCTCGGTCTTTTTCCTTGAGTTCTCGGTCTTTTTCCTTGAGTTCTCGGTCTTTTTCTGTGAGTTCTCGGTCTTTTTCTGTGAGTTCTCGGTCTTTTTCCTTGAGTTCTTGGTCTTTTTCTGTGAGTTCTCGGTCTTTTTCTGTGAGTTCTCGGTCTTTTTCCTTGAGTTCTTGGTCTTTTTCCTTGAGTTCTTGGTCTTTTTCCTTGAGTTCTTGGTCTTTTATTTCAAGTTGTTCTTTCATCTGTTCTAGTTGTTGGTCTTTTGATTCAAGTTGTTCACGCAAGTGCCTATTTTCTTTTTCAAGTTTCGTGAAAGGAACAACCATGTCCCGATAAATATATCGCATTAAATCTGATTTATTGTCACCACTACATATATCACCAAATTCAGCGTCGTAGTTAGTATCAATGCCTGCTTCATCAAAGTTAGAACGTTTGTGCTCATCAAACCAAAACTTTCGTCCGGATTCAGAACTGCCCAATAGTTTAAAGAATTTTATAAATTTTGTTGGAAAAACCAAATTTTTCTCTTTGCTTGCATCTTGATGACAATATGTTTGAATATTGGCAACATGACCATTTGACAAACCATGTTTGTATTCAGTGCAATCTGATTTAAATGAAATTTCTCCAACAGGTGATGGTCCATATGATGTGTATTGAAATGTTTTGATAGCGGTAGCGGTAAATTCCATTGTTTTTAATTTGGTGCTTGTTATGTTTTATGAAATAAGCATTTCATTTTTTATTGATTTCATTCAAATCTTGAATTACTAAAAAATTGTAAGAAATGCCATAAAATACTATTAAATAAGTCATATTCTTCTTCATCTAACTCATCACTAGAAAGATTAAAAAATAAATAATAAATAATAATTGAATGAGAATGAATTGGGATTGTTATTAAAACTCTTGGCAATAATATTTAAGACTTGTACGACATAACGGACAAGGAGCAGTCTTACACGCAAGATTATCACATTCATCATCAACTTCATCATCAACTTTATCGTTACATTCACTACATAATTTAGTTGATATATTACCCCAACATACAATACATAATGGTTGATTACAACAATAGGTAGTTGTCTTTGTTAATTCTAAACATACACAACAAGTGCCATATTTTTTTTCAATATGAGTTGAAGAACCAATGATACTATCCCAAAATAATGCTGTTGTTATATCATACTCATATTGAACTTCTTTGAACTTACCAGTAAATTTATTAAATATAATACTATTCAATGATTTATTCAATTTTTCTATTATTTTTATATAATCACTTATTTTCATTTCCGGGTCACGATTATATTTAAATAAGGTTTCACAATATAACACAAAATAAGTTTGATTATCATCATCAGAATCATCCCCATTAGCAGGATAAATACTACATTTAGAACTTTTAATATGCAGATTAATACATGAATTCTTGTATACCTTTAGTGTAGCATTTATCGGTATATTGTGTATTTTTTTAATTGGAATAGATATATCATAAAGAGTTTGCGTTTTATTTTTCATTTCTATATAATTCTTCAATCCAATTGCCTGTTCTTTGTATATATTATTGTGTGATTTTATTGCATCAAAACATTTTTTCAAATTCATTGTTAGTTGTATAGTTGTCTGTTTTGTAAGAGAAATAATCCAAATCATTTTTTTATTTAATACATTTACAACATTATGGTAGGAAAGATGTTTTGGCTTAAACCGATTTAAATAAATATAATACTCGCGACAATATGGGAATTCCTTCTTTTTTTTCATACATTGTGAAAAACCATCAACGAATTATTCAAAAATTAGAGAGAAATAGGCGACCCAACAATTTCTATTTAGACTGCAATTCAATTATTTACGATGTTATTAATAATGTCGGAAATAATATTACTGAAACAACGGAATACGCGATTATTATTTCTCTCGTAATCTCGAAAATAGAAGAATACATTTTGTTTATTTCTCCAAGCGTGCAAGTCTATATTGCATTTGATGGGGTTGCTCCATTTGCGAAATTAGAACAACAACGCCAACGCAGATACAAATCATGGTATCAAAATAAAATAAATGCCCAGATTTTTAACACTGCGACCGGGACCTCGACCGGGACCACAACCACACCGATGAAAAAATGGAATACCGCGGCGATTACACCCGGTACTGAATTCATGAAGGAATTAAATGCAGCATTGCACACTCATTTTGATGGCGTGACAAATATAATTGTTTCAGGCAGCAATGAAGTAGGTGAAGGCGAGCATAAAATATTTGATTTTATTAGACAAAAAGGCGACCAAGGTTCCACGATTATCTATGGCTTAGATTCGGACCTTATCATGCTTGCATTAAATCATCTTTCAATAAATCCGCAAATCTATTTATTTAGAGAAGCCCCGCATTTTTCAATGGATAAATTGGAACCAGGCGAATCGTATGTAATGGATATTGGCGAATTGTCAAAACAGATTGTTTCTGAACTGAATGGCGGTTCAGTGGTGGATTATATTTTCATGTGTTTTTTTCTAGGGAACGATTTTATGCCGCATTTTCCGAGTTTAAACATTCGGACGGGAGGAATAGATAAAATGATGAATGCTTATAGAGAGATAACTAAAACCTCGGGTGAGCGTCCGTGTTTGACAGATGGCACTCAAATTTATTGGAAACATGTGCGGGCATTGTGTTCTTTTTTAGCAACACATGAAGAGAAGCATTTAAAAGAAGAAGTTGCCTTGCGTGATAAAAAAGAAGGAATGCATAAACGGCATGATGCGAAACTGGGATTAAAGGAAAATGCATATAAACGATTTGAATTGTTGCCCTCGCACGAGAGAGAAATGGAAAAATATATTAATCCATCGCAGCCTTATTGGCAATCTCGTTATTATGAAATATTGTTTGGGTTTAGTGGAAGTGATTCTGACAAAAAACGCGAGGTTTCGTTGAATTATTTAGAAGGATTGAAATGGAACATGAAATATTATACGAGTGGTTGTCCTGATTGGAAATGGAAATACGAGTATCATTATCCGCCATTGTTGAGTGATTTGTTAAAAGAGTTGCCTTATTTTGAAACTGTGTTGACAGTTGCCGCCGAGACGAGTCCAGTGAGTGAATTGTTTCAATTGTATTATGTCTTGCCAAAACAAAGTGCGTATTTATTGCCTTGTGAATTGAGAGAAAAAAAAGAGGAAGAAGAGGATGAATATGAATTTATTTGGTGTTTTTGCAAATATTTTTGGGAATGCCATGTTGTCATGAATTGATGCTAAAGAAATAATATATTTATAATATATGCAGTTAGGAGGAGCAAATACCGTTGTGTTGCCTGCGAACAAGAGTCACAAGATAAATGATAATGTATCATTGCCCTTATTTGGTGATGTCACTTTACATTTGCCCGATTTTTTCGTGTTAAAAACGAAAAAAGGATATAAATTGGTTCCTCCGGTAACCAAGACTGGAGCCATGACATCTAGAAGTGGAAAAAAGTCATTCAAGATTGTTAAGAATGAAAAGAATGAATTGTTTTTACACGAGCCATCTTTTCCGCAAATTCATTTAAAAGAATTTAGCAAAAAAGATAGACAAACAATAGAGAAATATTTTCACAAAATTCCTGTTCATCGTAGAACCAGGTCTAGGTCCCATAGTTCCCAGTCACGTAAAAGGTCATATGTTGTTCCAAGGTCTTCTATTTCATCTGTGACTAATCGTAGTTTTAATGATGAAACAGATACGCTTTCTCCTTCTGGAAGAAATATTTATGGTGTTAGAAAATCATATGAAGCACAAAAGGCAGATGAGAAAAGAGAGAAAACTGAAATGGCTGCGAATGACACTCGAAGAATAGCGCGTCTTGCCAGAATAGCATCAAAGAAACAGGGAAAAGGAAAAGGCAAAGGAAAAACCTCTAGAAGATATTAGGCATCGGTCTCGGAATCGGCAAAGGAAAGTTAGATATAAAATAAATATGTTTATATCTAATCTAAAAAATATATGCATGATATAATGTCCAAAAGGGTTATTAGCGAAATAGAATCACGCAAAGCGTTCATGCATTTATTGGAGCACAATACTGGTCTAATTATTTTAAAATTAGGTGCCACATGGTGTGGTCCTTGTCTAAAAATAGAAAAACCAGTGAATGATTTTTTCGCAACATCGCCGGAAGATGTCATTTGCGGAATCATTGATGTGGACGAGAGTTTTGATTTCTACGCCTTTTTAAAAGCGAAAAAAATGGTCAATGGAATTCCCGCAATGCTGTGTTATAAAAAAGGGAATGCCACTTTTATTCCGGACGACAGTCTTACAGGCAGCGATTTGACAGCATTAGATGCCTTTTTTAAAAGATGCAATAGTCATTTGTATGATGTGCGTGGCAGATTTCCAAAATCACAAGTTGTGCCGCGAGTGTCTTAAACACTACAATCCATGCAACTCTCATTTTCGGCTAGATGCCGATGTCCATCATCCAAAATAATTCTATATACTACTTTGTCTGGCAATGGATACACTGGCTGGATGTTGCGATTGTTTGTGCATTCGCGGATAAATGCATGGATTGTCATATTATTGATTGGAGGTATGTGTATTTTATCTCCTGTTGTATATGAAAGAATAAATATATCGCGTATATTTTCAAGAGGAAAGGAAGTGTGACAAGAAATCATTTTGTATAAATCCGCCAAAGATTGTTCTTTATATACAAGCATGAATTCACTGTAACCGCAGCATTTTTGCAATTCAATGATATATTGATTGTTGCCGATTTGTTTTATAAATTGTGCCAATTTATCCTGATATAAATTCGACATTTACTAATATAAATTAAAATGCTTTATATTATTGTTTCGTAAATTATGCAAAAAAGAAATATCGCATAAAATTATGAATGAAATGGATTTGACGATAGAAAATTATGATTTAGATGAGATTTTGAAATTGTTTAAAATAGAGAGAAACTTTGGTGCAGACGAGTTAAAATCCGCGAAAAAGATTGTATTGTCGACGCATCCAGACAAATCCGGGTTGCATCCCGATTATTTCCGTTTTTATTCAAATGCATACAAAATACTCTTTGGAATATGGGAATTTAAAAATAAGAGTGAAAAGACGGAAAAATTGGCGGAATCCTTTGAAATGTCCGAGAGTCAAAAAAACGCATTAGATAAAACAATAAAGGTGCAAAAGTCCGCGAAAGAATTCAATGATTGGTTCAACAAGGAATTTGACAAGGTAAATGTAACAAAGGATGAAGATGAAGCGGGATATGGTCAATGGTTGAAATCCGACGAGGGTGTTTCTCTCTCTAACAATTTGGACGAATTAGAGAGAAAAAAGAGGCAACTATCCTTGACTGTTTGTAAAAATGTGAATGAGATGTCGTGCAATGTTGGTGCATCCAATTTGACAGGCGATGCACCGGAAACATATTGCTCTGATGTATTTAGTAATTTGCAATACGAGGATTTGCAACGGGCTCACACAGAGAGTGTGATTCCAGTAACCATGGAGGACTTTGAACGCGTGAAGAAATTCAATTCCGTGGATGAATATAAGCGACATAGAAATGAAATGATGCGGGCACCAATGTTGTCAGACATTCAAGCAAATGCATATTTAAAACAAAAGACAACAATGGAAGAGGCTGTTTCTACAAATCGTGCCTATAAATTAGCAAAACAAACTGAACAAATTCGGGCAAATCAACAATTGTTTTGGGGGAATTTAATGAAATTGGAAAACTAGGCGAATATAATGTTTCTGTATAATATATGAAATCTTCAATAACAAATTACATTGTTTCATTTATCATGATTGTCTCTGCGAGTGTTTTATACAATTGGTATGAAGAAAAACAATTGAAAATGAAAGAAATGAATGATTATACTGACATTCAAAAATATTTGTTGAGCGACGAGGACATGGGCAAGGTCGGCAAACCGATTTTATGGATACATATTCCTTATGAATATAATTCTCGTAATTGGACGAGTTTTGGTTCACGCAGTTCTCTTGAATTAAACCAGCCATATTTATATTTAACAATTAAAAGTATAATTATGAAATGCGATGAATCTTTCAAGATTTGTTTGATTGACGATACTTCTTTTGCAAAATTGATTCCTGAGTGGAATATTAATCTCTTGTCTATTTCTCATCCGATTCTTACAAATGTGAGACAATTGGCCATGATGAAATTATTGCATATATATGGTGGCCTGATTTGTCCATGTTCCTTTTTATGCATGCGAAATTTGTTTGGAATGTATGAAAAAGGCACAATGCATGGGAAAATGTTTATTTGCGAAAACAATGACCGGACAATTCATTCAACAGAAACGCAATTTGCTCCGGACATTCATTTTTGCGGTGCTCCAAAAGAGAATGAAGTAGTGAAAGAATTGACGCATTTTATTCAACATATTATTTCTACGGATTCCACCGCTGAATCGCGATTTGTAGATGACATTGGTCAATGGTGTTTGCAGAAGATTCAACATGGAAAAATAGTCATGATTAATGGCTTGGAAATCGGCGTAAAATGTGAAAACAGTCGTCCGATAAAAATAGAGGAATTAATGTCGTCGAATTATTTGGATTTGTATCCTAAAACATATGGCATTTTAATTCCGGCCAGAGATATATTAATGCGAAGACAATATGAATGGTTTGCACGATTGTCTGAAAAACAAGTATTGGAGAGTGACACTATTATTGGTAAATATATATTGATTACAGTGTCTAGTGCCTCTGCTTCTGCTTCTGGTGAAAATGCTTTGAGAGAACCGATGCAACAAAAGCCTGAAAAATGGGTCGGGTTTTGGAAAACGCCGAATGTCTCTCTTTATGGACAAAAGCCGAATTTCTTGGGAGACAATGTTCTCATGGAAAAATACCCGAATTATTGATGAATCAGGGACAGTTAAAAGAAGAAATAATAAGTGATATTGTAATCGGATTTATCATATAATATTTTTGATGAATATTTGATATTGTTATGATTGCATATTTGTCTCAAAATGGTAATGAAATAATTATACGTCATTTTTCTCTCTAAATAATGTTGTTTTGATGGACTATAATGTGCTTTGCACGTTTCAATAAATTGCGGGATGGTTTCATTAAACAATCCTTTTTTATAAGAGTCATTGTTAAATATATATGAATTGTCCATTTCTGACTTGATGCATGTCTCTTGAAATAATTTGATTAATACAGAATTATCAAGTGATGATTTAAACATTAGATTTTTTGTCATATATACTATTTATAATATTATTTGTAAACAATGCCAATTCAATTTCGTCTTCGTGGATGTTATGAAAAATAGTAATGTATTTGCAAATTAAAGGTATGATTTCATATTTTTCGCATTCACTAATTACTTTTGTCGTTTTAATAAACATGAAATAATTATCTAAAATGTCCATGACAGAAGCACCCTTGTCGTAAATATCGTACATGACTTTGATTGCCTCGTTTAATTTATTTTGTTTTAATAAATTCGTATATTCTTCAAAAATGATGAAACTAATGTTTGTGCATGCTTTGTTTGCCAATTCATAATTGATTTCTTCATTCATTAAACTGAATTTTTCCATGTAATTAATCAATGTTTTGATATTATTGTTTGAAATATTTAATACGAAATTTTCGGCTTCTGGTGTGATGCGAATGTCTTTGATGGTTTTAATTTTATATAATATTTTTTTCATGTTCTCTCTTTGAAATGGCGGGATTTTAATGATGATAAACCTGGATTGTAGATTTTCAATGACTTTTTGTATATTACAACAGGATGAAATAAAATGGACGTTGTGGCTGTATTTATCTATGCAATTGCGAAAGACTTGTTGGCTTTGTTCATTGATGAAATCAATGTCATCCAGAACAACAAACTTCTTTTTATGTTTGATGGATGACCCGATTTGACAAAAAGTTTTCACGTCATTTCTATAATAATTAATGCCTTGCTCCTTCAGATTATTAATATGCAGTATATTTTCATTGTAGACTTTAAAAGTGATGCCCTTGTAATATTCTCTAATGACTGCATTTAACAATGACGTTTTTCCGGAGCCTTCATTGCCGATGAACAAAATGTTTAAATTGTCCATTTCAATCAATGTATTCAAGACCTTGACAATTTCTGGATTTATTTCAAACTCTTCGATAAATTTAGGTTGAAATTTAGGAATAAATAATTCGTTATAAATTTCCATAAGTGTATTCGTATATTATTATTTAAGTATATCTCAAATAATAATATTAATGTCGGAATCTGCTGAATCATTTTATGATATTTTGGAAGTAGATGAGAATTCATCAAAAACTGATATAAAAGCGGCATATCGTAAACTTTCGCTAAAATATCATCCTGACCGCAATGGTGGAAATGAAGAATGCAAGGCCAAATTTCAGAAAATCAATGAAGCGTATGATACTTTGAGTGACGACCAAAAGAGAGAAGAATATGATGCAACGAGAAACAATCCTTTTTTCAAAATGAGTATGGGTGGTGGTGGTGGTGGTGGCGGTGCGGGAGGATTAGACGATTTATTGAATAATTTATTTAATTCTGGCATGATGGGTGGATTTGGTGGCATGGGCATGGGTGGACCAGGAGGTAACAATGCCTTTTTTGCAGATGGAGGGTTTGCAATGCATCAAATGCATCCTGGGTTTATGGGTGGCCATGGAGGCATGGGTGGTGCTCCAAATATACGGATATTTCGCACAGGAGGTCCCGTACATGGTCACAGTCCTAATGTTAGCCCATTGCAAAAACCTACCCCTATTATAAAAACAATCACAATTAACATGGAACAAGTGTTGAATGGCGGGAATATTCCAGTGGAAATTGAAAGATGGATTATTGAGAAAGAGTTGAAAGTAATTGAAACAGAAACATTATATGTGCCAATTCCACAAGGAATAGACGACAATGAAATTATTATTTTAAAAAACAAAGGGAATGTGCTGACAGAGGAATGCCGTGGAGACGTGAAATTATTTATCAAAGTAGAGAATAATACTGAATTTGAGAGACAAGGATTGGATTTGTTGATGAATAAAACGATTTCTCTCAAAGAAGCATTGTGTGGATTCTCTTTTGAATTAAAACACGTGAATGGAAAAACATATACTTTGAATAATAGTATAGGCAATATTATTCCGCCTAATTATAAAAAGGTCATTATGAATATGGGATTAACCCGAGAAGGACGCAGTGGCAATTTGATTATTCATTTTATCGTGGAATTTCCTGAAAAAATAGACGTGAGTAAATTAGAAGCATTAATCAATATTTTGTAAATATATATGAAGAAAATCTGTTTTATTACAGCAATTTATGGAAATTATGAACACTCTTGTAAAAAATATGTAACCCAAAGCATATCAACCGATTTTATTTGTTTTACAGATAATATAAATATAATTAATAATGGTTGGATTATCGACACTACTCCTTACCATTTAACCCATAAAAATAAATTGGATGATAATAGTTTTATAAATTCAAGTTGTAATAATAAACATACATTTAACATAGCAAAATATTACAAACAATCATTTAATAATATTCCTATACTGGAAAAATATGATGTTATTGTTTGGTTAGATGGAACAATTGAAATCATATATGATAAAACAAGTGAATATTTAATGAATTACATTTATGAACAAAAAATCATTGGATGGCATCATGAAATGAGATATGGGGTTTTACAAAATGAAGTTGCAGCCTCTCATTTTTATAGATATACTAGCACTTTTTGGAATGGTCAATCACAGCCATATCAAGACATTGACAACCAATATAAATGTTATTTAAATGATGGTTATAATGATTTATTTTTTAAAAGGATAAATTCACATACTCCCCATTTAGGAGTATGGATTACATGTTTTGTTGCTTTTCTAAAAAATGATGAGAATGTTAAACAATTTTTAGATTTATGGTATTTACAAACTTTAAAACATACAACACAAGACCAAATTGGATTTCCGTATGTTTGTCAAAAAACGAATATTATACCATATACATTGCCAAATAGAAATATAACGGGTGATTGTCCACATGATAATACGATGTTTTATATAAAACATCAACACGGGTGTTAATACAAAGTTTTATATATTAATTTGTTTCATTAATATATAATGGCAGGTCGTCCAAGAATTGTTCGCAGCATTCAATCTTACATCAATCATATTGACGCTCACACTTTTTCTGGTCCCATGAAAATGGGCACGAGTCCAAGTATAGGTGTAACACGGAACTTTTGGCATAATTATCAGACCGAGTGCAATCAAAAAGCGGGTGCAGTGAAAAAGAGTTATAAACAAATGGTTTTTCTCAATATTAATCCAGCACAAACGGCGGTTTCTGCTGGATTTCGTCCATCGACAAAGGGCGGAAGTGTGACATATCCAGGTGCTCCAAGCTATTACGCTGTGCCATAATTTATGATATCTTTCTCGTGGGAATTCCAGAACACACAATGTAAATGGAATTTTCTGTAATGATAATGTATTCGGTTGTGCTTTTATAGAATTTAGCAATACTACTAGTGTATTCTTCTTCGGATTTAACAAGCAATTTTTCATTGTTGTCCTTGACTCCGATTAAGGCCTTTTTCTCAAGTGATGCAGACCAATAATCAAATAGAATTGGCTTATCTTCTACAATAGACAATTTGGCGGCGTGTTTCATGGTTACATCTGTCGGCAATCTATAAGTAGAAGCTGACGCGGACGCGGAATCTTTTACATCTGACATTTATATTATTCAAATTTATAGTCTTTAAATACTTTTTAATAAAAAGAAATAGTAATGGGAATGATTTATGAATCAACCATCACAGAAAATGACAAAACAGTGCATGAAAAATATGTCTCTATTGTGATGGAGTATTTGACCAACATTTGTTATAAAAAACTGTCGCCTTTTATTATTATTAGAGGACTTGACACAATTACTCATGTTTTTATCATGTTATTGTATTATACTCAACATTTAGAAACGACCTATTTATACACTCAAAAAGGGTTGTATTTATATATAGAATTTATAGAACAAATTGCATTTGATGCCAACTCTTTTTTACAGTTGAATTCAAAAGACGCGGTTATTTATGTCTATAAAAAAACATTGTATGAAATGAAACCTGTGCATTGCAAAAAGAATGAGAATGTAGAGAGACATAAAAAAATTTGTTTATTTATTGACCAGTGCAAAATGGTCGTGACTGTGACTATTCAAAAGGATGGTCTTGGTCCTGACGTGGACCTTGAAAAGGTGCGGGATTCTTTGGCCTTGGCTCTTCCTAAAGGTCAACTGTAATGATTTTTCTGCGAATCTTTTTCTTTTTTACTACTTTCACTTCATCTGCAGCAGTCTTCATATTTTTTTGGCAGATTTGTTTGTATTCATTGTTCAAGAGGGTTTTAACATATTCGTAAATCACCATGACAACAGGCTCGTCGCATTTTCCGACAATTAATACACTTCCAGTGCGAAATATCATAAAAGACACCTGCTTGACATTTTTGTATAATGTTTTATTTTCATCCGAAATCTGGCAACCTGTTTGATGAGTTACATCTGGATTGTAATAAAATTTGGATTGAATGCCTGGATACGAACAAGCATCATAAATAGACTGAATGTTGTATTTGTATTTTAAAATGTCATGAAGAACCTCTCTATTAATAAAGAATCCGCAATTGAAATTGGAGTTGATTAATACTGTTTCTGTGGCATTTTCATTGTATTCTAATTTTTCGGTGATGTATGGCTGCAACAAGAATTTGACGTATTCTAATATTTTTTTAAACATGTAGTCTGATTGTATTCCAGGAATTTCCAATTTTCCAGTATTAAAGACTTTTACATGAAATTCGCGAAAGACATCATGAATCTTTAATCGCAAAATCAGGACAAAACAGTTGTAGAATGCACTCTTCTTCTTTGAACGATAACTCATAATATCCTTTTTGCAGATGCCGATGCTTACCTTTCTAATATCCTTGAATTTGATTCGCCCAGTTGGATTGTTGATGCTTGTAATAACATTTTCTTCATAACATGTTATGCCTTGCAACCGTGTTTGAATATCATTTAATTCTTCTATTGTAAAAGAATTAAATTTAATTTGTTTTTTAATTACGCCATCTTGTGGAGTTGAATATGGCATAACAGCAATATCCCAAAAGATGGGATTTAGGTTGATTTTACTATTTAAAAACGCGATTTTTGTTTTGGTTGATATATAAATCTCGTTGGATTTTGGCGTATCTGTATGAAATTCAAACTGTAAATTGGCCGACGATATTTCAATATCATTTTCTTCTTCTTCGGATTCGGAATCTTCGCAATCAGAAGAATTTTCGTGATTGATGAATTTTGCCCATTCGTCATTGAGGTCTGATGCTGCAGAGGCGGTTTCTTTAATAGAGTTCATCTTATTTATTTATTGTTATATCTTTAAATTGTATTAAAGAGAATCAATTTTTTATTTTGTCTATTTGTTTGTTTGTTTGTTTGTCGCAATAAAAAAAATGAAATGAGATTTCTCTCTTATATTCCAAAGTATACATACATATACAATGAACTTTAGTTTTATCCTCGTTTCGTCGTCGTCCTTTTACAAGGTCAAATCGGTGTTTGACCAATGGGTTTGTGTTAAATTTGATGTTATAAAAGAAAGGATTGATTCGTATTACGCGTACATGTTAGTTGCGTCCGCGACATACGAGGATATTAAAGTGATTATTTCAGGACTCTATTGTCACGAAGAAGGATTTGCTGATTTTATAAGAGAAAGTGGACTGCTTCAAGATGAAGAGATTGTTGCTAAACTGGAAAAGTATTTCCATCATTTTAATACAAATGCATATTTTGAACAGTATTTAGAAGACATCTCTGCCGCAGAATGGATAGAATTGTCTAGTGAACAAAAATTGTTAGAATTTATTATGCTTGAAATGTGTGCGTTAGAAATGTTTGTGAGTATTGACACGCCGACAGTGTTGAAATAGAGTGTTTGTTGGATTGTTTGGATTTTGGTTGCTTGTTGGATTTTTTGCGGAAAAAAAGGGTGTTTGTGTTTTTTTGTTTTTTACACCCAAAGACCCAAGGCTTGCGATATTATGCACCAAGCGCAGTGCTTATAATTTCCCGACTTTTTGCCCTTTTTTAACCACCGATTTATAAAATCTTAACTAATTGCTTAGTGCTAATCTATCAACTACTTAAATTAATATTCGCTTTCCATTTGATTGAAATAGTTGGATACGCGAAATTCTTCGTCATCTTGTTCTTCTTGGTGGTGGTGGGCTTGTTCTTCATCTTGTTCTTGGGCTTGTTCTTCTTCTTCATCTTGCATATTCTCTGCTTCAACCAGTGATTCAAGTAGAGAATATCCAAGAAGCTCATTGTTGAAATTGGCAGACTGAGCCACGTATTGCTGGTAGGAATCCATGATTTCTTCTTCATCCTCGGTGTATTCTTCGTCGTCGTTGTCCCAAGCCGGTGGGATATTTTCTTGTTCTTCATCTTCTTCATCTTCTTCATCTTCTTCATCTTCTTCATCTTCTTCATCTTGCATATTCTGTGCTTGAATCTGTTCTTCAATTTCATCATCAATCATCTCAATGATTCCGCAATTGCAAAGAATGCTTGGATGGTTGCTTGATTCTGAAAGAATATAGTTTCCGCACTTGTGACAAGTAATGAATTGGAGGCCTCCAATTGAATGAATGCATTGAACACCTGTATGTCTGTAGCGAACAAACTCGCCAGTTGCGGCTAACACACCATAACCTTCCGTAAACACATAATGTCTTGCATTCGGTGCAAACGACATATTCAAACCCTCCAACAGGACGTTTTTAACGTTACGACTTACCTGACTTACCCTGTCGTAAAAGAGGAAATCTTTCACGACAATTGACAATTCGGGAAACAATGCAAATTTTTTATTCACCAATTTGTTGTTTACCAATTTGTTTACCAAGACTTGTTTTGAAACTGATTGTTGAGAAGCGACATGATGATTCATGATTTTGTTTTGAGTATTTATGTTTGTTGTTCAAGAGAGAAAAAGCATTTCACTTTTTTTACAATTCAGCGATTTTTTGAAGAACTAAAAAAATGTTAAAACTGCAGAACCCCACATTGTGAAAAAAAACCCAAGGCTTGCGATATTACGCACCAAGCGGAGTGCTTATATACTATTAATATAAACTAACAAACTAACTAACAACCAATTCTTCTCTCTTTAACTATATTCATAGTCACCTCCAATATAGCCATCTCCATCTTCATCTTCATACCACTCGCCGGCAGCATATTCGTCCTCTTCATCGGCTTGATTGTTTTGCGTCAGATAATGATATTCTTCTTCATCTTCATATTCGTCGTATTCGGGTTCTTGTTCGTGGTCTTGGTCTTCCTCTTCATTATATTCAAACAACTCTACAGCACCACAACGACAACGGATGTTGTCTGGAGTGATTCCCAGGTTTGACTGAATAAAGTTTCCGCAGTTGTAACAAGCAATGAATTGAATATTGCTGTTTGAATGAATGCATTGAATCGCCGTATGCTTGTAACGAATGACAAAGTTGCTGTCTGGAATAAGCCCATAACCTTCTGAAAACTCATAATGACCCGCATTCGGTGCAAAAGATGCAACCAATCCGGCAATTAGTTCATTTTTAACATTACGACTTACCTGAGTTACCCTGTCGTAAAAGAGGAAATCTTTCACGACAATTGACAATTCTGGAAACAATGCAAATTTTTTATTCACCAATTTGTTGTTTACCAATTTGTTTACCAAGACTTGTTTTGAAACTGATTGTTGAGAAGCGACATGATGATTCATGATTTTGTTTTGAGTATTTATATTTGTTGTTCAAGAGAGAAAAAGCATTTCACTTTTTTTACAATTTAGCGATTTTTTGGAGAACTAAAAAAAAGTTATTTCACTCTTTTTACTCTTACAAATTCTTAAAGTATTAAATCTTACAACTACTTATTTCTGTCTATTTCGTCTATTTCGTCTATTTCGTCTTTGCAGTTTCTCATCCATCTTTTCTGCTTGGCGTCTTTCGTCTGCCTCTTGTGCCACGAGTCGTTCTCTCTCTTCTTGTTCTTGTTGTTCTTCCGCTTGAAATTCTTCAATTTTCTCAAAGAACCAATATTCATACTGGATTTTCTCATGAACACGGTCTATTCCTCTTCGGCACGCAAAATGCATCTCAACTTCGCAATTGCATAATATGCTGTAGGCAAGATTTGGATGGTCCATCTCCAAATATTTGCCGCAAGTCATGCATGTTATATAGTTAAGCCGGACTTTATTGGAATCCAGATTAATACTCACATGTCTGTAGTCCATTTTTATATTTCGCAGCAAGGTTGTTTCAGTAGTAAAAGTATATCCTCTTTTGTAAGGCTGCGTCTGCGTCTGCGTCTGGGCAAAGAAGTCCAATTCAAGCATTGAATTCAATCGGTCTTTCATGTCAAAAGACTGTTTTGTAATCATTTCATCAGCCAAAGAATCCTGAATCGTGGCAAGCATTCCCTTGTAAATAGAATATTTTTCATATTGTTCCATTTCGGCGGCGATAAATTCGGAATCTTCCTCTTCGTGCATCATACTTTCTTGCAGTATTTTGTGGTATTAATGATTGCGAATTCAGGAGAGAAAAAGCATTTCATTTTTTTACAGAGGAAAATAGAATGTTGGTTACATTTTTGCCGGTTTACACAGAATTGTTGTCAGATTCATCATCGCTATTATTAATGTGCGAATCCGATGAACTGCTAAAATCTTCGTCAAAATCAGAGTCATATCTATAACTTGGATTTACGCGAATAGAGGAATATTGTTGTTCCAGTGTGAATCTAAATGAACAAACGCATGTTATTCGCGAAAGGCTCTCAGTTGGTTCTATATATTGCAATCGCATTCTTAAAGGAAGACGTTCTCTGGTTTGATAGAAATTTCCACAAATAGAACACATTATATACTCCAACGCTGGTCTTGGATGTCTTTTCCAAATACGCACATGACTCCATGTTCTAATGCGTTTGTGAACAAATTGAGGATGGCACTGTAAAATAGTAATGCCTTCAGTCAATCCAATTCTAATATTGTTTATTTCGCGAAACAATACATCTCTTCTCAATTTAATCAATTGTCCCAAGTGGTCGTAAAATACATACTCTTTAATAATATCAGTCAAATCCTTGCCGAGACCCAGTTTGTTTATTAAAACCTGTTTTGTGATTGAACTATTAGAAGCCATGATTGAAGTAGTCCATGCATGAAAAGAGAGAAAACCAAATCAATTTTTCTTGAAAAAGACAAGAAGTTTCGCCAAACAATAGTTAATAAAATGTGTATTTTTACATTCTGAAAAATGCATAATGTTTTCAACGAAATTCAAGAATTCGGTAGATATAATTTCTGGAATGTTGCGAATAATATAATTCAAATAATTCTTCATTATATTTTTCTTGTCAATATTGTATTTAATGCTAATGTCTTGAATGAATGAATTAATCGTTATCAATGGTTGCTGATTTGTTAATAAGAGAGACAATTCTTCCCAAATAGCATTGTCAATAATGTGGAAATCGTCTGAACATAAAATGTCTTGATTTGACTGCATAAAATTAATCATGCTTCTAATGTCTGATTTATATATTTTTTGAATGCTGTGCAACGATTTTTCGTGAATATTCAACTTTTCATTTAGTGAAATGGATTTTAAAAAATGAATAATATCATTTGTAGGCAACTGATTAAATCGTAGACAGATGAATTCGTTTTGTAATCCATCGTCAATTCTACTAATGTAATTGCAAATGAGACAAAATCTGACAGTTGTAGAATAATTTTGAAGAAGGTATCGAAATGCTTGTTGTGCGGTTTTTGTCATGTAATCTACTTCATCTAAAATGACGAATTTCATTCCATTGTGAAAGAGTGGATTTGAATTGACGAAAAAGTTGATTTGGTTGCGAATAATATCAATGCCTCTCTCATCGGATGCATTTAAATGAATCATTAATCCTTTGTTTTGAATGTTTAATTTTTCTTGATAGGATTTCACCAAATTGATAATGGTGGTTGTTTTGCCTGTTCCTGGTGGACCATAAAACAATAAATTCGGAAAATAAGAGGATTCAATAATGTTTGACAGTATTTTTTTATTAATTGGGTCCAAGACAATTGTGTCAAAATTGGTTGGTCTGTATTTTTCCATCCAAGGGGACAAATCCATAATATAAGTTATTGCATTCTTTTAAACCATTACTATTCGTCGGGTATTATCGTTCTCTTTTATAAAAATCGCGAAAAATCGCGGAAAACAATATGTAAAACAATTTAAGTAATTTATATATATAATTTTAATGTCTGATTTAAAACAAAAAAGAGGTAGGAAATGTAAAAATACTCAAGAAGAGGAACCGTCTTCTCCCGTGGACGAAACCATTGTTATGCACAAAAAACGCGGGAGAAAACCCAAAGGTGGCAAGATTATTTATCAAGCCATAGAGATGAATGATAATATTGAATCTAAACCCAATATTATTTTACATTTAAAATGTTCATTGAAAGATTTGACAATGAATAATGACATGAATAACAATATCAATAGTAATAGCAATGTAAAAAGCAATGGCAATAATCAAGAGACAACTATAGAATGTTATAATTTTGCCTCTAAAAACGACCTCACGTTTGAAATCATTGAAACGAATTCAACAACAGAAGACACCGATGAATGTGATTATGACGACGACAAATATGAAATAAAAGAAATATGGAAAAAATTAAAACAGTTGGAACACAATTTACACATTAATAATATTTGCGATAAAAAGTCCGCGTGTTTTTGGTGCACATGTGAATTTGACAATCCATGCATTTATATTCCAAAATATTTTATTAAATCATCCTATCATGTATATGGATGTTTTTGCAGTCCCGAATGTGCATGTGCCTATTTGATGAATGAAAATATTGACAGTTCAACGAAATTTGAAAGATATTATTTATTGAATCACGTCTACTCTAAAATATATAATTACGAGAAAAACATTAAACCTGCTCCTCCACCACATTACATGCTAGACAAATATTATGGAAATCTCACCATCCAAGAATACAGAATGCTCTTTCGCAATGAACGCCTCTTTTTTGTAGTGGAAAAGCCGTTGACGCGAGTGTTGCCTGAATTGCATGAAGACAACAATGATTTCATCATTACAAATAAAATAATCCCTTCAAATAAATATCAGATTAAAAAGAAGACACAGAAGAAAGGCCAGACGAAAAACACTATTGTAAATGAAAAATTCGGATTAGTTTCTGTCATGTAGCATGGGTTGGCGTCGCGTTTATCACCAGATTTGGTCCGTGTTTTCATAATACATGCCATCACCCTTTTTTATTTGATAGACGGACTGAAATCTTTTTGAACGAGACAAGACGCAATTAATTCTGTATTTAAAGAGAGAATGTGTATCATATTTAATTAATTTGTGAAAGAGTTTCTTTTTCAACACGGTTTTGTAACGATGTGTGTAATAGTAATAAAATTGGTCGTAGTGTTTGTAATAATCCTCTTTTTTAACACAGTTTTTAATTAAATAGTCTTCCAATACGGACTCGATAATATATAAACCGCCAATGTCTGCAATGTTTTCTGCAAGCGTTGACTTGCCTTCTACACGTATATTATCATGTTTTCCAGCTTTTTCATATTGTTGGACAACATCATTCTGCTTTTTAAGATATTCTTTTTCGTCTTCTGGCAACCACCATTTATTATAATTGCCATTTTCATCAAACTTGCATCCATCGCTGTCAAAACCATGAAACATTTCATGTGAAATAATGATTCCTATATTTGCAAGATTATAAATGAACCCTTTTGTTATATCCAGAAAAGGAGGCTGCAAAATGGAATTCGGAAATAAAATGGTGTTTCGCGTATTGTCGTAAAATGCATTCACTATAATAATAGAAATGTATTCATTCATCCATACATTGCTGGGCAAACATTTCTTTCCTTCTTTTTTCAAGTATTTAATATTATTATAATTGGCGATTTTCAAATAATTCAGCATTCCATTGTCTGGATGATATTGAATATCGTTTTCATCTTCAAATCTATCACTGTGTCCTATAATAGATTTCATCTTGTCTAATTTTAATATGGCACGGCGAATTGTTTTTGGAGTGAGCCATGTGTTTTTTTCCAAGATGGTGCGAAATTTAATAAGAATCAATGATATTAATTCTTTGCAATATGCGATTTCTTTCACGTTTTTATAATGTTTAATATACTCTTTGCACACTTGAATATTGCATTCGGATATGATTGTTTTATTTGCCCTTGATTTATTATTCATGTTAACTTTTATGTTATTCATTTCTTTAACGAAAAAGTTGGATTTAATCACACACAACTCTCTATTGAAATTTGCAATGACGTGCAATAATTTATATATCCAAAACGTATTCCATTTATTGGACGTCCAATTATGTTTTAATAAAGTCATGATGTGTTTTACAAAAGATGGATTTTCAATAATAATATGGGACGGTGTATAAGACGAACCCTTGTGAGAATATTGAAACAGAGTATTTCGTATTTTCAACCAATCAAATCCCAACTCTTCTTTTACGGTTCGGAGAGACATTTTATTGTATTGATTTTCAAGCGTTTTGTCCTTTATCTCTTTAAAATGCGACGATATTTCTTTTTCTATAGAAATAATATCATCCGTGTTGTACATGTTATTTTTACCGAAAAATGCGGCAAACAACTCTTTCAAGTATTTTTTATATTTCTCTCTTTCATTAGAAGATGCATGATTCATATAAAAATCTCGTGGAAAAGTTGTGCCGGATTCTGTAAGGTAGACAATTTCAATGCCATTGTTTTTTAAATCATTTGTTGTGTAAAAATTAATCGGTGGATTAAAATCGTTGAATATTAGCCATGCTAAACAAACGGACAATGCATCCTTGTCGTCGCTTTTGCGATGCTCGTTTAACACATTCATCAATAGATAAAATTGAGAGTTTACAAATTCATTGTTAAAGGTGTAAACAGAATCATATAAATTGCGAATGTTTTTATCTTTTAACAATGTCGGGACAATGTTTCTCTCTATTTGTTTGTTTATTTTGCGTTGGAGTGTGGAAAAATCGTCAACAATATTGTATTTTTTCGGTATTCTTGTTTTTTTTAACCATTTTAAATTCACATAGGCATAATAATCATTCTTCAACAAAGCATGTGCGTTTTTAATGCTTCTAGTATTTTGCATGCCTTGATATGTACGTTGCAGGCCTTGCACTTTTCTCCGTGTATTGCTTGTCATATATTATCAGTATCTTTGTTTTTCTGGAGTTATGTATAATTTCTCTCTGAATTGTTTATACATTTCCTTGTTAATGTCGGATTTCTTTAATGTTTTAGCATCTTTTTGGTTCAGTTTTATACCCAAATAAGACTGGATTACTAACATCGAATCATTATTAAATTCAATCAATTTCTCTCTAATTTCGGATTCAGTCATGTCAGTCTGTCTTTGAATTTTTCCAATTAACTCTTCTTCCATTCTTATATTTGGCATAAAGTATTTTATATTATAACGAATATATATGTTCTCTCTTTGTCCTCCGACAATTATGTATATTATTTTTTCAATGACACATATAATCATTGATACCTTTAATAGACTGTATAATACGGCCTTGATGAAAATGATAGTAATGGTCATGATTTCTATTTTATTAAATATATTATGTGAAAAAGGAATGTCTGTGATTGCATGGTTTATCGTGTTTATTCCATTTATTATGATGACTCTTATTATTAGTATGTTGTTGTATATTTTTGGATTGAATGCTGCTACTGGAACCTTGAATACAGGTGGCACGGGTGGCAAAAAAGCGGCCACCACGTGCACCGAAAAACTAGACGCGGCTGGAAACATGATGATTTATAATCCATATTATGATTCGCAACATCGTCCAGTCTATTATAACAATCCATATATCATAATTCCAAAACCAATCATACCAAGTCCTCCACCAACATTCAATTCATGGAGTTCCAGTGATCCGGCATATAAATCTTAAAAATGGATTTAAATACAATATATTTCTTTGTATAATGTTCCTTTTTTTAGTTGCAATTTCAGGAGTTGGATTCAATTACTTATTTAAATACGCTTTTCCGAATCGTTATAACAATGCCGTAATCACACTCATGTATAATTTTATTTATTATTATAGTTTTTGTGAAATGTATTATTTAAAACATTTCAAATCCAAAATAGAATTCCGTGAATCCAAATACATTGAATATGTAAAAAATGGTCAGGTTATACATGCAGCAGACAGTGTCGGAGGTCAATATGATTTTGTTATTTATTCGCAAAACAATGCAAAACAATTAATGAAGGATGTATTTCAACCACGACTCTGCATAAAATCAGAGGTGTCATTTATTTTATTTAATATTGTTTTTACAAATGGAGATGCAACCATTTCTCTCCGTTTATCAGGAGATGACTATAATTATTATGTTTGTGGAAATATAATTGACAGTAAATTTTTGTGGTATTTTTTAAACACACATTATCAATTGAATCTGACACAACCATTGACAAATTATTCTTTGAATATCATTGACAACAATATAAATATACACAAGGTTACATATCCGGAATACGTTGAAATAAACATGTATGGAATTTTTGTGAATGGACCCCACCAAGAGTATAGAACCCCATTGGAGACGATAGCCGATATTGATGTTGACACGGAAGAAGAAGAAGAAGACGAACCTGAAGAAGAAGAAGAAGAAGAAGAAGAAGCAGTGGAACTTGCAATAACAGAAACTGTCTCTATAATAGAAGAATCCACCACAATAGTCACGACCGCCACATCCATCGTAGAAACAGAAACACATCACACATTAAAGAGAGAAAACACAGAACATGAGCACGACACTGACAATTATGATTTTGTAAAAGAAACAATATAAAAAAAATATAATTAAATATATATGAGTCATCCGTTGTCTGATAAATGGAGTTTTTTTGCACATCTCCCTCATGACACAGATTGGACTTTAAACAGTTATAAACAAATATATACAGTTTCAACTGTAGAAGAAACCATTGGCATTTTAGACACAATGCCAGATATATTAGTAAAAAATTGCATGCTGTTTTTAATGCGACAAGGTGTAAAACCAATATGGGAAGACCCGAAAAATCGCAATGGCGGATGCTTTTCATACAAAATCTCTAATAAATCTATTTTTGAAGCATGGAAAGAAATTTGTTATGCACTTGTTGGGGATAATATTAGTAAAACTCCGTATTTTGTTCGTAGTGTTACAGGAATCACCGTTTCTCCCAAAAAAAATTTCTGCATTCTTAAAATCTGGTTAACAAACTGTGACCATCAAAATCCTACCATTGTCAATCCCGATATTAAATCAATAACCTCTACTGGTTGTTTATTTAAAAAACATGTCCCCGAGTATTAATACACGTTATGACCATTTTCACAGAAAATAGTTTAAACAATTCCTTTTTTTTATTTATTATGCTTGTCGAAATAAATAAAAAAACTTATAAAGTAGACAACAATGAATTCTGTATCGTGCCTCACGCGGAATATAATAATTTAATTATTAGAGAGAAATTGGGACATTACGAAAGAATCGCCTCCTTGTTGAATAATTTGCGGTTTGGCGACGACTCCACAAATCTAGTGATACGCTCTCCAACTCACGGTGGATTTTTGCCCATAGAATGCTCGTCACATTTTTCACACGTCTATTTAGTCTTTCAAAACAACGAGTATAAACAAAAATCAAATACTAATGAGAATCTGGCAAACCACGCCATTTCTAATGTTTCGTGGATTGATGACATCTCCGTATCTAAGTTAGAAAATTATATTTATTTTATGAAAATAACTCATCACATCTGAATCTGAATTTGAATACAAGAAATGGAAAGACCCCGATTTTAGTGGCGCCTTTGAATGACACTATTGTGTCATCTAAAAAATACAGCAATGTATATAATTTGTTTAATACAGATTTGTTCATCTACATTCCATCGCATTGTTTCTCTGAATTTCAACAACATTTCCACTTTTTTATTCAAAACAATGTAATAAAATATGACAATCTTATTCATTTATGTATTATGGTGAAAAATGGCGGGGCACAATTTGAACAAATGCTGACAAAAAATTTGCCAATCATTGATTTTTGGACCATTTTAGACACTGGAAGCACAGATTCGACAATTGACATTATTCATCGTGTTTTAGTAGGCAAAAAAAAGGGTCAATTATATTGTGAACCTTTTCTGAATTTCCGCGATACGCGTAATAGATGTCTTGAATTGGCAGGAGATGAATGCAAATTCACATTAATGTTGGACGACACTTATATTATTGAAAATAATTTGAGAGATTTTTTAAATACAGTTCGCGGGGACCAATTTGCAGATTCTTTTAGTATGTATATTAAAAGTGATGACAATGAATATGTTTCAAATCGCATTGTAAAAACAGACAGAAAGTTAAGATATATTTACAAGATTCACGAAGTAATTACCAGCAAAAACAACGTGAATGTCATTGTTCCAATGACCCAGTCTAATATTTTAGACTATAGATGTAATTACATGGAGACGCGAACTATGAATAGAAAACAATATGACATACAATTATTATTAGAAGAATTACAAGAAGACCCGGACGACCCACGCCATCTATATTATTTGGGACAAACATACAATGTTATTGGAGAGGTTGAAAATGCATATAAATATTTTATCAAACGAATTAATCACCCAAAAGAAGGGTTCTTGCAAGAAAAAATAGATGCGTGTTTTGAAGCCGCTCGAAATGCGAATTTTAAATTGAACATGCCTTGGAATATATGCGAAGAATTGTATTTGAAATCATATGAAATGGACAAGACACGTCCAGACAGCTTGTATTTTTTAGGAATTCATTACAATGAAGAGAAAAACTACGAAAAAGCCTTTGGTTATTTTAAAGAAGCATTTCGTGTTGGATATCCACTTCATGCACAATACAGTTTGAAACCTACTCTGAGTTTCCATTTTTTGCCGAAATTTTTGCCGTTGTTGTGTTATATGTTTGATGATTTCTCTCTTGGATTGAGTGCAACAACATTGTATTTGCAACACAATAAGTCTGATGCAGACCAATATGAGGTTATGGTTTCTTGGCATAAAATATTTGAAAACTTGATGAAGATGCCTGCAGTGGTGGATGCGTCTCTTGAACCACGCTCACTCGTGTCAATTGGTTTGCCGGCCTACATGTCTCCCGCCACCAATGCATTCTCTTTAACCAAACCATCAATCCCTTATTTGTGTTTTGTGGCAGATGGAGGGTTTGAGCCTTGGACAGGGAGAGACATTTTGACAAAAGGCATAGGCGGTTCTGAAACATATATTATTGAAATGGTGCGTCATATTCAAAGACAAGGAATATATCAAGTCATTGTGTTTTGCAATTGTTTGAAAAAAGATGCATTTGAAGGCGTCACATATTATCCATTGAGCAAGTATTTTTCTTTTGTAAGAGAGAACCTGGTTCACATTTGCATCATTAGCCGATTTTCAGAATATTTGCCAGTTGCATTTAAAAGCCAAGTAGAAAACGTATATCTGGTTCTTCATGATTTAACGCCTAGTGGGTTGGTTATTCCGATAGACCCAAAATTGAAGAAAATATTCTGTTTAACAGAATGGCACGTTGAATACATGGGTAATCAATTTTCGCAATTGAAACATTTGTTGACACCTTTTTATTATGGCATTGATGTGGAGAAATTCAGATGGGCCTCAAACGTCCAACCAAAACCATTTAAATTCATATATTCTTCATTTCCAAATCGCGGTCTTTTGCAATTGTTGAAAATGTGGCCTCGCATTTTTATTGCAGAACCGCGGGCTTCTCTCCATATTTATAGTGATGTAAATGGAAAATGGGTGAATTCTGTTGCAGGAGAAGAAATGAATAAAATACGAAAACTCTTGGCATTGGCAACCGAGAAAAATATGAATGTTTTTTATTATGGTTGGGTATCTAAAAAAGAATTGGCGGATGCATGGATAACCTCTGATATTTGGTTTTATCCGTGCACTTTTGCAGAAACCTTTTGTTTGACTGCTTTAGAAGCAGCATTATCAAAAACTTTTGCAATTACTTCTAATTTGGCTGCATTAAATAATACAGTTGGAGACCGTGGTATATTAATTCCTGGAGACGCTTCAACCGAAGAATGGCAGAATGCCGCACTAAGTGCGGTGTTAACATATATGACGCCTTTTTTCTCTCAAAAAAAGAATGAACTCATTGAGAAGAATTACCAGTGGACCAAAGAGATGTCTTGGGAAAACCGGGCACGGCAATTAATTGATGAACATTTGGCAATAAATTATAATTCACAAGAATGTCCTGGTAATGTATTACAAAACTGGACAATAAATGAAGAATCTAGATTATTATTTGAAAAAATAATTGTATATTTCAATTCAAAATGGAGAAATATGGAGTCACAAGTGTTGGAAATAGGCGTTTATACAGGCGCAAGTTTAATTGAATTGATGAAAATGATTCCGAATTCATATGGAGTTGGAATTGATTCTTGGTTGCAAGAGACAGATATCGAAGGTGCTTTTTTTAGAAATGTTGAAAAGGTTGGATTAACTCGGAGAATCACCGGGAGAAAAGGCGATTCGTTTAATGTTCTTCTTGAGATGAATGCCACGGGTGCGAAATATGATTTTATTTATGTGGACGGGTCTTCGCATTGTCTGGATATTTATTCTGATGCATTGTTGAGTTGGAAAATATTGAATATGGGCGGAATTATGATCATTGAACAATATCATGAATCCTTGGATCATTTTTTAGAGAAATTTTCTGATGAAATTAATGTGTTGAACAAAGGACAGCGTATTTGTATTGAGAAGAAAGAAAAATGCGCATAATAATTTGAATATTGTCATTGAAATTATTATGGGACATGGTATGGCATTTATTGTATAGTCAATATCACGTTATTTGTTTTGAAGAATGGAGGAAAGTGCGGCAATTTGTTCTTTTAATTTTTTGATTTCTTCTACTAAGAAAACTACTATTACATTGTAATTAATTGCGACAGGTGGTCCGTCAGGCGAATTATATGTTGCAAATTGTGAATTCAATGTTTGCACTTCTTCTGCAATATATCCAACTTGCATTCCTGATTCAATGTCTGAATTGTAATAATATGTTTTTGGAGATAAATCATACAAGACACTCGTGTCCATGGATAGATTTTGAATGGTATTTTTAGTTGTTGCGCTTGATGTTAAATAAGATAATTCAAATGTAGATGAGTTATAAAAAACTGCAGTTGAAGCAGTTAATGCTCTTAATGGAGCAATATAACATGCCGATGCTATAGAACCATTAATGATAGAACCGGTTGAATTTAATACAATGCTGTTTGCAGGTTGATTTGTTTGTCCTGCACTATTACCAATTGCTACTGCATTTTGTCCTTGTGAATATTGTCCTGCGTTAAGACCAATTGCTATCGCACCTGCTCCTTGTGCCTCATAACCTGCTGTATTACCAATCGCAATAGCATTTTCTCCTTGTGCTGTTAAACCTGCGAAATATCCAATTGCTGTCGCATATTGTCCTTGAGTTTCCACCCCTGCTTGATAACCAATTGCTGTCGCATATTCTCCTTGTGTATTCTGCCCTGCTTGAGCACCAATTGCTGTAGCATATACTCCTTGTGTATTCTGCCCTGCACTATCACCAATTGCTGTAGCACTTTCTCCTTGTAATGAATTACCTGCTTGATAACCGATTGCTGTAGCATTACCTCCTTGTTGTGTTTGCCCTGCACTATCACCAATTGCTACCGAACTTAGTCCTTGTTGTATTCGACCTGCATTTACACCAATTGCTACCGAACTTAGTCCTTGTATTTCTTGCCCTGCACTATCACCAATTGCTATAGCACCTTCTCCTTGTGTATTCTGCCCTGCTGATGTTCCAATTGCTACCGAACTTAGTCCTTGTTGTAGTTGCCCTGCATTTTCTCCAATTGCTATAGCAATTTCTCCTTGTGAAGTTTGCCCCGCATTTACACCAATTGCTATCGCATCTACTCCTTGTGAGGTTTGCCCCGCACTATCACCAATTGCTACCGAACTTTCTGCTTGTGAGGTTTGCCCTGCTTGAGTGCCAATTGCTACCGCACTTTCTCCTTGTGAGGTTTGACCTGCTGTATTACCAATCGCAACAGCACTGTCTTCTTGTGCGGAAAATCCAGCACTATTACCAATCGCAACCGCATTATCTACTTGTGAGGATTGACCTGCTGAATTACCAATCGCAACAGCACAATTTCCTTGTGAGGTTTGCCCTGCTGAACTACCAATCGCAATAGCATTTTCTACTTGTGAGATTTGACCTGCTGAATTACCAATCGCAATAGCACTGTCTCCTTGTGTGGAATATCCAGCACTATTACCAATCGCAACCGCATTATCTACTTGTGAGGAATTCCCTGCTCCACGACCAATCGCAACAGCATTGTATCCTTGTGAGGTTTGACCTGCGTAATAACCAATCGCAACAGCACTGTCTCCTTGTGAGGTTTGACCTGCTGTATTACCAATCGCAACCGCATTATCTAATTGTGAGGTTTGACCTGCGTCAGTTCCAATCGCAACCGCATTATCTGCTTGTACGGAAAATCCAGCACTATTACCAATCGCAACAGCACCATTTCCTTGTCCAGCATATCCTGCAAATAACCCGATTGCAATAGATTCAAGGCCTTGACTCTGATATCCTGCATTTGAGCCAATGGCAACTGCATTATTCTGTTGATTCTGACGTGCTGTATTATTTCCAATTGCAACGCATCCTGCCAATTGAGCCTCAAAACCTGCTCCAGGGCCAATGGCAACTGCATTATCTTGTTGGTCATGATATCCTGCTGCATTTCCAATGGCAACTGCATTATCTACTTGTCCGGAATTTCCTGCATTATTTCCAATTGCAATCGCATTACTTCCTTGAACTATTTCTCCTGCATTGAGTCCAATTGCAAGAGCGTTATTTCCTTGATAATTATTTCCTGCATTATATCCAATTGCAACAGAGTTATACCCTTGATTGGTTTGTCCTGTATTTTTTCCAATTGCAAGAGAAGCCTCTCCTTGATTTATTTGTCCTGCATTTGTACCAAATGCCACAGTATCTGCATATTGCCCATTATTTCCTGCATTATATCCAATTGCAATAGCATTATCAGCTTGGTCTATATATCCTGCATCATTGCCAATAGCAATTGCGTTTAGGTTTTGATAAATCTGTCCCGCTTTATACCCAATAGCTATAGCAGCATCACCTTGATTGTCATTTCCTGCATTAGACCCAATAGCTATAGAATTATTGCCTTGACTACATTGTCCTGCACTAGAACCCAATGTTATGTTTTGGTCTCCAATAGCCCAAGCATTTATTGTATTATCCCAATATAAATAATCTCCCCAATTGGTGCCTTGTTGAACGAATCCTGGGGGTCCTGTTTCACCTGTTTCACCAGCGGGTCCAGTTTCTCCAGTTGGTCCTTTCGGTCCGGTAACACCAGGTGTGCTGTTTGGATAAGCCATGTAATAACCAGTAATTCCTGTAAGTCCTGTATATCCATAAACTGTATCATTTTGATTTATTCCAGTTGTTCCTGTATATGCTGTTGCTACATAAACATACATGCCAGCAGGTGTAAAATATAAAGCATTGCTGCAATAACCATACTCTGCTGTGGTGTTTATTAAAGTTAAAACACGTGGGTCACCTGTCAATCCTGTTAATGGAATAAGTTCTAGAGGAATTGGATTAAATGATAATTTGGCATCTCCAATATAATTTGAATTATTTGAAACAAATAATTCTGACCATGGAATATTATAAGTTCCCAATGAATAACCTGTGCCAGTGACACCAGTAATGCCTGCTATTCCGGGAACAATGTTGCAATTGGCAACGATTGTTTGTTTTGATAAAGTATCGTTTTTATATTGTAACAATGATGCAGAATATACTTTATGATCAGAACCATAAAGCATCATTTCTCCCGTTATTCCTTGACCATAAATAAATTCAGTAATTTCTAATGATGCACCTGTCGGTCCTGCATCACCGGTTGGTCCAGCAATTCCTGGATGTCCTACTGGTCCTATAGATCCGGCTGGTCCTACTTGCCCTGAGGTCCAGGAACACAACAATTTTTTTTAGATTTTAAATAATCTGAATAATTCCTTGTAAAACCGGACATATTATAATAAAATATTATAATAAATCATAAACTGAAAATAGAAAAAAAAAACGAAAAACAACACTTTAAGATGATGGCAAAGAAGAAACACACAATTTTATCTCACCTAAACTGGCAACATTGTATTTGACAACCAAAGGCAAGTCATTCTCCAAATATACTTCTATTTGAGAACACAAGTTCGTGCATTTGATAAAATATCCCAGATTTTTCAGAGAGAATTCGCCTTGAATCACCTTGGAAGCGTCTTGTTTCAATACAAATCCCATGCTTCCATCCGACTCGGCACGATGAATTTCGGCAGACGCAAATTGCCCGGAACATTTAAAGATTAATTCATTGCCCACCGATTTTATTTCCAACTTATCCGAAATGCATGTCAAGTCACGAATGATTTTTTGGAAATCGGCAGAAGGCAAATTAATAATAGACGAGAATTTCACATTCGGATATTCCAACTCTTCTGGCTCGGGCTCAATCAATCGCAACTTTTGGGTTTTGCATTGTTTGATTTCACCATTTTCAAATTTCAAAGCCAAATGAGAGACAATGCCCTCGGCGTAATCCGCGTTTTCAATATAAATAGTCAATGTATCATCATTGTCAATTGAGTTGATGAGTTTAAACAAATGAAACATGTTTACTCCAATGATAATCTTTTCTTTCTTGCATTCGTAAAATTCAAAATTCGGCGCTGCTAAAAACAAATGTGCCAAAATAGTGTGTGATTTGTCCATGTTTATGATGCGTATTCCATCTGGTTGAAAGGTAATATTTGTCTCTAATAAAATGTCTTTTAATGCCGTCATTAATGTGCGGAAAGGAGCAATTTGAACTGTTTTAATAGTTAGAACATTCCCTTCCGACGCGGTGTTTTTTAAGTTTGACATAATAAACAGTTATTTAAATCTTTATATATTATTTTGATTATTATAAAAAAATGAAATGCTTTTTACCAAGTTTTTAGAAATCATTGAATTAAATGAATACCTCCTTTGAGAAATTAAATCCATATGTTGTTGGTTATTTGGAATCAGCGTATTCCAACTATGAAGAAGAATTGCCCGAAGACCGAATTTTAATTGACGAATATTGGAACGACCTATTCTTATTTGATACGTTGACCAATACTGACGCATTTAGCGAATATGTTTCGCCGAGTGAATTTTGGAAAGAAATTGATATTACACAGGTAATTCATTATATAAATTCGCATTATTCTAGCGAATATGGAGAGCATCATATTTTACAATGGAGAGACCTTACCTTGGATTATCTTCAATTGCAATACGCGGTCGTGTATTGTTCTAAAAACAATGAAGAGTTGAAACGGCGAATCATGGGCAAAGACGCGGACGATGGCGAGGACCATGGTGATGAAGATGCCGATGGAGAAGAGACGGACTGCGACGATGTAGATTAGATTGCGGGATTGCGGCGATAGTATGCGAGTTAGAATTAACTATTATTATTAAAGATTTAAATACTTTTTTTATTTCCATGTATGGAATTATTACATGAAAATTGCGAAAAAACAATCAAAGAATTGTGCGAGAAATACAAGGAAAATCCATACATGTTGCAACGCATTCGCAATCATATTGTCAGTTATTTGCCGACAACGTTGGAATGCGAATTGAAGAATCACGAAAAAAGAATGTTACGCACAACTTATTTGTCAAATGAACAACAAACATTTATTCAAATATTTCTCAGTAAAAATCAATATTATTATTTGCCGAGTAGCAATCATTTTTATGAATACAATGGCACCAATTATCTTATTATAAAAGAAGACAATATTATTTATAATTTGCTTTCTAGCATTTCAAAGGACCGCGTATTGATGCAGTGGAAACATCGCACAAAATCACACGTTATTAAACAAATACGAGAACGCAATTTATTTAACTGTATTCCTGAATCAGACACGATTCAACGCGTCTTGAATTTATTGTATCCATCCATTTTTACAAATAAAAATCATGCAAAGTATTTCTTGACCGTTCTCGGAGACAATATATTGAAGAAAAACACGCATCTGATTTTTTTAATCAACCAAAAGACGAAAAGAATAGTAAATGAAATACATCACATTGCATGTTCTAGCATTTCAAATATTAATGTCACTCACAATTTTATGTGCAAATATCACGAGAATCATTCTTATGAGAATTGCCGTTTGTTGAAAATCAACGACTGCTTTTCGTTTGAATTGTGGGAAGAACATATTCATAAAATAGGCTTGAATTTATTGTGTGTTGCGGCACATTATTCAAATCGCTATGAAAATTCCGACATTTATATTGAGAGTAAAATGGACGACGATGAATTCAAAGCATATGTATTGTATTTGAAAAAGAATACGCAAAAAGCAATCATTCACAAATTCTGTAAATTCTGTATTCAATCAGCGGAACCTGCAAATGTCATGAAGATTCAATGGAAGAATCTGCATTTTATTTGGAAACAATACTTGTCGGGGTTTTCATTCCCAAACATGATTTATTCAAATACATTAAAAGTAATTCTAAGAGAGAAATATGATTATGATGAGGCGACGGATACTTTTTTAAACATTACTAGCAAATATTTGCCGGTTGTCTGCGATTTCATTACTTTTTGGGAAAATCACATGAATTGCAATACGATAAATACTGCAGAAGAATTGGAGTTGGATGAAATCTCCATGCTTTTTAATTATTGGGTAAAACAAAACAATGCTTTTGCGAAAAATATGAATATAAGTGAAGATTACATTCAAAAAATAATTGTGCATTTTTTTCCACATATTGAGATTTTAGAAGAGAAGTTTATTTTGAATATTAGTTGTCATTTGTGGAATAAAATGGAGGACATTCAAGGGTCTTTTGATTTTATCAAAAAATCGTTTCAAGAGAAAAATACTACGCTCTTGTCAATGGACGATGCTTATAATTTTTATTGCCGATTTATGGATGAAAAGTCTATCAAATTTATTGTTAGCAAACGGTATTTTGAAAAATATTTGTATTTTAAAATCTCGGATTTTATCGTGTATGATACGTTTATCAACAATCAATGGTTTCTCTCTCCTGCATGATTCAAAAATGCGAATGGGTTGGTAGTCTAGTCTATTGTTTATTCTTAATCAATAAATTAAGAATAAACAAATAATATCTCGGTCTTATATAATGGGTGTAGATTGGAGTGATGATATTGCGAAAGAAATGATTTCTACACATATTAATTCAATGGATAGTTCTGTCATTAATAAAATTTCTAATAGACTTGATAAGATGAGCACTACGCTTGATAAAATTGCTGTTAACATGGTTGGCTCCCCTACGCGAGGCCTCGCACAAGGAGTTGTAACCGGCATCACCACCCCTGCCGAACTCAGGCCTGATTCAAGTCAACGGCCTCCTAGACCGAGTACAATAGGAAATGATGTCGCAAGAAAAACTGCAGTGATACCAAGAAATACAGCTATATCAGGAAATGCTGCAACTGCACCACCAACCACAACAGCAGAGACAGCGTCAGAAGGCAAAGATGTGGTAGAGACGGTGGTTCCGGTTGACTTAAACATGGATGATGAAAAAATTTTTGAAGATTTAAAAGGCAGATATCTTCAAAAGCATGGCACATTTTCAGAGGATTATGGAGCAGTAAATATGATTTCTTTTTTGTGTGCTGTTTGGTCTAGGTTAGCGTACATGGACGACCATGATTATTTAGGTCATTATAGTCAGATATTTGGCGATACAAAAAAAGAGCCTGGTGTTATTCCCAATGAAATGCTAACAGACATCAACACTCACGCAAACCAAAAAAATAATTTATTCAATGATACAATAATGTTTGGATTAGATAGTATAACAACAAAACACGGATTAAAGACGTATACTAGAAATCCTGAAGACAATTCACGGCAATTTGGAGAAAAAGGGTTGCAATTCTCACCGTTTGCTCAAAAAATAAATCAGATAAATGGCGAAGAACGTTATGGAGATATTCCATCGGCTGCAAGTTTTTTTGCAAAGAAGCCGAAAATGTCAGAGGGCCTTAAAAAGAGGTTGACAAACTGCGAGGTTAATCTGGGTACCATAGAACCAAATCCTAATGTTGTAATGATTAGCATAGCAACATCTAATTACAGAAATATTTATATAACAGGCGACAAAAGAATGCCGAATATTGTTTTGGTGACATTTCGTGGAACATATAGTGTAAAATCTGCAGGTTCCTACACGAAAACCAGCAGTTTCTATCCAGTTTTAAGTAATGTAATTGATTTATTAACAATGGATGCAACTAATAATATTGCAGAGGAGCATAACCAAAACAATAAAGGCGTGCAATACAATATATACAAAAGAACAAAAATAGAGGAAAGGTGTTTGTTTGGCATTGATAAATTATTAATGGATGTTATTCATGACATAATACACGCAGTAAAATATGTCTCTGACGAAATTAAAAAGAATAATTCTAAATACGCGGACAATACAGATAAAAAAACACGAGTCATTACAACAGGTCATTCACTTGGCTGTGGTTTATGCACATTGTTTGCATATTATTGCTGCACACGTCGCATATTTGAAAAATATGGTGATGAGTTTAATAAGGACATTGTGTGTATAGGTCTTGGTGGTCCTAGAGTGTTTGGTGAACAGACATCTAGGTTGTTTTGTTGGTTAACAAAAAACAATGATGCAGATGCGGCGAACAAAACAGGATACGAAGAGATGGTTGAAAATGAAAGAAAATTCATGGGAGTAAACCTGAAAAGAGTGATGCAAAATATAGATGGACGAATATTGTATTTAAGAATTACTTCATATTATGACCCAGTTCCAGGATTGCCTGCAAAACCATTGCCTTTTTACCATCCATGTTCAAAGTTAGGATTGTTTGGAATAGGAAATTATATCCCAGAAGATGCAAGGAAAAATATAACAGTTGATTGTTTAGTCCAAGTAAGCAATGGGTCGTCCAGTCGTTGTACCCCATCCATGACAAATGATTATTCTATTGGTTTAAATTGTGTGAATACAAAAGATAGGGAAAAAAAGGGCAGTTTAACTCTTGGTGTAAAACATCTGGCGGTTGGATTGTTGGCACCGATTTTATTAAGGCTTCCATATCATTGTCATTATCTTGGAATTAACTATATTCGTGCGGTTTCATTATCAACTCCCATGTTGAATGAAATTACTAGATATGGTTATGGAAATTTATTAAATGGAGAAACTGTTTGCAGAATTTGTGTATATCCAGCGATAACAAAAGGTTCTGATGTGTCTGCTGGTTCTGATGTGTCTGCTGGTTCTGATGTGTCTGCTGGTTCTGTTTCATTTTATAATTTAACTAAAAATAGACAAATCAAAAATGATGCCAATGATGAGGTAGAAACGGAAATAGAGGTCGATTCAAGTCAAGTTGTCACAAAAGAAGAAGATGAGAAGAACAAAATTGAGATTTTATTGCTTAATGCAAATGCGAACATGCTTTATGTGACTGCTGCGTTGACAACATCCACATCCGACCTTTCACAAAAAGTAGAATTAGAAAACATGGCAGACAATCCAGTTTACAAAAATTTATCTCAAGGTGCAGTGCCAACTAAAGAGGAAGTTGATGAGTATATAACAGAAATGAATTCCATCTATGCCAATGATGAGAAGAAGTATAATGAACTTATAAAATCTAACTCGGACCCCACAAGCAACGAAACAATTGTTCCACTTGCACAAGAAGTAATTTTCTATAAAGGGAAGGCAGCGTCAATGAGAATGGGGATGACTGCTAAAATTAACAAACTAAGTGCCTTTATTCAAGAAAAAATAATGGCCTTTAAGAAAATGTATGATGAAATTCAAAAAACAAATCCGACACGAAAGGCTTATATTGACTTTAAAGAGAGGATATTTAACAAATTAAAGAAAAAGGACAGAGAGATATTATTTGAAATAATAGGAATGTCTTTTTTTTCAAACGAAGAAAAAACATCACCAGAAAAGAGTGAGATTAAGAAATATTTGAAGGAAAAATATGAAAAGAATACGGGCAAGTATTTAAAACCATCTCCTAATCCAGAACTTGATGCATTTATTGATGAAATCAAAGAATATTTTCCAGATAAAAAAGAGCAGGAAGCCTTTTGTCAAACAATAAATATACACATTACTGGAAAAACAATTAAATCCATCATTCCAACTTTTACACAATATACTTATCCAGAAGATATATATGACACAAAGGAGTTTTTTTTACAGTTAATAAAAAACCAATCTTTTTTATATGACATTAAAAAAGAAGCACCGCCTATAAATTATAAAAAGGTTAAAGAGATGGGTAAATCTGATTTTTTGGATGAAAAGAATGTTATAGTAATTCCAAAGGCTCATACAACAAAAGAGCCATTGTATCAACATGCTCAAGTATTTATTGATAAAATCAAATTAGCGGAAGAAGCGGCTGCAAAAGTGGTGAAAGAAGCGGCTGCAGAAGCAAAAGGTGCGGATGAAGAAGCAAAACTCGCTGCTGAAGAACATGAAAAACAAAAATCACCAGAAGAAAAGAAGAAAGAACAAGATGAGGTTAATGCAGCACAAGACGCACATTATACAGCTGCACTAAACGTCCGCACGGAACTCCTTAATAAATTACATGAATATGAAAATGCACAGTTTATAATTCTGTATACGAAAAATTCAGACAAGTCGTCAGATTCTTCTGAAAAACTCATAAGGACTGACCTTAAGGCAGAGGATGACCTAAATGAACGCGACCCCTTTAAAATTGAAGAGATAAAAAGATATGTGAAATTTAATGATTATATGAAAGACATTGAGGATGCATTAGGCAAAATTCTTAAAAGGACTCAGACACTTCCTACAGACTTAAATGATCGCATTCAATCATTCAAAAAAATAATTGAAAACTATGAAAAAAATATTAATGATATTCAGGGTAATTATAAGGGGTTGTATTCTGACGGATTAATAACAAAGATGCAAGAATATTTTACAAAAAAATATAAAATAGATATAGATGATGTAAAAAAACTATTAATGGAGGCAGAAAAGGAGGCAGAAACAGAAGCAGAAAGAGTAAAAGAAGAGGAAAGAGTAAGGGCAGAAGCAGAAGCAGCAAAAGAAGCAGAAAGAGTAAAAGAAGAGGAAAGAGTAAAAGAAGAGGAAAGAGTAAAAGCAGAAGCAGAAGCAAAAGAAGCGGAAAGACTTGAAAGGCAGAACAAAATTGATACTATTCAAACGGAAATAAATATGTATATACCATCAAAAGCATATTTTACCAACGGTAATCCAGACGGAGAGTCAGATTTACACAAGAATGAAAATAAATATTATTTGGCACAATTTAAAAAGTCACCCCCTAACTCTACACTTGAACTTGAAGAGGGTCTTCTGTTTGAAGATGATGAAAATGAAGATGACGCTGAAGCTGAAGCTAAACAAAATATGATACATCTATTAAAATTAGGTTACTCAATATTTTTTCAAATTATGTCATTGCTTGATGCAGATTTGAAAAAGGCCATTGATAATGCCACCCATGCTAACGCCACCCATGCTAACGCCACCCATGCTAACATGACTGTATCAGACGGAAATAAACTCCTTGCTAATTTAATTAAAATAATTGATGAACACCTTAGCACACTTTCTACTGCCATTAATAATTCTCCATTAATGAGTGAACTATCTATCAAATATGCAACAGAAATAGAGGCTGAAGTAGACAAAATTGAGATAGTAAAAAACTCGAACACTCCATCAATCATGGAACATATAAAAAAAAGATGGCATGATTTTATTCAAACAATTAAAGACAAATGGAGTCCGCCTTCCACAGGCGGTCAATCTCGCAAACCCAAAAAACATCGCAGAACCATCAAACTCAAACATAAACGTCAATCATCAACACAACTGCGTTCATCCTCTAAATCTCGCACGAAAAAAAGAAGAATATAAAGTAGTAACTTGGCGTTATTGTATTAAAAAGATGAATTTAAATTATTGTGTTAAATTCATCCAACATATTATCAAGCATTATTATACATAGTTTCTGATTACATAGAGGCTCCTTCGGACGTGTAATCATGAGGAGTCAACTCGTGTCTAATTCCGCTTCCTCCATGCATTCTGCGTCCACGTCTTCGACCATGTCTGCGACCATGGCCACGTGTGCGTCTGCTATGACGGCTGCCACGATGATGTCCGGTCATTTTCACAAACCCGAATTTGCCCTTTTGTGTGCCGTAGCCGTGTTTCAACAATCGCATTTCTTTTTTCGCAGTCGCGTGTTTCGCCTTGGAAACAATTCTGCCAGCCTGGTTCTGCATCAAATCAGATTTGCACAATCCTCCGCTGGTTTTATACGCGGTGCCATGCCACACTTGAGCGCGAGTTCCAATCAACATTTCATAGACACCTCCCGCAACCTTGTATTTTCCTGATTCAGTTTTAGTAAATCGTGTCATTATAAAATTAATACAGATAATAAATTTATATTTCACTTAAAATTTATTCCTAATAGGAGAGAAACTGCCGCCGGGTTGCCCTTCTATGCTTCCTAACGCATCTAACTGTGTCTGTTGTCCTAAATAACAATTGCCGAAATTGATGTTTCCTCCTAAACTTGTATTTATTATTTGTGAGATTCTCATATTGGAAGAAATGTTTGGACGTATGTTTTGCCCAGAAAGAAATCGTCGCTGTTGTCTTCGTAAACATCCGCAATAGAATTGTTTCTGATTTATCAAATGGTTCAATGATCCAGGAGTAATCTTAATTGCCATATAATAAAAAATGAAACAAAATAAAGGAATCAACGAAACTAACAAATATACCAATCACCATGGAATTGTCAAACAAATACCAACAGAAAACAGACAAGCAGCACATTCTAGACAACCCGGACACCTACATTGGTTCGGTGGAAAAGATTGATGCAAATGTCTGGATATTAAATGAAGACAATACTAAAATCATTGAGAAAAATATTACCTACATTCCAGGTTTGTTTAAATTATTTGACGAAGGAATAGTAAACTGCCGCGACCATGTTATTCGCATGCAACAAGCGTGCTCTTCCAATACAGAGCATGCGGTGCCGGTCTCTTATATTGACGTGACCATTGTAGAAGCAGACGGTACGATTATTATGACAAATGACGGCAATGGTATTGATGTTGCAGAACACCCGGAATATAAAATTTGGATTCCAGAATTGATTTTCGGACATTTGCGAACCTCTACGAATTATGATAAAACCGAGAAAAAAATCGTCGGAGGTAAAAACGGATTTGGATTTAAATTGGCACTTATTTGGTCTACACATGGGTCTATTGAAACAGTGGACCATGTCAGAGGATTAAAATACAAACAAGAATTCAACAACAATTTAAATGAGATTTGTCCTCCGCAAATTACAAAATGTTCGGGCAAAAAACCGTATACTAGAATCTCGTTTCGTCCAGATTATGCTCGGTTTGGAATGCCCGAAGGATTGACTCCGGATATTATCTCATTGTTGAAAAAGCGTGTATATGATGTTGCCGCCGTAACAGACAAGGGATTAAAGGTGAAATACAATTCTCAATTGATTCCAGTAAAACATTTTGGGCAATACATTGACCTTTACATTGGAGGCAAAGAGGAGGCAAAACGCGTATATGAAGAGAATGGAGAACGATGGGAATACGCCGTTGCATTGTCATCTAGTCACGAGTTTGCACATGTTTCATTTGTTAATGGAATTCACACATCCAAAGGCGGAAAACATGTCGAGTATATTTTAAATCAAATTACTCGCAAATTGGTGGAATACATTGAGAAAAAACGCAAAGTAAAAGTGAATCCAAACAATATCAAAGAACAACTGATTCTCTTTTTAAGATGTGACATTGAAAATCCGGCGTTTGACAGTCAGACGAAAGATTACATGAATACGCCTTTTTCAAAATTCGGTTCTGCTTGTGCGGTTTCCGATAAATTCATTGAAAAATTGGCGAAAATCGGTGTCATGGATGCGGCGTGTGCTTTGACCGAAGTGAAAGAAAACAAGGCTGCGAAAAAAACGGATGGCACAAAGACGAAAAACATTCGCGGTATTCCGAAATTGATTGACGCGAATTGGGCTGGGACGGAACGGTCTGCTGAATGCACCATCATCTTTTGCGAAGGGGATTCGGCGAAAGCCGGAATTGTATCTGGTCTTTCATCTGAAGATAGAAATCTCTTTGGTGTCTATCCAATGAAGGGGAAAATATTAAATGTGCGTGGTGAAAACATTAAAAAGGTCAGTGAAAACAAGGAGATTGCCGAAATTAAAAAAATACTTGGATTGGAAACCGGGCGTGAATACACCGGTATAGAAGATTTGCGATATGGTCGCGTGCTTATTATGACAGACGCTGATTTGGACGGACATCATATTAAAGGATTATGTATTAATTTATTTCACACACAATGGACGGCGTTGTTGCAGATTCCCGGATTCATTGGGTTCATGAACACGCCGATTTTAAAGGCCAACAAAGGCAATCAGTCGCTTGTCTTTTACAATGAAGGCGAATACAATGAATGGAAAGCCGGATTGAGCGTGAGCACAACAAGCACAAATAATTGGAAAATCAAATATTACAAGGGTCTTGGCACGAGCACTGGAAAGGAATTTCGCGAATATTTTCAACAAAAGAAGATTGTTGGATTTGAACATACTGGAAAAGAAAGCGACGACACGATTGATTTAATATTTAATAAAAAACGTGCATCAGATAGAAAAGACTGGTTGGAAAAATACAATCGCGACAGTTATTTAAATACCGCGAATACGAGTGTTTCATATGAAGAATTTATTAACAAAGAGTTTATCCATTTCTCCAAATATGATTGCGATAGAAGCATTCCGAATTTAATGGACGGATTGAAAATTAGTTTGCGAAAAATATTATATTCTGCCTTTAAAAAGAATTTGACCACGGAAATCAAAGTCGCACAATTTAGTGGTTATGTTTCGGAGCATTCTGGGTATCATCATGGCGAAGCCAGTTTGAATGCGGCGATTATTGGAATGGCACAGAATTTTATTGGCTCAAACAATATTAATTTATTGTTGCCAAATGGTCAGTTTGGAACACGGAGAACTGGACAAGACCATGCATCTGAAAGATATATTTACACGCAATTGAATAAAATAACACGCTTTCTATTTCCAAAAGAGGATGACGCGGTGCTAACCTATTTGGACGACGATGGCCTCATTGTGGAACCAATCTTTTATGCACCTATTGTCCCGATGATTTTAGTTAATGGTTCAAAAGGAATTGGCACAGGGTTTAGCACTGACATTATGTGTTACAATCCGTTTGATATTATTGATTATTTAAAAGGGAAATTGGAGATGGAGGTTGCTCTGGATTTGGAGATTGACATGCAGGTGACGTGTGAACTTGAAGGATTAACGTCGGCGATGCAAACCATGGAAATTTCAATGCCAAAAAGCATAGAATTTCTGCCTTATTATGAAGGATTTCAAGGAACCATAGAGAAAATTGCGACAGGTAAATTCCTGTTTAAAGGAAAATACGCGAAAATTGCGACAGACAAGATTCATGTTACGGAATTGCCGGTCGGGTTTTGGACAGAAGACTTTAAAGAGCACTTGGAATCATTGACAGACACGGTTGATAAAACAGGCAAAAAAATAGTGCCTGTTGTAAAAGATTACAATGATATGAGCAAAGACACCAACATTGATTTTACGATTACCCTTTCAAAAGGTAAACTAGAAGAATTGGAAACAATACAATGCGACCATGGATGCAATGGGATTGAAAAAATATTCAAGTTATATTCTACCAGCAGCACGTCAAACATGCATTTGTTTGATGCACACGACACATTGCAAAAGTATGACACTGTTGAAGAGATTATAGACGATTATTTTGAAACGCGATTGACCTTGTATAAAAAACGAAAGGACTATATGATTGCTGCATTGGAACAAGAATTGATTGTTTTGAAAAATAAAACAAATTACATTCGCGAGAATTTAGAAGATACGATTGATTTGCGAAAAAAGAAAAAGGAGGAGGTCGTCATGATGTTGTCAAACAAGGGATATGCGGTTGTAGACGGAGATACAGAATATAAATATTTGACGAAAATGCCGATGGATAGTGTTACAGAAGAGAATGCGGATAAATTGTTTCGCGAATATTCTATAAAATGTGTGGAACTTGAAAACGTGAAACGTAAAACAGTGATGGAAATGTGGGGCGAGGAATTGGATGTATTGCGTCAAGAATATATGAATTACAAGACAGAGCGAAGCCATGTTGACTCTGCCAGTGGCGGGACAAAACAAGGCGGCGGCGGCGGCGGAACTCAAGAAAAAACCAAGACGAAAAAGACGAAAAAGACGAAAACTCTGAAACCCAACCCCAATCCCGTTAAATAATAAATATATGTATACTATATGCTTGTTTTAGGTGAGTCAAGAATTAAAGAGTTAAATGGACCGGCTTCGTTTACTTCATTGGAATTAAAGTCTCGTTATGAAGGAATACTTCCGACAAAATACATGATATTTTTAGGAGATGAACATAGTTATGACAATTTTACAAAATGTGAACGTGCGGGTTGCGTTGAAGCCAAATTGGAATTTATTGACATGTTGAATGATTTTGGAAAACGTGAAAACAACATTGACATACAATTTTTTTCCGAAGAATTTCAAGTGACAAAACAAAAATTATCACAGCAGGCCATTAACTATAACGAAATAAAAAAAGATTTACTTATCAGTGATATAAATCAGCCTTCCGGTGTAAACACAAATAAGAAATTAATGGGACAATTAACCAGCAGAGGTGTGACAACCCGGTCAGACATGTTAGATTTTAATAAAATATATGCGAATTGTTTTGCAAGAAATAGTGGTCGGTGTAGTCATGCTAATATTGAATGGCATTATGCCGATGTAAGAAAAAGACCTACACAGTTAAAAAAATTGTCGTCTGATAATTTTGAAATTTATTGTGACATGGCTTCTAAATTTAGTTTAATAATTGAATATGTAAATCAATCTGAATTGCAAAAAAAAATTGATGTATTGTCCGTTGAGGATTATTCCGATTACGACAAACCAGATCACACAGTAATGACTTATATTAATGACATTGAATCGCACCTCCCGATTTATTTAGATTTTTTACGAATAATGTTTAATAATAGAGCCGAGTTTGTTCGGCGAGCATTAACTTCATATACATTAAACAAACAATATGGTAAATTAAGTCGTCAATTGATAGAGATATTTACCGAGGATTCCTTTGTTGAATTATTAGAATATAACATTGTATTTTTAAATGAAGGCATGGGTCTAGACTTTGATGCTTTGTTAGAAAAAATAAATGTCTTGATTGAAATATTGCAGAGAATACATGGCATTATGAAATCAAAAATACGTGATGCGGAAAAAACAGAGACTATTCGAACTGTTCTAAGAGAAACACCATTAGTATTTACTAAAGCCGAACAACAATATATAGAAAATTATTACTTAAATTGTGGTCACATATTTATGGATATTTACTTTATTTTTCGTAGTAATAAATACCGGAAAAATAATCTATTAACAATGTCTTATTTTGGGTCAAATCATGCAAAATATATTAGTCATTATTTTGTAAATATTGTAAAAACCCATTCATATGATTATAATGTGACTAATACCAGAAAAAGAGTTCGTTTTACCAAAGAGATTAATTTGAATGAAATCATGGGACTTGTGCCTCGGAAATCTCCATTGATAAAGATGCGTCGCATGTCGGCAACGCGTAGGTCGTCATCACCTCGTAGGTCGTCAAGACGTAGAACTGCATCACCTAAAGCATCACCTAAAGCATCATCACATCATAGTAGGTCGGCATCACCTCGTAGGTCGACCACACGTAGGTCAACATCACCTCGTAGGTCGGCATCACAAAAGGCAGAACGAAAAGCATCGTCACCTCATATGTCCGAATATTTGCAAGAAAACTCGCCAAGTAATAATGGCAAGGGAAAAGGCAATAGAAAAAGAAGGACAAGAAGGAGAAGAACCATGCATAAATGAAAAACCTCAATAATAAAGGTCCAAGTAACACCCCCAAGAAAATAATGTTTTTTACTTAATATAAATATAAAACATTACAACCAAAAAATATGTTGCAATTTGGAATCTTCACATATCTATTTATAAAAAAGAGACCTTTTGTTTATCATAAAAATATCAAGTGACGCATGAATGAAAACAAACCCTTTATTTTCTAAATATTTTACAATAGGAATACTTACATCATTATAATTATTTTCAAATCCAATAACATCTATGAATACTTTATCAAAATTTATTGATTTAATTACTTCAAATTCAGCACCTTCGACATCAATAGATAAATAATTTACATGTGATATTTTGTTTTCATCAAATATAGTTTCTAATTTTTTAGTATTTACTTTTATTACTTTCGTGGTTGAACCATATCGTTTATTTTCATATTCTAATCTTTGTAAATGTCTGAAATCAAAATTGCCTTTAATTCCTGAAATCATTTCGGTATAACCTTCATTACACAAAACTCGGTTTCTCCATCATTATTACACACTGCATAATTTAAATTAATATTATTTGGTCTATTACGTACCAATGTATCAAATACTTTTTTAATTGGTTCAATATTAATTCCAGTCCAATTATTATTTTTTTCGAAATAAAGTGTATTATTAATAGTTACCCCATCATGAGCACCTACATCTACATAAAATCCGTTTTTATAGTTTTTAAAAATATTAGTTTCTAAATATCTATCTTGATTGTCTTGTGAATTAAACATTTATATTTTATTTATTATGTATTTTTATATTAAAATTAAAGATAAAGATTATTATTAATATTTGTTGATTAGAACCACGGTTTCAATTCCAATTCACGGTCACTGTTATTTGCCATTACTGGATGACTAATTGGCACGGCCAAGGTACTGACATCATATAAATATTTAACATAACCTTGTGCTTCGGAATAGACTTGTGCAATGCAATAATTTAATATCATTTGATTTAGTTCTCTCACTTGTTCAGAAATATCGCCTACTTTATTTGCAGAATATTGTAGATAAATGCTTCTCATTATAATTTTAAGAGAATCGCAATCTTGTTCTCCTACTAAATATTGATTGTTTGATTTTTGAAATACGCCATGCCGAATGCCATTTTGTATTATTTGAATGTTTTCTTTTGAAAAAAATACTTTAGATAATAGAGTTTCTGTCCAAAGTCCTTGAGTGGGGTCTCTAAATGTAGAACATTGAGTTGCTGGTATTTTATCATACATTGTAAACAAAGCACCTGTATTGGGAGTTTTTAAATCTACCCGACCATTATAATTCATTATATAATTGAAATAGAAAAATATATTTCAATTATATGGATATTGGAAGTTTTCAAAAAAATGTTTTAATTGTTGCGTTAGTTATTTTAATTATTACATTGTTGTTTATTGGAATTACAATTAAACAGGCAAAGACGGAACAATGGCCTCCTGTTCTGGGAGATTGTCCTGATTACTGGATTGATATGTCAGGAAATGGTGGGCAATGTGTGAATGTAAAAGATTTAGGAACTTGTGGGATTACATCACATGGACATTATACTATGGATTTTACAACTCCTACATTTACAGGCGATACTGGATTGTGTTCTAAATACACGTGGGCAACAAAATGTGGCGTTTCTTGGGATGGAATCACGTATGGCGTGCCTAACCCATGTAATGCTTAATGAGTAACTCGTGTATTTTTTCTTTTTCTACAAAATTGGCGTTTGTCACCCATGGCGAATTTACATGGCCTTTTTTGTTTGCATTTTGTGCCTGGCTTTATGCCACGACATGGCGAATCTTTGATTCGTTGTCTATATATTTTTCGTTTTGCATGTCGCGGAGTGTCTCTGTTTTGTGGTCTTCGTCGTCGTTGTCTGCTTGATTTAGAGGAAGTATAAGAAGATGATTTTGGTAGTTGTAAAGGAGGCAATGGAGACCTTGACCTTGACATTGACCTTGGATTAGACCTTGACCTTGACCTTGACATTGACCTTGGATTAGACATTGACCTTGACCTTGACCTTGACCTTGACCTTGCACTTGACCTTGGATTAGACCTTGACCTTGGATTAGACCTTGACCTTGACCTTGACCTTGCACTTGACCTAGACCTTGCACTTGACCTAGACCTTGCACTTGACCTAGACATTGACCTAGACCTGGACTTGGACTTTGACCGCAAAGTAGAAACACTCATGGACCTAGACAAAGGAGCAGTCACGGACTCACTGCCAGATTCAATCGGTGTCAATGGACCAAGTGGATGACGACCGCGACGATTTGTCCGATTTCGCAATGTAGGGCTATTTATTATACGATGATTTCTTGTGGGAGTAACACCAATCATCTTTCTTTTGTAGACAGGTTTTACAACTGACAACATTTCTACATCATCATCATTGTTTCGGCGTTTTTTCCTGGAAAACATATTTTTTACCGATTTTAAAAAACCCATATAAAAGTATTAGAAAATAAAATGAATGAACCAATTAAATCTAAACGCAATATTAAACAGAGAAGAAAATGTGACATTTATAAAACAAACGCTTGCCATGTTTGAACAAAATAAGTCAAACAATAGCATTAAAAAAGGCATTTACATATATGGTGAACCAGGAACAGGAAAAACCACGTTTATTATAAATATTCTAAAAGAATTGGATTATGATATTATTAAATACGACGCGGGAGATTTTCGCAATAAATCCATCATTGACACTATTTCACAACACAACATGTCTGATAAAAATATCATGAGTTTATTTCACAAAAAAATCAAAAAGATTGCAATCATCATGGACGAAATAGATGGCATGAATAATGGAGACAAAGGCGGCATCAATACCCTTATTAAATTAATACGTCCTAAAAAGACGAAAAAGCAGAAATTAGAAGAGATTACAATGAATCCAATTATTTGCATCGGCAATTATCATATTGACAAGAAAATCAAAGAATTAATGAAGGTATGCAATACCGTTGAATTGAAAACACCGAGTCAAGAGCAAATAAACACAATCGTCAAAGAAATCATGCCTGAATTAGACCCTTTGTTTATTCAATACATACAAGGAGACCTTAAAAAATTGCATAATATATGGAATATTTATCAGAATAAAAAGGATATATTGCAATCCGACATTATTCAAAATGTCTTTCAATTAAAAACATACAATGATGATACAAAACAAATTGTCCAAAAAATAATCACTCAACCATTTCATATTGAAGAACACAATACGATTATGAATGAGACCGACAGAACCATCATTGGACTATTATGGCATGAAAATATCATTGAAGTGATTGATAAAATGAAACCGAACATATCTATTCCATTTTACATTCAACAATTGGACAATGTATGTTTCGCAGATTACATTGATAGAATAACATTTCAAAAACAAATATGGCAATTTAATGAAATGAGTTCATTGATAAAAACCTTTAAAAACAATCATTTGTATCATTCCACTTTTAAGAAAAAACGCAAATTTAATCTCGCTGACGTGAGGTTTACAAAAGTGCTCACTAAATTTTCCACAGAATACAATAATACATTGTTTATACAAAATTTATGCCAACAACTCGCAATGGACAAAAAAGACGTGTTTGCATTCTTTCTTGATTTAAAAAGTAAATACAATGAAAATGAATTGATTGTTTATTTGGAAAATTACGAAATCACTAAATTGGACATTAATCGCATTTACAGATATATTAACAAATATACAAATGATAATATAACTGATGATGTTGAAATAGATATTGATACCAGTGACGGTGAAGATTAGGACGGAGTCATGGCATCTTCTTTATTTTTATGCCATCGTTGAATTGTCTTTTCCGACAAGACGACACATTGATGTGCCTCATATTCTCGTGGATTGTTGTAAAATAAAATATGTGGTTTGGATGACGCGTCATTCATCGGCATGATTGTCTTGAATAAACAACGCTCGCTTTTTGTACCGACAATGTAATCCTTGTATTTTATTCCAGTCACTGCATTTCGTATATAACTTCCAACATCGCCATTAAAATAGTATTCTAATATATAGAATTGTTTTTTCCCGGCATTGTCTATATATGACCGTTTGATTTTGTTCAAATATGGGTCTTCAAAATCGTTCGTTTTAGATAATGGTTTCATTTCATCATTATCTAACAATGCAGTGGGGTGAAACCTATCATCATCATACAACATTTATATTAAGTATTTAAATATCTTTATATTATTTAGAGTTGGTGGGAATAATTCTATAATCACTGATTTTTTTATTTATAATGGTTTTTATTTTGTTTTCTAGATATTCAATTTTCTCTCTTAAATGTCCATTTTCCATCACTGCTTTTTGCAATTCTTCGTAGATGTGTTGGGCTTGTTGTTGTGTTTGAGACAATTGATGTTGCAATACCATTTTCTCTCTTTCATGCGTCATCTCATGTAATTGTTTAATTACGTCAGGTTTATTTTCAGGTTTGCCTTGGTCGTATTTTTCCAGAATGGCATCAATGTCCTTTATATAAAAATCCATTAAATATGAATCTTTGATGAAATCGGCGACTGTCACTTGTGATAGATTTACGAATTGATTTAGTCTATCTGGTTCTAACAATGCTTTTTTATCTAGAGTATTGTGAATATGAGAGAAGACGAGGATTGTTTTGAATGAATCTAATTGGACAAAGGGAATCGTGTAATTTTTCAAAAAATGCTTTTCTTCTGCCAATGCCGCAGTTTCTTCATAACTGGTGTGTGATAATAATTCTCTTCTGAAAGCAAAAGTTGCCGCAGTTGCATGATTTGGTCCATAAGGTCCAAATGCATACATTTGATTTACATGTTTAAAATAAATATGCATCAGACTAGACCCTGCACACAATGCACCTGGATTTTGTTGCAACGTGTCCACTGCATGTGATATTCGTTCTGGTGGATAATAATCGTCGTCATCCATGTAAACCAGAATACTGCCTTTGGATTTCGCGTGGGCTAGATTGCGTTTTTTACCCAATGACATTTTTTCCGAGTAATAACTGTATTTTACATATGGGAGATGAGAGACCAAATCTTCTATTTTGTCTGTTCCGTCGTCAATCACAATCCATTCTATTCTTTTTTTAGGATATGTTTGGTTTTCAATGCATTTAATAATGTATGGAATAAATGGTCGGCGATTGAATGTCGGAGTGCATATACTAACAAAGGGCTGATTTTTTGACATAATATAAATATGTAACTTATTTATATTATAATTATTGGAATGCTTTATTATTCGGCTTTTTTTTCTTCTTTGTTTATTTTTTTATATTGGAGAATGGAATTATGGTTGTTGCCTTGTTAGACAATGCATCAGTTGCACCTGGAACTACTGCATCAGCAAGAGTAGATGCAACTACACTGGTAGGCGTTGACAGTGCAGCAACAGTGGCTGTGGCGGTTAGATTGGCAGCAGCATCTTTAGCCTGTTTGGCAGCCTGATTGGTAGCATCATCAATGTCTAGTTTATTTAAAGGGTTTGATGCATCAGTATTATTTTTAGAAGCAGCATCATCACCATCAGAAGCAGCAGCAGCAGTAGTAGTAGCATCACCAGAACCAGAACCATCATCCACATCCACATCATTATCTCCAGCATCCACATCATCATTTCCAGCATCCTTAGCAGCACCAACATCTTCTTCTTCAAGGTCTTCTTTAAATTTAATGTTTGTATATTTTGTTGTGCAAAAATTCCCAAAAGTGTCCAGATACTCTTTGCTTTGTTGCAGCCGTTGAAACTCTTTATAAGACTCAAACGCATCAGATGCTTCATTTGAAAGGTCGGTTTTATCAAACAATCCGACTTTAATAAAGTTAAAAAATACCAATGCAAACACAACTATCGCCGTTATACCACCAGCATTATCAAACGCATCAAAAGAGGAAGATATTATTATTAGTGACATTATCAAGGATATTAAATACCGTTTGTATTTAAATGTGTCTGTAAACATGCTTAAAAAATTGCATGCGGTGTCATTGTAATAAGTGGAGTTGTATCCTATAATATAAAATAACCATCTTAAAATATTATACGCAGTGCACCCAATGGATACAGGCAATGAGGCAATACCAATAGCATAACCTTTCATGACACTTATACCCAACCACCAAATCCAACTTGTAAATTTTAGGTCGGATGAATTTATACAAAATATCGGCGACCCTTTCACATATACAGGCTTACTTAACTCACGCGAAAATGTATGATTGTCAATATCCGCACTGGCAACTCTAGAACTTGTAAAAGAATCAGTATAATTATATATTAGCCATGGATAATTTATAATTATGGAATACACAGTTACAAATATTGACATTATTGATATTATTAGCAAAACCATCATTGTTATTAAAGGTGCAAACAGAATAATAACACTATCTGACATGTGTTTGTTTAACAATTTAAAATAACTATTTAAAAATGATATGTTAAACAATGCCACATCGCTTGAAATTGCCGACTGAAAAAGTTTGAATCCTATAGAAGAACTCGTTGTTTTCTTGTCTGATTCTTGTCTTGCTTTAATTAACTCTGAATTTATAGAACTGTATGGGTCTGACAATTTACTTTGACTGACAAATGATATACGTTGGCATTGAATGTCATCTCCAACCTTTACCTGATTGATGATTTGGGGCTTTAACATGGGCATGTCGTATTCTAATGTACTGTCTACTTTAAATTTGTCGTCCAGATAATTATAATCTTCAACAGTTTCCTCACAATCAAACTCGGGCTTTAATAAAGAATTGGTTAACCCTTGAATGTAATAGGTCGGTATGATGGCATCAAGAATTCCCGCTCCACATGCTTTACTTGCGTATAAAATGAGACATCCAATTAAAATAAGTATGCAAAATTTGAGAATGGATATTCCAAGGTTTTTTCCATAATCAGCAATTTTTTTGCTATTATCTTTTTTAGAATCAATGTCAGACATATTATAATATAATAAAATCTTTTGGATATATATGCTTAAACTTTTTTTAGCAGCATTATCTATTTTCTTGTTATTTATCTTGTCAAAAAATATGTGTGAAGGGTTTGTGGATGTTTATAGTCCTCAAGAAAATAGTCAAACAACACATACGGTTGATTTGCCCTTAACTACCACATTCAGTTGCACAAACATGTGCATAAATGCGCGTTGTTCTAAAACCGGGCAACAATGTTTGTCTGACATTGACTGTCCCGGTTGCCAGCCTTTTGTTCCCCCATTGCCTCCTGCAAAAGACAATGTTCCTGGAAACGATGATTCCGGAAAAATGACTGGTGGCATGACTCCTTCGTATTCTGTATTAACAAATGACATTGGAACAAAAGCAACACTGTATAGAGATGGAGAATACCAATTTGAATCGGCACCCCAGGCGAATTTTGGGACAAATGTATGGCGTTCTTCTTTTAATCAAGAGAGAAACTTGTTTGATAAAAGATATAAACCTACAGGTTTGCCAAATATGCCTGAATATTCAAAACGGTATTCTATTACTGGGGAATTTATGGACGAAGGTCCGCTCTCTTCCAATGATTATTTTACATAAGACGTGCAATTATATATATATACTATATGGGAGAAAAAACATATCCAGATGGTGTATATTTAGGCAGCCTAATTGGAGATGAGCGGTCTGGACGAGGAAAAATGACATATTCAAATAAAAATGTTTATGATGGATATTGGGAAAATGATGTACGGGTTGGACGAGGAGTCATGAAATATGCGAATAAAGATGTTTATATGGGCTTATGGAAAAATGATGTACGGTTTGGAGAAGGAACCATGAAATATGGGAAAAGAAAGAATGAGTATAGAAAAAAATATGAAGGAACCTGGGAAAATGATAAACCGACTGGACAAGGAACAATGACATATGCGAATGGAGATGTTTATGAGGGACCATGGGAAGACGGAGCACGGAGTGGCGAACAAGGAACCATGACATATGCGAATGGAAATGTTTATGTGGGCGAATGGGAAGACGGTGAACCTGTTGATGGAACATTGACATATCCAAATGGTGATGTTTATACAGGAGAATCTTGGAATGGTGAGCCGAATGGACAAGGACAAATGAAATATGCGAATGGAGATGTTTATGAGGGACCATGGGAAGACGGGGCACGGAGTGGGGAACGGAGTGGGGAACAAGGAACAATGACATATGCTGACACTGGTAATGTTTATGTGGGCGAATGGGGAGATGATGAACCTGTTCATGGAACAATGACCTATGCGAATAGACATGTTTATGTGGGGGATTGGGAAGCCGGTGAGCGGCACGGACATGGAATGCTGACAAATGAAAATGGAGATATTATTCATGATGGGTTTTGGGCTAATGATGAACCTGTTACTGACCAACAACAGGTTCAAATCCAAGGAATCGCTTATGAAATACATAATGCATCAGACAAAATTAATATGAATAAATATTATGAGTTATTACAAATTGATTCTCCTCCTGAACATTATGCATCGATAGACATGATAGCATACATAAAAGGTCAGTTTGAACCTTTTCTAGGAGAGAAAGGAGACACACTTGATGCTGTATTAAATAAAGCAGCCGGACGCATCGAGCGAGATAAATTATTAATTGGACGAACTATTGACTATGTAATGAAACAATCTGACGCATTTAAAGAATTATATATTTCTACATTTATTTTGGATTGTTCAGAAGCATACGATGGACCAGGTGATGGCATGAGTTGTGCAAAAGGAATTGTTGAACGATTTAAACTGAGTCTTATACCTCCTTTAATTTCTGCTACAAGTTCTGAATGTGAAGAAGCATCCGAAGTGTGCATTAACCACAAGAAATTGTTAAAGTTATTGACACAAGACATAAATATGCCAGAAATAATTCAGGAATGGTCTAACAAAGCCGACATACAAGATATGTCTGAAGAAGAGAGAAAAAAAGATTTTATTGCCTTTATAACATCAAAATATGTTGAACTAGGCATGCCGCCACCGACTGAAAAAATACAAGCGAAAGCAGATGAAATTAATTATGTTTTTAAGGATTTGGCATGGGGTTCCAAAAGACGCAGTCGCAGAAGGACCAAAAGACGAGCACGTGCACAAAAAACTAAAAAACACGCACACAGACGCAGCCAGAGAAGAACGACCAAAAGACGCGCACGCGGACACAGCCAGAGAAGAAGAATGACCAAAAGAAAATAATAAAATCTAAACAATAATTCAAACGCCTAAACGCCTATTTTAGTAATATAATTGCAATCACAATTATAAATACAATTAAAATTAATACTAATATTGCATAAGAAATAAATTTACTATAAAAACTATTTACATTTAAATAAGAATACGTATTCGTCTCTTCTAATTCCTCATATTCGTTAATAAGTTTATGTATATTTTCTCTCTCTTGTTTCAATCTATCATAATTATCTTTTAATTTTTTACCTTCATTCATGAGTTCGTTAGGTTGAGTCCCAGTCATACTTATAATTTTATTATTTATTTCAGTGAGTTGCATATTTAAATTTTGCATTCTTTGTAAATATTGCTGTTTAAGTGAGACAATAGCATAATCTCCTTCTGATATACTAGGTATAATATCACCTTCACCATATCTTAAAGAACACACAGAATTATTAAAAACAGCACCTGTGCAATCCTTGTTAGTTTCACACAATTCGCCGCATTTATTTAATGTGGTAGATAATCTTTGCAGTTGGCCTTTTCCCAAAAAAGAATATCCTTTAATAGTTTTATATTTTTTACTACTATTATTCTGTTGTGGGTCATTTGTAACACTTGTAACACTTTTCACACAACAACTGGACTCACGAGGTCCTGTATAATTATCCGATGTAATAGTTTTATAATTTGGTTTTGTCCACAAAGAATTATCTGTACCAACCACAATAAACATTCCGGTATTTGTAATATCAATAGATGCTTTCACACAACAGCAGCCGACATTTTGCCATGATTGACTAGATAAATTTTTGTAACTTTCTTTTTTATATATATTTAAGTCACTTCCAGAAACATATAATGAACCATCAGGTGCAATCGCAACTGAACTACACCATTCTCCCGCTGTTGCAGTTTGTCTCCAATTATCATTTAAACCAGATTTTGACCATAATTTATTATCTGTTCCAACACCAACAATTGTCCCGTCTTGACCCATTGCAACATCTAATACACAACAAGAACTTTGTATGGGTCCACTCCAATTGTCTAAATAATCTTGTTTTGTATATATATTCATATTCATTATTCCTAATAATCCTTTGCCATCATTCATTTTGCAAATAGCCTGGACATCTACACTATTATCATCTATTAATGCCCACTTGGAATATAAATCCGCTTTACTATATAATTTCCCGTCTGTTCCAACTCCTATAATAATATAAGGATTGTCATTAGACACAGTAACCGTTTTTGGTTGTTTCTCCGCTGTGTTTAATAAATTAAAATAATCATCTTGAAGTTTATTATAATCATCCAATATTTTTGTATATTGATTAATTAAATCATTCATATATTATATTTGATTTTATTCTCTCTGAATTATTATATTTAACATAAATACTAAATATAATAATTTCATCTATGTCGCATACATTAATCCACAGTTGCCACCAACAAACGTGACTATATTTATTCTCTCTTCAAATAAAACCATATTGAAATTGTAATCATAGATTCGCCATGTCGGTTTATTAATGCCAATAATATTTCCAGTTTCCGGATTACAAATAGACAATGATTGTGCCAAAGGATCCAACGCAGGGGTAATTGTGGTGAATTCAAATTCCACTAAATTAAAACGATTCGTATTTAATGCCCCGCTGGGTTGCAAGTCAGTTGGGTTTGTAGACAAACAAAAATTATAACAATACAGCCCATCGGGTGCGTTTGAACTGGTTCTCACATATTTTTCAATGTAATTAAACACACCCACTGGTTGCAAGTTCTCTCTATACTGTCCATCTAAAAGTATGCCTAATGAAATCAATATTTCTTTTATGTTGTCAATTGTATAAACAGGTGTTATCATTATCCCAGTTGGCGAACCGCCAATGTTTTGTCCAGGACCTATATACGTTGTTGAATTCGGGTCATAACATTGAAGTGGAAATTCGCCATCTTTCGGTGCCTCAACAAGACCAGATGGAACAGATTTATACGGATAATTGGTATAATTAGACCATTGATTTCGCAAATTCGCATCACTTCGTTGAAAATAAAACATCCAATTTGCAACCAATCCCAAAGAATCTAATTGTATTTTATTTGGTCCAGTGACATTGTAGAAAATAGTCTCACGCACTTGTGTAAATATATATTTTTGTTCATTTAATGCAAACAATCTGGCTTCATCATTAGAGAGAAAACAATATGTGCAATTCAAATTAACATCGGAATTCCACAATGTTCGCGTGTCCACATATGAATTTATTCCAATGCAGACATCCGGGGGAGGTTGAAGAAAACGATAAAATTGCATGTAATATAAATTGAAATTCGGGGCAACGCGTGGATAGTTATTCTGTGGTTGCATTACATCCCGAATGGTGAATAACTCATAAATAGGCCGCATTGTAATTGTTATATGCAATTCATTATATTGCAATGAGACTAATGGAAACGCCATTTGTGATTTTAAATTAAACCATGCATTTAATGGAATATAAAGAGTCCTTCCAGGAATAGACGGTTCAGCACCAGGCACAGATGGACTATAATATGCATTTGGATACGTATTTACACGTCCATTTGCATTTGCAGGATCCGTCAATTGAGCCACATTGCCAATCATTCTATCAAACAATTCTTTTTTAGGACCAGAAAAATCACGCTGAACCAATGACAATAAATACGCACCAGAGAATTCCTGCAATGTTTGATTGCCGCATGTAATTGACACATTTTTAATCATTTGTGCACCGATGTTTTCTATCCATTGAAATTCATATGGCACCCAATCCGTATTTTCAAGCATTTGCCCTTGATTTTGTTGAGGCGGGAAAATTGGGCTCCAAATGGATGGCAAATCAATGGAAATATAACAGTCCATTAATAAATCGGCATATCTAGGTATTTTAAAAGTAAATGTGGATTCTTCATTCAATCTCAATGTTCTAGACCCATCAAAATCTATGCGAAATTTTTGCAATCCAAAATTGGTATATTTGGCATACGTCGTTTTGAAAAAAGTTTTACTAGGATTCCCATTTAATATAATGTTTTGCTGACCTTGACTCACTAAATTTAAAAGACCACCAGCCATTAATATATAAGTATTTTTATTTTTTAAATACTTCTTATATATAATAATATGGAGAAAAATCCACAAGCAATTATTATTGTTATTAGTCTTGTTGTTTTAGTTTCCGCAATATTTTATTATTTCTATATTACTGGATTAAGAAGCCGAGAATGCACTTTTATGAACAATATTTACGGGACATTAAACACACGAATTAAACCTATCACTCCATCCTCCAAACAGTGCAAATTCAATTTGCGAGACTATTACATTAAAACGGCATATAATTGTTGCAGTGGAGGGAGTTATAAAAATGATTATGTTGACACTTGCAATTTAATTAATGTGCTAAAACAAGGCTGTAGAGGATTGGATTTTGAAATATATTCTATTGATAACCAACCGGTTGTGTCGACCTCTGTTTTAGACAATAATTATGTAAAAGAAACATACAATTATTTGGAGTTTTCAGAAGTAATGAATGTTTTGACGAATTATGCCTTTTCAGCCAGCACTTCTCCGAATTATACAGACCCATTAATTATTCATTTGAGAATAAAAAGCAACAACTCGCAAATGATTTCTAATTTCGCAGACTTGTTTAAACAATATTCTGCATTTATGCTTGGAGAAAAATACAGTTATGAGAATCATGGAAAAAACCTCGGTAATGTTCCACTTCTTGCCTTTTCAACCAATTCTGCGTCATCTAAAAATAATATCATTCTTATTGTTGACAGAGACAATACTGTATTTTTAGACAATCAACATTTTATGGAATATGTAAATTTGACGAGTAATTCTATTTTTATGAGAGCCCTGCGTTACTATGATATTAAATATGCACCGGATTTTGCGGAATTGCAAGAATTTAATAGACAAAACATGACAATTGGAATGCCGGACAATGAAGTCAATCCTGTGAATCCAAATGCAATTGTTGTGAGAGAAAGTGGTTCACAAATGATTGCAATGAGATATCAATATGTAGACAATAATTTGGAGGAAAATATTGGCTTTTTTGATAAAGTCGGGTTTGCGTTTGCATTAAAACCAGAGAGATTGAGATATATTCCCGTGAATTTGCAGGACCCTGCGCCACAGCGACCTGAATTGTCCTATGAATCGCGAAATGTGGCAAGCGACTATTTTAGTTTTAGCATTTAGTTTTTAGACTTGCGACGTTTTATGCATTCTTTTTCCCTCTTGTAAACTACAATCTCCATCCCTTTTTTTTCGGTGGTTCTGGTTCATTCTCTTTTGATTCTTCAAAACCTGATGGTATTGACTTGTTTGAATCTCTCTTTGAATTTCTCTTTGAAAGACTATTTGAATCTCTCTTTGAATTTCTCTTTGAAAGACTATTTGAATCTCTCTTTGAATTTCTCTTTGAAAGACTATTTGAATCTCTCTTTGAATTTCTCTTTGAAAGACTTTTTGAAAGTCTGATTGAATCTCTTTTTGAAAGACTATTTGAAAGTCTGATTGAACCTCTATCTGATTCTCCATCTCCATATGGAGATGCATCATATGAATCTGCATTGTAATCTCCTGCAATTGAATCTCTCATATAATATTCGTTAAAATCAAGTTTATATTTATTAGCCTTATTCATAAGATATGTTTCATCATCAGTCATATAAGGTGTCTGTTTATTTAGTCGCTTTGCAATTTCCTTGCATTTTTTTATATCCTTTGTTATTTTGGGTGGAGCCAATGTAACTTTTGTAGGACCATTCTTTAATTCATATCTACCATCATTCAATGTCCCCAATAAATCATTAGAAGGCATATCTTGAGCCCCGCCTAATTGTTTCTTTAAGTTGTTTACATCTAATTGAGCCTTGGCTATTTGTTGATTACCTGTCTCTTTTATATCGGAATGCTGCGCATTCAACGTTTTTATTGCGTCATCATTTTGTTCCTTCATCTTTTTAATTATAGGGTCTATAATGTAGTCACAATAATTGAGTTTTCCTGAACAATTGATGCCTTCCTTATTATTTAAATCATTAAAGTATTTTTTTTCTGCATCTGTATACGCCCCCCCGTGTTGTGATAAACTGTCTTTCTTTACTGATGTGCGCAGTTCTTTTAATTCCTTTTTTACATTTGACATTTTTGTATCCCATTCCTCCATCCATGCATCCATATTCTCTTTTATTTTATCTTTTTCATTTTGATATTTCTGCATTACCTGTTTTTTTTTAAATAATAAATTAGGCACACAACACGACCTGTTTTTTTTCTCGGTTTCTAAATATTTAGATTTAACTTGATTATACCTTGCAATATCAGCATCTTTTCCCAAAACTTGTTCACAGTTTTTTTCCACCCATTCTTTTTCCATCTCTTGCGGTGTTTCTTTTCGAAACCAATAACGACCACCACCTCTTGTCGTTTTCCGTCTATTCTGCCTATTCCGATTGTTCCGCTTATTCCTGCTTTTATTCATATATTTACTAAAGATTTAATTATCTTTGTTGACCATAGAAAAAGATGTAAACATATAGTATGAAAGACAAGGTGTGCGATAAATCCATGAGTTTCAGTGATTGTGAATTGGCCATTTTACGCGTGCAAGTGGACGAAGCAGAAGAGAAAATAGCCAAACGAATCATTAAAACCGACGAAACCCAGGAAATGATTACTATTGTGGAAAATTTCATTAAAAAAAAGACGCTGGTTTGTTATGGCGGCATTTCTATTAATGCATTGTTGCCAGAACAGGATAAAATATACAATGAAGACATTGATTTGCCAGATTATGACTTTTTCTCTCCAAATGCATTGAATGATGCGAAAGAATTGGCGGATTTATATTTTGAAAAAGGTTATACAGAAGTGGAAGCAAAGGCTGGACAACATCATGGCACATTCAAAGTCTTTGTCAATTTTCAAGGAGTCGCCGACATTACAATGATGCCTTATAAATTGTATAATATTATCAAGAAAAAAGCCATCCGTGTCAATGGCATTTTATATACAGACCCTAATTATTTGAGAATGTCCATGTATTTAGAACTCTCTAGACCTGCCGGAGACACGAGTCGTTGGGAAAAAGTCCTCAAACGATTGATTTTGATAAATAAACATTATCCTTTGACCGAATTACAGTGCGGTAAAATTGATTTTCAACGAAAAATGGAGGATGAAACCGACAATAAAGCCGACGAAATATACGAGACTGTGAAAAATACATTTGTCAATCAAGGCGTTGTCTTTTTCGGAGGATTTGCCATTTCACATTATTCTCAATATATGCCTTCGAATTTGAAAAAGAAGTTTGAAAAGATTGCGGATTTTGATGTTATCTCTAATGACCCTTTAATCACTGCTGAAATAACGATTGAACGATTGAAAGATATAGGCATACATAATGCAAAAATAGTAAAAAGGTCCGAGATTGGAGAAATCATTCCTTTGCATTATGAAATAAAAGTAGGCAAAGACACGGTTGCTTTTATTTACGAGCCTATAGGATGTCATAGTTACAATGTATTGATTCAACAATCTCAGAAAATAAAGATTGCAACCATTGATACCATGTTGAGTTTTTATTTGGCGTTTTTATATGCCGGAGAACCATATTATGACACTGACCGCATTTTATGCATGTCTAAATTCTTGTTTGATGTTCAACAAAAAAATCGGTTAAGTCAAAAAGGGTTGCTCAAACGGTTTAGTATTACTTGTTATGGACATCAAGAAAGTGTGGAAGAGATGAAATCAATAAAGGCGAAAAAGATTATAGAATTAAAAGGACGAAAAGGGACGCGTGAGTATGATGAATGGTTTTTAAAATACAATCCTGGAGAAAAATATGGCGTGGAGAAATATGGCGTGGAGAAATATGGCGTGGAGAAATATGGTGCACAAGTTGACAACGCAAAGAATTACGAGACAAAGAATCTGTCAAAAGAAACCACTTTACAAACAAAAAAGAAAAAGGACAAAGAAAAGAGAAAATTCACAAAGAAATATCGTCGTCACAAAAAACATAAAACAGTAAAAAAATATTGGGAAATGTATTAATATAATTCATCTTTAACACAACACTTATTCAATATATAATAAATTCATCGCTTTATGAAATTGAATGTAGAAAGCAGCCGTCATACAACCCATGATATAACAAATTATCAATAATAATACGAAATTTACGAGTCCTACCACATTTTGCTGAAATTTGTAGACGTCTGGGTCAATATACTTGTTTAATTTACTCTCTTTTATATATACTAGTTTTTTACATAGTAGACATTTATTATACGCTATTTTATGCCATTCGTATAAGCATTTGGAATGCACGACGCAATTGCAATCGCATTGTTTAGTATAATTTAAAATCGTGGACATTTTATAACAATTCCCTCCTTCCAAACAAATTACGCATATTTTCTCGGATTCGGAAGTAGTCATGTTATTTTTGAAAACAATACAAGAGAGAAAAAGCATTTCATTTTTATTTATATAAAGAAATGCGTGCGTGTGCCCTCTAAACAAACAAACTAAAAGAATGTATGCAATATTTCTTGCACAATTATTTTAAAAAAACGATTCGGGTAATGTTTGTGAAATATGTTGACCATGTAAACCAAATATCTAATACAAATTAAAAAACATACTTTTATCAAATAGATTACATTCCAATTATTTATATAAGAACATATTTCAGTGGATGAATTTTTAATGTAAAACAAGTGAATGTCTATTATTCCATACAAAATTCGCCTATAATTGGTGCTTTCATTTTTTACATTAAGCATTTCTGATATTTTTTCAAAACTAACAAGATTTAAATATAACAATTTCCTATTTTTTTTACTATGAAATAAATAAGGAAGAATTCCATCCAAGTATTTATTTTTATACAATAAATCGCCGTTTATAATATATGGAACAAAAGAGGAACGAATGATGCAATCACATAAATGCTTTTTATTTTTAAATTTGTTTACAACAACATGTTTCATTGTATGCATGTTATTGTATGTAATGTATAATCTCTTCTTTAACAAAGAAACGTCCAATTCCTCTGGCAAAAAAATTCCAACTGAAAATAAAAAGTCTAGATTCTTGTGTTTTATAAAATGTGCATGGGTTTCTTGATAATAATTTCTGGATTGCAAAATATTCAATGCATCTATTAAATACATTAATCCTAAAAAAGAACTAATGCTACAACCTGAAATTCTACAAACAGTGATATATTTTAGTTTTTCCATTCTCTTTAAAAAATAGAGACATCCTATTATATAACTTCCATTGAAAGCACCTCCATCCATTACCAAGTCTATTTCTATCGGCGTTTTCGGAGGTGGAGGCAAATTCGCCACAATCGTGTCAAGGTATTGCTCAATAACAAACATAATAAAATACATTGTTAAAAAAATGTGCATGATACAACCAAAAGAATCTGTTATTGTTGTGGGTTTGTTCATGTCCGCGTGTCCGCATTATATACTTTTATTGTTTCTTATGCACCAATCCAGAGAGAAATCTTATGGTTAAAAACGATTGAGTGCCTTGATTGATTTATTCACGCTATAAAAAGAAAATCCAAATAAAAGGCTGGTTACTATAAAGCCATGAATATTCATATTCCCATCTTTTGAAAATAAAATCGGCAAGTATGTGCATAATTGTTTTTTTACAATCGGCAATTGAAATAAAAAATATAAAATAGATAAAAAGAGCGGCATTTGAATTTCATTGTATAATTCGTCTAATTTGTCAGATGGTTGGACGTATTGTTGCTGCACGTAAGAATCTTGAATATAATCTGGCTGATTTGGAATCGTCGGTGGAATGTAATTTGCCTGTATTTGTGCGTCGTTTGTGAGACCTTCGGTGTTTTGTGAAATATCGCGTGATTGCAATTGCGTGGCTCCAGAGGCACTGGCTTGTTGAAGACCATTTACAATTTGATTTATGGTGCTTTGGTCCAAACTAATTTGACTATCTTGTTGTTGTGATTGTTGCGGGAGAGATTCACTTGCACTTAAATTTATATTTCCATTTCCAGACGCAGGATTGGTTGGTAAATCAAAAATATTCGTGCTCATAAATATTATAAAGATTGATTGATTATAATATTTACGCATTTTCATTATTCTATTCAAATTCAACGATTTTTTTACTTTTGTCACATTTTGTCACAGTTGACACATATTTATAACATTTGTTGTCGTATTTATGGACTTTATTATTAATTTCTTCCATGGGTGCTGCATAAAAGACTATACAGTTTTTCCCTTTACATACACTTCTAAACAAAGACGCCACTCCTAAACCTAAAAGTATGGACAGAATAATTCTTCCAGTTCGGGTATGAATGTATTTCTCCATTTTCATTTGATTCATATAATACAAAGACACTATTGTTTCTTCTTGATTTTTTCATTTCATTCCAAGAGAGAAATATTAGGCCACCCCCAACCCACATTAGAATTGAATTGGAATGCTTGCAAGCATGCTTTCATCAGCAGGACAATCTACTTCTGTTTTTGTAAAAGAATAACAATTGTCTCCCCTGTCTTTATATAGAATCTTGTCTATATTTTCAGGAGTTGGATAGACAAAGACTGTTTTTACCTCGGGTCCTAAAATATAAATAAAAAAGAGACCAACCACTAAACTTAACAAAAACACAGGAATGGAAATGAATCTTGTCAACATTTATTTATTTATACTATTTACATGGACAATAAAATAATCATTTGCTCAAATGAAACGCGATATGATGATATTGTGCCAGTTCTCATTTTTCTATCTAAACAATAACAATAGACCAAAGAATATGCGTGTTATCTAATGTTTTGTTAATGTTCTTGTTCTATTTCTCGTTCTTGTTGTGCCATTTCTAGGTCTTCCTCTACATCTGATTGGGTGTCTGCATCTGATTCTGACGTGCCAAAATCAATAGGTTCATTGTTTTTTACACGCAACGTGATGCGTTGTTTTTCAGTCAAATCCTTTTTAGGTCTTTTGGTCGGTGGAGTTTTCGGGGCTTTTTTCGGCTTTGATTGCGGCGTCTTCTTCTTCTTCTTCTTTTTCATTGCATTGTCCGAGGATTCACTGTCTTTATCAAATGCAACTGCATCATCCGGCAAATCGGTTGTATAACTAACAATGGTCGGTTTCCCATTCACCTGTTCAAATTGATGAAATGAATTAGTTCGTTGAATCAATGTATATATATCTGCTTTTTCGTCATACTCTACAATATTCATGTGATATTTCAAATCCATTAATGTAGCCAATTCGGGTTTTAAATCTGACAAATAAATGTCAACTGCATTTTCCGGATTGTTTGAATTGACCTCTGTTTTAATATTCTCAATCAATTGATACACTCTGGCTTGTAATTCATAAATCCGTTCTTTTTTGGGTTTTACATTTAAATAGAAATAATAATACAATTCCAGCATTTCCGTAAATTCAGAGACTTCCACCTTCATTTTTTCAAAATGGGAAATGGCCTCGCCTTTTGTAGTATAACCAAACAATGTGTTGTTTTTCTCTTTGATAATGTCATTTTTTAATTTAGAAAGCAACTGTTCATGTTCTGTGATTAATTCAGGAAGCATTTCAGAATATCCCACATTAATATTGATATTTAACCCACAAGGTTGAAGAACGTCTCCGCATTTCGCAATTAAACTTCTAGAGTTGGAGTCCGCATTGAATTTCGTCTGAAAAATAGAGCCTACAGGACGTCGACAATTCACACATTTTATTTTTTGTTTGCGAAATTCTTCGCGTTTCTCTCTCACTGATTTTGAGTCATTGTCGCCAATCTTTTTCTTGATGTTTTTTATGCCTGTTTCATATTTCGTTTTTAATACATAATATTTGTTTATCGCACGATTTATTTCTTGCATTTCGAATTCCTTTTCTTCTTCCAGTTCACTCATTATAATAAAATAGTATTATAATTTTCACATTTCTTTGTAATGATTAGGTAAACTCATTTTGCCAACTAGGCAAGCCTGTAATTAATTCTTCTCTCTGTATTTTTTTAGCCGTTTCATAATTTTTTATTTTGGATAAAATATACTGTTGTTTTTGTTTGTTCTTTTCGTATATTTCAACCGGAGTTAATTTCCCTTTGTATTTATAAAGTAAGAAACCTCCTAAAATAAGAAAAAATAGAATAAACAGTGCAATGTTGAAAATAGAATTGTATACGTGATTTTTAATTATACTACATTGTTTTAATGTTTGATTTAAAAAATATTTAACACCTGGTTCCACCAAAGACGGATTCTCTTCAAAATTCATACTAAATACGAGGATTTATTTATAACGAATTACACTTATACTCTTGAAAATTGTCGGTTTCGGGACAATACCAATGAAATAAAATAATGAAATAAATTATATGAATGGATATATTAATTTAATTGTATTTATTTTGACAACTCTTCTTTATTTTTATAAAATAAAGCCGGAAATTAATTATGATACATGCGATGAGCCTCCATCAGTAAGAAGTTTAGGTATTTATGCATTGGTCATTTTAATAACACAATTTATCTTGAATGTTTCGGCAATTGTAGAGAAATGTGGCGGAAGTGCTTCGCAAAATATTGGGATTGCCGCATTGTTTACCTTTTTGCCGTGGACACTTATTTTCGGAATCATGCTTGCAGTGTTAATTGTCCTTCCTGGATTTAAAAGTGCATTTTCAGATGTAATTGGGTATTTTTATATTTCAGGAAAGGCACATGAGTTATTTAGTGAAATGTTGGCAATTAATGGAGACCTTGCAAAAACAATTCAAATGGCACCGGATGATAAACAGGCGAATTTAAATGCCGCTGCAAATGCTCTTATTAAAATGTGTGGAAACATGGGAATTCTTATAAATCAAATTGTCCCGAGTAATTTTAAAGATTATTGGAAGTTGTTAAATCCTCTTATGAAACCAGATGCCTTGTTAAAACAACAGCCTTTATATACTGCATATCTTGCATCGCAAAAAGAGCCCGATGCTGATGCCGCGAATGCGTCGGCTCCTGGACCGACAACGGGTGGACGAAGAAGTCTCTCTGGACTGCATGGACGTCCTTTGAAAAGGGGGGGAGGTCCCACCGAAGAAGAATTAAGAAAAGTGGCTGCAAGTGCGGCGGTGGCAGTGGCCGAGTCCAAAAAAATAGGTGCTCCTGCTGTTGTGCCTGAGGTTGTGCCTACTTCTTCTTCTATGCCTGCTGTTGTGCCTGGTGTGCCTGCTTCTTCTTCTATGCCTGTTGAGGTGCCTGCTTCTTCTTCTATGCCTGTTGAGGTGCCTGCTTCTTCTTCTATGCCTCTTGATGTGCCTGCTTCTTCTTCTATGCCTGTTGAGGTGCCTGCTTCTTCTTCTGTCCCTGGTGTGCCTGCTTCTTCTTCTGTCCCTGGTGTGCCTGCTTCTTCTTCTGTGCCTCCTGTTGTGCCTGTTGATGCGAATGGACAAGGACAAGACACAAACAATGGCTCTGACACCGACTTATATAATCCAATACTTATAACGACTCCAAAGAATAAAGCCGAACCATTGTCTGTATCAGAGTTTTACAAAACAGAATTATTGAAGTTAGTAGTGTTGAGAGAAAATGTCGGAGAATTCATGTGGTATTTATACACTGGAATTTTGGTGATTTCTATTATTCAATATTATATTTTAAGCAGGGGTTGTTTTAGTGATACGGCAACCATGGAAAAAAATTATCAGAAATTTTTAGAAGATGAAGATGCGGCTCAAGCACAAAAAGACGCTGCACAAAACACAACATACACAATTAGTTAAAATTTCGAATAAATTCGCATTACATTATTATATGTCATTTAGTGTTTCAAAAAAAAATGGAAGCCTACTTTTCAAAGATTTCGGTGGATACGAGACACGCAATTATTCAACAATGTGGTGTATTTACAAAGCAGATGAAAAATATAAGTGGCATGATTTTAATGAAATTAAAATACATACTCAAGATTTCGAAGAAAATAACAATGATTATACTTACAGCAAAAAAGATAATTATAATAATGTAGTTCCTGATTTTAATTTCCATGCTTGGCCAGAAACAGGTTATACTGATTATGAAAAACTGTCCGAAAACATAAGTAATTCAGGGTTAAATACTTACGAAATAAATAAGGTTGGTTGGATTGGAAATATAAGAACAAATGTTATGAGAAGAAAATTATTAGAAATAGGTAACAATAATAATAATTTATTTGATTTTTTTGATATGACATGGTCACCGTCTGGAGAGACCTTTCTTAACAGTAGCACATATATATATCAACCCCTGAATTGGCAAGAAAATATTCTATTTTAATTGATATTGAAGGAAATGGATATTCTGGACGACTTAAACATTTATTTTGGTCGCATAGACCTGTATTACTTGTAGATAGACCACATAAAGAATTTTTCTTTGAATTTTTAAAAGAATGGGTCCATTATATTCCTGTAAAAAGAGACTTGTCTGATTTGATTGAACAAACGAAATGGTGTTTTGATAATTATGATAAAGCAGTAATAATTGCTGAAAATGCATATCAATTTAGTAAAATGTATTTAACTCGTGATGCATGTTATGATAAATGGAATAATGTAATATGTAATTTATAATACTGGCCTAATTAAAATATGATTCTTGGATAAGTCATGTAACACATTACCGCTAAATACGACAAGATTCCTAAAATGATGGAAAACAACCAAATAGGTAATATTGTTTTATTTTTGTATCCTATTCCAAACACGCGTAAGCTTCCATCTGATTTAAATAAAAAAGCAGGTTTCATAAATTGTATTATTGAAAAAATGACAACAAAAAGAATAATAGCAATCATTGTAATATTTTCTTTCATAAGTTACTAGTCTATTTTTTTTTATGATAATTGTATACATTATCATAAAATATATATTCTACAACAACCAGAACAACCTCAACATCCAGAACATCCACATCAAACTCAATCATACTCATCCATGGTTTCACCTACTTCATCCCCATAATAATCCCCGTCCATGTAATCTTCATTCATGTGAGCCATGTCGCGGTTTTCATTGTCAATATCCTCCTCCATTTGTTGGTCTTCAATGTATTCATCGACATCATCATTTACATTATAATTGTTGCCATGTTTTTCGCGATGTATCAATTCTTTTTCATATCGTTGATATTTCTCGGTTTCTTCCAAGGTGTTGTCATAATCTTCAGCCACATATTCAGTCAATGCTTTTTGCATTCCTTTATTCCAATCACCCAGTTTGTATTTTTTAAACAAAGTATCTACGGCTCGTTCATCATCCGTTTTCAGTTTCAGTTTGTCAGTAAGGTCATTTTTCTCTCTTTGTTTTATTTTAAAAACCATATTAGTAACGTCTTCATAAGAAAATTCATTGTCATTCTTATCCGTCATCATAATATTAATATAAACAATCAATAACTTGGCCACTTTTTCCTTTAATATTTTTTGATTCACATCAATCGTTATTTCATCATATCGTGTTTGAACCTCGTATTCTTTTTCTCTCTCTTCCTCCTCATCGCTGGCCTCATCAGCCCCTTCTTTTTTATGAAACACATTGTTGGAATCCTTGGACAAATCAATGTATTTCATAATTATTTTCAAAAAGAAATATTGTATCAACAATTCAACGAGTCTGTCTGTCAATCGTTCTTTGCTAGAAGTAAAATAACGTATTTCATTGATTGCCAGTAATAAATTGTCACATGATTCTTTGATTTCAATCAATACCTTGGATAATGTTGCATCCTCGTAAAATTCGCCAAGTTGTGAATAATATTTTTGCACAAATTCTTGAATGTCTCTAGTATGATTTTGAGATAATTTCCAATAAACAGGAATTGTTATGGCATTGTAATTTATACTTTTCAAAATAATATTCGGAAATCCTCGGCTAATCTCTTGTGCATATGATTTGAAAAACGCAATCTGTGAATTCTTCCAATCCACATCCATGTCATCGCGGGCTTTATTGTCCATGATTGAATCAATAAATTTATTCATGCTAGAGTATTTCTTTTTGGAGAGACCAGAAGAATTTTCTTTAATATACTCTATAATAAGAGTCTTCATATAAGAGACCCGCCCACTCAAAAAATCGCCCAATGCATTAATGGCGTCATCCAATGCAGTCTCGGAATTTTCTGTCTCTAACAATTCAATTAATAATGCAATGCCGCCATCATTTTCCGTTTCATTTATAAAACGCATCTTTTCACGCAATAATACCAACGGTTCAATCACTGGCAAAGACAAATCCATGACAACCATGTTTTCCCGATTTACTAATTGCAACAATCGCAAGAAATCCTCCAATAAATATTCTGTTCCAGCCAATTTTAATTTGCGTATAATTTCCGGATTGTTGTCCTTGTCTTTTTCATTCATTTCCGGCTTTGATTTGCATATCGGCATAAATGCTGGATTCATTGGCAACTGTGTTTTAAATTTGCAAAAATGAATAAATGCGAGATAAATAGTGTCCTCATTAAATATTTTCAAAACAGACGGTTGCACAAGTTTACTATTTATTCTACTTGAAAGTAAAATCGCCTTTGATAATGCATAAATATCGTCCAATATTTTCGTCAATTTAATTGCATTGTTGTTGTACATTTCAATGCTCGCATCTTTTTCTTTAAAATATTCAATCATTGGCAACGTTTTATTATCCATGCAACACGCATTTTCCAAAAAGTTCTGCAATAAGAGTGGCTGTTTTTTAATAATGTCCTGTATTTTTTCTTGTATTGCGAGAGAATAAAAAATCACCTTGCTTTCAAGAACCAATAATTTCTCTCTGGTTTGATAAGACCCGGCTTTAATATTATCCAGCAAATCTCTTTCAAATTTGTCAGAAATGTATTGAGTGTCTTTGCTTTTGATGTGAAGTTCAACCAACGGCGGCAAAAACTCTTTCCATTTAGACAAACTATATTCTTCGGAAATGAATACTTCGGGCTTTTTCAACAAATATTCCACCTTTTCATTTATTTTTCGTTTGATTTCTGAAAGTTTTAACAACACAGTGTCCAATATAAATTTCGTCTTGTCATAAACATATTCATATTTTTTCTTGTGCAATACTGACCATGGTTCTACATTTGACCGCAAATTGTATCCAACACATGAAATATAGGTTAATGCACTGAAATCGCTCTCTCCATTAAATGGATATCCATCAAACGATTTCACACACCCGGGAAATGTTTTTCGGGTTTGAATAGATGGAATGCTGCATTGAACCGCAACTAAAAATGTGCCAAATGTTGCAAATAAAATACTGTCATTGTAATATTGCGGATAAGACGCAATAATAACCCCCTTGTTTGCCTTTTCTTTTATCATTTTGGCATACTCGCTTTCTTTTTTCAAATGTTCTTGAATCACCACATTTACAGTTGTAATAATAAAGTCTCTTTCAGATTCAATATTAATTCCCATTTCACGAGAGAGAGTGGTAACAATGTTTGAAATGAGTTGTGATTGTTTGTTTAATTTCGGTTTAATCTCTCCGGATTTTTGCTCGTCCGCCGCCGCCATCTCGTCGCGTCGCTTGATGCGTTGCTGTCCTTCTTCATAAGATTCGTCCACATTAAAATTAATCTTTTCAATGACATATCCACTGTGTTTGTCTACCCAAGCATCACCATCATCACTGAATTTGCCTATTTTAAGTTTCAACTCATCTACATGGTCTTGATAATACGGTGTGTTGTAATAAAATGCCATGGTGTGCAAAAATTGAGGAATCAATTTCACATGTGTTGTTTTGCAATACAACCAATGAGGGTCTGTAAAATTAGGTTCTGTAAACATTTTTACAAATTTTATTATATAGATTTGTTGCATTTCAGTGTCATTCATGCCTAAAATATGTCTCAACAGCGGGGCATGAGGAGAGACGATGATTTCCGATTCATCTGCATTGTTCATTCCAAGAGTATATTTCATATTGTTGTATTGCATAAATCTGGCCTTTTCTATTTCAATTATTTTGGGAAGGATTCTATTATAATATTCCAGTTTTTTGTCCACCATTTTTGAAAAGGCGTCTTTTGAAATGGCGATTTTTTCATCAAATTCTCCCAATGCCTGTTTGATAAAATTCTTTTTAATAGTCAATGCCGCATTTTCCGTATTGTTGCAAGTGTTTATATTGGAGATGCAATTTAATTGAAGATTGCAACGGATGTTGTCACTCGTGGTAATTAATGTGGGGTCTATGTTTTGTGTAATGGTCCATTGATTGTTTTTTCTAATATAATAAGTGTATTCTACTCCGATGATTAAAATGGCATAATAACCGTCCAACACACTCCTCATTCCATTTATAACTGTCTCTGTTAAATAGTGCGAATCAACGTCATTCAATTTATTTGTACTTTTTAATTTTCCTTGCAAAAATATGAAAAATTCTTCTGGTGACATTTTACTTCTCTCTTTTTCATACTTGTCTAATATGCCATAATAAGTATCATCAAACTGTCTATCAAAATAAATGTTTTTGCCATTGTCGTTTTCCAATTCTTCAAGAGAATAATATTTTTTTGCGAAAATATATGAGGCGCATTTGTTGGGCGTCTTGTTTTTTTGTTCTTCTTCTTCAAACTGTTTCTCTATATTTTCAATTACATGCGTCACATCATTTGGAAACATTAAATCCATGTTTTCTTTTGTGTTCATTACATTAAATAGATTGCCGAAATCCGTTGTGGTCAATTGCATCAACAACTCATTGCTTGTAACCCTTGCGGTGAGTGGATTGTATGTTTGCAGGTATTCTGTCCGTGTTTTTGATTTGGGTAAGATTTTACTAATGACTTGTTCTATCGTGAGTCCCAATTCCTGATGTTTTTTAATATATTGATTAAAAAATTGCATATTGGATGTGAATGATTTATTGTAATCAGTGATTTGTTCATCAATGTAGTTTGTGATTTCTTTGTATTGTGCATATGTTAAATCATCCGTATAAATTAAAAATGGTTCTAAATATGAAACGACGTCTACAATGGATAATTTCGCATTAATGTATTTTTTCATAATGTTGAAAATAATCTTGATGTTTGGAATAATTGCATCAATGTATTTTGCATAATTTTCATCTGGAGTTAATTCTGCATTTGACACTATTTTGTAATTTGTGATTTTTTTGGCGAATTCATATTCATCGTCCTGTGTCTCCATCTGTTTTTCTGTCTCTTTTTCTCTCTGTTTTTTCGCATTCGGTTCTTCTTGTTGGTCTCTGGCTTGTGCTGCTGCAAGTTCTTCGTCTGCTTGACTTTTTTCGACTTGTGCTGCCGATAGTTTTTGTTTCAACCTATCCACATTTTTCTTTAATTTGTTTTTAGTAGACTCTCTCGCACGTTGTATTTTTTTTTTAATTTCTTCGCTGTATGGAATATTGTTTTCTTCCGCCTTTTTCTGTGCCTCTTCTAGATATTTGGCGTCTGCCAGGTCCTTTTCCGCATCAGACAATTTTGTTTGCATAACAGTGAGTTCTTTACTGATTTTGTTTGCGAGGTCTTTATTCAACTTTGTTTGCGCCGACGTCAATTGTTGTTTGAGGTCTTCTATCTTTTTTAAAAATGTATTTACCGATAGAGATATCTCATGATTTATTTTTTTTTCAAATTGGGTCGTGTATGGGTCCGCCTTTTTCAAATCAGATTCGGCTTCTGCAAGATTGATTTTTGCAGTTGCCAATTGTTGCGACTTTGAATCCACTTGTGCTTGTGCATATTGTTGATTTGTTATTAGCAATTTTATAGATATTGTTTCATTTTCATCTATACCTAGTGTCGTATTTAATGGCTGCGATTTGATATTATCCATTTCTTGTTTGGCATGTGCCATCTTTTCTTTTATTGAAATTCTTTTTGTGAAAAAGTCCCAATATTTGAAAAACGATGAATTCAGATTTGATTTGATTAATACATTGGTTCCTGGCAAATTTATGCGAGAGAAACGGATTACTGGTTCTGGAAAAGTCATGATTGATTTTATTTCTAATTCATCTGCTTCTATTAATGGTTTTTTTGTAACGATTAATTTATTTCCTGAACCATTTTCTTTGTGTAATTGGGTAATTACGCCATTGTATTGTTGTCTAAAATACATGGATTCTCCAATGACATTTTGTTCTCCATTAGGTGATATGCTGCCTTTTCCTCGTGAAACATATGAAATATAATTATCATTGTTGTTTACCATGGCCAATATATTTGTATGCACCTTTTTCTTCGCAATGACATCTTGTTGATTTTCATGATGAGTGTATTCAAATGGTCTTAAAATGGGGGATAATTCTTTAAACATGATTGAATATTTGTTTTCTTCTTCAGAGGAAGTCGCCGATTTGTATTTATTTACACTTTCATTGATACTTAAATATGGTTCTTCACTAATTACATCAATGTCTATATTGTCGGATTCTTCTGTTATAAATATCTTTTTTACACTTTTAACCACGGGCAGAATCCAATAAAGATTCACGTCAAACTTTTCAAAATAGAGAGACAATGGTTTCCAGTTGGCCTTTTTGACGGTTTCATATAAAATATTGCCGTATTCATCAAACATTGAAAATTGTTCACGCAATTGTTTGAACCGTTCTACAGTAGTATGTATATTATTTAAAACCGCATAGTTTTTGCGTTGAACCGATGGAACAGTTGCAAACAAATCGTCCATTAAATCATTCAATTGTGCATCTAAACTATATCGTTGGTTGCTTATGTCAACATCTATAAATTGTGTGATTGAACCGAATTCTTCTTTTCCGAATTCCACTTGATTTGCCTTTAAAATCATTTTATGAAGGGTTGTGGCAATGTTTATGGGTTGTGCTTCAACCTCTATCTCTCTTTCATCATTGTCTTCTTTATTGAGTCCTGTGTCTTGTTGTTCTTGTTTTTGTTCTTCTTGTCCTTCTTGTTGCTCTGGTTGTCCTGGTTCTTGTTGTCCTGGTTCTTTGCCGGGTTCTTTTCTTGGGATTTTATGGACCATGTTTTGTCTAATTGTAATTTTAATGTTTTCGGGCATGCCCTTGTATTCAAAATTCAAATAAATAACATTGTTGGATGGAAATAGTTTTATTTCAATCATGTCCTGCTCCAAGTTTGTAATTTCGCCGGTTTCTATTTTTGGTAAATCGCCTTCAAAATAAATGTTTATCCACGTCCCAGGCAATAAATTGTTTTGTCTGGCATAACTAGGTGTTTTATTACGATATAAGAGAGAAATCAAATCAATCGTGTCGTTTTCAATTGTTTTGTCTTTATTTATTTTCAGTCTAATTAAAGTCATGGAAGAAAGATTGATTAATTTCATTAGAGTGTCATCAATGTAATTGATGAAAAATTTATAGCCGTTTACCTTCTTGTTTGTTGGGTCATGTATCTGAATCACATCTCCCAATTGCAATTGCATCAATACGTGTTTATTTGCATTTTTATCAGAGACCTTTTTTTCCTTGTCTCGTGCTTCTTCCAACAATTCAATCTGTCTTTTATTTTCTTTCAATGCTTGTTTAATTTGTCTATATTTGTCAATCTCTGTTTTTCTGTCTGTCTTTTTTGCTTGTTTGTATAAGTTCTCACGCTCTATTTCCAAATCTCCAATCTGTTTGTCATAATCTATTTCTTCAGCGGCGACGGCTTCTTCTTCTTCTTCTTTGTCGTCGGCTTCTTCTGCGTCAACAACGGGTTCGGCCTCTCGTTTTCGTGCTTCCATGAGTTCTTCTTCCCGGGCTCTGGCTCTGGCTCTGGCTCGTGCCTCTTCCTCTTCTTCCTTGGCTTTGGTCTCTTCTTTGGCCTGTTCTTCCTGTTGCATCGCCCTGGCTCTAGCCTTGATATCCTCCTCTTCTTTGGCTCGGACCCTTTCTTTTGTTTTGGCATCCTCTATTTCTTTGGTTTGTTCTGCCACTGTTTGTTCTGCCACTGTTTGTTCTGCCACTGTTTTCCCCTTCTCTCGCTGTCTTTTCTCCTTTTCTTCTTTTAACAAGGCCATCTCTGCCTGATTTTCTTTCACCTCTGCTTTAATTTTTCTATATTTCTCTTTTTCTGATTGTATGTCTATCTTCTTTGCCGTATCACGTAATTCATTGTCTTTTCTTTTTAATTGTTTCAGTTTTTTATCCAATTCATCATCACTCAATTGCATCTATATTTATGCTAGAAAATATAAATCACCCTAATTTCCAAACTTTACTAAACAAATAATATAAAGCAATATACATATAATAACCAAGCAAATGACGTTAAATTTGGCTATGATACCACAATTTTTTGATTTTGATGTTGATTCCAAGATAAAAATCACAAGGCAAAATAATTATACCTTTATGAATTACATAAAGTCACACTTGGAGAAAAATAATGTTCGTGGATTGTTTAGGTCGGTCATTTTAAATGACAATAAAGAGGTTGTCTGTTATTCTCCACCTAAATCCATGACTTATGAGTATTTTATGGAAACAGAAATGAATGATTCTGTCATTGGAATGGAATTTATAGAAGGAACCATGATAAATGTCTTTTGGCATGATGGAAAATGGGAATGTTCTACTAAATCTGTACTCGGTTGTAAAAACCGGTTTTACAATTATCCGAATGCAAAAACATTTAAAGTGATGTTTGATGAAGCATGCGATGCAGCCAATCTGAATATTGAAGTCCTAGACAAGACAAAATGTTATAGTTTTGTCTTGCAGCATCCAGAAAATAGAATTGTTATTCCATATACAAAACCGCAATTATATATTATTGCGGCATATACCATTAAAAACAACATTGTTGAACTTCATGACCCGTTTGAAATGCACTACTGGGTTTGCTTTGAAAATACGAGGGTTTGCTTTCCAAGAATATTTGATTTGAAAGAATATGAAATGACCAAATTGATTGACATGTTTGCATGTCCTCATGGAAATACTTCTCCATATGGCAGCATGGGTATTGTGTTTTACAATGTTTCTACAGGAAATAGAACCAAACTTCGCAACATTGCATATGAAAAGGTGCGTCAACTACGAGGGAATCAGGCAAAACTGGAATATCAGTATTTGTGTTTAAGACAAGAAAATAAAGTGGCTGAATTTCTTACATGGTATCCAGAAACAAAGCATTATATTACGGATTGCAGAAATAAACTCCATTTGTTTACAAAAGAATTGTTTTCACATTATATTTCGTGTTTCATGAAAAAAGAAAAGAAATTGTCGCTTTATTCTGGCAGATACAAGCGACACATGTACAATTTGCATCAAATATATACTGGCGAATTAAAGAGTAAAAATATGCATATAACCTTTCAGGTAGTCAAAGAATATGTAAACACATTGGCACCTGCATTGTTGATGCATTCTCTCAATTATGAAATGTCGCGTGCTGAGACGAGCGTTGAGACGAGTGTTGAGACGAGCGTTTAATGAATGGTTTATGGTCTTGCTTTATGGTCTTGGTTATTTCGTGTAATAATTTGAATAGTTATATTATTATTCAAATTATTTATTATGCCTTGTGTAATTAAAATACTTATTTGCGTATCTTATTTGCGTATCTTATTTGCGTATCTTATTTGCGTATCTTATTTGCGTATCTTATTTGCGTGACGTAAATGACGACATAATTGAATTGTATACTTTAATAGATTCCGTAATACATATTTGCACATGTCCTTTTATAATACTCGGATTTGACGGGTCCTTGTATGCAAGGCGAATAATGCTATGAGAATCATGAGGATGGAATTTTTTAAAGCCGCAATACGTTAATACGTTTACCCCTCCAAGAAAATTCTCCGACAGGGGTGGAGTAGAAGGCGTCATCGGTTGAAATAGTTTTCCACTGTTGTCAGGATTTTCATTGTGTTTCTGCACACGTTCATTGAGGTCAGCGACATTTTTCATCACCTCTTTTTTCTTAACGTTGTGTTCAGCATTCTCGTAAAACAATGTATGCAACATGTATTCCAACATTTTACCAATGGTATAATCTTCATTTTCTAATCTAATGTCATAACAATTCGACATGGTATTTTGTGAAAGTTCAATACTCAACTCGTTGGCTTCAATAATATCATTTAATTCGTTTAATCTATCTATTAAGACATGACACGCAGTGACAATTAATTGTTTGCATGTAAACACGCCAATGGTTTCTATAATAAATTCAAAACTATTTGGCACAGTTAATCTAAACGCATCCAACATCATCCAATTCTTCTTTTCAAAATCTATTTCCTCTTTTTTCATTCCAGCGTCTCTGCATTTTTGCAGTTTTTTCTCCAATTCGGTTTCAATCAATCCTAGGTCTTGAGTAAACCCATACGCACATGTGGAGACCACATTAAACATACCATCTTCTTTAGAGGTGCCAATAGAGAACTCGCATGTCATGTTGAGTTTTTCTCCAGGCAATTCCTCGGATATTTTTGGTCTGAGTCTAACAAAATCAATGTAATAATTGGTATAAGGATTCGGCGGAAATATCGCTCTCGCGTCTTTCTCGGTTAAATATTGTTGAGTGCTCTTGTCCTTGATTTTAAAATGCTCTGTAGTAACATACATGATGCTGTCTGTATCATTCGTTTCATTCACTTCCATGATTAAATTTTGAATGGGAACCTCTAAATCGTCAATATGAATAGGAATGCAACTTAACCTCTGTTTAATAACCTCGTTGTTTAAGCGAGAAGTATTTGAAATAATATTGGCTTTATTTTCTTCATAAGGCGATGTTTTAAATACGACTGTCGGAATGTCTGAAATAATCGTTCTTCGCAGTGCATTCGCCAAACTGACATTTACACCGCTCAATCTAAATTTCATGACATTTTGACTTTGTTCAACGTTTTCAATGGATGGATTCATTGTTTTAATTATAGTTAAAGAATATATTTAATATTATTCAGAATCAATTTTTTTAATAATGAGTTAAAAATTCATATCAATTAACTTTAGATAAAATAAGATGAGTTGCATTTTATATTATAGTAATTATTGTGAACATTCGAAATCTCTCTTGCAAAGCATATCAAAGAAGACGCCTACAAAGGACATTCATTTTATTTGCATTGATAAAAGAACGAAAGATGCAAATAATAAGATTTACATCATTCTAGAAAATGGGCAAAAAATCATCATGCCTGAAAACATCAATCGTGTTCCTGCTCTATTGTTGTTAAATCAAGGTTACAAGGTGTTGTATGGAGAATCTATATTGCAGCATTTTAAACCAGTTCAAGAAACACAAGTAAAGGCTGCAACCATGAATAATTTAGAACCCACCGCCTTTTCATTGGGCGGAAATAGTATGTTTGGCGGCATTGCTTCTGACCAATATAGTTTTCTAGACATGAACACGGATGATTTGTCCGCTAAAGGGTCTGGCGGCGTTCGTCAAATGCATAATTATGTGGATTTATATTACCGTGATAATATTTCTACACCACAAGATGAACAAGAATATAAAAACGCCAATAAAATTTCGTCGGAGGTGACTATTGAAAAATTACAGCAACAGAGAGAACAAGAATTTCGTAATGCGAAAAACTAGACACGTTTACTTCTTTTTTGGAGGCGGCGTTTTTGGTTTTCCTCCTTTGTTGGCCAGGCCTTCATATATTCCCATACTCATAGAAAGTCTCCATACCATCTTGGTTGTCAAATAGACAATTATACCAAAAATCGCAGCATGTGTCGCGGCAACTGTCATTTTATTTCCATTTGGAGGTAGACGAACCAACACATTCGGGCTTAATGCATAAAACAAAATTGCAAGATAAAGAGCAACAATCCAATTCATTATAAATAATAAATATAATATATTTTACTAAATATATATTAAAAGAATTAGTATTTAATAAATAATGTCAATTTTAGCCGCATTTAATGACCATTTTTTTGAATTCGTGAGCGAAATACAGCAACTGTTTCCAGACGATCATGATTTGCTTGTTTCAAAAAATTCATTGTTAATGGTTCGCAAAGCCAATCCAAAGATGATTGTAAAAATATGGAATTCTTATGTTGTAGGAAAATACGCTTCTGAAATTGAAGCAGGCAACATTGATTTTTTCATAAATAAAGATTATTCTGAAGATTTGGTAAACACTAGTCATTCAGACAAAATTATAGAGTCTATTAATCGGTTTAGACAACCCCTTAAAAATCTCAGTGAACCAAACAAAGTAAAAACCGTCAAATACATTCAAAATTTGACGAAATTGTCGGCATTGTGTGAAATATAAGCATTCTCGTTATTTTAATATAAATAAAGAACATTCTTTATATTAAATGTCCGTAGCCGCCGTGCCTCTACCTGTGCCTCCAGAATTTTCTAAAATACTAAAGGATTTTATTCAAGACCTATACACGACCTTTCCTGAATACATTCCTTTGATTGAAAAATGGAGGAAACCGCCTTCTAGTTTTCTTTATATCCAAGATGCAGAAGAGAAAAGTCTTGCAATTGAACAATCCAACCAAAAAAGCGATGAATATGTCTTTCAATTTTGCACGAGAAAATATCCACCTAGATTCTTTGATTTCTTGTATAAAAATGAAGACATGTTTAAAGAAGATAGCGAAATAGACACGGAATTCTTGCCGCATATTTATTTTAAATCATTGTGGCAATGCGAAATAACAGACCAAACGAGAGAAACCATGTGGAAATATTTGCAATTGATTCTCTTTACGATTACTGGAATGGTAAAGCCGGATTTTAATAATATGAATGTAAATGAAGATGAGTTAAAGGAGAAGTTGGAAGAAACTCTGGGACAAATACAAGAATATTTTCAAGGTGCTGGTGCTGTTGGCGATGGTCGTGTCGGGACACTTGATTCGGCGTCAATGCAAGAAATGGATGAGAATATTTCTGGATTACTCGGAGGAAAATTAGGAACATTGGCGAAAGAAATTGCAGAAGATACGGCTGGAGAACTCAATTTAGACATTGAGAACGCTTCTGATATGAATGACGTTTTTCAAAAACTTTTTAAGAATCCGGGGAAATTGATGGGCTTGGTGAAAAATGTCAGTGATAGATTAGATGTGAAATTAAAAGAAGGAGATATTAATGAAAGCGAACTCATGAGTGAAGTCGGCGATTTAATGAGCAAAATGAAAAACATGCCTGGAATGGACAATCTGCATTCCATGTTGGGCAAAATGGGCATGCCTAAACCTGGACCCGGCGGCCAACGAATAGCAACGCATGCAAAAAAAGGGGGGAAAACGCATGAACGACGACCGCAACAACAAGTGACAACCCAGCAGCAACCCACAGAACAAGAAAAAAGAGATGCTTTAACAGACGAACAATTGGAAAAAATATTCAACCAAGGAGAGAAACCACGAGGGAAAAAAAATAAAAAATAAATTGTCAAATATTATATATATGACAGTTCCATTTTGGGTAAATGATCCATCAATATTATTTAATAAAACATATGCATTTGAATTGTTTCCAACTTCAAAAATGTGCTATAACAGACAAATGAATTCTATTTCACGATTGATTATATTGTTGACTATTGTTGGCTATTTAACAACCCTGTCATTGAAATTGATTTTTATAAGTATAGCAACATTGTTTGTTCTTTTTTTAGTGCATCAACAAAAAGTAAAAAAAGAAGGGTTCTCTCAACCACAAGTATATAAATCCACTTGTATAGGAAATTCTTGCGGGGAGAATGATACAATTGTAAATCCTGAAACATTGCAATCTTTTTCCAAAAATGAATTTAAAGAAGGCAATAAAAAGAATCCATTTTCAAATGTATTGCTCACTGAAATACTAGATGACCCTAACCGCAATGCAGCACCACCTTCTTTTAATCCAATCATAGAAGACGACATTACCACAAATGTCAAACGTTCTGTACAAATGATGAATCCTGGCATTGACAACACAAATAAACAAATGTTTAGTAGTTTAACAGACAAATTCTATTTGGACCAATCAAATCGCTCATTTTTTAGCACTGCAAACACACGGGTATCCAATGATCAATCCGCATTTGCAAATTATTTATATGGAGATTTGAAATACTCTGCCAAAGAAAGCACCCCTGAAGGTGCAATTACTAGAGTTAAGGATAGTTATAGATATACTCTTTATTAAACTGGCAGGCTTGAAATATTTAGTAGAAAATAATGTATAATATATATAAATGGCAAATGTTTATGGATATACTTTTGATAATATGTCAAGAATAGGAATGGATTCATGTTGTCAATCTCAGGACGATTTACAAAATGTCGGCTATAGCAATTATATGCTTCAAAATTATTTCGCATCAGATTGTTCCATGAAAAAACCACGTGAACTGGCGACTTCCCAGCCTGGAGTCATGTACAATGGCGGACATCAAGTCGGCGCAGGAGGCTGCAACATCAATGACAGCTCTAATTTGCAAATAGGCACCATTCAAACACACCCAAAATGCCGGATTGATTTGTTTCATCGCCCGTTTGCCACTGTGCCTTATTTAGGACGCGGTTATGTGAATCCAGTCATTGAATCACAAGTTCAACAAGGGGAACAAATGATTAATAAGAAAAGCGTCAATAATTTGAGCGAAAAAAGTTATATTGCATACCATTCTACTCCTCTTCTCTCTAGTGTTAAAGAGAGAATGACCAATCCTGCCTATTCAGTTGAAAGCGTTGCTTCACAAGGATGGATTCGCGGAGGAGTTCCCTCTAGAGAATTGACGCGAGATGACTCTTTTGTGAAATAAATATCTGCAAAAGAACAAAAGAACAAATACAATATAAATACACTGAAATACAATAAATACATATTATGGAAAATTATAATACAAAATATGTATGCACTTATAGCCTTGACGACGAAGACGATGAACCATATAGACGCGACTTGCTAAATATTTTTGGCATTCAAGAATTCAATGAAGAAATCATTGATAATTCATTAACCATTTTATTTCACACATTAAAAGAGAATCAACGAATGTTGAAATGTATGCAATGCTTGGCAGGCAAGATTATCTCGGAAAATGCGGAACTCGGATTAGTGTTTCTTTATTCTTTTGGATACATGGACAGAAGTCATGCATGTGTTTGCGAATTCTTGGAAACTGGCACAATTTCCGAAACAACGATGCAATTGTTGGAAAATATAATATAATATAGTATTAAATGGCGTCTACCCGTAATAAAAATACTTATGGAAATTATGCTTTAGAACAAAAACAATATTCGCAAAATGCACAATATACATTATATGCAAATTCTCAATATGGAGAAGCATATAATACTTGTTTAGCAGGGAATGGACTAAATCCTGGGCAAATGCCGTGGACCACCATGTCCAACAACGCTGCCGAGATTGAAACCTTTTTATTTGGAATTAATTCTACGAATTTAGTCAATCCGACGCCGCCGATGTTAGTGCCGCAATTAAAACAATTGAATTCAGTCAATCTATATGAGAAATCCACTGTTTTTATTCCAGAACCATTGACCATTGAAAAACATCAACGCCCATTGCCAATTCCTTAAACCCACGACATTTTCAACAATTCATCAATATAGGACTTTTCATAGATTGCAAGTTCTGTTGTTCTATCCCAACAACTATAAGTCATTATAACTCGGTCCTCTTCAACAATCAACCCAATGCAATATTCAATCGGTTCGCCTTTAAATTTAAATGGTGCAGAATATTTCTTCAACATCATATTCTCATCAAACACAGCTAGACAATGATAATAATGTCGCGGTTGTTCATACGACACAATATGAAGAACAAACCATGTCTCTTCTTCATATTTATATCCACAAGTAGAACCACGCGCACGAGAGAAATAATACGGCATTTCAATCTCCTTTACCAGTATTATTAATCCGGATTTCTTGTCCAATTTGCACATCTGAAAAGGATGCCATTTATAAATAATATGTGTCTCATTCTTATATTCTGCAAAGACCCAATTTTTTTCACAATTATTTCTTGTAAAATCCGGATGAATCTCAGTGACATCTGAGATTTTCTCTTCGTCTAAATAATAGTTTCCATATACAATACCAATATTATTGTTTGTATGATATCCAGTGCCAATGTACTGAATGCCTGGGTCGCCCTCATCACCTGGACATTTGTTAAAAATACGCAAATCCTCGATTCCAATGTATCTTCTATCTAGATAATCTTGCTTAAATTGATGTTGATTTAGTATAGTAAAATCAGAGTCCAATACCAAATATTTATTTGTTGTCGTAATATGCTTTTCACAATCGTGATATTTACCATCATTGTCAATTGTATAATTCACCATACGCACATTCATAATGTAAGTATTATTTACTTTAATAATAGAGGACGATGATGAGGTCATTCTCATTAAATGCTTGTCATCACCGCATAAAAATAGATGACTCGTCTCTGTAAAATCAAATACCTTTAAAGACTTTAATACTTGCTTGTAAAATTTCATATTTGACAATAAATTGTTTGAAATAGCAGGGATTTTACACTCGTTCAAGACAATCATCAACTCATCATTAATGTTTTTGATTCCTACATAAGATGCACACACCGTGTATTCATAATAGATTTTATATAAATACACGGACGCTTGCAAAAACAAATAATGGTCCACGTTTGATTTTCTCTCCAACACAGACTTGCAAATAGTATAAAATGCCATTGCCAATTTCGGCATTCCTGCAACTCTGTAATGATATATTATTTCATGCAATCCTTCCAATCTTTCAGGCAAATAATTATATCCTTCCATCCAACAACAAATCGCCTCGGGTATTTTTCCCATTTTTTTACAGCAATGACCGATTCTATAATAACTATACCACACTTCTTGATTCCATCCACCTAAACCAATGCGTTTTTTATATATCTGAATCGCCTCTTCGTTTTTCCCCAAATCATAATAACTATTTGCCAAATAAAAATAATATCTCACATTTGTTGGTTCGTCAATGAGGCCGTTGGTTAATAACATAACGTCTCTCTCATATTTGTCGGATTTAGAACCACCGTCTCCATAATCATTGATAAATAATTGCCTCTTGTCAATGTTTATTTTCCTGTTATTACTCGGAGTATCAATGTATTCGTGAGTAACGCCGACATATTTATACAATCCATTGTTTTTCACAATTCTCATGTTTTGATAGTAAAACTGGTCAGAACCTTGCAAAATATTGAATGAATCTGATGCTGTCAGCATGCTTTTATTGAAATCGCGAATGTCTAGAGTCATGTCTGCATCCATAAACAATACATAATCCGACATTCCGATACAAGCCGCAAGAGAGACATTGCGATTGTGTTCAAAATTCTTAAAGGGTTCTTTTATAATCTTCCCAGCAACATCATGACTTTTAAAAAAATCTACAATGATTTCACACGTGTTGTCAGTTGAACCTGTGTCGCATATGCAAAAAGTATCAATGATTGGTAATACAGATGCGAGCAACCTACAAATGATTTTACTCTCGTTTTTCACAATCATATTTAAACATAATGACGGCGGCGACATAAATATTAAAATTCAAAAACTTTATATCATTTCATTGACTTTTATTGAAAGTATATTATATACATGGCTTTTACAAGATTTAATTACGACGAATGCAGAACAAAAAAACAATTGCAACAATCCACGGGTCCAGGGAGATGGATTCTGAATGTTCCGGGGAATGGGTCAAATCCGTGTTATATAGAAGACCCGCAAATTATTATTCAAAAATGGGGTGCGAATTTAAGAACAAACACAATCAATTTAGAAAGCGAACTTTTAGGAGTATCTAAACCTATGAATCGCGATTGTCTGCATGTAGACAATTATACAAAATACAATGTGCCTAATGAGAGAATTAGTTACCCGAATTGCACAAACACCATGACTGAACAATCTAGAACAATTATGCCTGCATGGACTGCAAGAGATTTGGAGCAAGTAGATTGGTATTATCCACCTTTAAATCCACAAGAAAATGTCTGCTTACCTTTTCAGAGTAATTTAAATACGCGAATTTTAGAAAAAGATTCTTTTCAGAGAAAAATTATAAATAAATAATAAAATATAATACTATGGAATTAGCATTACCAATTTTAGCCCTTGGTGGTCTTTATGTTATATCTAATCAAAAGACGCCATCTAAAAATGAGAATTTTCAGAATTTAAAACAACAAAATCAGTATTTGCCAAACACACGCGTGCCCGCACAAAATTATCCTGTTTTAAATAAAAGTCAGTTGGTAGACACCGTTCAAGAATACCCGAATCCAAATGCCGCAACCGACAAATATTTTAATCAGAATTATTTTGAAAAGAGTGTGACAGAAGGAAAATCTGTGGGTAAAAATCCGCCTCAAATATATTCATTGACTGGGGATTATTTGGAAGGAGAACAGTTTAAGCATAATAATATGGTGCCATTTGTTGGCGGTAAAATACAGAGTTATAGTTATAAAAATAACATGGCCGAATCCATCTTGGATAATATGGCCGGAACAGGTTCACAGATTATCAAGAAAATAGAACAGGCTCCGCTTTTTAAACCACAAGACAATATTCAATGGGCATATGGAACACCAAATAACAGCGATTTTTATCAATCACGAGTCAATCCAGGCATGATTTCAAACAATGTCAAGCCTTTTGAAAGCATCAACGTTGGTCCAGGATTAAATCAAGGATACGGCAGCAGTGGCAGCAATGGATTTAATTCTGGCATGGAATCACGCGACTCTTGGCTGCCGAAAACGGTGGATGAATTGCGGGTTGATACAAATCCAAAACTGGAATTTATGCTTACGAATTTAGAAGGACCCGCCGGCTCTCTAGTGAAAAATCTGGGATTCATCGGCAAAGTAGAGAAACAAAAACCTGATACTTTTTATTTTAATACACAAGATAGATGGTTTACCACCACCGGTGCCGAAAAAGGCGAAACATTGAGACCGATTCAAGAAACTGGAATTATTCGCCGCAACAATGCAGCCACCAATTACACTGGACCCGCCGGCAGTCTAGAAGGACAAGCAAGTTATACCCCCACTGAATTTGAAAAATCTAGACGACCTGAATTGGGCGTCATTGAACCAAACCATTGCTCCGCGGTTGGATGTGGTCCGATTGATGATGGCGAAAAATTATTGAGAAGTCACACGAATTATAAAAATCATCGCTCCACAATAGCACAACCCGACGCAATCAGAAGCGGATTTGGCGGTGCCATCGGGGCAGTCATTGCACCATTGATGGATTTTTTAAGACCGTCTAAAAAAGAAGAGTGTGTAAACAATGTGCGAATTTATGGCGAAGCCGGGTCAAGTGTGCCAAGCAATTATGTATTGAATCCAAATGATGTGACCAAGACCACAATCAAAGAAACAGATATTTATTCTTCCACATTTAATATTAACAATCAAAAAGAAGGCGTCTATGTGAATAATTATGTGCCGACAGATTTGACACAGAGAGACACGACTAGTTGTGCTCAATACGGAAATGTAGGACTGCAAAATGGGCAAATGGTTTATAATGGGGCTTACAATCAACACAACAATGATATTAAATCTGCCACGATTGGCAACCGTGCAAATCAAGGTGGAACCCAAATATTTAATCAACCGATGAATGTTTCTATTGCCAGACAAGACAGCGACCGTTACAACAATCGTCTTTTTACTCCTTCTTCTGTGATTAATCAGCCACCCATGAAGGAGAATTATGGCAAGATAAAAGGCCATCAAGAATATGATGAAAATAAAATCGGATGTGAGAGAATTCAAGGCGATTTATTGAATGCATTTAGGAACAATCCATACACGCATCCATTAACCACCAGTGTATAATTTTGTCAAGATATAAAATCCGGGTGTATTTTTCCCGTGTTTTAGAGAAATAAATAAATCTTTATAAACACGAATTATGTTGGTTTGACGAATTGTTAAATAGATGTTGTAAAGGAGAAAGATGGAGAGTATATCTTGTCTTTCTTGAGAGAAATATAAGAAATAGTTTTATGGACAAAGGAATTATTAGAATTGGTGACAACTCTTTTATTTCCGATGCAAACAATCCTGCCCATAAAGCATAATATGGGTTATAATCATCTCCGAGTTGTCTTTGAAAAACAGAGTACATAATGAACCATACGAAAATCCAATCTGAAAATATGAAATCCGGAGTTATCATGCATTTTCCCAATATAATATTTGGTGTATTATTGTTAGCCGGGTTCAGAAAAAAAATTGAATTGCCTTTTCTCTCTTTTATAGACAAATAAAATACCAACAATAAGAATGCAAGAATCATACCAAAACCCCAACGAATTTATCTTTCAAAACGTTAAATATTATGCCTCTATTGCTTGGATACGCGATGACGGTGTAATGAAAAAACACATTTTCAATGATGAATATGAATTTATAGGAATTATTCAATGGGACGTGAATAGTGAGTATCACGATAAACCGTTTGGTTCTTGGACACAAGAGGATAATGTAGTCGTTGTTCTGTTTGAATCAGCAAACATCTATTATTGGTATGTTTGTCAAACAGAATTATTGATATGCATGACATTTGATGCACATTCCTTTAATGAAAGAGAAATTGACGAATTAAAAGAGTTTCAGTCGTTTGTCAATGGCGTGGATAAATCATGCACTCAACCGAGAAAATCTGGAAACTATTTACACTATCATATTAAAGAATATCATTTGTTGAAAGACCCCAGAGAGATTGAATTGTATCATAACTTAAAGACGTTTCCATACGAGGGAGGGATTTACCATGTCTATAATCCCATGAAACGAATTCCTACATTAGAAATAGAATTTGTCGCTGGATTGAAATAATACGCGTGAAATGAAGTAAGTTTAATATTAAATATAAAAACATTATTTAATATTAGTTAATGTTGACGATTCATAGTGAAATAAAAGATAAATTAACCTATTTTTGCTCAATTCACAAAATTCCAAATATATTGTTTCATGGACCTTCTGGCTCTGGAAAACGCACCATTGTAAATAATTTTGTCTCCAACATTTATGACAATGACAAGGAGAAAATAAAAACATTTGTAATGTATGTCAACTGTGCACATGGAAAAGGCATCAAATTTATCCGCGAAGATTTGAAATTTTTTGCCAAAACGCATATTAATTCCAATGGAGGATATACATTTAAAACAGTCATGCTACTAAATGCCGACAAATTGACAATGGACGCACAATCTGCCCTGAGAAGATGTATTGAATTATTCAGCCATAATACACGATTTTTTATTATTGTGGAAGACAAATACAAATTGTTAAAACCAATCATCTCTCGTTTTTGCGAAATATATGTGCCTGAACCTATGCATAATGGCAATTTAATTAATTTGTATAAATATAATTTAGAACTGACATTTGGCACAAACCCTGCGAAAATGCAGAGAATGGAATGGTTAAAAACGGAATTGAACAAACACGCCAAGAAAACATCTATTGAATTATTAATTGAATGCTGCAATAAATTGTATGAAAAAAGTTATAGTGGGTTGGATGTCATTCATTTAATTGAAAATGTGAATTTTATGGATTTTAGTAATGAAAAAAGATATGAATTATTGATTGCCTTTAATAAAGTAAAGAAGGAATTCCGGAATGAGAAAATATTGTTGCTGTTTATTTTGAATTTCCTTTTTTTAAATTCGGATTTTAATTTGGAAACAATCTCTTTTATATAGGTGCCGATGCGATATTTTATAAAGTATAAAATATTGCAATAATAAAATGGACGATTTTAACGTTTCTTCTCTCCATGAATCCAAAAATGAATGGGCTGCAAGATTGGTTAATATTTTCACGCCATTAATTATTGAAGGTTACAAGTCTATCTTTTCTGAAGCCGTGCAATTGTGTAAACAAAACAATGAAATGGACAAGTATTTAATGACCTTTCAAAATTTTATTTCACGAGTTCCAAAGTGGAATGCCGCTATTATTGAACAAGAGAGAAAAAGAATACATGAGAAAAGTTGTTGTGGTTATTTAGAAGAGTTGATTACATGCGTTCACATTATTCAATTGAAAATATTAACATCTATGCGTGCTGGAAACAAACAGAAGAAAATCAATGTTACGATACCCAAATTAGACGAGTTCATTCATAAAATATATATTAATGTTGCACGAAAAGTGTACAAGACTGTGTATTTGTTTGAAATTAATATTCCTCCTTTGCAGATACAAAAATATCAGAGAGAACTTGAACTTATTGTGCAAGAGTGCATTCTAATTACTATTCGCGAAAGCATTCCTGTGGAAACTCTTTTACGAGCATACATGGATGAAACAATTGAAGAAGAAGTCAGTGAAGAAATTAAAGAGCAATTGATTGAACCTCCGCCTGCACCTTTGTCTGGACCTGGCCATAATCTCTCTCAACAACCTTCTGATTATTCTTCTTATATGGGACAGGGACAGGGACAGGGACAGGGACAGGGACAGGGACAGGGACAGGGACAGGGACAAACCTCGTTGAAATTTGATGACAATGACCATTATGTAGACACGAATAATCAAAAATCGTCCGTAAATGCTCCCAAAACATTTGATAGATTAGAAGAAATTAGTATCAGGCGAGCAAATGAAAGAAAACAACAAGAAGAGAGTGATGACGATGACGAAAGAATCACCATTTCTACAAATGAAATTAGTTTAGATAATTTAGACATTCAACAAATCCCAATAGATTCGGATGAATTGCCTGATTTGTTGAAAGATGACTTTGAAATATTGCCGTAATCACTTTTGCGTAAAAAAGGCATTTAGAATAAGTATAAGAATACTATGTTTGCAATTGCCGGAATTATTGCATTTATTTTTCTAATTGCGAAATTCATTGAAATGAGATTCATTGAAAAAGAAAACAAACCGCTGAAAATAATGATACGCGATACATTGTTGGTATATTGCTGTGTTTTACTTGGATTTGTTTTATATGAACAAGTATCTCCTACAAATCTTGAAATAAAAAGCCCTAACGTATTTACAGACAATCCTGGATTTTAAAAAAATTGAAATAAAAATAGTATAATTACTATATTATAACTAAAATGAGCAAACACGCTTGCGAAAAATGTGGCAAAGAATTTAATGCTAAATCTCTACTTACAAGACATCTTAATAACAAAAAACCATGCGATATAAAAAGTATAAATGCCAAAAATACCAAAAACACCAAAAACATTAAAAAGACAATGGTTATTGACGAATCTACAACCCTAATTGAAGAAAAAAAAGAAGAAGACAAGATTATTAAGCCAATATTAAAATGGGTTGGCGGAAAAACACAACTGTTGGACAAACTTGTCAGTCAATTTCCAACCGAAATGAATAATTATCATGAAATATTTTTAGGAGGAGGAAGTGTTTTATTAGCATTGTTATCATGTGTAAAAAAAGACATGATAAAAATACATGGAAAAATATATGCATCTGATTTAAATGAACCCTTGATTTATGTATATAAAAACATTCAATCAAACCACGAAGAATTATTCAATTCAATTCAAGTGTTAATACAAGAATTAAATTCTTGTCAAAAGGGTGAAATAAACAGGAAACCTGAAAATATAACAGAGGCCAAAATGGCAAAGGAAAATTATTATTATTGGATTCGTCGTGAATATAATAAATTAAGTTTGTCTGACAAAAACAGTGTAATCGGTTCCGCCATGTTTATATTTTTGAATAAAACGTGTTTTAGAGGCGTTTTTAGAGTTGGTCCAAACGGATTTAATGTGCCTTATGGCCATTATTCCAATCCTGAAATAATTAACAAGGAACATTTGTGCAAAATACATGAACTAATACAACATGTCGTGTTTGAATGTTGCGATTTTACCACATCTTTGAATACGATTGAACCTGATGATTTTGTCTATCTTGACCCACCCTATAATAAAGAAACAGACACGTCTTTTGTGGGATACACCGAAGACGGATTTAACATTGAAAAACATACGCAGTTATTTAATTTATGCAATGAATTAACCAATAGCAAATTTATCATGAGTAATTCAAATACCGATTTTGTAAAACAACATTTCTCAGAAGAAAAATATAATATTCAACCAATAACTGCAAAAAGAAGTATAAATAGTAAAAATCCACAGGCGAAAACAACCGAATTGCTTATAAAGAATTATTAACCCATTCATCAACCGTTTCAAAATAGTTTTCATCATCTCCAAATAATATGGAGATGTTGTGTCGTTTCATTATGTTATTAAATATTATATATTTTTTCTCGGTTGATTGAATTTTATTTTGCAAAAATTTACTTACACAAAACGCGTATTCAACTTCATATTTATACTCAAGTGCTTCTTCATACTCTTCTTTAAATCCTGGACCTGCCAATAACTTTGTATCAACAGACCCATCTACATTTTGTGCCTTTTTCTCCAAAATTTTAATTACTTTTCTTCCTGTATTGTATTCAATAATATATGCTTCATCTGGACATCTAAATACTTCTATGTTGTGTTTGTGTTTTATATAAGTTTTTAATCCTGATTGAGATACATAGACAATTCTTTTATCTTCAAACGTTTTTGTTAAATAATATCCATTGCTGCTTTTTGCATTTAATATTACCTTTTCATAACCGGTTTCAATCAATTGGGGTTTATTATCGGTTTTCTCTTCAAATTTTTTGCCATACAAATTTGTATTGGCACCGCCAGCACCGGTTCCATTGTTTACAATCAATTCTGATGACGGTTGACTTTCAAGATTCATATTAATTAATATCCATCATGAGATGTGTTTAAGCATTTCAATTTTAAACCGGCGAAGATTTAATACTTTTAGAATTTTAAAAGTATTAAATGGTGAAGAATTAAATATGAGGAAGCATTGCATCAATATTTATCAATTCATTGAGAGAAATATCCTTTTTACTTGATACAAACTTTTTGAATTCTTCTCTCTCTAATTGTGCCTGGGGAGTGTGGTTGTGAACACACCGAGCAATCATTTTATACAATTTAAAATCAGGATATCTCTCCACTCCATTGTTTTTATATAACAAATTCACTCCCTTGTCATCCAAACACCACTCTACAATTAATCTCACTAAAGGGTCGCATTTCTTTAAATTCTTCACATCATTTACATCATCTACCACATAATCAAATATAGAACATGCCAATCTGCATAAATCAAAACTATAATTCGGTTCCAATCGCGGCTTCTTGTCGTTGAAAAAAGGCTCTGTATTATATTGCGATGAAGCATCACCTTTATGTTCAAAACTATCACTACAAAAGAGTTTATTTTGAAATTTATAAATGCTTCTACCGAAATCAATGATTTTGAAAATTCTGCCAAAGGTAGGCACCTTGTAATATTTGCTCTTGTACAAATAAAACACGTGTTTTAATTTTGTTTCACAATACATAATATTGTTTGTATGAAGGTCGTTGTGGGTGAGAGAAAATACCTTTTGATATGTTATTAAAATCATTATGATTTGCATGAGTGCAGCAAACCATTCGGCGTCATCTTTAAATCGGTCATTTAAAATAAGATTGTCTAATGTGTTGTCGCATTTTTCCATGCAAATGACGTGGACAGGGAATTCTTTTATGGTCGCCTTCAGTTCTTCTTCGTCTTCATTGCTACTGCCACTGTTATTGTCAGAATAACTGTTTTCACTAGACGAATAGTCGTCATCGTTCTCTTTATTGGCATTCTCATTGTCCTCATTGTCCTCTTTACTATCGGTTTCATCGTCATTGTGGTCATCTTCGTTGTGATTTTCTGAATTGGATGTATAAGAAGACCTAGATGAAAAAGATGAACCTGATTTCAAGGTAGTTGTAAGTTGTGTTGTCTCTAAAGGCGAATGAGTGATGTCAATCAAATCCAAAGACATGTCTTTTACATTGTCTAGTGTCAAACAATTCTTTTGGTCTTGGTCTTGGTCTTGGTCAAATACATTGTCAAATAAATTGTCAGCAATGACATCTGCATCTAGAGAGACATTTACGGTTTCAGAAGTGTTGATTTTAATAGGTTCTTTTTTATCCATGCCATCCTGAAATAAATGTTCATACTCGTCCACCGTAAATAATTTATTCTTGTGTTGGTTGAAAAAGGGGGATTTCATTAAGTATTCAATGTCGTCCTCCACATTGATTCTATATTTTTGTTTCACAGAGAGAAAAGAACCATAGAAATCCACTCCATTAATGAAATTGTTGTTGTGAATTAAAAAACTGGACAAATACACAAACAGGCCATCGACATACGCAGCATTGTTTGTATCCATCATTTTAGAGTGCACTGCTTGCTGTTGGGATTCTTCGCGAGTTGGCAACGCAAATAAATTCGGGTCAGTAACATCATATTTACCCAATAAATATTTGTATGGGTCAAGAAGAGGGGCATATTTAAAAAACAGCGGCTTGGATTTCACCTTTTGCGTGTGCAGATTTTTCACATTTCCTTCATAAGAATTTTCCTCGTCATATATTTTGTTTTTTACAGAGGTGACATACCATGTATGATTTAGATTCACATTTTTATAATTAGATTCAGTCAATGTGAAAAACCGGTCATATAGCGGCATATAATTTTGCGTTTTAGAGAGAAATAAGGTTTCTTTCTTTTCTAAAGTAAGAAATAATTCCTGATTTTTGCGTTTTTGATAATTCACATTAACAATCATTAATAGGTATTTAACATATAAATTATATTTCTTTTTAACTTATTATTCTTTTTTCCTTCTTTTTTGTTTCTTTTTTATTGCGTAGTATTTATTATTTATTAAAACAGATATTAAATATAAATGTCGCTAGAATTGAAAAAATTTGACATGAAAAGTATTTCTTTCAAACCAAATGATTCTAAAGGACCCGTTATTTTCTTATTAGGACGACGAGACACTGGCAAATCGTTTTTAGTAAGAGATTTGTTGTATTATCATCAAGATATACCCATTGGCACAGTCATCTCAGGCACAGAAGAAGGCAACGGATTTTATGGCAAAATGGTTCCTAAACTTTTCATACACAATGAATACAATACCGCCATTATTGAAAACATCTTGAAACGTCAGCGTTCTGTATTGAAACAAATCAAAAAAGAAATTGAAACTTATAAAAAATCAAATATTGACCCACGCACTTTTGTCATTATGGATGACTGCTTATATGACAACACATGGTCTAGAGATAAATTAATGCGATTACTTTTCCTCAATGGTAGGCACTGGAAGGTAATTTTAATCGTCACCATGCAATATCCTTTGGGCGTGCCTCCTACTCTCCGCACCAATATAGATTACGTTTTTATATTGCGAGACAATTATATTGCAAACCGTAAACGAATTTATGAAAATTATGCAGGTATGTTTCCGACGTTTGAATCGTTTGCACAGGTGATGGACCAATGCACTGAGAATTATGAGTGTTTAGTCATTAATAACAACGTAAAATCCAACAAATTACAAGACCAGGTCTTTTGGTACAAGGCAGAAGCACATAATGACTTCAAATTAGGGTCAAAAGAATTCTGGGAATTGTCCAAAGGTGTGCAATCGGATGATGAAGAAGAACAATATGACCCTGCTAACACAAAGAAACGCGGTCAAGGTCCGAAAATTAGCGTGAAAAAGACAAAGTGGTAGGTCTTGCTTTTATTTTTAAAAAAATGATTCTAAAATTAAAAGCAAAATGGCTTAAATATATACATCAATTACATATATAATATGATGCAACAAGCGTTGAACATTGTTGAACTTATTGAATCAAATCCCATCACACGGTTAAATCATACGTATAATGTGAAATTATTAAATAAAATTAAAACCTATTTCACAGAATATGAACAACAAATGTTTCTTACTAGCTTTTATTGCTATTTGAACTATAATAAAAAGACAGATTTTGTCATTGATTTGGATAATATATGGAGATGGTTAGGGTTTGCGTCTAAATTTAATTCCAAAAGATTATTAGAAAAATGTTTTATTATTGAAAAAGATTATAAAATATTACTCCCCCCTCATGAGAAGCAAGAAGTTACACCTCATGGAGGTCATAATAAAGAAACCATTATGTTAAATATTGAGACCTTTAAAAAATTTTGTATGAAAGCAGGAACAAAAAAAGCAGATGAAATTCATGATTATTATTTAAAATTGGAAGAAATTATCCAAGAAATTTTGGAAGAACAAAATACAGAATTGCAAAATGCACTTATAATTAAAGAAAAACAACTTGAACTTAAAACAGAAGAGTTGGAAATTTTTAAAGCAAACAAAACCGTATTATATATATATAATACTGATACTAGAAGAATACCAAGTGAATATAAAATTGGTGTCACATTAAATATACACACACGTATAGCATCGTTTAACACACCAATAACACATGGGAAACTTGAATTTGAAGTATATATAGAAGATTTAAATCTTAGAACTTTAGAAAGTTATATCCATTTATTATTAAAACCATTTCAGGTTCTTCGCGAAAATTATAGAATCGACCTTGAAGAAGCCAAATGTGTTATGATGGGTGTTGTAAATAGAACTAAACTTGCACACATAACTAACCCCGCAGAAAGACAATTAAAACTAAGAAAAATATTTGAACAAGAAATGTCCATTCTTAATGATGAACCTATAAAAAAGATATCGACAAATGAAATTGCGTGTCAAACTGATATTGACGACCAAGTTCCATTGTCATATCCAATCATTACTACGAATGTTGATTTATATAAAAGATTTGATGCTTATATTGAAGAATGCTGTCTTATTGGTGAAACATTAGAGGTGTCATCTCATGATATTATCGGTCAATTTAGATTATGGAATAGAAAAGCATCAAATGAATTAAAAATAGCAATTTCGGATTATCTAAAAAGAAGATTTAAACATATTAGATTGAAAAAACAAGATAAAAATCAGGTTCAGTATGGGTTTCAAGGAGTTATGTTAAAACAGATTGATTATAAACCTTCTATTTTAATAACAGAAGTTGAAACATTTGTTTATGAAAAATGCAAATTTTCACCAAGTGGTAAAATATTTGTAAGAACATTGATTGATGAATATAAAGAGTGGAAACGAAATACAAGCAGGACAATTAATAGCAAAGATGAAAAGGAATTAAGACAATATTTGAATAGTCATCAACACATATTACCTGCTGTTATTTGGAAGCCATATGAAAAGAAAATTAATGAAGATGGTTCAAATAATACAACTGAAAATCATACAATGAGCAATGATGGATATTATGGAATATCTTTAAAAAGTGAAGATGAAAAACATTATAAAAATACAAGTAATAATGGAAAAAAAGTTGAAAAGAGAGATTCGCATACAGACACAGTCTTGGAAACATATGAAACAATTGCCAAAGCAAAAGAGGAAAATAAAATTAGCACAATGTCTTATGCTATAAAAACAAAACGAATCTTTCATGATGAATATTATTTTTGTCTTGCCAAGAATTAAACACAATTCCCATTTTAAAAAAGGTTCAATAATTTGTTTTAATCCTCTTAATGCATTAAAACAAATATTATGTTACACGCAACACACAACTCTAAAAAATGGGCATGGACGGTGCAAAATACATGCCATCTCCTTTTTTAACGCCATAAAAAGATGTAAATAAATCGGAACGAGAGAGCGGAACATTCACTCTATATTTAGTGGGAGGATGAGGGTCAGTTGAATTATAATAGTGTGCAGATTTTGATTGTATGGTTTGCCTCATTGCAATTGTGTAATTTATAAAAAAATCTTCAAAAACTTCTCTAAACGAACTTTTGTTAAGATTGCTGTCATTTAAAAAATCCATAAGGTATCTGGCGCATATGCTTATAGAATGTATGTCAGAAATATTTTCTCTTAAACTCATTTCAGCATCAATTGTATTTCCATCTTTTTTTGCAAAAACTTCATAATGTTTTTTGACATTATCTTGTATTTCTTTATATTTTTTTTTATCAGAAGATGTCCACCATTCATTTAAATTCCCTTTATAATCATATTTTGAACCAATATTATCAAAGGCGTGCGTTAATTCGTGTGCAACGGTAAATCCAATATTTGCCAAATTATAATCCATTGAACCCTGATTTTGTATTGAAATAAATGGTTCTTGCATAAATGCTACTGGAATGTAAACTGCATTTGTATTAGAAAGGTAATTTGCATTAACTGTGAAAACCTGATATCCTTGATATACAAATGGATATTCACTCCATTTAATAAGTGGAAGATTTTTGACCGGTTTTTCATTTAATTGTATAAACTCGTTATGTTTCCATTCGCTGTAATTTAATAAATTGTTCCAAATATCATAACTTACATAATTTATATCTGGGTCATCGTCCGTATCCATATTTTTTCCCACAACCACTTTTAAATTTGCTAATTTTAATAATGCATGCTGTTTTGTGGATGATTCCATCCACTTATTTTCTTTAATCATTTTCTCAAAAACTTTCTTTAAATCAACAATCATGAAATTTGTATAATTGATAAGAATTGGGTCATTGTATTTTTCAACATATAATTCGCCTAGGAGTTTATTATAAGGAAGAAGAGTCATCCGAATTGCACGGATTTCATCGCTAAAATCAGTGTCTTGACCTTTTAAATATTTTAAATAAAAATTATCTGCAATTGGTTTAAATTCTTTTGTAAACCGAATGATTTGTCTCACATATATTCTAATCCAATATGTTCTCCATTTTTCGGTTTTCCAATTTCGTAACATCAATTCAGATACATTTTTTAAGTAATCTACATTTGATGTAACAAAGTAATCAGGAATTGTTGTGAAGCCAAGTTCTTTGCAATATTCTTCAAAATTAAACCTATATTTTTCTAGAGATTCATCCTTGTAAACTTTGTTATATTCATTTGATGAATTAACATTGCTTGAAGAATAACATAATAATATTTCTTTTATAACTTCATGCACATCGGTTGCTTTTAAATCATTATGTCCTGTTGCGTTAAAATATGTTTGTATGTATTTTAAATACACATCATTTGTATTTTTATATTTTGGGTTTTCAGAATCTAAATACACATTTAACATATTAAAACTAGGAAGTGCAAATTCTCTAATATGAACGCAATATTTACTTGTATCTTTTTCATTTGGTGATAAATTAAAAGAAACTGGAGCATCAGATGAGATTATTATATTTTTACTAATGTGGGCCAATAATTTCCATAAATTATTTTTGATGGGTTCATTTCTTAAATAGTCTAAATAAGTAATAAATTCATCAATGTATTTATTACATTGTTCTGTAGACAATAAATTTTTTGCAGAGAGATAAAACTGTTTCATGTTTACAACATCTTTTCTTGTTGAATTTGCATCAATTATATGTTTGTAAATATCATTTATTTCATTGAATACTTTGTCTTGAATTAATCTAAAAGTGTCTATTTTTGTAATATATGATTTATTCTTCAATGCATCTATTTTTTTTATCCAAGATGAATTAATGTAACTATAATAATCATTTACAGGCTTAATTTTCATATGATTTTTACAAAAATCTATAAATAAGTTGGTGTCCTTTTTCATCGCCTCATTCACACGCGCCAAATCACTATTACTGTATATTTTTTCAAAACTGGTAATTGGCATAATAATTTCATTGCAAGGAACATCTTTTGATGCAAGCAATTTTTTTAAATGTCGTTTTTGTGTGTGTCTTTTTTTATTCTTTTTTTTGTATGTGTGTTTAAACATATATTACCATACTATTTCTTTATTTTCAATATACATGTTATCGCCCTTTTTAATATTTAGCACATAATTAAATAATAAGGTTTTAGACAATGATAAATTTACTAAATGTTTAAACGATAATGATGGAGTTGTTTTTAATATTGGACTGCCTAATAAAAGTTCTTTGTGACAGTTTGTGAAATATGAATAAAAAGTATTCAATTTACTCTTTGTTGTAGGATATGGTAAATGAATACTATTATAATATTTTTGTAAAAATCTATGACATATATGAAATCCATTAATAAAAGCAACAATATTATGTTCCAACCCGGTTATGATAGGGTTCTCTTTGTCTTTTTTTGCTAGCATGATGTATTCATTTACTATATTTTGGTTTAATTGAGCATATTTTGTTGCATCTGAAGTGGAGAACCAACTTTTATCAAGCAACATTCCATGAGAATTAAAATGACTTCCTGCAAAGTCTACCACTTTATTCATTTCTGTTGCAATATCAAATCCTACATTTGCCAGGTTATATATTAATCCTTTTGAACGTAGGTCCATTGTAGGCTCTTGAATATATCCTGCTGGTATATATATTAAATTTGTTTGAACATTATATTTAATTTTTGCATCAAATATATTATTTCCCGCAAATTCTATTGGAAATTTATCCCATTTAGTTAATGGAATATTTAACACATTAGTTTCATTCAATGTTAATATTATTTTATTTCTTTCATATGAAGCCATATAGGAATTTTCCCAAGAATCATTTGTATAGACTATATTGATATCGTTTATTGGATTAAATGTTTTCCCAACTATTATTTTTAAATTTTCTATATTTAACAATGCTTCTTTTTTTGTGCTTGCACTCATCCATTTATTACTTTGAAGAATGTTATAAAACTCTAATTTCAAATCATTAATTAATACTGTTAAATAGTCTATTCCATTCTTATCTGTATAATTATCAATGTACAAAGTAGTAAGCAACTTATTAAAGGGCAGAATTGTCAATTTAAATGCTCGAATATCATCCGGTTCATCAACATTGAATCCTTTATTGTGTTTCAAATAATAATTAAATTCATATTCATTGATTTTATTAGTAAATCTTGCAAGTTGTCTAGAATAGGACATAATCCAGAATGCTCTCCATTTTTCAGTATTCCAGTTTTCTAATAACAATTTACACGCTTTTTCTAAATACACAAGGTCTTTGACAATAATGAATTTCGGCATAGATTCATCTGTACACCCAAGTTCTTTGAAAAATTCTTCATAATTAAAATTATATTTTTGCTCATTGTTTTTATATACTATATTATAATTATACTTAGTGTCAGATGGACTTATGCAATCATATAGTTCATTGTTCACTTGAATGATGTCGTCTGTATATATTCCATTATTTGCACCCAACAAATCTATAAACATGGCATTTGCATATTTGTCATATGCTCTTCTATTGTGAATGTCATCTAATTCTAATTGTTTATAAGCAATAATCCAATCATTCGTCAAATAAATTGCGAATTTAGTAATATTTTTTTCATTCGGCAGTAACTCAAAAGAGATAGGCATCATTGATCCAAGTATACGACTTTTATTAAAGTATGCCAATAGTTTCCATAAATTATTATTAGTTGTGTCTACTCTTAACTTATCTATATGCGTAATGAATTCATTTATATGTTTTTTTGCAGCATCAAGTGAAATCGGTGTTTTTGCCGCTTGATAAAAAGTATATAAATTTTTATGTTTACTCTTATTTAATTCAATTAACTCAATGCCTTGGCGATATATTTTATCTTGTAAAAGTGTGATTTTATTAATAGGATTTATATATTTTGGGATTTCATCTAATTTTAATTCTTTTATTGAGGGGTCGCACATGTACGAGTAATAATCATTCACTGATTGATTCTTTTCTTCTGGTGTATTTCTACCATTCATAAATTGAATAAGTTCACTTTTACTTATAAGTTTTTTATTTTTCTTTCTTTCTAGTGATTCTTCAAATGAAATATATCCAGGAAGATGTTTACTGCAATTCACATTGTTTAGATTCTTTATATTCTTCAGGGTTTTATGGTGGGTTTTATGGTGGGTTTTTGTTTTACGAGGCATATATATTAAATTAAGATTATTTAATATATATTTGTTGCGTATTATGGTTATTTGGTATTTCCTTGGTTGCTTTTTTTTGTAACAATGTTGTCTCCTTCAAACAATTCTTTTCTAATATCAGCAGTTGAAATGACATCACTCTCTTCTCTCAATCGGTGTTCTTGAGTATTAACCCCAATTAAATTGCCGTCTTCATCAATGGATTGCGTAAGCACATTTCCGGATTTCTCTGCATTTTTAATGTTTTCTTCAATCGCATGTTGTTTGGTTTCTTTGACTCGCTGTTCAAATGCGGTTTTTGCATTGGTCTCGTTCTTTGTCTTTTCATGCATCAATTTATTTAATTCTTCTTCCAAGTATTCAACACGTCCAGTTTTATATGCTTCAGGTTCCCAAGGCATCCATAGTCCAACTGGACCCACAAATACATCGTGATTTGGGTCAATTTCTCTCAACATTTTGCAGCGTAGTTCGGCCTCTTCCAATGTAGGAAATGCCCCGCGAATCTTTAGCCCACGGGTGCTTGTTTGGAAATTATGTTCAACTCCAAAACGTTTTTCCAAGTCCTCTTCGTTGTTGTCTAAAAAAGTTTTGTATTCATCTTCGATGGTTAAACTGGATATGTTGGCGCGCTCTTCTTTTACGAATTCCTTGAAATCTTCTGTCATGTCGTTAAAATTAATGTTGTATTTGTATGAGAGAAAGTTAAGGAATTGTATAAATTTTTCCATTGATTTTGCAAAATCCCACTTCTTTAGGAATTCTTGAAAATAAAAGATTTCCTTTTGCTTTAGAATTTTTTCAGGAGAAACAAAAGAGACACATACGAATTTTTGTCCGGCGATAGGCTTGTCTTCTTCTAGCAGGTCTACATATTTTTTGTTTTTTTTGCCAGTTTTAGTAAGTTTTCTTTCAAAATTCATGGTCGTTGATTTAGGAGGAGGGGTTGCCGGCATTTTTTCGCTCATTATGTTTAGTTGTTTTTTATTGTTTAAGTTTTTTTTTCTTATTATTTAATATAATGAACGGATTAGTAAATGTAAACGAATTAGTCAAACGAATTATCAAGTATTTAGTTCAAGGCTTAATGGTTGCAATTGTTGCGTTTGCAATTCCTAAAAGGTCATTAAACATGGATGAAATTGCTATTATTTCATTGACTGCGGCAGCCACCTTTTCCATTCTTGATACATATTTGCCTTCCATGGCATCCCCTGCCAGGTTCGGTGCCGGATTCTCCATTGGTTCTAAATTGGTTGGCGGGATATAGGCCGGCCTCTCTAAACCGTGTGTATGAATTCCCAGTCTAATTCTTCACATATTTGTTTCCAAATGCAATCTTGCTCTATTCTCTTTTCAATATCCTTTAACATTGGGAAATGCTGCAAATATTGTGTCTCTCCCAACAATTCGCATAATTTATAGGCAGTGTAATAATAATTTAAAAAATTCACTCTGTCATCCGGACAAAATTTGGAATATGGTGCTTGCAATTCTATAAATAAATTGCAGAGAGTGTCTTCCAATTCGGGAGACATGATTGGCGGTTTAATTCCCAACTTATCTTTAATAAATGGTATATGTTCATAGTATTTATTATAGCCCAATTTTTTCAAAATCTCCTTTGTCTTATTGTTTGTTATTTGAGTCAGAGAAATACGCTCCTTTTTTATTTGCTGTTTAATGTTTTCAATCACCTCCGGGGGTATTTGAGTTGTCTCTTTTCCTTGAAATTGCGCGAGGATTTCTTTGAAATGGTTTATTCTTTTGTATGCATAAAAACACACCTCTTTTGGAGGCTCTTTGTATGAAGGCTTTTCATTTTCTATTAAATATGGTATATTTTTGAAACATACATTGCATATCAACATCCCGTCGTCCTCTAATGGAATCAACTCGCCTTTGAAACAAAATTTGCATATATCTGATTGACATATAAATTGATTAATGTCTAAAAAAGTGTCGTCTATATTACTCAAATACTTGTTCACAATGTTGGTTTGACTCTTGTTGTCTGACAAATTGTCTTCGGATTCTAGACTTTTTATCTTGAAAAAATTGTCCAACAATTTATTCTTTGGGTTTTGTTGCATTTCCGAAATGTTTTTTTTATTTTCAAAATAGTCAAATATATATTTTGAATTGTCCAAATAATAGGATTTCTTTTTATTTTTAAGGTCCTTTATGGATTGCTTTATTTCAGAGATTTTGTCTTGAAGTTCCATGACCTGGTCAATGTTTTTTGACCTTTTTGACTTTTTTAATTTCTCTTCCAAAGAGTGTCTTTCCTCCTTTAATTGGGGAATGTTATCTGTTTCATCTCTTATAAATTCATTCAAAAATTCATTATGCTTTCCGTCCAATGTAGTTGAACTCTTCTTATTCATCTTTATCTTTTTTTGGGGTTTAGGCTTAAAACTAGGCATATTATGTTTATTTTTATTACTTTATTTCTCTTTTTTATAAATGGAACAAATTAACATTGAAAAAATAGATGCACACAATATTGACACAACCACTTTGCATAAAATGATTCTATTATTTAACGCTCTTGAAGAAGGCTGGACCATACACCGAAACAACCAGTCATACGTCTTTTCCAAAAATCACGAGGGGAAAAAAGAGGTTTTATTAGATAGTTACTTGTTGAAATTTATGAAAACGAATCTTAATTTGAGTAACATATTGGAGCATTAGACAGGACAATTATTTATTATATCTACGATATGTCATTTTCTCATTTTTTCGTCCTTTTTGAGACTTGTATTTCTCTCCACGTGTTGGCTCATCATATATAATATATGTCATGCCACGCTTTTTTCTACGTTGTTGGTTCTTGTCTAGTGACGTGCTCTTTCGCTGGTTTAGAATTTTCTCGCTGCGAATTGATATTGGAGCCCGGCACAGCGGACAAGAGAGCGGGTCCTCTTCATCGCAATAGTCTATAACATCTTTACTGATGCTGAAAGATTCAAATAAATCTTTAAAATCTTCTGCATTTGGATAATAAATGTCTTGTGCGTCGCATTCTTGAAACACCTGTTCGCGATGCGCCATATCCACCTTATGCATGCAACCATAATGGAATTGATGTTTGCATTTTGGTTGAATATAGTCGTGAGTAATCGGGTCCAGGCAAATTGCACATAATTCTTGGTCTTTTTGTTCTTGTTGCGTTTGTTGCATTGTAAGTTTTTGAATTGTTGATGGGTTAATGTATTGTTTTTCATTTCTTTTTTTTTTTAAATGAAATAAAACGGGGTTCTTATTAGGTCTCTCTCTCTCTCTCTCTCTCTTTGTCCGGGATGCCAATTAATTTACATGCTTCCATTTATATCCATTATATATTTGGTTAAGATACTATGAGATTCATTTATATTAGTAATGTCATAATTAATTTTAAAACTTATTAATTAATTAAATAACATAATAAAATAAAATTGTTATTATTATTATTGAAATGATATTCAAGTTTCGTTATGAAGAAAATGATAATCAAGAATTGATTAGGCTATATGAACCAGAAAAAATTTGGTTTAAATATGTGGATTATGATTTTGATGACAGAATTGAAATGGCTTTTGCTATTGATATTGAAATAGAACAATTTCGTGCCAATTATAGTTACAGCATAACTCATAAAACAATATTAGATGTTATAAAAAAATATAATCTTATTAAAAGAGATGATGTAAGCTATGAAGGAATTGAATACAATACAAAAACAAATGATTTACAAATTAATATTGGTAATTAATCAAAATTATTATTAATGTGGTTTAATGTTAATTTATATATAATTTTATTACATATAAATTATTAAAATACTTTCTTTTGTGTATATAAAAATTGAAATGAAATTGTCTTGATTAATAATTGTATATATTATTATGACAGAAGCCTTCATTCAAAAAGCGAGAGAAATGCACGGAGATAAATATGATTATTGTAAAACTATTTATGAAAACAATTTGAAAGAAGTAATTATTATTTGCAAAGAACACGGAGAATTTTTACAACTTCCGAAAACACATAAAAGAGGTAGTGGTTGTAAACCCTGTGGAAAAAATACTACATCTCTAAAAAGGTCATCTAATAGTGATGATTTTATTAAAAAAGCGAGAGAGATTCACGGAAATATTTATGATTATTCAAAAGTTGAATATAAAAAAGCAATTGAAAAAGTTATTATTATTTGTAAAAAACACGGGGAATTTAATCAAACCCCAAATGGTCATTTAGATGGAAAAGGTTGTAGAAAATGTTCTGACAAAAAAGCAAGTGATAGAATAAGAAGTAACACAGAAGAATTTATGAAAAAAGCGAGAGAAATTCACGGAACAAATTTTAATTATCATGATGTTGATTATATAGATGCGATTACTCCTTTAATTATAAAATGTAAAGAAGGACATATATTTTATCAAACCGCAAACAGTCATTTATCCGGAAATGGATGTAAATTTTGCAGTGGTGTTTATCAATCTAACACAGAAGAATTTATTAAAAAGGCGAGAGAAATTCACGGAAATCTTTATGGATATGATGAAGTAAAATATAAAAATGCAATGACAAAAGTAAAAATAATGTGTAATATTCATGGAATATTTGAAATGAAGCCAAATGGTCATTTGTCTGCAGGATATGGTTGCCAAAAGTGCGGTCATAACATGACTATATTTAATACCAATGATTTTATTGAAAAAGCGAGAGAAATTCATCAAAATAATTATGATTATAGTGAAAGCAATTATGTAAATATGACAACATTTGTAAACATTATGTGTAAAAAAGGGCATTTATTTATACAAACGCCATCAAATCACATTACACATAAACAAGGATGTCAAACATGTGCCGGTAATTATAAATCTAACACAGAAGAATTTATTCAAAAATCTATTTTACATCATGGATTAAAATATAATTATGAAAAGGTTAATTATATTAATAATCACACTAATATTACGATTATTTGTCAGGAACACGGAGAATTTATTCAAACTCCAGCCAGTCATTTATCAAATGGTTATGGTTGTCAGACATGTGCTAATTATTACAGAAGAATAAATCAATCTTCTAATATAGAAAATTTTATTCAAAAAGCGAGAGAAACTCATAGTGATAAATATAATTATTCAAAAGTTAATTATGTTAATGCTCGCACAAAAGTAATAATTATTTGTCAGGAACACGGAGAATTTACTCAAATTCCTGATAGTCATCTTAGAGGTTGTGGTTGCCCCAAATGTTCTCCCACAGGATATTCCAAAAAAGCAATTAAATATTTAAATTTCATGTCAAACATAAACAGAATTCATATTCAACACGCTGAAAATGACGGTGAATATAAAATACCAAACACGAGATGGAGTGCTGACGGATATTGTGTAGAAACAAATACTATTTATGAATTTCACGGAACAGAATATCACGGCGATCCACGTTGTTGTGACCCGGATGAATGTAATTATCTTGATAAAAATTATGGAGAACTTTATCAAAATACAAAGGAGAGAGAAAAAGTAATTGAATCTATGGGATATAATTTAATTGTCATGTGGGAATATGATTGGGATAAAATAATAAAATCGGTGAAAATGGTACAACGCAAGTTTCGCATGCGTCTTTCTCTCTAAACAAGTGTAAATTTATAGGTTCCATTGTAAGATTCCTCTGTTGCCATGTATTTTTTTATTGTTTTTGTTGATATATTTAGTTCATTGTTTATATCAACATATGAATTAAATGTCTTGATTAATGTGTTTGTTTTCACATTAAAGACATTAATTTTTATGCCCTTGATGTTTGGAGTTTTTTCTGGAATTGGATTATTTTTTTCATATTCTTCTTTTAATTCATCCGATAAATCTTTCAAATGAACCCAATAATGATTGTTTAATACTGAACCATATTTAATGGCAGAACAAATTGCAGATGGATGTTGTAATATGTCTGCTGCTGCATCTTTCGATAAAGCATACACTTTTACTATTTTTGTTTTATCCAAGTTCAACATTGCAACCTGTCCGCATTTTCGTTGAATGGTTGTTATGGTTTCGCCAATATCTCTTGCCTCTTCTTGATTTGGTTCTTCTCTATTTATCAAATGCCAACGATGATTCATATACACGATTTTATGTTGAAATGCGTGTTTAATTGCTGTAAATGATGGCTTTTCATCGCCTGGTTGAGATACATTAAACGTGCGAACTGCTTCACTTATGCAAGTAAAGACCTTTGCCACCTTTGTTAAATCATTCTTGTGATATATTTGAACAATTGGTCCTTGAACCCGTGATACAATTGGATTATTATTTTTTTCTTGTGTTAATTGTGGTTCTTGTTCATTTTCTTGTTGTTGTTGTTGTTGTTGTTGTTGTTGTTGTTGTTGTTGTTGTTGTTGTTGAGAAGATATATTTTCTTTTTCTTCCGGAACTTTTAGAGAAATATTGGATTTATTTTCTTCATAAGCAACCTCTTCATCTGATACTTTTAAATTAAACACTCTATCCAATAAATTATGAATTTCTTCAATGTTTTTAGCCAATGGAATTAAATTGTTAATCATGTTAATTTTTTTGTCTTGAATTAATAATTTCATGAATTCAATATCTTTTGTAAATTTCATAATATTATCATTAATAAATTTTACGATTTTGTCATATTGTTTGTAGTTATGAATTAAATATGTTTCAGTTGATGAAGATGCGTTATTAATTACCGATGTGTATTTATATTTTACTATTTCTGGACTGTTGTGTAAAAATTGTTCGAACCTATGACTATTATCACAAACAAATACATCTAATACTATTATTTTACATGCGAATTTAGCATTGAGAGCTTTAATTCTTGCATCAATATCACTTGTCTCTCCAATTTTTATGATGGTGCTTCCATTTTCTAATTGTTGAAGTTTACAAACATACACCAGATTTTTAAATTTAGATAGTTCAATTAAAACTTCACTTCTTTTTGTTGCGGTTTCTATTTGCGATTGTTTGAGATTTTGTTGAAGTTCTATTGACTTTGTTTGATATTTTTTTAATTGAATTTCGGTATATTGATGCATGATGTTTTCCATTTTAATATAAAATTTACGAATTTCTTTTGATTTTGGAGTTCCTGCTAGCATGCAAAAATTTTTAAAACAATCCACAGTTAATAATATGGTTTCTTTGTTATTTCCTCCGTGCTTATTTTGGGTCTCTACACTTGCCACGGAATAGCCCGTAGCAAGAATTTTGTAATCTATATGCTCGTTAAATTTTTTAATTAATAATTGTTTCGCATCAGCTTTTCTTGAAAATTGAATTTCTTTCCAAACAACATCAAAATCAACCACAAATGCGGTAGTATCTTTTCCATATTGTAAATATAAATAATAACTCGTCATGAACAATTCTTCATCTTTTTCAGTCATTTGAGACTTGATTAAAGCAAAAAGTTCGTCGTTTTCATGATTCAACACGCTTGTGATGACTTCCATTATACTATATTATATAGCATCTCTCTAAGTCATTTATATAAAGTTTAATTGTTCTATAACATGCTGTATTTGTAAGTATATAAATAATATAGTTAAAGTGTCTCATTCAAATAAGGGTAGCATAATTATGATTTCATATAAAAATCATACATGCAATGACATCTAACAATGATGTCATTGCATGAACAAGATAAAATAGAATAAGAAAGAGAGAGAAAGAGAATAAACATTAATTAAAATAAAATCCTATATTTTTTTCTTTAGCAATATTATATCACAGCCATGGGGGGAGGTCTAATGCAACTAGTAGCTTATGGCGCACAGGATGTTTACCTTACCGGTAATCCTCAGATTACTTTTTGGAAGGTTACTTACCGAAGGTACACGAACTTTTCAATTGAATCTATTGAACAGACTTTTAACGGACAGGCTGATTTTGGTCGTCGTGTCCAGTGTGTGATTAGCCGAAATGGTGATTTGGCTTACCGCACCTATCTTCAGGTAACTCTTCCTGAAATCAACCAACAGATGGGAAATGGAAACAGTTACGTGCAGAACACCAACAGCATGGGTGTCTATGCTCGTTGGTTGGATTACCCAGGTGAACAGCTCATTGCCCAGGTTGAAGTCGAAATCGGAGGTCAGCGAATTGACCGCCAGTATGGCGATTCCATGCACATTTGGAATCAACTGACCATGACTGCTGAACAGCAACGCGGATATTTTAAGATGATTGGTAACACGACTCAACTTACATTTATTACTGATCCCTCTTTCGCGGATGTTGATGGTCCTTGCGACTCTCAAGCACCTCGTCAGGTCTGTGCTCCTCGCAATGCTCTTCCTGAAACCACTCTTTACATTCCTCTTCAGTTTTGGTTCAACTGCAATCCTGGGTTGAGCTTGCCTCTTATTGCCTTGAATACTGTAGGGCAGAAAAGTATCCATCCTAAAGAATCTGAGCTCTTCTTTAGGGAAAATATGTTAGGGTCTCAGAATTATTCCCAGATGCTAGTTGCTTGTTGTTAATTCAACTTGCGGCGACAAGACCAAATTGTTCGGGAAACTCTTAAAGCTGTAAAAATAAAATTGATTTTGTATTATATTAAAATGAAAACATTAATTAAACAATGACACAAAAACATTGTTGTAAGTGTAAAATATTATTAGAATTAAGCAACTTTGGTAAATTAAAGAATACTCCTGATGGTTATAGATATGATTGTAAAGATTGTAGAAAACAATATAGATTAAATAATGCTGAACAAATTAAAATTAAGCAACATGAATTCTATGAAAAAAATAAAGACACATTATTAGTTAAATCCAAAGAATATCGTATAAATAATTCAATCACAATCAATAATCAAAGGAAAGAATATAGAAACCGTCCAGAAGTTCAAAAACATATTAAAATCAAAAATAAGGAATATCTTCCAATACGAAGTGTAAAAACAAAAGAAAGAAGATTAACTGATAAAAATTTTCAAATAAGTGAAGTTATTAGGAGCAAAATTCATAAAATGTTAAAGGGACAACCCACCTCATATCAAAATATAATTGGATGTGATATAATATTTTTAAAATCTTGGCTTGAATTTCGTTTTAATGAAAATATGAATTGGGATAATTTTGGAATGGTTTGGCAAATAGACCATATCCTTCCTATAAATGGATTTGACTTTACACAAGAAATAAATAAATATATATGTTTTAATTGGACAAATTTACAACCGCTTAGTTGCTTTGAAAATAGAAGTAAATCTGATAAATTAGAATTACACTATTACTTTAATAATATTGTTAATGTTTTTCGTTTTAGTAATAAATACAAACAATTTAATGGGTACCAATTTTTAAGCGAAAGTTTAAAATGGCTGAGAAATAATGAACTCAGGTATGGTAAAAATCCCACAGATGAAGGCAAAAAGCCTGAAATAGACAATCCGCAGCCAAGCCTCTAAGTCCGTTATGATAAGGATATGAGGAAGGTTCAACGCACTTACGGTTTTGGACTTGAAGTGTCTAATCAACACTAATGATGGTTTAAGATAAGTACTACTCCCTCTGTTACATGAAATACACCGAAAGGTGGGGTATAACGTGATGTACAGTATCACGAAGTTAAAATCAACCTTGATATTCGCCCAATTGACCAGTGTTTGTGGGCTGTCACTTCTCTTGGATGCCCTCAACTGCCTACCAACAGTGGTGCACCTGTTCCTGCAACTATTGCCTATAACCAGGCACTCGTGGCTGCCTCTCTGTATGTTGATTACGTGTTTCTGGATACGGATGAACGCAGACGTATGGCACAAAATCCCCATGAGTATCTTATTACGCAATTGCAGTTCACCGGCGACGAATCTGTCGGCTCGTCCAGCAACAAAATTAAGTTAAATTTCAACCACCCAGTGAAAGAATTGATATGGGTTGTTCAGCCAGACCAGAATGTCGACTATTGCTCGTCTTTGAACTGCGACGCCACTCTTTTCAAGGTTCTTGGCGCGCAGCCCTTCAACTACACGGACGCGATTGATGCTCTTCCGAACGCAATCCACGCGTTCGGTGGTCCTCAGTCTATCGCTCAAGACAGCCGCGCCTTTATTGACGAAAACGGACTTTTCCAGGATGCAGGTGCTGGAGATGTGAGTGTTTCCGGATATTGGAATGGACCTAATGATTACTACAGTCAACCACATTTGGACGCCGGACATGCTGGTCCGGAATCTGCCGTCTCTGATGCCGGAACCTTTGTTCTTGCCGAAACCTCTCTTGACATGCACTGCTGGGGACAGAACCCCGTTGTCACTGCCAAACTGCAACTCAACGGCCAGGATCGCTTCTCTGAACGCGAAGGCTCTTATTTCTCATGGGTCCAGCCTTACCAGGCACACACCCGTTGCCCCGATGAAGGTATCAATGTTTATTCATTTGCCTTGAGGCCTGAAGAGCATCAACCGAGCGGGACCTGCAACTTCTCCAGAATTGACAACGCGACACTCCAACTTGTCCTGTCAAATGCTACGGTTCAGGGAACCAATACCGCCAAGGTCAGAGTGTATGCCTACAACTATAACGTGCTACGAATTATGTCGGGCATGGGAGGTCTTAACCTAACACATTTTTTGTTGTTAATCAGGACCCAACAGTTGGCTGCCATATTAGATATTTGCTTCCTAATATGGATAAACAGTGTAAAGCAGATATGCGAAAATGTCGCATTATATAACCAGCTAGTCTCTTCTTTCTGACTATTTTATGAGTTGGAATTCAAAGAGGCAACATTTCTAACATGCAGGAACATCCTAATAGCCTTTTCTACTACTTTTTTGCGTGAAAATGCAAAAAATACTCGGGGTAATGACCTAGAGCATAGTGACAACGAAAAGGATTGGACAATCTGCAGCCAAGCTTCTAAGTGCGACAAAGCAAGCATACGAAGAAGGTTCAGAGACTATAATGGAATGGGTTTGAGAGAAGTAGCGATTCTCTGTGATAACTTAAAGAATAGTCCGCATTGTATAGAAATATACAATAAACCGCGTGCTTACTCCAATTAAGCGTGTGGGTTACAAATATTATTTTATGTTATTTAATAACTAATATTGTTTTTTAGTTATTAAAGCAAAATGCTGATAACAAGAAAATGTCCAAATTGAATTATGTTATTTAAAAAAATTGATTATAAATTTAATGTTATAATCAATGTCATAATAAATGAACTCTTATCAATACTCCGAAAAAATAATGATAACTAAATATGAACCAGAAGAAATACATTATGTTTCAAGCCACATATCAACATTGGGCAAAGACGCAAATCTTATGAAAAATCCTATATGGAAAATTCAAGAAAATGAAAAAGAATATTTATTAATGTATTGCGAAAAAGATACTGTATGTAAATTATGTCCGATAAGTTATCAAAAGATATTAGATTACGAATTAAATGAAAATAATGGTAAAAAAATCACATGGTTTAAAATGAATAATGGATACATTTGTGGAAGCAATAAATTATACATACATCAAATAATAACAGATTGTTATGGAAATGGAAAAGGAACAAAAAATATTAGTGTAGACCATATTGACCGAGACCCATTAAATAATACTTGGGAAAATTTAAGAATTGCAACAAGAGAAGAGCAAGAACAAAATACAAAAGGAATCATGAAAGAGACTTTAAGAGCAAGAAAAACAAGTGCAAAACCATTGCCAGAAGGAATTACAAAAGAAAATATGAGAAAATATGTTGTCTATTATCATGAATGGTTGAATCCTGAAAAAACTAGAAGCAGAGAATTCTTTAAAATAGAAAAAAATCCAAAATTAGAAAAAATATGGATAGGAACTAAATCAAACAAGGTGACAATTCATGAAAAATTAGCACAAGCAAACGCATATGCAGATGAATTAAATAAAAATTGAAATTAATATGCTATATATGCATATGTGTTAATAATATAATGACTTCTAATATTGAAATAGACAATCAAGAAAAATTAATGAAATTAATTACTTATTATTGCTTATCGTTTTTTTAACCAAAAAACAATATAGAGACTATACCATTATTAGTGTATATGATGAGCGTTGATATAGTCAATCTTATTGAAACAAATCCCATTACCAAGTTAAACGGAAATTATCAATCAAAATTGATTGAAAAAGTTAAAACCCATTTTACTGATTATGAACAGCAGATGTTTGTAGCCAGTTTTTACTGCTATTTGAATTATAATAAAAGTGAGTTTGTTATTGATTTAGATAATATATGGGGATGGGTTGGGTTTGGACAAAAAGTAAATGCCAAAAGATTATTAGAAAAACATTTTATTATTAACAAAGATTATAAATTATCGCTCTGCCAACCGGCAGGGCAATCAACTCACATTAAAGGAGGTCATAATAAAGAAACATTTATGTTAACTATTGAAACCTTCAAAAAATATTGCATGAAAGCGGGAACAACAAAAGCAGATGAAATTCACGATTATTTTATTAAATTAGAAGAAATATTACAAGAAATTATGAAGGAAGAAAGTGATGAATTAAAATTACAATTAGAAGAAAAAAATGTAGAAATAGAATCAAAAGACAAAGAATTGGAAATGAAATTAAAACAGCAACAATCTTTGGAAAGAGAAAAAGTATTATTGAATCAATATGCAACAATCGGTTCTATTATTTATATTATCAAAGTAAAAACATTCAAGACTGGAGAATATATTATTAAAATCGGTCAAAGTCGAAAAGGAATATTGAATCGTTACAATGAACATAAACACAAATATGAGGAATGTTTATTGTTGGATTGCTTCTCAGTAAATAGAAGTCATGATTTTGAGAATTTTTTACACAATCACGAAGATGTTAGAGGAAACAGAGTGAACAATTTACTAAATCACGAAACAGAACTGGAATTATTTTTGATTGGGAAAAAGCTTTCTTACAAAACCCTCTTGAAAATAATCAATAACAATCTTACATATTATGACAGCAATGACATACGAAAATTAGAGAAAGAGAATGAGCAATTAAAAATGATGATGCAAATGAAGACAGACGGAAATGAAAGTCCGTTAATACACGAATTAATTAACATGATAAAATTGTTGACAAAAAAAATGGACAATCTTGAAAAACTGTTACAGGAAAAAACGACAATTACACAAAAAGAAGAACCCAAAATCACTACAGGATTTAGTCAACCATTGGCAACAATTGGTCCAAGACTACAACAAATACATCCCGAAACATTGCAACTAGTAAAAGTCTATGAAACCGCCTCTGAGTGTATGAAAGAGGACCCAAAAATGAAACGCCCAAGTTTGACAAAGGCAGTAATGGAAAATTTAGTGTATAATGGTTTTCGGTGGTTGTTTGTGGACCGTGAATTAGACCCAACCGTCATTCATTCAATCCAACCTACCAAACAAACCAAGACACAGAATTTGGGATATATTGCCCAAATAAACAAAGAACAAACCGAGATTGTCAATGTTTATATTGACCGGAAAACGGCGGCACAGATGAACGGATACGAATCAACTGCAGCATTAGACAATCCAGTAAAAAATTTCAGTTTAACAAAAGATTCATACTATAAATTATATGATGATTGCGATGACGAATTAAATTCAGCATTTGAAGAACAGTGTGGTGGCGAACCTTTTTTATATAAAAACGGTGCGGGACAATTTGACGCCGAGCACAAATTAATCAAGGAATTTGCGAGTAAATACGACTGCATAAAACAATTAAAAATGAGTGACAAAACACTGGCAAAATGTTACAACAAAGACATACAATACAACGGTTATTATTACAAAGAACTTGGAAGTAAATTGTCTGTGAAATGATATTAAAGTGGCTCTATCAATCAATGCATGGACCAATCAAAACAACATATTCAAGATAAAAAGGAGAGAAGAGAAAAGAAGAAGATGACAAAAAGGGATGTTTCAGGCGAAGACATTATTTTTATATTTGAAAAGGTATTGGAAGGATGGTCAACAATTCGTATTTACAATACAATCATACAAACAAATCCGTCATCAGGGATTACAAAAGAAAAGACGGAAAAATATGCGACAGGAAATTGTAAAATATATGAAAAAGAAGTGGCAAGCAAACAACGATTTCAGCATTACATGGACTTAAGAGAGAAAGTGTATGAATTTCATAAATTAGGCAAATAATGTTCGAATACTTATTTCTCTCTGTTTTATATGTCAAAATTAAGAAGAATAAAGGGTGGGAAATGGTCGTTAAAATACAAACGCAGCATTGATTGCAATCGTCCAAAAGGGTTTTCCCAAAAGCAGCACTGCAAATATGGGAGAGGTAAAACTATGAGAAGACGTTCCACATAATATAATATTTTGTTATTATATTATGGCAAAAAGCAGCGGTGGCAGCAAATCTAGTGGTGGTGGCAATGGCGGCATTTTAGGTTCAGGCATATTCGGGTTTTTTGGCACAACGATTGAATGTAAAGCAGAAGACAATTCAATATACTGCAATATAATGAAATTCGTGAATCTCTTTTTTGCATTATTGTTAATAGGAGCCATCCTCTTTTACGCATTTCACTTTTTGTATAAATTGAAAAAAATGAAAAAATGAAAAATAAAATTGAATTGCTTTAAACAGTATAGAAAGACATTATTCAACAAACTCAAAACAGAACAATCATGTCTTTCGCAATGGATGTAACCTTTTCAAGACAAGGAAATAGTCTAACTGGGCAAATTCATTCTCATCAAGGAATGAGATATGTGTGTTGTTATTTTAAAGTGGTTCGAACATCCATTTCAATGATATACAACATTCCGGTTGATTGGAAAATGTGCGATTTCATCAACAATATAAAAGAATATTGCAATCAGGATTTTCCAGGTGATATCAGTAATAATATTGAATTTGTATGTGTAGGAGATACGCCTCAAGGACAATACGCAGAGGATGGGGCTGCATTGGATGAAGATGATACGCAATCCTTTTACGAAAAATACATTTCAAGACATGTGTTTCCGGCGTTTTACATTCGGAATCAAGTGCAAGAAACGGACCAAGACAGGAATCAAAGAAGAAGAAGACAAGAACAACCATTGGTCCAAGTTCAAGAAGAATATATTCCGTCGTGTGTAATTTGCTTGGATGAAACAGTATCAAGATTAAGATTGAGATGCACTCATGAAATGTGTAGAACATGTTTCAATACTTGTTTGTTATATGGACAAAACAATTGTCCGATTTGCAGAAGAAGAACGGTTTTCAGAGATTTAGTGAATTAATTGTTGCGAATAATTATATAATTAATTTAGTTTGATATAATATGTTGCATGAATCTGAATCTAACCAATCTATTTTTCATGAAGACATTGAATTAAAAAAAAATAAATTAAATACAATAACAATTATATTAACCTGTACAGTAAATGTCAATCTAAACAAAAGTTGCGTTTATCAAAAAAACAAAGACGAGAGAATTCAAGTATATTTAAAAAAAATACATTTATGGTTAGATAAAACAAATTTTAATATAATTGTTGTTGAAAACTCGGGGTATTTATTTGACGAATTAAAAATAGAACAAAATATACATAATAATAGATTTGAAATAATTACATTTGATGAAAAACCCCTACCAGAAGCGATGTATTTAAAAAATAATGACAGTAAAGGTGCTAGTGAAGTTTTTTCTATATTATATGCTTTTAATAATTCTAGACTAATACATAACTCAATTTTTATTATTAAAATTACAGGTCGCTATTTTATTCCAGAATTAGAAGAATATCTTAAATTGCATGATTTAAATAAATATGATTGTTTAACGCAACACGATAAAGATAGGTGTGAAATGGTTGGTTCTCATTATAATATATTTACTCATATGTTTGATACAAATTTACTTGACATGAACAAATATAATGGACACATTGAATCTGTTTGGAAATACAGGGCATCTAACTGCAAAAATGTATTAACATGTAAATTGTTTGAAATAGAAAAAACACAACAAGGTGGTATTAATAATATTTATGTAAATATATAATTTATAAAAAAAATGACAGGTTACATCCTTTAAAATATTTATATTTTCATGATAGTTTCTTATTGAATGTTCCAAGGTTATATTTAGAGTTGTTTAATGAAATTTATTTAGTAAAAAAGTGTTAATTAAGTTACAATTTAATTTAAAAGTTATAAATAACTGGCTATTGTTTGAGTTAAATCGCAAGGAATCTGTCTAATAATCCCAATGATGTATTTTTTATATTTTTCTTCAAAATCCAAGAGTTGTTTGCGGGTCTTGTTCCAAGAGTTGATTTGTCGAGCCGTGTATAAAGTTCGCTCCTTTCTCTTGAAGATCCTTGTAATGGTTGCTGAAAACTCAATCAAATAATCGAATTCGTCCATGAATGTTTCTTGCGAAATGTTAAAATGCCAGAATAATTCTTTTTCTCCGTCGTCCATTTTCTCCTTGATTGCAAAGAAGTTGTCATTGAGAAATTTATATAGTTTCCTTATTTTTGGAATAGAAAGATGCAGACGGGTTGTATCGTCAGAGGTTGATGCCAATGATGTCGCCACGGAGGCTGACAATATCGCGAGTTGAGTTTGAGTATTCATTTGATTTGATTGGTTTGTTTTGATGCAGACAACAAAAGAGAGAAAAAGCATTTCAATTTTTCCTTTTTTGAGAAAGAATTCGCATGACTAAAAATATTTTGACAAGTCTACCACAAAATCTTTCGTGCAAGATTGTTTGCCGAATATGGATTCTTTCTCCAATTGCCGCGAATTTTCCCGCTGCGCGTTAAATAATTGCGGCGGCGTTTTAAATCTCCGTGTTTGGTGAAATCTTCATATCCGAGTTGTCCAAAATGAACCCATGTTTTATGGCGTGGGTCATATATATCATATTTTTTCTCTCTATTAGAAGACGGATAAATTTTCGCGGTTTTGCCAAAATACCGATATGCCAAGCGTTGTGCTTTTTCAGGATTCGAATATTTTCTCAGTTTTTTACTAAAATGTCGGCTTCGTTTTTCCATACTATAACATTACCCTATTTAAAATCTTTTTGAGAATGAGAGAGGAGTTCTTCTACATTTTTCAACATAATTACCAGGTCTTCTTTGTTATCTGGGTCACGCATTTTTGCAATTTTTTGTTGGAGTGCCATACGTAATCTTTCTAAAGAATTTAAATATGTTTGTATTTTGTCAATCATTCCACGCGAATGTGCCAAGACCATCCACCCCAATTTTTCAAACATATCTTTATACCAATTATGCAATCCAATAGTGGTTGAATCGCAGCATTTTCCAGGAATAGGTTCTGAACCTTGTGTCATCTTTGACTTTTTTGAATCTTGACGCGGGTCTTGAGATGAACGCGAACCTCTGCCTTTTCTGCTTCCACTTCTGCTTCTACTTTTGCTTCTTATTCTTCTTCTTGTGTGTCGTCTCATGTAATAATATAATTCAAGAAAAAATTATATTATTAATTAAATCTACGTAAACTATCTACAATCAACTAACTCGCTCCTAACTAAATCATACTTGGTCGTGAATTAAACAGCCGATTCATGTTAATAATTTCGGGCTTTTCAGCATTGCTCGTGAATAGTTTCATAATTTGTTCTTCGTCCCGAAAGCGAACAGAATAGTTTTGCTGGAGTCCATTTCGTCCGATGCGTCCCATGGCTTGAATGATTTTTTCTTGAGTCAAGTCCAAGTCTTTGCTAATGTATCCATGGCAAAACTGGTAATTTGTTCCGTAAATATAATCACTGGATGCAATGATTATATATAATTTTTGTTCGTCCGCCATCTTCTTCATGATTTCCGTATAAGCAATGTTTTCATGATTGGTAAAGACGCCGATTCCCATAAGCAATAGCACTTTCCAACTGTCTTCCACGCCTGTAAGCAGCATGATTTCATTAATCACTTCTTCTTCAATGTTGCTAGAGAATGCCCCTGTAACATTGCAATCGTCCGCCCATTTTTTCAAATGTAGATTTTTATTTGGAATAAAGGTTTCATTCAATGTCGCTGTTTTAATCATAGACCGCAACATATCCAATTGCGTCTTGATTTTCCCTGCTTCAACCTGTGTTTCATTCGTTTGAATTCTGTTGCATTTATGTTCTTTTTTCTCTCCCGAACCTTCCTCTTCTTTTGTATTGGATGCATCATGGTCTTCCAAATCTTTTTCCAAGACGCCGATTTTATCATTTATCCGGTTATTAAACTCTATTTTCTCCATAATATCAGACATGACTTTTGCGGGAATGTTTGCTTGTTGAATACAGAATTTCGCGATTTTTTCAACATTATTTGACAAGAATATGGTTGGTCCATCTGTCAATGTATGTGCGTCTTTTGTCGTGACATATATGCCGCAATTGCCGCTGATAGTTTCTCTGATGATTGGTTCTGGCGACGACGACAATGACGGAGACATCATGGTCGCTTGTTCACTGGCGATTCGTTTCAATGATTCACCTGCGAATTTGCTAGAACTAGAACCGCCAGAACCGCCACCACATGCAGACCCGGGACCAATGCTATTGCTTTTGCGAATGCCTTTTGAATCAATGGATTCGTTTGGCACGATGCGTTTTTCCCTGGTATTTTTCAATGAAAGATAAATAGAACCCCATGTTCCAGCAATGATATTTTTCAGCAATTTTAAATAATACAATTTAATGCTTTTCATGTCAATGTCATCAATAGACCCGAAATTTCGTGGAATAGAATGTCTAAGAGACACATAATTTCCGCCTTTTTGTATAAATGTGATGAAGCGAACCACTTCTTTCAAATCAAAATATCTTAAGAGTGTCAAGTAATTTTCACAATGTTCAACAATCAATTGCATCTCATCATAGTCTCCGCTTAAAAAGTGTGGCAATACGACGTGACCGTTTTTATCAATAATAGGAATTGTTTTTTTACAGTCATGACTAACAATGTTATACACTGTTGCATTAGATGTGCTAAATTTCAAGGTGAAATCATTCACAGTCTCGGTGAGTTCGTGCAATTTCGGCAACGTGGCAGAAGAGAGCACCATGTTTGGAATCAAATTTGCAGACCAATTGTCTTGAATGATTGCGTGAAATGGATGTTCTGGATAATCAAGTGTGATGGTTGGTTCATCCCAATATGTAATTAAACTGCTTGGTGAATTAAAAGACAACATGTAATACATGGCTGGAAGATATGATTTAATATCGCAAATAATGATTTCAACCTTGTCTCCGACGGTATTGTCTACTTTCCAAATTCCGCCGCTCTTTTTATGTTTTGTAAATTCTTTTGCTGCGAAATAGTGGAGACGAATGTCTGCAGCACTGGTGCATCCGAATGCAAACGCCACTTTTTTATTAACTGAAATGGCTGCACGTGCCAGAGCCAATCCCACATGTCTTGCTGCACAAACAAATATGATTTTATGTTGTTCAGACAAGCCAATCGGAGTCAGCGTTTTTCCAGTGCCTGTGGGTGCAATGTATAAAATCAATTTGGCGTCTGGGTTTTTGCACACTGTAAAGATTTCTTTTTGATGTTCATAAAGCATCATGTCGCCGTATTTAAGCAAGTTGTCATTTTTTTCAATATATTCCACCGCGTTTTCTATAATGTTTGTAATACTAACAGATGCTTCCAATTCTCCGAGAATGGCACCTACAATGTCAATAATATGTCTGTTTAATAGGGGAACGCTGTTGCGTATTAATTTATAGAGTGTGTAATAATGAAATTCCATCTTTGGGCTGCGTGTAGAGGCATATTTTAATGTTTTCTCAATGTGTTCCAACAAGACATATTCGTAAATATTATTTTTTTCAAGATTCTCCGTCGTGTTTTTGCTGATGCGAATGAGGTCTGCTTTTTTCAATACGGGTTTGGCGTTTACATTCAGTATAATATATGTTGCACGGTATTTTGTAATAAGCAATTTAATTTTCTCTGCCAAATATTTATTAAATACATAATCTTCCATTGCTGGACTGTATTCTATTTTTAGAAATGTGAAAATAGAATTGCATTTATTGTATTTTATATTGACGTTTTCGTTACCTTTCATAATCAATTTCAATACTTCAATTTCGTTGGGCGAGACTGGCACTTCAATCGTTTCCCATTCGGATTTGGAGAGTTTGCGTTGAATAAGGTCCATGATTTCAAGAATGTCGGTTGTTTTAATTATGGTGAGTTATTTAAGCCGATTTTCCAAATCAATTTTTTATTTTATATTGGATGTCTTGTGGGTCTTGTGGTCCAATGATTAAACCATTGAATTGAATTTATTTATTTATTTATTGTATTATATTATAGTATGCAACTCTGCACTCCGGCGATGATATATTTGGTTCTCTCTTGTTTGTCTTTAGTAATTAGTGCAATAAATTCAATGAATCCAGCATCCATATTGATTCAACTTATTTTTACCGGTGCGTGGACATGGTTAATGAATTATTTGTGCAAGAAGGGATATTCTATTTTGTCGTGGCTCTTGTTATTTTTCCCATTTTTAGTGGGCGTATTTGTTGTGATAAATTTATTTAGTAAATTATCTGCTTGAACATCTGCTTAAAAATACATGCATATTATACTTGACTTGTGCAACAGATGGATATTGAATTCATGTTTTTATTGGAATGGACGCTCATGCAACAACAATTGCGTATCTTGGCAAAAACTGTTACAGTAAACCCTCGTGGAAGACCCTTAAAATATATTACGGAGAAAGAGAGAAAAGATGCAAGAAAGAATGCGAGAAAGAATACGACAAAGAATGCGACAAAGAATGCAACAAAAAATAGAAGAAAAATGTCTAAAAAAAATAAAATGTCTATCGTTAAAGTATGAAACTGTGTATTCAGGCGATAATATGCATGGTTCTCTCTTTTATTTATTTAGTTATTTGTCAAATGCAATTGTTTAACCCCGTATCCATTGCACTTCAAATCGGCCTGATTGCATTATGGGTGTGGTTAATAGATTTTTTCTGTAAAAAGGGATATTATAAGACAGCATGGTTGCTGCTAGTTCTTTCACGTATTCACGTATTAAGATTTATCGTATTAATATAACGCGGTGGTTAATGTGTTATAATATATATAAAATAAATATAAAATGGAATGTACTATTTGTTATGAGAAGTTTTTTACACCAAAAACAAAAGAAGAATTAAAATGTTTACTTTATGAAAAAAGTAGTTACAAAGAAATAGAGATGTTCAAAAATCTACTTATTACAAATAAACATAATGAAACACATGCATGCTCTACACCCAATTGTAAATGTATAATGTGTGGCGATTGTTGGATAAAACTAACGCATAAAGGAAAAGGTATAGACGAAATGATAATTGATGATATGCCAACAATTAACGACAAATTTGTTTGCCCTTATTGTAAAATAATTGATTGGAAATATTATATGAATAATGTATTTAATGAATTACAGGAAAAAGTATTAGGGAAAGAAGTGTTTCATGAATTGTTATTTTCAAAATGTTTTAATGATTTTGATTGAAAGAGAGAAAGTATGTGAGAGAAACGAAATAGAAATAATAAACAAAAGAATATATGTCAATTATTGTGCAATGTCCGCATTGCGGCGATTTTATTAGCATTATTGAATTAAATTGCTTAATTTTTCGACACGCAGTCCTCATTTCAAATGGACAACAAATTAATCCGCACGCATCAAAAGAAGAGTGCGATTCATTTGTAGAACGTGGATTGGTGTATGGATGTGCCAAACCATTTAGACTTGTTAAAACGAATGATGGTGCATTTGTAGTAGAAAAATGTAATTATATCTGATTATAGTATAATGTCAATACAAAGAATACCATACCGCAATGGTGACATTTATGAAGGTGAATGTGAATGTAAAAAGAATGGTCAAGGAAAAATGAAATATAAAAATGGTGACATTTATGAAGGTAGTTGGATTGATGATAAAAAGAACGGTCAAGGAAGAATGAAAAGTAAAAAAGGCGATTATGAAGGTCGATGGGTTAACGATTACCGTGAGGGTCTAGGAAAAAAATATTATAGTAATGGTGAATATCAAGGAGAATGGGCTAATGACCTACGCAATGGTCAAGGAACTATGAGATATAGAAATGGTGATGTTTATGAAGGTGAATTTAAAGATGATAAGATAAATGGTCAAGGAAAAATGACATATAGTGATAATAATGTTTTTGAAGGTGAATTTAAAGATGGTAAACTAAACGGACAAGGAAAAATAACATATAGTGATGGTGATGTTTATGATGGTGAATTTCAAAGTAATGCACGCACTGGTCGAGGAACTATGAGATATAGAAATGGTGATGTTTATGATGGTGAATTTCAAAGTAATGCACGCACTGGTCAAGGAACAATGACATTCAGTAATGGCGATATTTATGAAGGTGAATTTCAAAATAATGAAATAAATGGTCAAGGAAAAATGACATTCAGTGATGGTCTTCGCATTTATGAAGGTCAATGGAAAGATGGTAAGAGAAATGGTCAAGGAAGAATGAAATTAATTGGTGGTGATTATGAAGGTGAATGGAAAGATGATAACATGAACGGACAAGGAAAATTGACCATGTATGGTGACATTTATGAAGGTGAATGGAAAGATGGTAAACTAAACGGACAAGGAAAACATACAGACAGTAATGGTGATGTTTATGAAGGCGAATTTCGTAATGATGCAAAAAGTGGTGAAGGAATTATGACATACAATAATGGTGATGTTTATGAAGGCGAATTTCGTAATGATAGAATGAGTGGTCAAGGAATTATGACATACAATAATGGCGATATTTATCAAGGTGAATGGGATGATGGTGAAAAAAGCGGACAAGGGATCATGAGATACAACAATGAACGCATTTATGAAGGTCAATGGGAGAATGATAACCCTCACGGTGAAGGAATTATGAGACATAGTGAAACAAATATTCAAAGAGGAACTTGGGACAATGGACGGCGAATGCGTATTCCGGGTGACTTTGAGTTTAATGCTGAAGAGGATGGACCTCTTCCTGACACTACTCCTGAAATTAATGATTATGATAAACACGGAGGTTCTGAAAAAAATAAACGAAAAACCCATAAAAGAAAGACAACTAAACACAAGACATCTAGAAAACAAAATAAAAAGAAATAATATATATATATATATAATGGGATTACTTTCAGCCTTGATTTGTGCGCCGATTATTGTAGTGGGAGTGACTTTTGGTTCACCTGCAATTCTGGGATTAGCAGGATTGTCGGCAGCAGGGCCTATTGCTGGTGGTCTTTTTGCAACAACACAGGGAGCAGCCATCGCAGCAGGCAGTTGGATGGCTGCCGCACAAACAATCGCAATGGTTGCGGCTACTCCAACCCCGTAATTATTATAAAATCTACAAGTTATTAAATATAAATCTAATAACTTATTATGTTCTCTTTGCCTCCGATTCGTTCCGCACAAGTAAAAATATATCCAGAAAACGATTACAGTATGTATTTCGACGGTTGCAGTAAAAAAAATCCTGGAAAATCTGGTGCGGGTGCTGTCATTTTTTCTTCAGGAAAAGAAATATGGGGTTCATCTATATTTGTCGGAGAAAGAGAGACAAACAATGTTGCGGAATACAATGGTCTTTTATTGGGTCTAAAAAAGGCGATAGAGATGAATATAAAAAGGTTAATTGTTTATGGAGACAGTCTTTTGGTAATAAAACAAATGAACAATCAATGCAAAGTTTCATCTGAAAGGTTACTTCCTCTGTTTAATGAAGCCCAAGAATTAAAATCAGAGTTTGATATGATTTTATTTGTCCATGTTTATAGAACACAGAATAAGAGAGCCGATGAATTGTCAAACATGGGTCTTCTTTTACATAAACAATCCAGAGTTTCTCTCTGAGTTGTATTTTAAAATATCTAATTGTTTTGATGTCGTTGGAAATTCGGCTTGTCCGTAAATGTCTTGAAGTAGTAACCATTCAAACAATCCTCCAATATAAATATAAATGTTTGAAAATCCAAGAGAATTCAATTGTGCGTATTTTTGATTTAATTTAGAATCACTGCAATTTTTTCCATAAATAATAATTTTTATATTCTTATTTTTAGTCAAATGCTTATTCATAATGGCTTCTTCGTCTGAAGCAATGATTGTTGTGGGAATTAGACATTCTTGTTGATTTGACGGCAATGTATTTATCAATACATATTCGGTCTTGTTGGACGTTTTAATGATTTCTTGTATGTTTTCAAAATTTACCTTTTGAAAAGATGCGTTATTTCCCATTTATAAGTATTTTAATATTAAATTATTATATGTTTTATTTGAAAACAAGGAAATATTATGTTTTAAATGTGCAAAAAATAGGGCAACGTATACAAGGATTACACCATCAAATCCAAACATTGCACACGCAAAATGCCGTCATACAATCCCAGTTACGTAATTTTCAAAGCACGCCGGTAGTTGTTGATGTGCCTATACAAGAAGTGTTGCATGTAGAAGAAGTTCCTATACAAGAAGTGTCGCATGTAGAAGAAGAAACACAGACTGTAGAAGAAGAAACACAGACTGTAGAAGAAGTTCCTCCGCCTCCAGTAGAAGAGCCAATCCAATTATTCAGAGAATTTGGACATCATTTAGTATTAAATCACAAACAAACAACTCAGCCATTGTTGCATGCAACACATATAGACCTTGCTGCATCTCTTCCTGCATCTCTTCCTCCAACGAATATGGATTTGTTTGAGGAAAGTTATACATTAGTAGGTGCAACCCCTTATCCAATGGTTGTGTTAGACCAAGGCAGTTTAGGAGCATGTGTTGCAAATGCGTTTGCCGGAATTACCCAATGCTTGGTAGGAACCACGCCATCAAGATTATATTTGTATTTTAATGCAAGAGTTGCAACAGGCAATTCACCGACAGACGATACTGGATTAGATTTGTGTCAAGCCCTACCAATATTAAAATTATATGGCTTGCCATCTGAACTGATTTGGAATTATACCAATCTTTCAAAATTCAGTACATTTCCTCCATGGTCTGTCTACAAAAGCAGTTCCATTACTACAAAATCTATTATATACACTTCTATTCCTCAAACAGATGTGGCAATCATGTCTTCAATCAATGCAAAAGCACCCATTCTATTTGGAATGAATCTATACCAGAGTTTTATGACAAATGCCGTTGCTGAAACTGGTATTATTCCTAGTCCCAATACAGAGAAAGAACAATTAGAAGGCGGTCACTGTGTTTCAATTGTGGGTTGGACTGTTTATAATAACACTGAATATTATATTATTCGCAATTCATGGGGAACCAACTGGGGAAATACGGGTGCCATTACACATCAGCCAAACAATGGTAAAAACGGAGGATTTGCTTATATTCCAAAAACATATGTATTGAATCCCTCTTTGGCATTTGAATTCTATTCAATTAAATATCAATAAATCTAATCATAACTTTGTCGGTGTAAATAACTTATACATCCATAGACAAAGTGTTAATACAAGGTAAAATGGCAACATTAGAAGAAAATTGATGAAATCCAAAATATCCCCTATAATCCTTTTTTTAATCATATATTACGTAGTGATATATAATTAAAAATTGTCCACGAATAATATAATGCAATCGGATAATATTATTCTCTCTGCGTCCTTGTTTGGGTCAACCTATCTCTTTTCAAAATCACTGGAACTGATAAATAATGCGCATCTAACAAATAAAAGAGCATTGCCCATAGTAATTGCGGTCTGCATCACTTCAGGCTCAATGTTTTATCTATCATTTTCACGCATTGTGGTTGAAAGTCTAAGAATAAATCGCAAATAAAATCAATGAAATTCCACGACAATTTCCACCTTTTCTTTTTTAATGCTTTGTTGCCATAATTCATTCTTACTTTTATCTGCCATTTAAAAAATTGAAATGCTTTTTTACAATTCAAAACATGCACCAAAGTTGTAACATTTAAAGTCATTCATGGCGCAAGAACGAGAAAATAAGTTGAACAACATAAAAAATCTGGTGGATAAAAAATTTAAGGAATATAAAGAAAACGAAAATGAAAAAAAAGACAACAAATGTAAGTCAGAGTCCGAATCAGAGTCCGTCGTATCAGAGTCCGAGTCCGAGTCCGAATCAGAGTCCGAGTCAGAATCAGAGTCAGAATCAGAGTCAGAGTCCGAGTCAGAATCAGAGTCAGAATCAGAGTCAGAGTCCGAATCAGAGTCCGTCGTATCAGAGTCCGAGTCCGAGTCCGAATCAGAGTCCGAGTCAGAATCAGAGTCAGAATCAGAGTCAGAGTCCGAATCAGAGTCCGTCGTATCAGAGTCCGAGTCAGAATCAGAGTCCGATTCAGAGTCCGAATCAGAGTCAAGACCACGTTCAAGTGTTTCTCTCAGAGTCCGATTTCTGAATGGTGACCTGGACAAATATCAGCTGATAAAACGTGTTTCACAGGAACACAAAAAAAAATATGGAAATAATGGATGGAAAGTTGCTGAACTTTATGAGACATTTGGCCGATATGTTGGTAAGGACATCAATATATACAAGGCAGAAATACCTCATGAGGGATACGATTGTTATGCATCATTTAGAACTCTTGTTTACGAATCGTGTCTTTCATCAATGCAACATTGGTTTGGACAATCAAGCAAAAGAAAAAAATTTGGAGAGATTGCTCCTCCGATATTTTATAATCCAACTAACGCAAGACAAAATCAACAAACCGGCTGGTTGAAAGCTACGAGGGGTGGATTATATTATTATAATTCAAATTTGAAACTTGACAACTGGAATGAAGCTCAATTTGGACCATTGCCAACTCCTGAAGAATTGGATGGAGCAGAGAGACTTAGAAATGATCCAACAACTAAAATAAGTGGAAAAAGACGAACATTTAATTAAGCAGGATTTGATTTGTTTGCCTTGCACAGTTTTTAAATTAAATAAACTAACTAAACTTTTTTATTTTTTCGTGTTTTATTAATCGTAGGTTTATTCTTTTTTGTAATATATTGTTTAGTTTTTGCATAAACAAAAATATGTTCTTTATTATAAAATCTACTTGTTTTATCTAAGGTTCTCCTTTTTTTAAGAGACCAAACACTTTTAAAATCAGCTGGCGCGGATTGTTCTGAAATAAATACACAATTATTTCTTGACCATTTGCGCATTGTTTCCCAAAATATTTCATGATTAAAATCTTCAGTGGAAGCATATTTTTCAGTCGATTTATATGGTGGGTCGCAGTATATCAACATGTTTGTAGGATTATAATCTAAATATGATTTATTGTAAAAATGCACATTTTTTCCACTAATTAATGGTTTTATTTTTTCCATGCTATTTTTAAATTCTTGTAAAAAATTCCGCCCACTGTTTCCAGCCGATTTTTGTGCATATCCAGCAAAATATTTCCCTCCAAAACTTAAACCAAACCCTGCGACAGCTTTCATATAGTTTGGAGATTTGCTATTTTTAATTTTATTGTAGTCTGCTTCATTTATTTCGTTTGGTAATTTTAGTTTATTTTTTTGAACTTTCTCCCACAACTCTATTAAATCTGGTTGAATGTCAGATGCTATATATATATTATAATTTTTAGTTGTCATTTGTTTGAAAACTCCGAGAGAACCACAAAATGGTTCTATATATCCATTTACAGAATTATTTGGACATTTTTGAGAAATGAATAATGCTATTTTTTTACCTATGCCGTGTTTTCCTCCCAAATACTTCATATAGTATATGAAGTATTTAATTCTAGGTTGACATTGTCTCCTTGAAATAGTTAATGAAATTCCACGACAATTTCCACCTTTTCTTTCTTGATACTTTTTGTTGCAGAAATGGACAATTCTTCTCTCTTTTTCCGTGTCTTTGAATTATCTACATTCTCTTTTCTTTTGGAGGTGCTGTTGCGGCAATTCATATCCTTTTCAATTTCATCATAATGTTGTTCAATATAATCAATGACTTTATTTTCAAGTGCCCATTTGAAAAAGTTCAATTGTCCAATGGTGGTTTCAATACTGCTGCCATTTTTATATGGTATATTAATCCGTTCCCATCGACAAAAAGGGTCTAGTCTTTTTTTGGAATATGCTTTTAATTTCAGTTTATAATCAACATATACTTTAAATCTTCGTCCATTTTCAGTGTCATCGTCAATGGTATAAAGTGTATAATATTTTTTTGCATAATTTGTGGCAAACCAATCAACAATTCGGAGAGAAATCTGTGATTCTCCAGTAATAATTTTCAACATACGAGATAGGTTGTCTTCATCCTTGTAAAATTGAATTAAGTTTGCGAGTAATAAATTGTTTTGAGTAATAAAGGATGAATTCGTATTCATTGATTGATTAATTTAGTTTATTTATTTTATTTAAATCCTTATTTTTGATTTCCTTATTTTTGATTTCCTTATTTTTGATTTCCTTATTTTTGATTTCCTTATTTTTCATTTGTCAATTTTGTGCCTTGTGGTTTCAAAAAAGTGTCAATGTCTTCTGAAAACGTATTGTTTGGCATAAATGGATTCATGTTTGTTCTAGGTATGGCATCTCTTTCAGACAATTTTTGTTCAATATCTTCTCTCTTGTTATGAGAATTTAATGTGTCCCAACTGTGTTCGTCGTGATTCAATGCTGCTAAATAAGCGGTAGTTTCAACATTGTTATTAGCATTACCGTTGCCTTTGCGTTTTGATTGTTCATATGTTTCACCAAAACTCCATTTGTAATGTTTGGATTCTTCCATAGTATATTTATTCTAAAGTTTTCCATGATTTCCACGATTTCACAAGTTTCACGATTTCACAAGTTTCAATTGTTTCGTAAACAAATAATTATTGCATGATTGTATTCTTCTTTTCAAATTGCATTCTAAACAACATATGACAATATTGGAATATGTATGTCCGAGAGAATTGTCGATTCTGTCAAGAGTCCATTGTTGAGAATCTCTGACAATTTTATATAATAATTTCATGGATTGAAAACAATAATAACACTTTAATTTACAGTCTATGAATTTTTGAATTACTTGCTGAAAAGGTATAATGCTATCTTCTATGTGGACCTTTTTTTTAACATCTTGTTGTTTGTATCCTGCAAGTTTTCTCTCTATTTCTTTAATAATAATATCGGGCAATTCATTCAATAATAATAATTCATATTGTTTGTCAAATTCAAAGAGGGTGGGACATATATTTTTTTTTAATAGGCATGCTCGTTCTTTATTTACTTGTTGTTGTTTTGTGGCCTTTTTTATTTGATATTTATTATTTTGTCCAGTAATGACTATTTTCTTTGGATTCTCTGCTTCTTCTTTTCCTTCTTTTTCTTTTTCTCCTTTTTCTTTTTCTCCTTTTTCTCCTTTTTCTTTTTCTCCTTTTTCTTTTTCTCCTTTTTCTTTTTCTCCTTTTTCTTTTTCTCCTTTTTCTTTTTCTCCTTTTTCTTTTTCTCCTTTTTCTTTTTCTTCTTTTTCTTTTTCTCCTTTTTTATTTTCAAACATATAATATAAAACAGGTTAAACTCAACGCTTTATATTATATAATGGAAGAATCTAATGCTAATTCTGAAGAATGCGCAGAATTGAAGAACCTTAAATACAAGACGATGCTTTTAAGTGGTGTTCCAATTAAAGAAACAAAATCATCTGGAGATTTATTCACATTGGAAAAATTTTTAGAAAGTGAAAAAAACACAAATAGTATTGGTCCTTGGTGTAAATTAGACCGAACTGTAAAAATCCAAAAGATTTCTCTCTATGTTTCTAAATATAAAATGGAACATGACTTGTCTCAAGAGGAAGAGGTCTTATTAATGAATTTCATGAAGGATTGTTTAGAGAGAAAAAAACTGCAAAAGGTAAAGGATGTTGTTTACGACAAGGAAACAGGACAAATTAAAGATATTCCCTCCTTGTCATACAATAAACAAACCCGGCATTTTACATTGAAGAATCTAGAAAAGCGTATTTCTACATTGAAAAGTTTGCCTGTTACTAAAAATTCTGGCACAATTAAAAATACAAAACATTGTGTGATTATTCCAATCTAATATTCAAGGGTTTAAAAATAATAGGACATCTTTATATAATGGATAAAATTTCTCATTATATAAATGAAATAAGTGAGATTCGTCATTCCATGCATACATTCTTGGATTCAGAGGCTGAAATTAATGTCCGATACGAATTCATCCTTTTAGATGATGATGAAATCATAGATATGTTGGAATGCATGGACCAATATATTACAGACCATCCCAAAATAATATCAGACCCCGAATTTGATGACATTTTTTTAGAAGACATGCAATCCTTTTTTCCGTGTTGTGAAAACATAGAAGAGGTCATTGAATTGTTTCATATATTGATTCTTCCAAAAAGGTCACAAGAAGAAGGAGAAAAAGAGGAACAAGAAGAACAAGAGAGAAAAGTCATAAAGGATAAAATAGAACGTTTGCATTCACACCCACAACATACACAACGAACGCCAGAATGGTATGATTTTCGCAACAATTTAATTACTGCAAGCAATGCCTATAAAATATTTGATACAAATGCAACAAGAAATCAATTGATTTATGAAAAATGCAGTGCTTATGAAATCGCACACAAAGAACCGCCATCGCAATCTATAAACATTGAATCTTCTCTCCATTGGGGACAAAAGTACGAGCCTGTTTCTGTGCTTTTCTACGAAAAAATGGTTAAAACAAAGATTGAGGAATTCGGTTGTATTAAACATAAAGTATATTCTTTTTTAGGTGCATCTCCTGATGGAATCATCACAAACCCGTCATCTTCCAACTATGGAAGAATGCTTGAAATCAAAAATATAGTAAATCGCGAAATAGATGGAATACCTAAAAAAGAATATTGGATACAAATGCAACTTCAGATGGAAGTGTGTGATTTAGACACGTGTGATTTTTTAGAGACGCAGTTTATTGAATATGAAAACGAGGACGATTTTCTACATGATTATGAAATAGATGAAGTAGAAGAATCCACTCGTTTTATGCAAACAAGCAATGGGGAATTAAAAGGAATCATCTTATATTTTTCTAAAGAAGGCATGCCCTCATACATTTACAAGCCGTTGGAGATGAATAGGCAAGAGTTTGACGCGTTTGAATGCCGGACGATTGAAGACATGGAGGCAACTGGAATGACATGGATTAAAAATATTTATTGGAGATTAAAAACATATAGTTGTGTTCTTGTAAAAAGAAATCGTCGTTGGTTTGAAGACAATGTTTCAGATATTGAAGATTTATGGAATGTGATAAAGAGAGAAAGAAAGGACGGATATTCTCATCGTGCTCCAATCAAAAGAAAGTTGATTCAGACGCCGCCAATCCAAAACCAAAACCAATGTTTGATTTCTATACATGATGGAAAGACAATTGTTCAATATAATATATTTGGCGAATCTTGTGAAAAGGCAAACATTGTTTGAGGCGTCGTGTAATAATTGATTCGTAAACCAGCATTGACATCAACAGGAGGCAATATGGTTGAAATATTAGAATGGTCTTGATGATTTTTGTATAAAGCACCGCAGAATTCAGCAGGCATGCATCGCCCGTCATCTGGATTGTTTGGATATTTCAGATTATTCGTGATTTGTTTGTATGAGCCGACTTCAAAAATAGGATAATGCCACCAAATATCATGACCGCTCTTTTCAGAGACTCCGGACTTACTATGAATGGGATAAACATCTTCCACCAAGACTTTATTAAGTGAAACAGGATATGCACTACCTCCTAAATTTTCATAATTTTTGTAATTTTCTCTTGATGTGTAAAACAAATTCAATGCTAATAAACACCCAATGACAATAAATAATATCGCAATAATTTTATTCATATATATTACAAAACTTAATAAATTGGACTGAATCAATATAAAATAATGCTACAATATTATGTATATGGAAACCTGCAATATGCGAGTAATCAAACGCAACGGCGAATTGGAAGAAATAGCCTTTGACAAAATATTAAATCGCATCAAGAAATTGGGATTGGAAGCAAATATTAATGTCAATTACTCTTCATTGACAATGAAAGTGATTGACCAATTATATGACAAAATCCACACAACAAAAATAGACGAATTGACAGCAGACCATTGCATTTCTCTCTCTACACACCATCCGGATTATGCGATTTTGGCAGGAAGAATCGTCATTTCAAATCATCAAAAAAATACGAGTCCATCATTTAGTGAAGTGATGAAGCAATTGTATTATTTTTATGACATTCATGGTGAACATTCTCCCATTGTTTCTCAAGAATTGTGGGAAATGGTGTTAAGACATTGCGAATTGTTTGATAAAATGGTGCGTCACGAGAGAGATTATTTGATTGATTTTTTCGGATTTAAAACGCTTGAACGTGCGTATTTGTGCAAAGTCGCCAATATTATTGTAGAACGTCCTCAATACATGTGGCTGCGCGTGGCCATTGGTATACACGGCACAAACATAGATGACATTAAAGAAACATATGATTTAATGTCTCAAAAATATTTTACTCACGCAACGCCTACGCTCTTTAATGCAGGCAGTCCAAGACCTCAATTAAGTTCTTGTTTTTTACAGGCAATGGAAAATGATAGTGTAGACGGCATTTACAACACGTTAAAAGAATGTGCACAAATCTCTAAATATTCAGGCGGCATCGGTCTCCACATTCACAACATTCGTTGCAAAAATTCGCACATTCGTGGGACAAATGGCAAAACAGACGGCATCGTGCCAATGTTAAAGGTGTTTAATAGCACTGCTCGCTACATAAACCAGTGTTTTACTCCGGAAACAATTGTTTATTCTAAAGATGGTCCAAAACAAATGAAGGATATTACTACTTCGGATGAGTTGATTACATTAGACGGAACATTCAAACGCGTAAATGAAATTATAATAAATAAGGTGAAAAAGGAGATTCTTGAAATAGAAACTGCAAATTCACTCTTTCCAGTGCGTGTTACAAAAGAACACGACATCTATGTTATTAATCACAAAACCCGTAATAAAGACGGAGATTTCACACCATCTTTTCTCTCTGCAGATGTCTTAAAAGAGGGCAATTTAGTGGCGTTTCCTATTCCATCATATATTGATGAAAAATATGACATGTTTAATTTAGATTTTTATCATTCTTACGGGTTGTTAATAGGAAATAAAGAAATAACAATGTCCTCTTATTATCTTCATTTGTCTCAAGAGAAAACACTAAAAATAATCATGGGAATATTTGAAAGCATCCATTTTAATGTAGAATCCAACACATATTCATCATTAAATACGCAATTCATTTCTCAAATAAAATATTTATTGTTAAAGGTGGGTATTTTAACAACATGCACGAATGCATGTGAAATCACGGTTCCAATTCAATATCAACTGCAAATAAATGTCAACACTGACAATATTTTATGGTCACCTATTACAAAGATTACTAAAATAGAATACGAAGGCGATGTCTATGATTTCAATATGATTGACAACCACAATTATTTAACAGACATGGGTATAGTTCATAATTCAGGAAAAAGAAACGGAAGTTTCGCGATTTATCTAGAGCCATGGCACGGAGACATTGAAAGTTTCCTTGAAATGAGAAAAAACCATGGTGACGAAGAGATGAAGGCCAGAGACCTCTTTTATGCATTGTGGGTTCCAGACCTATTCATGGAGAGAATCAAAGAAAATAAAAAATGGTCCCTCTTTTGTCCGGATGAATGCCCGGGGTTGGCAGACGTGTATGGTTCTAAATTCAAAGAATTGTATGAAACATATGAATCCACTGGCAAGGCTCGCAAAACAGTGGAAGCCCGCGATTTATGGTTTAAAGTCTTGGACGCACAAATGGAAACAGGCACACCGTATTTATTATATAAAGATGCGGCAAACATAAAAAGTAACCAAAAGAATATTGGCATAATTAAATCCAGCAATTTGTGTGTTGCGCCGGAAACTCTCGTATTAACAGACAATGGCCAAATTCCTATTCATGAGTTAGAATGCAAAGAGATTAAAGTATGGAATGGCCAGAGGTTTAGTAATACAATGGTATTTAAAACAGGTGAAAATCAGGAATTGATTGAAGTGGAAACCAGCGATGGATGCGTCCTGCATTGTACACCATATCACCGATTTTTTATAGAAAACCCGAAATCAACTGCCAAAGACAAGGAGGCGTCTATTATAGAAGCACAGCATTTAACAGTTAACGATGTCATTGTCGCGTGTGATTTCCCAATTATTGACGGCGAAACACATCTAGAGACGTTTGACATAACCGAGATTCCAAAAGGAGCAATTAGCATGGAATCAAAAATGATGTGGCTTTCTCTCTTTTGCGAAAAATACGGAGTTGTTTCTTCAAAAATAAATCTACTGAAATCCGCCATTTCAATCATGCATAAAAACAAAGAAACCTTAATGTCTGTAAAACATCTGTTACAAACGTGTGGAATAAATGCACCTTTGAGTAAGACGAGTTATTATAATTATCTTTATCCTGATACGGCGTATTATACATTGAAAATTAATTCCACGCAATTGAAAATTTTGATGGACAATGGATTGCGTTATAGCAGTCCTATAATTACTGCATTGTTGCAAAAAAAATACGATGATGAGACCTATGTGCCCTCTGAACCGATTAAAGTCATACGGATTACATCTAATGGAAGAAAAGACGACACCTATTGTTTTAATGAGCCACTCAATCATGCGGGCATTTTCAATTGTATACTTACATCTCAATGCACGGAAATTATCCAGGTTTCAGATGAAAAAGAAACCTCCGTCTGCAATTTAGCGAGCATTGGATTGCCTACTTGTGTGGATGAAAAGACTCGCATATTTGATTACGAGAAATTGCATCAAGTGACAAAGGTGATAACAAAAAATCTGAATAAGATTATAGACATTAATTATTATCCAACTGCGAAATCGCAACGCAGTAATTTGTTGAATCGTCCGATTGGCATTGGTGTTCAAGGACTCGCGGATGTCTTTATGATGATGGACGTTCCGTTTCACAGTGACCTTGCAAAAAAGATAAACATTGAGATATTTGAAACAATATATCACGCCGCCTTGGAAAAAAGCAATGAAATTGCGATTGACAGGCATAATAAATTGAAACGATTCCATTCTTTTTACAACAACTTGAAAACATTGAGTCCGAATAAACCAGAAGAATATGTAAAAACCGATTTAACAGTTGAACACTTGTCCGAATTAAACCCAGTCTATGGAGAAATGAACAATTTATCAAATGAGAGATGCGGTGCATATAGTTCTTTTGAAGGTTCTCCTGCATCTTTAGGATATCTTCAATTTGACTTGTGGAATGTAGTGCCTGCGACAAAGAGATATGATTGGTCGTATTTGAAACAATCAATCAGGAAATTCGGATTGAGAAATTCTCTCTTGTTGGCCCCGATGCCCACGGCTAGTACATCGCAAATTCTAGGATTTAATGAATGTTTTGAACCAATTACTAGTAATATTTATAGCAGGAGCACGTTGGCCGGCGAATTTATTCTTGCAAATAAATACTTGATGAATGATTTGATTGGGCTTGGATTGTGGAATGAACGGATTAAAGACAATATTATTGCAAACAAAGGGAGCATTCAGCAATTGACAGTGTTGCCGCAACATATACGGGATAAATATAAAATTGTGTGGGAAATACCAATGAAGCATGTTATAGACATGTCCGCCGAGAGAGGGGCATACATTTGTCAAAGTCAGAGTTTAAATCTTTGGTTAGAAGACCCAAATTACAACACATTGACATCGATGCATTTTTATGCTTGGAAAAAAGGATTAAAGACGGGTATTTATTATTTAAGACGAAAAGCCAAACATCAAGCCCAACAATTTTCTATTGAACCAGAGAGAAAACAAGAGGACGAAAATAAACACGACGAAATCTGTGAAATGTGTTCTGCATAAAGGAATAAAGAATAAAGAATAAAGAAATGCACAATACTAAGAGAGAATGGAATCATTGTCAATCCTCCTGCTTACATTGGCAGGATTTTATATGATTCTTGTATTGTATGTGGTGCCATCATATGCATGCATCGTGTTCCAATTATTCCAATCTAGAAATAAAATTGTATCGCGTGAAAAATGTGAAAAAAATAATATCCAATAAATATAAATGTCAACTAAACACTTATATTTATTACTTGGCAATGATGCGGATTGGGAAGACATTGTTATTTACGACAATAAAGAAGAGGCGACCCGAGTGCTGCGGTCACATCCATCGCATAACAATCGTTTTAGAATAGAAGTATTTGAAAAAAAAGAGGGTTCTTTAAAATATACGCCTGCCTATAAAACGATATTTTACAATGGAGAAACGAATGAGCCAACGCCGATAATGAACCGAATATGAGTTCGTCGTCATTATTCTTTTGACATGCATATTTAAAATACTTATTTAGTATATTCCAGGCATTAAATAAGATTGTGTAAAAAATGGTTAATTAAATTACACGGAATCGGAACACACCTCACAAAATATATCTTCTAAACCTAAGAACTAGAGCAATTCCGACATTTTTCTCTGAATCTTTGAATTCATGATGCAAATATCTGTCCCGAATTCAAGTTGGTAATAACATCTCAAACAAACGACAACATCGTTCAATGAGTTGTGTAATTTTTTAGGAGCCGCGCCAAAGAGTTTCTCGTGAAGTTCCACCAATTTCGGGAATTTCACAAAAGTGTTTCCGGTCTTTGACGTCATTTTAATATTGCACAATGAAATGCTGTTTCTCATGGTGCAGTATAGTTTTTCTTTTAAATTCGCCAGAATAAATAAATATTCCTTGTATCTCTCCACAGTGTCAACTGCTCTCCGTGTAAAACGTGAATAGGTCTGATTCATTGTCCGATGCATTTCTGCTTTTATCATATTGAAATCAAAATTCATATTGTGGGCAATTACCTTGTCTGCGAGTAAGACGTCCTTCATAAATTTTGTCAAGACCGAATCAATATCCACGCCTTTTTTTAGAGAGATTTCATTGGTAATTCCGTGAATGTTGATGCATTCTTGTGGAATAATCACTCCTGGCGGCAATTTAATGACATGATCCGATATTTTTAGTATTTCATTTTTTGTAGTATCGTAAACAATATAACTAAATTGCACAATATGTGGCCAAATCGTTTCTGTTTGAGAAACGACTGTATATGGAATGTCTTCTTCTTGTCTTCCAGAGGTTGCTGCTGATTTTGTTGGTCCCGAGGTTGGTGGTGGCATCGCTGCTGTGGCTGACGCTGCTGATGTGGCTGACGCTGCTGCCGGAGGCATTGGCACATTCGTCGTTTTTGTAACTTTTTTTGGGAGTCCGGTCGTTTCAGTGTCAAAGATAATAATTCTCATTTTGTTTGGTATAATGCATATTCATAAGATGAGTGAAAGCATTTCATTTTTTATTTTTCAAACAAGAAAAAAATAAAAAATGCGGAAAAGTAGAATGCGGAAAAAGAATGCGGAAAAGTAGAAAAGAATTCAAACATAGTTTTTACATATTCCAAAATTTCTTCTGTGCCAAATTGTAATTCCATGAAGCGCAATTCCGTCCAAGTGTTTTTTTGCGCCATACCCTTTATTTGTATGAATGGAATATTTTTCCATTAATTCAGGATGCTGTTCACACAATTCATCAATGTATTGGTCTCTCGCAACCTTTGCCAAAATAGATGCAGCAGCAATGGAAGTGTATGCATTGTCGCCTCCTTCAATGCAAATGTGCGGCATGCTTTCTAGTATACCGCGGGTTTTATTAAAATGGGTGATGGGTTTAAAATAATTGCCATCAATCAACAGTTGGCAATTATTACGTGTCAATTCAACCTTGTGGCATGTTTCAATCAATGAATTGATGCAAGAATGCATTGATTTTTGTGTGGCCTGTAAAATATTAATATCTTCAATCACGCGTTCATCTTCATACGAAACAGTCCAAGCAATGGCGTGTTGTTTAATGTATTCAGCGATTTCTTCAATCTTTTTTTTAGAAGTGAATTTTTTGCTGTCCTTCATTTTATAATGTTCAAAACTGTCATCTTTAGGTAAAATAACTGCGGCGGTGTAGACTCTTCCAAACAATGGTCCACGGCCGACTTCATCTACGCCGATTTCATACATGTCTGGATTTTCATCATAATAAGTTTTCAGCAGTGTTTTTTTCCCATTTGCATTCATAATAATATAATATACCAATGATATATTTATATATTTTACCGTATAATTATATATGAAACCTGAATTGTTATTTTTAATATTATTATTATTAGGTTTTATTTTGCATTGTTTTTTAGGAAACAAGAAAACATTTTATAAAAGGATAGAGGGTATGACTGATGTTGAAACGGTGGGTTCATCGACATCATCCGCATCTTCTCTCAATTCTTCCAATAATTCATATGAAAATTACAATCATTACAATGGCACATCCATTGCAACCAAATATTATGGACCAAATGGCGAAGTCGTCATTATAAATAGCCCCTCTTCTATAACTGTAATTAACACTTCGGGAATTAGTGTGGAATACACATCAACTGCTTCATCCTCTACCCAAATAGAGGCAATAACATATCGCGGTCCAAATGGCGAATCAGCAACATTTGTAAGTGGCACAAATGGTGGCAAGGCCGTAAAAGTGACAGACGCGCAAGGCAACAGTGTGATTTATGGAGAGAATCCAACATCAACCACGGCAGCAGTAGTTACAAATCCATCAACAACTTATTATGGAAGCACTGGAAACCAGATTCCAAATAATTCGGCATATGCATATGTTTCTCCCACCCCTGCAGTTTCTTCGTATGAATACAATCAATATCAATCTCAAACAAATCCGCCATATGATTACTCTTCTTCTCTCCCACCGGGAATTCCAAGAAGCCAAATACTTCCAGGGCAAGAAGACCTATATATATTGAAATCCCAAGTGGTTCCACCGGTATGTCCGGCATGCAATCCAGTAGTAATTTACAAAGACAAGGAATGTCAGGCGTGTCCTCCATGTGGTCGCTGTCCTGAACCGAGTTTTGAATGCAAAAAAGTGCCGAATTACAATTCCATAAACAATGAATATTTGCCCACTCCTATTCTGAATAGTTTTTCAGGTTTTGGAATGTAGACACTCAATGAAAAAATATAATGAAAAACATTTAAACACACAATCATAAGTATTTCAATATTATAATGTCAGAAGTGTCAGAAACAGAACCCTTTTCCTTTATCGCAGATTCTTACGAAAAACTGATGCTAGACACGGCATATCAAGCAATTACATCATTGGAATTGTGGGAATACATGTCTCAACCGAATGAAGGTTATATGCTTAGTTCAGACAAAGAACTCGGTCTTATCATGAATGAAATCGTTAAATTAGGATACGACGGTCATTCAGGCGGTTCTTTTGGTTGCACAATGAGAGACATGCAATACATTGCTACATACGGTTTGTTGAAATACAAAGAGGCACGCCAACGCCAACCTACTCTCTCTTCTTAACACATTTTTCATCCATTTGAAATGTTTCCCCCGAATCGGTTTGCGGAACAATTTTAATGATACACTTGGCTTTCTCGCCATAAAGAGGTTCAGTGCATCCTTTGCCGTGATTTTTCATGGTTTTCGCATTTTTGTGAATCTTTGGCAATTTGAATATTTTCGGTGTCAAACATCGTGCTCTAAAATGTTCATATCTTTCTTTCACGTCGCAGAATTTCAAGTTGGATTTTTTATTCAACATTTTATTAATCAATTCATGCAAATCATAAATATAACGAGAGAAGGTATCCCGGCTCGTCATATGTTTCATGGTTAAAGGCATTTGTTTAAAATTCGTTTTTAAATTAATGCGGCAATATTTGCATGGCAATACGTGTTTCAGATTTAACACAAAATCTCGATAATGTTTCTTCTCTTCTGAAGTAGGTTTAACAGGATAATTGAAACTCATAATATGCAAATAATGCCACATACTGGGTCCCCAAACGCTTGTCAACATTCCATCTCCGCTATTAAAATCCTTCTTTGAATATACGCGTTTTGTTTTAGTCATATAATTCAATCATACAATATTTTTCTCAATAATTGTTTTAGAATAATTGGCAGGTTTATTTAGAACTCGTGAAAACATGGTTGCAATGATTTCCTTGTAATATGTTTCGTCCTTTGTGTAATCAGACTTGTTGATTTGGATTAATTTTCCATCACAGTTTCTATAAAACATTATAAAGTATGATTCGTCGTGTTTATATATTTAATTTATTGTATTAAAATATATGAACATTCCAAAACTACCGAATATAGACAGCACAACCATTGTCATTCTCCTATTTATTTTGGCATTGGTGGGGATTTCTCTCTATTATTATTTTACATACATTGGCAAATCTACCTTTAAACACAATTTAGAACATAAACCAGCAGATTCTAAAAAGAACAACAGTCAGGCGGAATTGATTTTATTTACAGTGGATTGGTGTCCTCATTGCAAAAAAGCACAGCCTATTTGGAATGACTTGAAATCAGAGTATGAAAACAAGACAATCAATGGATACACTATTTTATTTACTGAAATCAATTGCACAAATGAAAGTCCAGATGTGGAAAAAATGGTAAACAAATATAAAATTGAAGGATACCCAACCATTAAGTTATTAAAAGACGGCAATGTCATAGAATACGACGCAAAACCAAACAAGGACACATTGGTGCAATTCTTAAACACTGTCTTGTAAAGGCGAAGACAAAGGCGAAGACAAAGGCAAACACTCGCGTTTCTCCAAAAACAGTTTGGTGGTTTCTCTCCCTGACTCCCAGAGTTGTTTTCTATGTTCCACAGAATTCAATGCTTCACTTAAATTCGTAATCGTCATCATTTTACAATCAAATACGATTTCATTTTTAATAGCGGGCTGTGTTTCGTCCGCACTCAAATTGTAAATTAATTTAAAGACGAAATTTAAAAGAAAATCCAACAAGGATGAATTGGCTTCAATGACATTTGAAGCATTGTAATTCTCATATTTATTTTTGAATCCGAGAATCTCGTCTTTTTCAGAATGGCTGCATTTGTTGAGAGGATAATTTACCATGATTCCTCCATCAATAAAACATTTGCCATCCACAAAAACCGGCGAAATAATAACCGGCAATGCACAAGTCATATGCAGAGCAATAAGCAAGGACAAATCCGGATGTGTTTTATAAGAAACATCCACCAATTCAAATACATTTATCTCAAATGTGAAAAAATGTATTTCAACTTTACTATATTCATAAAATTCTAATAAAGTAATATTGCACGAAATATCTTTAGCATCAAATAGAGGTTTCATGCATTTTTCAAAGGTGGCAATATTAAACATGCCCTTGTTTATATACGTGTCTAGTATAGAAGACATGTTAACTGGAAACACTTCATTCCATGGACGCATAATAATATAGTCAAAAATGGTTTGCCATTCAAATTTTAAGCACATGATGACTGCAATGATTGCTCCGGCAGAGGTTGCATAGATGCTTTCAATCTTATCCACGTGAATAAATGCAGTCTCATATAAATATTGAAGAGAACCCAATGTTTGTATAATAGTGGGACCACCGCCTGAAATAATCAAGTGTTTAATGGTCGTTGTCATTAATCGTGATTTGCATTTATTTTTAATTACTTTTTTCTTCTATTTAATTAATGTCAAATATATTTACTCTTGAAAATATTGATGATTTTTCAGAAAAAATAAACATTGATGAATTGTATGAAAAAAAGAGACAACATGATGTAGGCAAATTAGAATTGTTTAATAAGATTTTAAACCGAATTCATGTAAGAATTAAAACCACGTCTAGACAAAAGTTAGACGAACAATTTTGTTGGTTTGTTGTCCCAGAAGTTATTATAGGTGTGCCAAAATACGACCAAGGTGCATGCATCGCATATATTGTAGACAAATTAAAAACCAATGGATTTCATGTAAAATATATACATCCAAACACTCTATTAATTTCATGGCTTCATTGGGTTCCATCCTATGTTCGCAATGAATTGAAAAATAAAACAGGAATTATTGTAAATGAATATGGAGAGAAACTCAATGACCTGGATGATTCCTCTGTTCCATCTAGTGAAGCACTTCCTGCAACCGGCACAGCCACCACCGCGACAAAAGCCGCCGCTTTGGCCGGGAAAAATTACACTCCCATCACTTCTTACAAACCTTCAGGTAATTTAGTCTATGCAAACGATTTGTTGAATAAATTAGAAACTAAAATACAGTAGAAATAAAATGTCGAGTTAATGTATGGCAAAGACAAAAAAAAAAGACGTTAGTAAAAAGAAAACACAGAGACGCATGTATGAACCTTTTGAACACAAAATAAAGCCTGAAAGTATTACGGTGGAAAAAGAAATCAACCGAATATTCAAGACTCCTTTTGTTCCTTCACACATAACTGCCAAAAAAGATTTTTATTCTTACATTAATTACAAATGGATGAAAACTGCGACTGCTCAAAAAGGGGCAGAATACATTGTTCAATTGGACGATTTTAGATTAATTCAACACAAGGTATATTTAGAATTGTTGGAACTTGTGAAAGATTACACAAAAAAGAATCATACGAAAAAGGCAACAGAAATCTCCAACTTTTACAAGTCGTTTATCAAAGGAAGTTCATTGAATAATGTAAAAGAATATGGTCGTGATGCCTTGCAAATGATTGACACTATGAGAGAAAATCCGGCGAATTTATGGAAATTTTTAGGAACTATGAATAGAAATGAAATAATCTCATGGGGATTGCCTTTTTCATACAATTTATTTGGAGATGAAAAACACCCGGATGTCTATAGATGCGTCATTGGTTCTCCCAAACTGACATTGATTGATGACAGTTTATATTTTCCAGATGATGAGTATACCGATAAAAAATACAAACACAATTATTTGAAACAGTATTTCCTTTATTTGGAAGAACTCTTTGTTTTTGTCTTTGGAAACAATCATGGATTTAATGTTGGGGATATTTATGAGGTAGAAGTGTCCATTCTTAAAAACTTTGAATGCACCAAACAAAAAGAAAGTGCGGATTATTACAATGTGATTACAAAAAAAGAGGCCATGTCAAAATACGAATTTAATTGGGAGGAATTTAGTAAGTCGTTGGGATATAAATCATGTCCGGATTTTTTCATCACTTCTAGTTTAAATTATTTGGAGTGTTGCACTCAATTATTGTTGAAAGAATGGACGAGCGACAAATGGAGAACCTATTTTATTTATGTTTATATTAGACAAATGGTGCGATTCAATCAAGAAGGATATAGTTTATATTATAAATTTAATGGTAAATTTGTCACAGGACAAGAGGATGAACTGCCGCATGAATTGGGACCAATATTTGGGCTAGGGTATGCATTTAATACCTTTTTTACAAATGAATATATTGACAAATATAAAAATGATGAAATGATTGAATATTTGCAAGGCTTGTCTGAAGATTTAAAACAAGTCTTTATAAGAATTATAGAAAAGAATACATGGCTGCAACCTAAAACAAAAGGACATGCATTGATGAAATTAAAACATTTAAAATTGATTGTTGGGTCTCCGAAACTATTGAGAGAAGACCCATTGTTGAATTATTCGGATTCAGATGCCTGGGGCAATTTATTGAAAATCGCGGATTGGAGAATTAGTCAAAATATATTGTTGGAAGGGAAAAAACTGGTTGATATTCCTGAAATTGATTGGTCATTGACACCGCCGAAATTTATTGGAACGCAAGCATATGTTGTGAACGCCTCTTATACACCTTCGTTAAACAGCATTTACATACCATTAGGATATATACAAAAACCATTTATAGATTTAGATGAACGCGGCATTGAATACAATTTGTCGCATATTGGGTATACATTGAGTCATGAAATGTCGCATGCATTGGACGATTTGGGCTCTAAATATGACCACACTGGGAAATTGCATGATTGGTGGACTGAAAAAGACAAGATTAAATTTAAAAAAATACAGCATGAAATCATTAATCATTATGAAACGTTTGCGAAATATGATGGTATAGATTTTAATGCGGCACCTAGTATTGGAGAGGATTTGGCAGACATTTCCGGATTGGCTATTTGTTTGACATATTTAAGAGATTTTCAGAATAAAAACGAGGACATTATCCCGATTCGTGCGTTGTCATATGAAGCAATGTTTGTATATTTTGCTGCACAACAGCGTCAAAAAATCAGTAAGCGTGCTTTGAATGCCCAATTGAAAACAAATCCGCATCCTTTAGATAAATATAGAACAAATGTTCCATTGTCAAGAATGAAAATCTTTAGGACAATTTATAATATTAAAAAAGGAGATAAAATGTATTGGAATTCCACAAATACTGTTTGGTAAATCTGTAAATGAATAATTTAGGAAAATATATGTCAAAACTACAAATGCGTCCACCATGAAAAGAGAGAGAGAGAGAGAAATCAATCCCCGATTATCGCAGAAGCAGGGTCGCGGACGTTCATAATTTAGGAAAAATTGATATATATATTAAAATATTTATTTTAATGTTTAATATATATATATAATGGTTCAAACAGCAGGTCGTCGTCGTCGCCATAGTCGCCGCCATAGCAGAGCTCGTGGAAGACATCAACGTTCAGTAGGAGTTAGACGTGCTTCAGCAAGACGTGCGTCAGCGGCGGCACATCAGGCTGCATCTGCCTCGCGTTCCGCTTCAAAGGCGGCTTCTCGTGCCGCAAGAGCAGCACGGTCTTCATCCGCATCTAGGGCATCATCTGCCTCTCGTTCTGCCGCGCAAGCCGCCTCTCGTGCTGCACAAGCCGCGAGAAACGCTTCTCAGGCCGCAGCCATGTCTGCATCAGTTGGTCGTGCTTAAATAAAATAATAATATAATTATGTTTTTTATATTATTATTAAGTCTTTAGGAAAAGATGATTAGTGTTTTTTCGTTTTGCGTTTTTTAGATTGTTTGCGTTTTCGCCGACGTGTTCTTTTTTTCTTTCCTCCTTGAGGAGGCACAGGTGCAGGCGTGGATGGAGGTGCAGGTGGTAGGAAAAGTTGTTTATTCTCAAGATTTTGACCATTACTATTTATTTCAACAGGATAAGGCATGAATTGATTTGCTGGTTCTTTTGTTACTTCGTTTTCGTTTGTCGGAGGATTTGCAGCCTTTAAATCATCATCCGTGAATTCATTCTCTTCTTTGAATTCATTTTCTGGATTTACATCCTTTATGTCATCCTTTATGTCATCCTTTATGTCATCCTTTATGTCATCCTTTATGTCATCCTTTAGAGCATCGTCATCCATGTCATTTGAATCTTTTATTTCAGAATTAGATTCAAAAGTAGGGGTTGTAAGTGATGAGAATGAATTAAATGGAACTTCAGGTTCAGGTTGAGATTCAAATACAGGTGTAACAGGTTCAGGTTGAGGTTCAAATGCAGGTGTAACAGGTTCAGGTTCAGGATTAAATGCAGGCATAACAGGTTCAGGATTAAATGCAGGTGGAACTTGAGGTTGAGGATTAAAGGCAGGTGTAACAGGTTCAGGATTAAATGCAGGCATAACAGGTTCAGGATTAAATGCAGGTGGAACTTGAGGTTCAGGATTAAAGGCAGGTGTAACAGGTTCAGGATTAAATGCAGGCATAACAGGTTCAGGATTAAATGCAGGTGGAACTTGAGGTTCAGGATTAAATGCAGGTGTATCATGTTCAGGATTAAAGGCAGGTGGAACTTGAGGTTCAGGATTAAAGGCAGGTGTAACAGGTTCAGGATTAAAGGCAGGTGTAACAGGTTCAGGATTAAATGCAGGCATAACAGGTTGAGGTTCAGGATTAAATGCAGGCACAACAGGTTCAGGATTAAATGCAGGTGTAACAGGCTCAGGATTAAAGGCAGGTGTAACAGGTTCAGGATTAAATGCAGGCATAACAGGTTGAGGTTCAGGATTAAATGCAGGCACAACAGGTGGAACTTCAGGTTCAAATGTGGGTGTAACCGGCGATGTCAATGAATTAAAGGCAGGTGGAACTTCAGGTTCAAATGTGGGTGTAACTGGTGATGACAATGGATTAAGTGGAACTTCAGCAAAAGGATTCTCGTTTATTGGAGGACTAATAGGTGGAGGCGTTTCCGCCGTAAAAGAAGGCACCCCAACAGAAGGTGTAAATACGAGAGGAGGCGGAGTTAACACTTCCTTGTCAGCATCGGCATCGGTATCAGCATCGGCATCAGCATCGGCATCGGCATCAGCATCGGCATCAGCATCGGAAGCCGGTGCAATAAAAGGAGGCACCAGAGGGTCAGACACGGTTTTCAGTGCTTGATTTAAATTGTCGTTTTGGGTCATCAATGTAGAAGCCCCGATGGTATCAACAATCTTTTCATACAATGAAACCCCTTTCAAATAATCTTTTTCACATTTAGAATACAATTCTATTATTATTTTCCTCGTATCCTTCACAACAGACGACAATTTCGCATCATTCAATGCAGGATTGATTTTAATGGTTTTATTTCCAGTGCGAGGGTCCAGAACATAGGTAAAAAGCATATTAATAACCTTTAACAATTCAGCCTGCTTGTCATTCGCGTGTTGAATCATGTCTTTAATATTTTTCGCATATTCCGAAAACACTGTTTTATTTATGTTTCCTTTATAAGAAGATTTAAATTTATTATTCATGCATCTTTCATCATTTTCATAATTTTTCAATTTAATATCACTAAAATCCTTTACATCATCGGGCAATTCGTCCTTGCCAGTAAAGACCTTGTAAAACTCTTTCAAATCGGACCTATATTGTTTTTTCGTCTCATCCGTCATCCCTTTAAACTTTCCAGTAGAAAAATCGTAATCTTCATCTAAATACAATTGTTTTAATTCGGGAATTCCAGGCTCATCATTCAATGATTTTACATTTCCATCAGGCAATAAATTAACACTGCATATATTAGGAGCCACATCCATATTTCCATTCATCTCATTTACCATCGTCTCTTGTCCAGATTGAAGAGTATTTATACGATTTTTGCAGATATTCAATCGCTGAATTGTCGTGGCCGCATTTGCCGGGATTTTATCTTTTTCATAGATATTGTATTCATGTTTGACACCCGATTCATCTACATATGCATACATGGGATTGATTGTCATTACAATTGCTGCAAAAACATGTGCTATAATAATATAAAATTTGGCAATTCCTAGACATACTCTTTCTTTTTTATTTATATCAATGTCTAATTTTTCAAGCTCTTCTTTTGACATATAAATCACCTTTTCCTTTTTCATGTCGTTCGTTTCCTCTCCATTTTCAATTCTTTTTTCTAAAAAGGCAATTTGTTGTAATGTAAAATATTTGCCGATAATGTCAGAGGTCAATACAAGCATTTTATCACAGTGTTCTTTTTCTGACAATTTACTCAAATTTTTAAAATCCATTGTTAAAATATAATATGTTGCTATAGTATCAATTATATTTTGAAAATCAACCGGTTCTTTTTTTGTCGAAATATAATTTCCCATATACCATAAATAGATAAAAAAACAAAAATCAAACCAACAAAACAAACATTAAAATAAAAATTGAATTAAAAGTTTCTCATATATATGAAAGAACCAAAATGATGACTACTGATAAAAGTAAAAGACGAAAGAATCACTCTGTAAATAAAACAGAATTATGGAATATATTTGATAGTGAAATAGACAATGAACAAAAAAAACCTTTAGAATGCATTTATAGAGAATGCGGCGATAGAGAGAAATGCGAAAGGTGTGAATATAGTTTAGCATTTTCAGATGAAGGGTTTTTAACTTGCACAAACAAACAATGTGGAATTATTTACAAGGATTTATTGGATCAATCCGCAGAATGGCGATTTTATGGTGCAGATGACAATCAAAGCAACGACCCAACCAGATGTGGCATGCCTATTAATCCACTATTGAAAGAATCGTCTTTTGGGTGCAAGGTGATTTCTTGTGGTCCAATGAGTTATGAAATGAGAAAAATAAGAAGATACACCGAATGGCAATCCATGCCATATAAAGAAAAATCTCAATATGACGAATTTCAAATAATCACCACCATGGCTCAAAACGCGGGTGTTCCAAAAATGATTATTGATGATGCAATTCGTTATCATAAAAAAATATCGGAATATGACATGACATTTCGCGGAGACAATCGCGACGGAATATTAGCAGCATCCATTTACATTTCTTGCAGAATTAATAATTTTCCGCGAACAGCCAAAGAAATCGCAAACATATTTAATTTGGATGCCACGAGTGCCACAAAAGGATGCAAAAACGCACTCTCTATTATTAATAACATTGAAAAAGATGTATGCAACAAAGAAAAAACGGTTCTCTGCAAAACCAAGCCAGAAGATTTCATTGAACGGTTTTGCAGTAAATTAAATATTAATAGTGAATTGACGCAAGTGTGCAAATTCATTTCCAAAAAAATAGAAAAGTTGGATTTAATGCCTGAAAATACGCCGCATTCCATTGCCGCGGGAATTGTCTATTTTATATCACAAGTATGCAATATTAATATTACTAAAAAAGATGTCAAGACAATTAGTGAGATAAGCGAAGTCACAATCAATAAATGCTTTAAAAAAATGGAGCAAATTAAGGACGAATTAATTCCAGCAGTCATTCTTAAAAAATACGCCTTCGTTGCTTAAACACAATTATTATACATGGATAGTAGTATGACATCTATAATCACAAATACATCAACCATTCCACCGAGACAAATTCCCAAGAAAGTATTTATTGTTCCATATCGCAATCGCCCACAACAACATTTTTTTTTCTCAAAATACATGACTTTTTTACTTGAAGACATGGCAGAGTATGACGTCTATTTCTCTCATCAATCAGACTCGCGACATTTCAATCGTGGTGCAATGAAAAACATTGGCTTCATGGCAATGAAACAAAAATATCCGAATCACTATAAAAATATTACCTTTATCTTTAACGATGTAGACACGATGCCCTTTTACAAGATTTTTGATTATGAAACAATGCCTGGTGTCATTAAACATTATTATGGATTTAAGTATACATTGGGAGGAATTGTCGTCATCAAAGGCGGCGATTTTGAGAGAATCAATGGATACCCGAATTTCTGGGGATACGGTATGGAAGATAACTGTTTGCAGAAACGAGCAGAACTATTTAGATTGAATATTGATAGAACCCATTTTTATCCAATTGGAAGTCCAAATATATTGCAATTGTTTGACGGCGTCTCTCGCATTATTAATAAAAAGGACCCATGGAGAATGAAGCATGACAACGGCAGTGATGGCATTCGCACAATTACGCAACTTCGGTATTCCATTGATACGAAATCCACCAACGAAGTAGACAATCAATTGCTCGTTGAAAATCCAAACATTTTCTTTATTAATACTACGCATTTTATTACTGGCATTGATTACAACTCGGATGAATATTATAAATATGATTTGAGAGAACCGGCTCGTGCGATTATTGCACCGAATAAAATAAAACGAACAGTTGCAAATCCGAATGATGTTGCTGTAGTTGATGATTGGACAAATATTCCGTATTATCCTATGAAGAAAGAAAAAATAGAAGTGGACCAACCTCCGACTCCGTGTCCGAGACCACAACCATCGCAACAGACACAGCAACAGACACAACAACAAACACAAATAAAACAGCAAAATAAAAGACAGTTATTATTTAACAATGGGAAATTGAAACTTTTATTAAAATAACTCACTACTATATGAGTAAAAAATCAATGTTTGGAATTAATGATTGTCATAAAGTCCGCAAAAATAAAAAGAAATCATATACATTTGGCAAACCTTATAAGAAATCAAAAACAATGAAATTAAGAAATGTTGCAAAAAATAAATTCAAACATGTCATTTTATTTTCACACAAACTAGGCCAAACAAAACAAGGTGTAGACAAAACCCCGGCTAAAATGAAATCATTTATTAATCGCACAACTCATCGTGTTATTAATGTAAAATCAACTGGCGACTTGTTCAAAAATATTCAAAATCTTTACAAGGCAAATAAAAAATGCGGTAAATCTCCTATTGTAAATATAGGAGGAGACCATTCCATGTCTATTGCCACAATTGCACACACGTTAAACACTTATCCGAATGCAAAAGTCCTTTATTTTGACGCACATGGTGACATTAATACTTTTGCATCATCCAAATCAAAACATTATCATGGCATGCCGTTAAGTTTTATGACTGGATTAGACCACGACGACCGTTTTCCTTTTATTAAAAATAAATTGTCGTTTGACAATCTATGTTATTTCGGAACGCGTTGTGTAGACCCTTTTGAAAAAGACATTATTTATGAAAAGAATATCAAGTATATTGAAAGCCCCGAATTAAATGACAACATTAATCAAGTGATTCAAAAAGTGGATAACTTTATTGGAAATTCGCCAGTCCATCTTTCTTTTGACGTGGATTGTTTAGACCCTGCATTTATCCCTTCTACTGGAACAACTGTGAAAGATGGAATTAAATACAGTAGTGCAATACAAATGTTGAATTATTTATATACCAAAAATGTGGTAAATGTAGACATTACAGAATTGAATGTTGGGTTAGGCAGTCGCGAAGACATTCAAAAATCACAGAAAAATACACTTTCATTATTCCGGGATTTTCTCTCTTAACATATGAAATACAAAATGAATTGAATTAATAATAAATAAATATATATTATTATTAATAACACAATGAGTAAATGCGAACATGATATGAAAGCATTAATATAACTAAGTAAAAAGCCATGGGTTATGGATTATATTAAACAATTAACAAAACTAAAATATTTATTAGATGAAGATTTAGAATTATTGATAATAATAAAGAAGAGAGAGAGAACTCCTAAATATATTTTTATTTTGAAAAATTAATATATTCATTATTTTTGCATATGTAAATATTTTGTATTATTCTATCAGTTTTTATTTTTTCTATATTTTGGTGTAATTCAAATAACCAATCATATTTATCATAAAATACATCTTCTTGTAATAAACGAATTGTTGAGTATCCATTTTTATTCGCACAAGATTGTTTGTATAAATCATTAATTAATTGTTCTTCTGGTGATGACCAATTACTAACTTGTTCGAAATGTTGCCTACCATCTAATTCTATAATTATTTTATAATCAATAATACAAAAGTCAAATGGTAGATATTTTTTATTTTTGCACCATTCGGTTTTAAACTGTATTTGAATATTATAATTTACTTGTAATATTATATATATTTTTTGTTCTGTTTTATTTTTACAACTTGGACACCAATCATTTCTACCAGAAATGTGTCCCAATGTATTTTCAAATGCATGATTACATATATTACAATTAAACCAATATTTTGTATTTGAATTTTTGAATACATTTCTTGGAGTTATTTTGTTTTTATTACTCCAAAATTTTGATTTTTCATGTGAGGCAAATGACCTATTAAAACAATTTTGACAATTATTATCATCGCATAATAATTTAGATGGAATAATACAATAAGGACAATGATGATTTACAGCATCATTCATTTTATATAATTTTCTTTCAAAATGATGATTACAATCACTACATACAAACCAATATTTTGTGTTTGATTTTAAATTTACTTGGCGAGGAGTAATTGAATTTTGTTTACTCCAATATTTTGATAATTGGTTTGACACAAAACTTTTATCAAAACAAAATTTACAATCGTTATTTTCACACAGTTTATCACCATTACAAAATGAACACCACTTACCTGCACTTATGTTATTTAAACTTGCTTCAAATGTATGATTACATTTATCACAATCAAAATAAAATTTTTCATTACAGTTTAAAGAAACCTGATGTGGTTTAATTGCATTTGTTTTGCCCCAAAATTCAGATTTTTCATGTGAAGCAAATGATTTTTCAAAACAAAATACACATTCTTTAATCCCACAAAATAATGGGTGTGTGATTGAACAATAACCACAAAATGTATTTTTACTTGTAATTTGGTTAATGCTTTTTTCAAATGTATGCAAACATAATTTACAATCAAACAAATATTTTTTATTTGTTCCTTTTAGTATATTTCTTGAAATAACTTTATTTTTAGAACTCCAAAATTTTGATTTTTCATGTGAAGCAAATGATTTTTCAAAACAAAATACACAATCAACATTCTCACATATTTTTTTACAAGGTATAGAACAATACGGACACCAATATCCAGAGCATACATTGTTAAGTGCTATTGATATTTCATGACCACAAACACAATCAAATAAATATTTTTCCTTTGCATTTTTTGATACGTGTTGTGGTGAAATATTATTTTTTTTACTCCAAAACTTTGATTTTTCATGTGTCGCAAATGATTTTGTCAATTCCATATTACCGATATAAATAATTATATCCAATATTTCTAAATCAATTTTAATTACAATTTAAAAAACAAAAAATGAATGGATGAGGATGAATGAAAAGAGAGAATAATTAAATTAAAATACCAAACACATCATTGGATAAACAATAAAAATTATAAAATTCATTTATTACTCTAATGTTTAATCCAAGCATAAATCATTTCCTTGTAATCATTCTGCCGCCGACTTTTCTTATAATGGTACACTTCATGTGCTTCACCAAATAAATCAATACAGACATTTTCATATATTTCTTTATTGATATTCAAAACGAAATTGCCACCGAGGGACAGTCCATCGTATACCTTTTTAAAAAGAGGAATATAAAACAATTCATCCATTTCTCTCTTGTTGCAATAAACAGCATTGTTCTCATACTTTTGAATGAAATAATAAGGAGGCGAAGTAAAGACAAGGTCGTATTTCAACACGGAATAATCAACGGTCAATGCATCGCGAAACATGATTTCAAAGTCGGTTGTCATATTTTCTCTCGACTCCAAGAAATCTTGTAAGAGAGAATAGGATTCAACCAACGATGAATTTATTTCAATGCCAATAAAACGAGGGACGTTCATCACTGCGGCAGCAACAACGGCACCACCCCAACCACAGCAGAAATCCAAGACGCAACTAGGCCTATATTTTAAATAAATTTCCATGTAATTCAAAGGACGGATAATATTGATTGAACTAATGCAAATGTTATAAACCTCTTTCAAAACAACATAATCATTTTTCTGTCCATTTTTGTTTTTCACAGTGGCATAATACTTCAACATGTTTTGAATGAATTTCTTTTCTTTGAATTCTTCTATTCTCTCTACAAACTCATAAAAGTTCACATTGTATTTACCACGAGTGTATAGACGCTGTGTAAAAGTAAAATGGTCAACAATTCCATTGCCGACAAGACATCGTTCTCCGGTGGATTCTATATTGCCTTGCCGACAGATTTCTCTCAATTGTCCAAATTCTCTGACGATTTGTTGATATGAAATATTCTTGATTTGGAGAGAAATGTCTCGGTGTTTTTTAGCCGTATCCAATTTTAATTTCAATCCAGAAATATCGTTATTCATAAAAAAGAAAAATATAATAAATACTGTGTTTTAACATTTATTATATGGAAATTCAACACACCCTCTATATTAATTTGGAAGAACGTCAAGACCGACGAATCCATGTAGAACAACAGTTGGCATCTATTGGCATCCACACACCGGGTCGATTCAATGCCATAAAAATGAAAGACGGAAGAATCGGGTGTTCAATGAGTCATTTAAAATGTCTTCAACTTGCGAAAAAAAACAATTGGGAACACGTATTAATTGTCGAAGATGATATTACTTTTACAGACCCGGCAATGTTTAAAAGACAATTGTCAGGTTTCTTTCAAGATGAACAAGCCTATAACGTCCTTCTTTTTGGAGGAAATGTAGTGCCGCCTTATAAACCCGTGAATTCTTATTGTGTGCAAGTATTTGCTTGTCAGACAACAACCGGATATTTAGTCAAACAGCATTATTATGATACATTGATTCAAAATATGCATGAAGGAATTCGCAAATTAATGCAAGAACCAGACAAGCATTTTTATTATGCCATTGACAAATATTGGTTCTCTCTTCAACGTCAACACAAATGGTTTATTATTGTGCCATTGTCAGTGATTCAATTGCAGAATTACAGTAATATAGAAGAGAGAGAAACAGATTATTCACGACTGATGTTGGATTTAGACAAGACCTTTTTACAAAACACGCGATTTATAAAGCCTTTTGCACCGTCGAAGATTTAATATAATATCGAACGTGTTCCTGAAACTGATATTATTAATGATGATGTATTAAGAGTTGGATTGATTGACACTATGGGTCATCAATTCGTTTGCTCGACTGCTTCTACATTTACAAATCCTTTCGATGTTCCTACTAATGCAATAAAACCAGTTTCTTATCATGGACAAATGTGTCGTACGGATGATGGAGTGTCCTAGTTATGTCATATATATAATTTCACAAAGCATTTAAAATATGCAATGAACCATCACAAGACACTTTCTTAACTTGTGTAAAAAGTTTTTACAAAGTTTACACCAACTAATTATAGTAACACCCCAAAAAATATAAATAATCATAAAATATTAGTTGAAATAGAATTTTGCATATGGGAATAAATGGATATAATGGAAATCAAGCAAATGTGTATGGCAATGATTCTATTATTAGTGGAATATCTAGTTGTCCACAACAAAATGTAATGCCAGAATAAAATGGAGTATATTTATTTTCAATAGTTTCAGAAATTTATCCACGTGGAGGATATGGAACAGCTCATCATTTTATCTTATATAGAAGAATATTGTATAATTTATGATACTTGGTTGGGAGGAAGCCAAGGAAGTAGATGCAAATGGTCAAGAGTAATCTCAAAAACAGATTTTAGAAATATTTTTACACTTTTTCTCATTTAAAACGCCCATTTTAAATATTTTTTTGAATAATCCACGTATCTCCATCACCTGTAAAAAATAATGTATAATTAAAATATTTACAAAATAAATCTACATCATATTTAACTGCCGGAAACCCATGATAATCATCACCAAATAGTATTCCTTTATTTTTTAAAATATCATGATATAACATTAATTCCATAAAAGTTTCTCCTGCTTCGTGTGCTGAATCTACATATACAAAATCAATTTCATAATTAAGAACCTTTAACATCCTTGCTCCAACAATAGAACTAACTCTTAATGGAATAACTGTATCAGTTAAATTATTGTTCATTATATTTAAAATAAAATAATCGTATATTTTAGGGTTTCCATCTTCTTTATTCATAGTTCTATGAAAAACATCCATCAACCACATATTTATATCACCACACCATGTATCTATGCACATTAAAACACCATTAGCAGATTTTACCATATTTCCTAATATAATAGCACTTGAACCAATAAAACTACCAACCTCAACTCCAAAAGTAGGCACATACCCCAATTTATTAATTATAGCATTTGTAGTTTTATTTGAAATATGTGCTGGATAATGCATTGGTGTATTAATTTGCGGTGGAATTGAATAATTCAAATATATATTATTACATCTAAATAATGTATTTGATATTTCTAAATAAGTTGGTTTTTTGTTTTCAAAATTGTTTGTCTTAATTGTTTGTATTAATTGGCAATCTGCATCAGTTTTTGAACTAAACCATCTCGAAAATGTTTCATCATTTAAAATGTTTTCCATATATGATATTATTATTATTTAATACACAAAATGGGCGTTTTAAATGAGAAAAAGTGTAATATAATGAACGATATGAGACATCCCCCAGAAATAAAAGAACAAATAATTCTTACATTTTTGCAGGATCCACTTACTCAACAAAGGTTCCAGAAAATTAAAAAGAAAGACTAGAAATTAGAAATAAAAGAAAAACTAAAAACAAAACAAAACAAAACGTAGAAATATTAACAGCAAATAGTATTGTCCGCGACAATTTTATTCCACACAGCAGGAAATAAATCTTTGGTTGAATGGGCCAATCGTTTGCCGAACCAGATAGAAGGATAACAGACGATTTTGTCTGGTAAAACATTGAAATATGCACTAAACCAACTAAATGTGCTATTTGCAATAATATTACATCGACAACAACTCATTAATATCATTTGTTGCCAATCGTTTAACATTTCGGGTCCTCGTTGGAAGCCGAATTCAGGGAATTCTTTTTGCAAACGGGCAATGCATGAATTCACTTGTTCAATGTTTTCATCTTCGCAAAAATACAAGACATTTGTATTTTGTCCGGGAGTACCATGTTTCTGTATAAAAAGGAGAGAATTGTAGTAATAATCATAGGACAAAATAGGATGCACATCAGGATATTTTATGTAATCGCCGATTCTAAAATGCATGCTTATTAATTGATTAAAATCTTCGTATTTCTCTCCACCCACATTCAAACAAGTATACATTTTCACCACTTTTGTCCGGGTATCTTCCAACCGAATTAATTTAAAGAGGGATTCTTTATAGTCATCAAAATATTTATAACTCTGAAAATATCCGACTAAATTCACGTGTTCATTTTCTCTGATTTTCGTGAAATCATGTTCTTCGTAATGGAAATGTTTCTCTCGAATCATGGTCGGTTGCGGCGGCAATGGAAAAGTCGCCATGTATTTAATCGGTTTCAAAAAGGTGTTCCAATAAGTCGGCCGAATGGCACAACCTCTTGTGAAATCCTCATATAAAAAGGTGCATTTGCGACACAATTTAACAGAATATGCAATGGTTGTAAAAATCTGGAACAGTTGATTGCCTAATCCTCCTGACAAAGAACACGAAATCATATATAAGTATTTGATTATATTTTATATGATTAAAATATAATGAGTTTAATAGAAATATTTGCGTTAAGTGTATCTGAAATTATAGGAGATTTTGCCTTTAAAGAATTTGCAAACAATGGGGGTCTTGCACCGTTGTTAATCGGGTTTGGAGGTTATGTATTAGTCATGTGTTTTCTGGTTATTTCTCTCCAAGGGTCTACTATATTATTGGTAAATGGTGCATGGGACGGCATGAGTGCTGCCATTGAAAGCACGGCTGCATATATATTTTTAGGAGAAAGGTTTCATAATTATTTGCAATATGTTGGACTATGTATTATTATTTTGGGCATTTTTTTATTGAAAATTCCATTAAACCGAAAACATGCTTTTTATATTCCACGCATAAATCGTGTCAATGCCTCTAAAAATCCGAGTTGAACTCGAAAATATCGGCGTCATTGTCCTTTTTTCAAAGAAATTAATTCTATAAAGAAATGCTATTAATAATTATAAAGAAGAATGTATAAATTTATTTAAAAGTATTGATATTAAATTTTTTATTTTAAATCAAAATGAACATTTAAATAATTTACAATTTGCAATTATTCAAGTTCTTATACTATCAAAATGTGATTATTTAATTGGAAACAGAATAAGCACCTTTACAGAATTAATTTTTTGGTTTAGTAAATGTAACATTAAAGTATCTACTGTGTTTTAGAATGAGTTATAGATTATTCAACAAAATAAAACTAAACATTAAGGTTTAAAATTTAATAAATAAATGTTTATTTATTAAATATGACGACCATTGTATCTGGATTAATATCAATTAAAAATACAAATAGAAGCATTGAAAAATATATTGAATTTGGTAAAAAATTGTGTCAAGTAAATATAAATAAAGTTATATTTATCGAAGAATACATCTTTAATTTATATTTTAAAGATGAATTATATCCCACAACAACATTTTATATAACAAAAAAAGAAAATCTATATTTATGTAAATACAAAGATGAGTTAATTAATTTTAATAAATTATATACAAATAATCCAACAAAAGATACAATAGAATATATGTATATTCAATGTAATAAGACAGAGTGGATTAGAGAATCTATTGAAAAAAATCCATATAATAGCACACAATTTATTTGGATTGATTTTGGGATTTATCATATGATAAAAGATGATGAAGCATTCAACACATCTATCAGTAAATTACAAAATAAATCTTATGAAAATATTCGCATATCATCTGGAGTTTCTAATAATCCAATATCTATTTATACGCACGTTCATTGGGGATTTTTAGGCTCCATTTTTGGTGGAAATTCTGTTAAACTGCTCCAATTGGCAGATTTAACAAAAAAAAAATGTATAGAAACTATAAAAAATCAAAAGTTAATTATGTGGGAAATAAATATTTGGTTTTTGGTTTTCTTAGAACACAAAGAATTATTTGACAGATATTTTTGTAATCATAATCAAAGTATCTTAACAGATTATTAATGGTTAAATTTTCGCCTATTACTAATTCCAATACAATCTGTTTTTTATTAAAACTCGGCATTAAATTCAAAAATGTCGGCGTCCTTGTCCTTTGTCGCGAGGGCATAATCCGCCACGCGTTTTTCAAAGAAATTCGTTTTGCTTTCCAAACTAATTAATTCCATAAAAGGAAATGGATTCGCAGTGCAATATATTTTATCGTATCCCAATTGCAAGCAGAGACGGTCGGCCACAAATTGAATGTATTGCGTCATCAAATCCGAATTCATGCCAATAATGCGACAAGGCAATGCCTCACAAATAAATTCGGTTTCTATTTCCACTGCTTCGCGAACAATCTCGTAAATGCGTGATTTATTAATCTTCTTTTGCAGTTTCGTATACAATAAAATCGCGAATTCAGTGTGCAATGCTTCATCTCGTGAAATCAATTCATTGGAAAAGGTGAGTCCAGGCATGAGCCCGCGTTTTTTCAGCCAAAAAATAGAACAAAATGCACCGGAGAAAAAGATGCCTTCAATGCAGGCAAACGCCACCAATCTAGTGGCAAAACTGCTGCGATTGTCGGCAATCCATTTTTTCGCCCAATCCGCCTTCTTTTTAATACAGGGAAATGTGTCAATTGCATTAAAGTGTCGGTCTTTAATTTCCTCGTCTTTTATATAAGTATCAATCAACAGACTATACGTTTCGCTTTGACACGTTAAAATTCCATTAAATATTCCTCTATGTTTTAACGGTTCATTAAAGCAGTAGGTTGATTCATTTTCACTTATTTTTTGAATGTCTACTATTTTTATTCTTGATGAAACATCCATTGTGCCATTTAATCTTTCACAATAAATAACATTAAGTCTTTTTGGAGAAAACCCAATTTCAATTAGTTTATTTACAGATTTTCCAGTTATGTATAAAATATAACAATCTTTGCACATACAGTAACGATACTCATCACTTCCATCATTTTTTGGCATTAATCTTTTTCCAGCTTTGTGATTTAATCTTATATTTGTTAAAATGCCCAAGGTTGTTAATAATAGTTGAACATCTTGTAAAAATTTAAAATTAATAGACGATAATTGAATTGATGTGGAATCTTTCGAAGAATTTAAATTAACACACCCATCCGCATCTACTAACCCCTCCAACCATCTAAGTCTAACATTTTTGTCGTAATTTATTGGAACTGTAAATTTTTCTTTATTAATGTATTTTGTTATATAAAAACCAATTCTATCTTTAGACTCCTGAAATGAATTGTATTTGAAATGTGGCAATAGTTCTCGTTTTTTATCATATAAATGAATCATAGGATAGTTGTTACAGTAAGTTCCGTCTCCGCAAAAAAACCCATGCATATATGGATTTAAAAATTCATCGTTGTTTTCAAATTCAATTACAGGCGTTTCATACTTTTCAAGTATATCTCCAATCTTTAAATCAACAGTTTCAATTTCTGAAAGGTGGTATTTTTCTGGATGCAAAGGATTTCCTTTTTGAATTAACCATTTATGACCTGGCGAACAATCTAATTCCATGCCATTTGATAATGAAACTTTATAAATCTCTTGGTCTCCAGTATATTTAATTTCAACTTCAGAAAATTCGTCACCATTCCAAACATTTACTTTTTTATTTTCTAAATCTTCTATCATATAATATCCTTTGTCAGTTAATATTTTAGTTTCTCCAGTAACACAGTGAATATTCTCCATGGCAATTTGAAATCCGTAAAATGCACGGGCTTCCGAGACTTGGACGTCGCCCATAAATCTCGTTGCCAAATTTTCCAAGACAATTCCGTCGCTCGCCGCAAAAAACGCCAATATCATTGAAATATAATATTGTTCATCTTTTTCTAGACGGTTCCAGTCTGTCATATCTTTCGTCAAATCAATTTCTTCCGCTCTCCAAAAACAGTCGACTTGTTTTTTATACAATTTCCAAATATCATCGTGTTCAATTGGAAACATTACAAACCGTTTGTCGTTTGGTGTTAAGAGAGGTTCAGAATTGTGTTTTGACATCCTAAATAATATATACCGGAGATTTTAAATTGATTTTATTTTATATATTAGTAGTAGTATGAATGTTTTTGTAATCAAGATGACTTTAGAAGAGAGAGATTCTCATATTAGGAAAATAGAAGAACAAATCAAAAAGAACCAAGAAAAACAGAGAATAATGAATGATTTAGCAAAACAGAATGCGTTGTTGAGTGGTGTTCGTGATGATTATAATAGATATCATCATTATATTGTGACACAAAAACAGGAACAATTGCGTGCCATGGAAACGCTGCATCAATATTTAGCATATTTGGCAAAATCAACTGACATGACTGTCAATAACATTAAAGATGCTGCAATAGAACAAGATAAAATATTGAGAGAAATGCGGAAAATTAAAGGCGAGTTAGATGAGATTGTGTTGTAGATTGTGTTGTAGATTGTGTGTAGATTGTGTTGTAGATTGTGTTGTAGATTGTGTTGTAGTATATATTAAAATCTATGTATATTTTATGTCTGACTCTACCAATGCTGATATAATTGTCCGAAATTTAGACACAATTAATAACTGGATAAGTAGCATAAGAGATGCTGCAAAGGAGGTGGTAACTACTCAACAACAATTGTCATCTACAGGTAAAGGTATTCCTGCAAGTTGCAAAGGTTATTTTGATGCCATTAATGCAAAAATAGGGGCATTGATTACCAATATAAATAACGAACCCATTAACATTAATAATAAAACTATTTTGACTGACGCTTCTCTCACTGGATTGAAAGGTGGTTATTATTACCCAACAAGTTCTACTAGACGAAACAAAAAATCAAATAGAAATCGTAGGAAAAAAAGAAACAAATCCAGACGATAAACAAATATCTAGATAGTTTATGTCAAAAACACACGAAGAAATTTATCATGAAATTATTGCTAAAATAACAGAGTTGGAAAACACATTCAAAACACACTTTATTATTAATTTAGATGATATAGAGAGACAAGTAGACACACTTTTGGACATTCAAACAAAAAATGCAAACATAACAACTCCTCTGGATGATGCTATAATAACTCGTTTAAGCAAAATGATAAATAATGAAAAATTACAAACTATTACTAAAAAGTTGGATGAATATAAAAGAAATAAAATAGGCACTCGTGCAAATGAATTTGCCAACTTGCAGAATGACTTAACTCCTGCCCCTGCTCCTGGATGGTTTAGTGGATGGTTTGGTGGAAAATCAAGGCATAAGCGTCATCGCGGTCGTCGTCTCAGTAAACGGCACCGCCGCCGCACCCGTAAGCAACATTCCACGCAGTCCAGGCATTGAGCACGACCATTTTCCACGTCTCTCTTTATAATATAATTCGCCAGGAGAACATCTTTTTTTTATTAGAGCATTGCGTTCTGAAAATACGCGTTTCCATGCACGTTGAACAATTCGCAACCAAAATGTTTTTAATATGGCAACAGACTCACCACTTTGTAAAATAATGCATTTCGCGATTTCAGGTTTTATGTAGGTTGGTCGCAATACAATTCTCCGATAATTGCGAATGAATGGATGTTTGTATCGCACAGTATATCTAATAAATTCAGACCTATATTTGTCTGTATGAAGTCCAATCATTTCGTCAATTGGCAGGCTGTCTGTATCATAATCATCATGTTCGTCACCAGATTCTGTTTCCGACGCAGATTCAGAGTCATCTGAATAATAACTATCATAATAAGGATTAAATTTCCCAATGATTAAATAATGCGAATTCATCATTGGATTATTGCTGGGTCCATGAATATATTCATTGTAGATTTCACACAATACAATTCTAGTTGATGACATTTAATTTGACGTTTTAAAGACATTTCTTTTAACTAAATCTAAATCAATTTTTTATGAGAATTATATATATGAAACTACCCCCAACAATTTCAAAAATTCTTACAAATAAATATGTTTTATATTTGGTGGCATTTCTCTCTTTAATGAATGTGATGGGATATATGATTGCTGAAGACCTAAATCACATTATTGTCTTTATTTTGGTTGGAGTTATAATGACTTACTTTAGCAAAAACATGACAATTATATTGCTTGTTTCTTTAGTTTCATCCAATCTATTTTCCATGTGTTTTTTAGTTGAAGGGTTTGAAAATGGCAAGAGTAAAGAAGACACAGCCGCCGACACAACTGAAGAAGAGTCCGAGGAAGAACCCAAGAAAAAACCGTCAAAGAGGAGGAATAAAATAGATTCTTCCGCAGGATTGAATTCCAGCGTAGATTCGGTTCCTCCAGAGAGTGAATCATTTGAAGTAGGCAGAGGCAAACGAAATCCTAAAATAGATTATGCCTCTACTATAACAGATGCATATTCTCAATTAAATGAATTGATTGGAAAAGACGGAATTAAATCATTGACAAGTGACACACAAACATTGATGCAACAACAGTTGCAATTGGCGGATTCAATGAAGGCAATCGGACCATTAATTGAAGGAATTACGCCGCTTTTGTCGCAAGCCAAAGGAATGATGGGAGGGTTAGATGCTCATTCGTTGGAGGGAATTACATCATTGGCAAAATCGTTTAATGTAGGACAACCATCACAGAAATGATAATTTTCTCTCTTATTATAATATGAAAAAATGTCAAATATGTGTTGAAATATGGATTGAAATAATAGTATTGTTTATCGCACTCTTGTTTTTCATGTATTTATTTAAAACCCAAGAGAGAAACACGGACCAACCAATCCAAATGCCACGATTTCCAACATTCTTTGAGTCAAAAGATGTATTGAGAAATCCATATGAACCGCCTTTAAGTGATGACAGCCCACAACCAGTGAGGGTTCAAGTTCCAATTAATGTTTCTACAAATCCAGGTGCGGTAGATGCGAGTTATAGACAAGTCGGAATTTTAACGCCGCATTCGGCGTCGGCGTCGTCATGTCACGAAAAGAATAGAATTATTCCTTTAATGGGACGACCACTTTATGTTTCGCGAAATAAATGGCAATATTATACAATGACAGATAAAACAAATAGTATAAAATTGCCTATTTTATATAAAGGAAGAAGTTGCACAAATGAATATGGTTGCGATGAATTGATGGGAGGAGAACATGTTTATGTGGAAGGATATGGCGAAGCATTCAAAGTGACAAAATACGACAATGATACAATTCGTTATATTCCAGTTATCTAATCAATTATTATATATTATTTATATAATAATGCCAAAAGAAATAAATATTTCCGCGGATAATGTCGTCGGCGAATGCGAATTAAAATGTGCATACAATCATAAATATTTAAATAGCAGTTGCAATGCCACGAATAATGGAAATGTAATATTATTGTCGTATGATAAAACGAGCACACATCCTGTTGTATATAACAATAACAAATATGATGTAGGACAAGTTGCCATTTATTCTCCATCTATTCACAAATACAATGGAGACTTTATGGATGCAGAAATAATTATTACACACAATCCAATATTAGGAGGACCCTCTTTGTCTGTTGCCATACCAATCATACAATCTACTGCTTCAACCAGTGGAACCGCATTATTAAGTGAAATCATCATGGGTGTTTCTAATGGTGCTCCTAAAAACGGCGAACAGACCACAATTTCTTTGTCTAATTATTCGTTAACTCATTTTATTCCTAAAAGACCATTTTACAATTTTTCAGACATAACAAATCATGTGGAATATATTGCATTTGACAAGGAACATTCAATAGATTTGTCACAGCAAGTATTAAATACATTAAAATCAATTATTAGCAAGTATTCCGACAATTCACGTGGAAGCGAATTGTATTACAATAAAAAAGGACCAAACACTGAATCGTCGGGTGAAAATGACATTTATATTTCATGTCTTCCTACAGGCAATTCAGAAGAAAACATAGATGTCACGTATGATAAGCCGTCTACATCTGTGGATGTTTTGTCTAGTCCAATATTTAAATATATTGTGGGTGCATTGATTTTTATCTTGTCTTTTTACATCATACAAGGATTAATTACTTTTTTTTCGGGAAATGTGAAAAAATAGTTTAGTGATGCCGACGCGATGACCTTTTTCTATGATGCCGACGCGATGACCTTCTCCTTCTACCAGATGCTAGTGGCAGTCCAAAATGAATATCGGCTCTCTCTGGATTATTTGCTAATAGAGGAAGGAAAAATTTTTTGGTTCCATATAAAGTGCTAAGAATAACAATAGTCATTCCAATAATAATCAAGACAAACACTAATGTATCAACCATATTATATAAGAGAGAAAGAATAATTGTCTAAAGTGTCTAAAGTGTATGTTTTCTTTTGTTTGATTTCCTCCTTCTTTTTCGGCGTTTACGCGAACTACCTCCGGTATTTGGTCCTGCTACTTTCCCCAATGAATCCGGGTTAAGTTGAGAATTATTTGGGGATGGTTCACCATTCACATATTGTTGACTTTTATAAGCATCCATTAATGCATTTCCTCTTTCATTGCTTTGATTGGAATTGGAATTGGATGACCCAAAGAAAGAGAAAAAACTACTACCAGTGGTGTCGGCGGTCGCAGGAGCAGGAGTGCCTGAGCCTGAGCCTGATTTAAATATCAACCCATAGAAACTACGCAACGCATAATAAAGTCCCATTATTATCAACAATCCTGCGATTATAATTACAATTAAAATGGTTATTTGTTGTACAGCGCCGGCCATATTATATGCATTTATTTTATCAGAATCAAATCTATGAAACTGGAGAAGCATCATGCAAATTATTAAGCAAAGGAGTAAACGTCACTGGATTCATTGAAGAGGTTGTGGATGGGATAGGAGCCATTTTTTTCACCACTTCTTGTTCTAAAGTATAAGGAAATTGATTCATCGCATTAAATTGCGAATCCATGCGTTGTTGTGAAGGTGCATATTGTTTTAGTGCATCAATTCCAGTAGTTGCTTTTGACCGCATAATTAAATCAAATGCAACAAACAATCCAAGAACACCTAAAATGGGATTTGTGTAACTAAACAACATGATTGCAATTGCCACAACGGCGAATTTTCCGGGGATGGTGTCAACCATGTCTGCAAGTGGTTCTGGAATATGAAACTTCATAATTAAAAAGAAAACGAAAATCACTGATAAAATATTCTCTTTATTAAACTCCATATATATGATATAACCAGATTTTATTCTTTCTCTCTTACCAAAAATTAATAAATCCGAATGATTCAAGTTCTAAACATTTGGACAAGGGCACGCAAAGAGAGAAATACAATAAAATTGAAATGAAATAAACCAAATAACAATATATAATAATAACAACCATAAATGTCATATTTAGGCTCAAAAGGATATACCATGTTAAAATCAGCCTTGTCTGAAACACAACAAGAAGAAATTAAATCGGATTTGACAATCAAACCTCATGTTCATGGAAGTCCAATGAATTCAAATCAGCCTACATTTCCTACATACCGGGAATCGCATAGTAAAATATATATGCCTCATTATTACGGCATTGCTAAATTCGGTCCACCATCAAAAGTGAAAATACCATTCGGTGATTCCATTCATGTGAAATTCAATGGAGATTTGCGAGAAACGCAGAGAGAAACAGTTGCGGCATATATAAATCATATTGAAAAAACCGGAGGTGTTGGCGGCGGGCTCATTGAATTAAATTGCGGCGGTGGAAAAACAGTTTGTGCGTTGAATATTATTTCGCAAATACAAAAAAAGACAATTATTATTGTTCATAAAGAGTTTTTAATGAATCAATGGATAGAGAGAATACATCAATTCTTGCCAGGAACGAGAATCGGAAAAATACAAGGCCAGGTCATTGACATTGACAACAAAGACATTGTCATTGGAATGTTGCAATCACTTTCAATGAAGGAATATCCGGCTTCTGTCTTTGAATCCTTTGGACTGACAATTATAGATGAAGTCCATCATATTTCAAGCGAGGTCTTTTCCAACTGTCTTTTCAAAATCGTTACAAGAAACATGTTAGGTCTTTCTGCCACAATGAATCGCAAAGATGGCACAACTCCTGTCTTTAAGATGTTTTTAGGAGAAGTCATTTACAAGGGAAAGAGAGAAGAACAGCATCATGTGGAAGTTCGTGCGATTGATTATTCTGTTGTAGACGACGAATTTAATGAAACCGTGAATGATTATCGTGGAAATCCGCAATATAGCACCATGATTACGAAATTGTGTGCTTACAATCATCGCAGTGAATTCATTTTGCGGGTTCTCTCTGATTTGTTTGAAGAAAATCCGAACCAACAAGTAATGATTTTGGCACATAATAAAAATTTATTAAAATATTTATATGATGCAATTCAGCATAGAAATATTCAAACGTGCGGTTATTATATTGGAGGAATGAAAGAGGCGAAATTAAAAGAGACTGAAGGTAAAAAGGTGGTGATTGCGACCTATGCCATGGCGGCGGAGGCGTTGGATATAAAGACCTTGACTACATTGATTATGGCCACTCCAAAAACAGACATTGAGCAATCTGTTGGTCGTATTTTAAGAGAGAAACACGCAAAGCCGATTGTGGTGGATATAATAGATAGTCATGGTATCTTTCAGAATCAATGGAAAAAACGCCGTGCATTTTACAAGAAAGAAAACTATAAAATAATTCATACCACAAATCAGAAATATAGAGAGAAAATATGGTCTACTTTGTATGACCCGTTTTCAGTTATGCCCATGAAACCTTGTAAAAAAGAGGCAGAAGAAGATGGATTGCCAGGGAAATGTTTAATAAAAATAAAAAAGGCTGCCGACGTGCCGACAAAGATTTAATGGCCTATAGAATCAAACCCTTTGCCCGAGTAATGGTTGTAATTATCAATTGCATTATTATAAGCGGTATAGAGAGGTGGATTTGCCATTGCGGAATTGCTCGCAGATAAATTTCCGCCCAATGAATATCCGGCACTCACAGGCATATTATTTTGATATTGAGAATAACCGCCGCGTTGATGGCGATGTCTTTGTCGTCTGGAAGAATGTCTTTGTCGCCGTCCTTTTCCAGAAGTCCTGCTTCGCAATCTTCTCTTTAATCGGTGAGTGCCACGTCTCATTTTATATATATTAGTTATATTTTTAATTCTGCGTTTAAGTTTTCGACCACCGCCAGACATGCAAACGCCAGGGACTTTTCCTCCCGCGGCATCCACGCCTGATTTTGCTCCAGACAATCCAGGCAATCCTGGTGTTTCATTGCTACTAAAACTGCCTGAATATGTTGAACTATTTGAATTAACATATGCAGAATTTATATTACTGTTTGGAACTATATTACCATATCCCAAAAAAGACATTATATAGTTAGTGTTTATTTTTTTCCATTTCTCTCTGTGAAATGACTCGTGCACCCTTTTCTGCCAATTTTATTGGAGTCCATTTTTTAAACTTGTTATTATAGACGCACACCATGTAATAAGACCTGTCCAAATAAACGAATTTGTCCATGTTGTCGTTTTCAAATTCTTCTTCTGAATCGCTTTCTTCTAATTTATCTAAATCGGCGTTTTCTTTAATATTTCTAAAGATAGAATTCATCATTACGCTTGTTGTATATGTCGGAATGTATGCTAAACCATAATAATAATCGTCTTTTGAATTGTGAAATGTGTGCAATGTATATATATCGTTTTGAATGGTTGGTTTTACGTTAAAAACGACCTCGTCTAGTTCTCCTCGTGGTTGCTGCTGCGACCTAGACTGTTGTTGCATCGGCCTTGGGTGTGCATGGGGTTGCACTTGTGGCCTAGGAGGTGGTGACTGTGTTTCTTGCAATACATATGAATGAATGACACTGTTTTCACAAATATATTTAATGTGAGAAATATTATAGGCAACATTCATCATTGTAGATTTTCTCTCAATCACAGGCAATCCAAAATGCATAAAACCGGGAAGAGAGGTGTGGCCGAGGTCATGAGTGAAAAGGTCCTTGCATAACGATAATTTATTCATAATTCCGCCGGCGTTCACCTGTTGTCCTTTTCCCTTGTAATAATAGATTTCTTCAATACAAAAAGAAGTCTCTGTCAGAATTGTTCCATAAAAAATAGTGCCGATTCCATAATTTAATTGACTAGATGCAATTGTATTTACGATATAAATGTTTTGTTTTTCCAAAATATAACACACTCTTTTATCTTTATAAATAGAAAACCATGCAAATGCTTTTATCCCAGAAGGCATTGCAATCATATAATTAAATGTGTGAACTTTCTTATGAGTAATAGGGTCATAAGAAAGTTTAATTTTTGGAAATCGTGAAAAGAGTTCATGTTTCTCGTTAGATGACAACATATATTATGAACGATTATTCTTTTAAATACTTGACATGATACTCAACGATTTAATTGATTTTTTAAAAAATATTTTAATTCATTTTTCATTGTATCTTGAGAAGAACTTGCACTAGAAGAATCTGCAAAAGAAGCATTCCCAAAAGACCCACAAGAAGAAGATGGCATTATGGATTGAGGCAAATAAGAAGACGGTGACATATGTATTGGTTGCCCTGCCGCCGCCGCCGCCGCCGCCGCCGCCGTTCCCATATCGGAAGAAGGATTGCCTATAATGGTATACATGTTGTCATATTTTTGTGTCGGAGCATTTACTAAATCTTTCATTTTTGGAATGGTCAAGGTTGTTTTAAAAAAGTGAATCAAATGATGAATTAATAAAATAAATATAATGGACAAGACCATGCTTTGTAATATCCAAAATAGCATATGATTAGTGTAAAGAAGATAAAAACTCATAAATACACATTTTGATTTCTTCATCGCATTTTTCTGCCAAGAAATAATAATTTTCAGCGATTTTATCAATCTTGTCATATTTTTCTTCAAATACAAAAGAGAGACCGAGTTTTTTATTTACAACAAAAGAAAATTTCACAGTATGCACAAGCAAATGATTGTTTGGTATTTGATACACCTTTTCTCTCTTTTCAGTAGACAAATCAATGAGCAAATCGTCCATGATAATGGGTTCTGCATCCACAACATTTATTTTATAAACAGCATCTTTTCCCATAATAAAAATCCCTTCTAGAGAGAAGAACTCATCCGATTCATGTTTTTCTCTCTTGTGTGATTTCGCTTTCATAGGATTGAATTGAATGCTGGATGTTGTGTATATTTTCATTGTTGATAATATATTATGAAAATGGTTTAAACCTATTCATTAATGTTATTTTAGTAATGTCATTGTCTTTAACAATCATTTTAGTTGAAAAAAACGCCACATTAAAAACACTAACCATAAAGGATTTCAAAGAATCCGAGTTGTTTAAAAAATGTGGATTTAAAAAATCAGAAGATTTCCAAAAATATGTTGAATGGACGTGCAATGGATATAATGTCTCTGTCTATGGAAAGACAAATGGACGTGCAAACAATGAAAATAAATATGATTTCCCTCCACCAATTGACAATCTTCTTTTTTTCGGGACTTGTTGCATTGTTGCTAAAAAACTCGGAAAAATGGAGAATCTGACATTGGACTTGTGGGAAAAAATCTATGAGAAATTATTTGGCGGATTTGAGGATTTATCATCAACTGCATTGGAGGATGAAGAAGAAAAAGACGAACTTGAACTTGTGCCTAAAGAGAAGAAAACAAAACATGGATATTTGAAAGACGGTTTTGTCGTGGACAGTGATGAAGAAGAGGATGCTCATGCTGCTACATCTAATTCTGCTGATTCGGAATCTGAATCTAGTTCGGATGGAGAGATGGAAGAATTAAGTAATGAATTAAAAACTGATGCAGACGACAGCAAAAGTGAAAATTCTGAATTAAGCGAAGAATCATATCAAGAATAAAAAATTGAATTATATTAATTTAAATGGTAGACTGCTAATTAAATTAATATGTCGCAAATAAAAATAGTTGACCACGAAGAATTCCGTTTCAAGATAAAAAATAAACTCAATGATATTATTGACAATGATAAATTGTCATCAAATATGGAAAAGGGTATATTTAATTATTCTTTGAAAGAGGCCGGAAATAAAAAGGTTGTTAAAAAATGGGACAATCCATATTTTGTGCAAATTTACATGGACCGGTTGCGTAGCATTCTCTATAATTTAACCAAACCAGGGAGTCTTCTTTTAGAACAATTAAAAAACGATTCCATAAAAGCCCAAGATGTTGCTTTTATGACACATTATGAAATGTGTCCTGAAAAATGGAAAACAATGTTGTTGTTAAAGTCTGTAAAGGACAAGGGGAAATTTGAAACGAATATTGAAGCATCTACTGATACCTTTACTTGTAGAAAATGTCGAGGAAATAAAACCACCTATTATCAATTGCAGATTCGTTCCGCCGATGAACCTGCAACAACCTTTATTAATTGCATTGATTGTGGTAATAAATGGAAAATTACGTGAACACATTCCATATCCAAAAAGATGCCGAGTTGGTTCTTGTTAGCGGGCGTGGTTGTTCAAATTCTTGTGATGGGATTGCATTAGTAGTAACATGTTCATAATGACTGTCGTTTTCTTGTGATGTCGGACTCGGACTCGGTGTTGGAATCGGAGTCGGACTAATGAATTCTACTTCTTCTACTTCTTCTTCTACATGCGTAATCATTTCTTTTAATTCCACAGGCGATTCTTCAAATACTTTTTCTTCATTGTCGGATTCGGATGCATCTGTTATTTCTTCTAATTCTTCTTCGGATGCATCTGTTATTTCTTCTAATTCTTCTTCGGATGCATCTGTTATTTCTTCTAATTCTACAGGCAATTCTTCAAATACTTCAAGTGCAATGTCTTTAACGGCAAGGTCTTCGTCTTCAATGGCAAGGTCTTCAACTTTTACAGGAATTTCCGTATGTTCACTTTCAATGACTTTGATTTTATTCTCCAACATTGTTATTTTTTTGATAAGCATGGCAAACCCAAATATAACAGCAATCGTTGCTATATTATTTTTAAACATTTAAATAATTATTTTAAATTATTTAAATTCTTATTACGTATAAAATATAATGGATTTTATAATTTACAAAAAATCAACTTCTAGAGACAATATGGTAGACGATTTTTTATTGTGTGATTATTTAGAAGAAGATTCTATTATTAAATATGAAGACGAAGAAAAAGAAAAAGAAAAAGAAAAAGAAAAACAAGAAAGTGAATTAAATGAAGAAATAGAGGACCCAGAGCCCGACTTTGCAGAACAAGAAGACATTGAATTGCCTCAATATGAGAGAGAAGAAGACATGGATGAACAATATATTGAGAGAAAAGAAGACATGGATGAAGACATGAAAGAAGACACTCGGGAAGAACAATACATTGAGAGAGAAACATGCGATGATGCCAACACCAACACCAACACCGAAACCGATACCGACTCAACAGAAGAAGAAGAAGATGACGAAATTGAATTTCAATTAGAAGAATATAAAAAACTTATTATACAGATTGAGGATAAAATACATACACTTGAAACAAACAATTCAAACATGATTACTTCCAGTTTTTTCATTAACAGAGAGAAATACACGGCAAATATGGAAGAAATAAGTATTTTCAAAAATAAGAAAAAAGAATATGAAAAAAATATGGAATTTATTTACAACTTATTACTAAATTAATATAATATATTTTCAAGGTCATTCACATTCCAATATTCGCACGCACCATTTGGCAACGGCCTTTTAATAATAAAGGGAATCTTTTTTTGTCTCAACTCCAATTCCGCAATAACAATTCCATCAATGACATTTTCAGGTATTGTGATGAATGCTTGAGCCCCCATATTAATCTGTTTTGCACGTTGCCCCAAGATTCTCGCCCTTTCATATTTTGTCAAAAAGGGAATTGTCCTGTGCAATGGGTCAATGATAATATTGTCTGCATCTCTCACAATAACAGTCAATGCAGCAATTTCGTCATAATTGTGATGCAAACATTCTGGATGAACTTCGAGCAAATAATTTTTATTAATGTCTATATCAAATTTTTGCAGATAATGCTCGTCCGTTTCTTCGTCATCATCGTCTCCATCGCTATTAGACTCATAGTCAGTCTTGCCGCGTGCCTTCTTTTGTTCTTCACTCCCGCTCGTCGCAGTCTTCTTCACTTTTTTGGCTGCTTCCTTGACTTCTCCTTCAATTTCTTGTTGATACAAGGACTCGTCTCGCGCATCATCGTCGTCTTCATCTTCTACCTCTTCATCATCATCGTCTTCTACATCTTCGTCATCATCCAAATCATCGTCTTCTACTACATCTTCATCACCTTCCTCATACTTACCAGCCACATCCACAATGCCATTTTTCTTCAATTTTATCACAGATTTTATGGTTGTTTCTTCTTCACTGTCAGATTCGCTGCTCTCGGATTCATTGTTGGATTCATAATCGCTCATTATATTTATATTATCTAAAGATTGTTTTAAATAATATAAATCAATTTTTTATTTTTCAGGTATTATGAACCTGTCTTCCAAACATTGTCGCAAGTTGAACAAATATAAATGTATTTCATATTAATGTCATCATAACGTATGTATAATATTTCCCGATCCATCTCTTTTTTATTTGTTTCGCATTCCGAATTCGGACACAAAATATTATTTAACCGAGGCAATGTCGGGTCTAATTTCGTGTATTTATTAATAATATGCGAAAACGACTGTTCATTTTTTTTAATTTGAGTTTTCAAAACACACACAGTATCAACCGTTAAACTAGTATCTTCATTGCCACATTTGCGACAATAATAGACCAGCGTGTTTTCATCCTCGGCATTAATTCTAATGTAATACATGTTTTGACAATTCGTGCAAAAGTGCATGGTTGAATATAATATATTCTAATACTATATTTTTAATTCAATTTTTTATTTTTTATTTACATCCAGACCCATCCAGTTTAATACTGGCAAATTTAGTGTGCAATTTATTATAATTCACACACACATGCAACGCATACATGGACGTTTCTACATACTGGGTTTCAAGAAGACTTCTCTCTGATTTTCGTTTCAAAATAAACTCAAGTATCTTGGGATAATTTTTTATAAAGTTTTCCTTCATCGCAGGATAAAATATTTCAAACATTGGATTATATGTCGGCACACGTTTTTCAATCATATCACACACGGCAACCTTTATATTTGAATATTCAATAATTGAATTGTATTTATGCAGGTCTTTGTTGTGTTGATTCACACCAGGCTCATTTAACAACGGGTCTTTAGACAATACCATGCAAAGCGTCAATAACATTGTGGTAATGGTCTGACAAGAAGTCCATTGTTCACCCCTCCATGTGTTTAAAATAGAGAGACAAACCTTGCCGTTTTTATACAAATTCGGATGAAACCGAATATTATCACCATGTGTGTGAAAAACCACTGACGGAGGACTATGTGGATAATCATGTGGATAGGTAAGTTCGAAAAAATAAAATCCGCCAAAATACGGCGTGTCTTCTGAACCCACAATCATGGCGTATCCTTTTAACATGTCCTCTTCATCGTGATGATAGTAAATACCATTGTCGGTCAATGGCTGCTTTACGATTTGAGTAATGTCTTTTACTAAACGATGAATGGTTTCTTTGCTAATTTTTTCCATCTAATTTATTACACAGATTTTATTTATATTATTTTTTTGCTGTAAAATTAGCATTCTAAAAAGTATGCAGTCGTATTTACTAAGACATTGTTGAATATGGAGACCGGAGGCATTCAATAATTAAAAAAAAAATGAAATAAAATAATGGGGGTATAAGATATATATATTTAAATGGATTCTCTACAAGAGTTTTTATACAATCACAATGCGAAATTAAATAAATCAAATACTGTCTTCACACATACTAGAATTGGTTCACCTGAACATCATATTTTCGGAGGTTCATTTAGAATTGATTCGCAAGATTTAGAAAAATTTCACAGATTGTATTATGAACACGTTTTCGTAAAAAATAACATGGAATATTTAACAGAAAAACAATTGGACGGTGCAGGTCCGATTTTAGTAGATTTTGATTTTAGATATGATTATAGTATTACAGAGAGACAACACACGGAAGACCACATTCTTGACATAGTTCAATTATATTTAGATGAATTGAAAAACATTGTCGTCATTACAGACCAAAGCGAAATCAACATCTACGTCTTTGAAAAACCAAACGTCAATCGTCTGGATGCTAAACAAATCACAAAGGATGGCATACACATGATTATAGGCGTGCATTTAGAACATTCTCTTCAATTAATGTTGCGTGAAAGAATCATTGGAAAAATAGGCGGCGTTTGGGAACTCCCATTGCAAAATTCGTGGGAAAATGTCTTGGATGAAGGCATCAGCAAAGGCACCACAAACTGGCAATTATACGGCTCTAGAAAACCAGACAATGAGGCATATGCATTGACTCATCATTATCATTACCAATATGACAATAATGAAGATGTCTATATAACATCCCATCGCGAAGTGGATGAATTGAATCTCGCCACTAATTTCATTCAAATTTCCGCTCAAAACCCGGACAATCCTAAATTTGAATTAAATCCTAAAATCATGGTTGAGTATATGAACATGAATGCAAAATCCATGAAACAGGGTGGTACATTGGCATCTGGCTCTGCAACATCTCGCAGATATAGATATCTCGGTGGCTCGGAATTAACCTCTACTTACGATGTCATTAGTTGCAAAGAAGAATTGGAAGCAGAAGTCAACAGCATGTTGAAAAATGTGCATAGTTCTGATTATGATATTAAAGAAATACATGAATACACACAAATCTTGCCTGAAAAATATTACGCACCAGGTTCTCATTTGTTAAACCGTCAAGTGGCATTTGCATTGAAACGCACAGATGATAGACTCTTCTTATCATGGGTCATGTTGCGAAGCAAAGCAGAGGATTTTGATTACAGCACTATACCCGCATTGTATCGTACATGGGAGACTGCCTTTAACAAAAAAGGAGACGGTGTTACATCTCGCTCCATCATGTACTGGGCAAAACAAGACGCATCGCCAGAAGATTATCATAGAGTCAAATCTAATTGCGTCAACACTTATGTGGACATTTCAATTCAATCGCAAACCGAATTTGATGTGGCAAATGTCTTGCACAAATATTACAAAGATACGTATGTCTGTACCAGCATTAAAAACAAGCAATGGTATTTGTTTAAAGACCACAAATGGGTCAATGACAAAGGTTATACCTTGCGGTTGGCGATTTCTGTAACCATTCATAATATCTATCATGACAAAGCCAATAAATTGTACGACGAGATTTCTGCCATAGATACCACAGACGAAGAAAACAGTAAAAAATACGAGAAATTAAAACGCGTCCATAAATCTATTGTGGAAATGTGTGGAAAATTGAAAAGGACGAATGATAAAAATAATATTTTTAGAGAAGCCATGGAATTGTTTTACGATGGCAATTTTATGAATAATTTAGACGCAAATAAATTACTGTTGTGTTGCAACAACGGAGTCATTGATTTTGCAAACAAGGTCTTTAGAAATGGTTCTCCACAAGATTACTTGTCAAAATCAACCGGCATTGATTATGTGAAACTGGACCCGACGATTCATCAGGAAAGCATGGACGACATCAAATCATTCATGGAGAAATTGTTCCCTGTGGAAGAATTGAATGAATACATGTGGAATCATTTGGCCTCGTGTTTAATTGGAATCAATAAAAATCAGACCTTTAATATTTATCGCGGAAGCGGCAGCAATGGCAAGTCCATCTTGACGGATTTAATGACACAAACATTGGGTGATTATAAAGGGACTGTCCCTATTACATTAGTCACTGAAAAACGAGGCAGCATTGGCGGAACTTCGTCTGAAATTGTTCAATTGAAAGGAATACGATATGCTGTTATGCAAGAACCGTCCAAGGATATGACCATCAATGAAGGCATTATGAAAGAATTAACCGGCGGTGACCCGGTTCAAGGACGTGCATTGTATTGCGACAGTGAAACATTTGAACCACAGTTTAAATTGGTCGTGTGCACAAATTCACTGTTTAAAGTAAACAGTCAAGATGACGGGACATGGAGACGCATTCGTCTGTGCGATTTCATGTCTAAATTCGTGGATGAAGGCGAAACACATACAGATACAACTCAATATGTCTTTGAAAAAGACAAGACATTAAAAGAACGTCTTCCTAAATTGGCACCTGTCTTTCTTGCCATGTTGACTGAAATAACCTATGTAAATGAAGGCGATGTCAAAGATTGCGATACAGTAAAAATGGCATCAAATAAATACAGAGAGAGAGAAGACCTCTTGTCCAAATACATAAAAGAACATATTACAAAGACGGGCATTGCAACCGATTTCATTAAAAAGGGCGAATTATTGATTGAAATGACCAATTGGTATTCATTAGAAACCGGTGGAACCAGAAAACAATTCCCGACAAAAGAAGTGCTTGAACTCATGGAGAAGAACTATGGTTTATGCAAAAATAATAGATGGACTTGCATAAAACTGAAAAAATACGACGACATGCCCGACGATGACCCAAATACTGCATAGACGAGGCGCCACGAACCACGAACCACCGACCGACGAACCACGAATTATATTGTTTTATAGACATTTTTAGGAAACATTGCAATCAAATTCGTATAACGAATAAGCAACGATTTATATACTGGAACAACCGCAAATGGATATATTATAAAACAGATTAATACAATTATTTTTCGGGCAATAGATGTTTCATTTTTTATTGCAAACATTAAAATAAAATAAATAAACACGACAAATGCATATACATACATTAAGAATCGGTAATAATAATTTAAATTTTCTATTCCTTGATTTGCATAATATGTTTTTCGGTCATTTGTAAAAATATCATTCGCATCATTTTTATATTTTCTCTCCAAGGTTGCGTTTTCAACATGATATTTTTCGTATAAATCAATGACAGATTTATAATTGATAGAAACCCCTTCATACATATCCAAGGTGGATTGACTGGCTTTTAAATTATCATGGAATTGTTGTTCAATTACATTTACAATGGCGGTTGACTTTTCATCTAAACTTTTGTTTAAATAATCATTGTATCCTTCAGGACCTTTGGCAAAAACATAATAATTTTTGGCCGATTGTTCCACTTGTTGAGGAGCATTTATCAAATTTGTTTTGGAATCTAAATAAGTTTGATATAATTGGGACATCTTTTCGTTTTTCTGACAATCCGGTCCACACATGATTGCTTTTGAAGCCTGCCTTAATAATTTATTCACATCTGAAATAGTTTGATTTGCAGAAGACATGATTAATATATTATACAATTAATAATTTTTTGGGTATATTTTGGAATTCATTGTAACATCCGGCTTTTTGAATTCACTCGTGTGTTTCGTAAAAATCTCATTCAGGGCATCCATGTTGAGAAAAGATTCTGTTCCTGTATTTGAAATACATCTATTTTGCACTGAATCATATGTATTCCCATCCGTGCAACATTCATCTCCGATGCAGGTTCTCACAAGAGTCGGCCATGGGTCGGCTACACCCGATGTTGAATCTGGGGCAGGTGCGAGTGAAGGGTCAAACGTCCATGCATATTCTGGATAATTCAATTTGTCGTGCATGTATATTTTTGAATAAGTCTTCCATAATAAAACAATTCCAACTATCAACACAATTACAGTTAGTATTCCATATACGGAACTAGGAATGTAACCAAATTTAAATAATCCAGAGAGAGCAATAATGGGAATTAAAATATAAATAATCATTTTCATCATATTTGCGTGTTCGTCGTAACTTTGTCCATAATATGTATTGATTTCAATCAATCGTATTTTATTATTTTTCTCCTCTTCAAGAACCTCTAGACGCCTTTTTGAGCGATTTAATTCTGTCTCAACAATGTCTATTGCAACACTTTGTTCTGACAATACATTTCTTGAATTTGTCAAACTATTTTTATAATTGCTATTTAAATTATTCAATAACTTATATAAATTCATTCTCATTTGCGAAACATTATTTATTTTATCAATAATCTTTTTACTGTCTTCTGGTTGTATTTGCGGATTGTCTAAACTGTTAAATAATTCCTGTTCAATCTTTTGCAAGTTCTGAATGTCATTTAAGATTTCTCCGTTTGTTTCTTGGCCAGTGCCACCACCAGGAGTTGGTTCTGGATTCTTGGTGGAACACGTTTTTGAAAATCCTGGGTCAGGAAAAGAACCACACATTGCTGCCTTTTTATTTGTAGCTTCCTTCCAATAACAAGCGTTGGGACCCACATCAACAATGTATGCACTTAAACAATTTTCACAAGTGGGGTCGGATGAACCAGTAACCTCAGAACAACCCTTATAGGTATTTGATAATGGCTCACGGAGATTAACATAAGAAGAATAATAGTTGTAAATAAAAAAGATAACAAGAAACATTACTAAATACAAATACACTCGTTTCATCTATATATATAGAAGTAATAAAAAATGATTACTAATCTGAATTATACGCAAGCACAACATTCTAAATATTTGCAGGTTTAATCCGGCGAACACACGCATGCAAACGCCATGAAGGGTTAAACTAATAATTTTATGGCAAGTATTAATAATATAATTGCAACCAAGGCATAAGAAATAAAGTTCGCATTTTGCTGTGTAACTAATATACTCGTGTCGGTTACCATATTATCCATATTCGTTAAATTAGTTCCTGAATGTTTTATTTTTTCTTGCACTTTATCATATTCATCGTGATATTTATTTAAATGTTCCGTGTTTTCAATCGTGTTGGCATTTACACTCGACAAATTCTGTGTATATTCTGCATTGTTTCTTTGAATCTCTTGAGAGAAACTCTTAATCTTTGTATCCAAATCTGACAACCTTTTTTTGTCGGAATCAGTCAATTGTTTACTCGCAGAATCAACAATAGAATTATCAAATATTTTATTGTTAGTTGTATAATTTTTCCATTTATTTGTATCTATTGCGGCTGTTTCAAATCCTTCCTTTACCATTTTCTCTCTTACATACAAATCAATGCCAGCACCCGGGTCAATGGTTTGTTTCTGTCCAGCCGGATACATGCCTTTATTTTTCGGATAACATACATTTCCTGAAGATTGATATTCAAATCCATAACAATCCGACAATTTATTGCATGAAGTTTTACAATCATCTAATGAACCTCCAGAATAAACAGCACCAGGAATATCACTTCCCGGACCCGCATTGTTTGGGTATTTGACATACTTATTTGATAACCCGATTTTATTGTCTGGATACATGTATATTTCAGAGTTTTTATCTACATATCCAATTTTACCTAAATTCGCAGGATTTCCTACTTCTGACATTTTATAAAGTGCCGTTGCTCCTTGACCTCCCATACTTAACGTGTCTTTATTACTACCCCCTGCAGATATTGCAGAACAATTTTCTCTAGTATTTGAGGCATACAAGACCAAATTTCCATCCGATTGCATTATTAAATAAATAGACCCGTCAGAAGAACCAATGAAATCTCCCGCTGCTAAAGTATCTCCTGTTTTCATGTAATTTTTACCAAATTTCCCTTTTGATGCAGTAAACCCAGGGTTTGGTTTTTGTTGTTTTCCATTCGTCATCGCATACCAAATGCCGACTTGATTGTCTGATGGTCCTGTTCCTTTGTAAACACATAAATTACCATCATCTTGCAATATCAAGAAATAATTAGTTGGTGGCTCTATTTTATACACCGCGTTTGACCACCCCCCTCCTCCAATAGTTCCATCACTTAATCTAGTGCAATTTGTCGCGATGCCATATTTTTTTATTTCATTCATGTCATTGCTTCCTGCACACCACCCATTCAATGTATCACGATTGTATTGCATGGAATAATAAGTATAATTTTTGTCCTGCGCTAATTGTTTACATTGTTCTAAAGGTAAATACTGATTGTTTGAAGTATTTGGCATCGCACGGTTTCCTGTATCAGCATAACAACCAACATAATTAGAAGGCGTTGGTTTTCCATCATTAAATCCACTGCCTGCATTCCCATTAGCACTCACTCCGCTACCACCCGGGGTGCTAAATATTGCAGCACCTTGAGAATTAATCACAGAGAGAGTTCCTTGCAATGTTACAGTTGCGGTATTTCCAGAACCTGATGCCGTGTTTGATGACCAAATAGGAATGCCTGCAGACATTGTATACGAAGTCCCGTTTTTGGTCGCACTAACAGAATCATTCGTAACAGCACAATATCCTTTTCCAGTTGAAGGATTACCATATTGCAATCCAAAATATTGATACCCGCCGTCAATTGCCGCAGTTTTGCATTGTTCATGTGTATATTTGCCAGTTCCACCTGCAGGCGTTCCACTAGGTCTAAGTCTGATGCCTTGCAATGCGGTAGACCTATCACCTTGTGTCCATGTTCCTACAAATGAAATACTATGTTTTCCAGCGACATAAATAGTAACATCCACATCGTACTTTTTCCATGCATTTACTGGCGGTTGAAAATTATATATAGTTCCTTCACCTGGTGTTCCACGGTCAATGACAATGTTAATAGGATTGCTTAAACCAGACCCATCGCAACAATTGCGACCAACAGAAGAAAACGACAATTTATAGTCTCCAGCAGACATTTGCATGTTTGTGGATGTAATATATTGAGTTGTTTGAATAGAGCAACATTGCAGACCATATGGATAAGGTTTAGTATATCCCCACGCATCTGACTGATTTAAGATGACGGCGGCAAAATCCCATCCTGGAACTCTAGACGAACTCGTTATGTATTCATATGTGTTTTTTGCAATAACAGGTTCATTAAAATCACCATTCATAATAGATGCATCCGTTTGCACAGGCGGCACCTCTCCTATAAAAGTCATGATGGATGGATTTGCGTCTTGATAACATCCTTGATATGCCATTGTGGAATTATTTGAAATGAGAGAAGAGACAAATATATTTTTGCCTTCATTACCACAACTCCCTCCTGCTTTCATGGGAGGACCAACTATTAAAGAGGGACTTAATGGAATTGTGCTGCCTTCAATGTAGGACGAAGACCATTCCAATGCAACATCTACTACATCATTGGGACAGCCGTTTTTCCCCAAAAGTGATTGATATGTATCCCAATCTCCAATAGGTTTTGCAACGCCTACATTTGTCACATATGCAAGTGTACCGTTTTTAAAACGAATAAAATTATTTAATAGTTTGTTGGAAGAAGAAATACGATTCAAATAATCTTGTGTTTTGTCAGTCACTGTCTTAAAATTATTACTATAGTTTGATAAAGAATCATTTTGCGATTGCAATAATTCAGAATTAGGTCCATCATTTGTAATTTGTGTATTTCCATATACTTTTTGAGAAGCATCATACACTGGCGTGTCTACTTTTTGTTGCTGAAATCCTTCGTATTTATTTTTATTTCTCTCTCTGTTTTTCATAAAGGCTTTACCTTGAGTTATCATTAATATAATATAATATTTAAAATATTCGCATCGCCTCTTATAGTAAAAAAAAGACGATAAATAAAATAACAACAATGATTGCAAATAAAGAACTGGCTATATAAGATGAATACTTTTGATTCACTGAAATATAACTGTTTTTATTTACCTCTTCAACTTCTTCATATTCACGAAACATTAAATCAATCCGCCGTTTTTCAGCCATTAAATTGTCATAATTTGCAGTCAACTTCTGATGACGTATTTCTCTCTCATTTTGTGAATTAGAACTGGCAGGATTAGTATCAATCATCTTTTTATTTAAATCAATCAATTGCAGGTTTAATCTATACAAGACATCACTGTATTGTTTTGTTTTTGGAACAATTGCAACATCATTGTCTAAACCTGGAATAACATCTCCTTCACCTGTTCTAATCCAACAATATTTTTTGTCTGGATTAAATGTGGCTCCTGTGCAATTTGAAATAGAAGAACATTGTGCTTGACATTCTTCCACAGTATTTGAAGCACCTTGACTCACACTACTTGTTCCCCAAAAAGTCTGGCCTTTCATGTTGGCAAAACTGCTTGTGTTTGTGCTGTCGCCAGAACCAGAAGATATCTGGTCAATATAATTTTTATAGGCTTGTTCATATTGCAGTAATAAAGCATCATATTCTTGTCCCATCAAAGACAATGACAGTTCCATTATATATTACGAGAGAGAAAATATATGAATACTAAAATAGACGGTTTATCTTGTCTAAACATCATCATCGCTAGAAAAGAGATTTTTAATGCAATGTGCACATAATTATAAGAAATGGTTGTGTCAGGAGGCACAATTACATCAAATCTATATTTCTCTCTTTTTGGAAATATAAAAGAACGAGTAATTAGCATTTAGAATATTTTTATAGAATAATTGTAAGAAACAAATGAATAAATTGCCCATTGAAGTTATTTATAAAATTATGGCATATACATATCAACCTCAACCTTCCTTTTTGTTGGAAGACATTCGCGATTTTCATAAAAGCAGAGAAATGATGAATGACATGTATTTAAAAAAATGGTGTCATCATGCAAGCGAATTTCATTCGGACTGGCTCATTAATGATATATTTATATACATGAATAAAAGTCAACCAACAATGTTTGGTTATTGCAATTATTTCAGAAATATTATTTATCGCAATCCATTTATAAAAGACGCGGAATTATACATTCGTTGCACAGAATTAGAACCAGTTCAAACACAAATCAATCGGTTTGTATCTTTATTTAACGTGTATGAGAGAACAGAGTTTATAAATCAAGATTTTCTATTAGAGCAAGACTAAAATATGAGACAAGGCACCAGGACAAGGCACCAGGACAAAGAAATCATGAAATCATTTGTTTTATATAGTATGCAATATAAAACAAATCACTTTTGTTCAACAGCCTCTTTTACAGAAATGGAAGGCAGAGACACTTTTCCAATCATTTTATAGATGAAATAAGAAATAAATAAGATTCCAAAAAGAATCATAAAATTTATAAAATACTGGAGATTATATAATTCTCTATAATCGTCAATCATCAAACCAGTAGTATCATGCTCCACATTCAATAGTCCCAACCGCTTTTTCAATTCGCCATTCTTTTCCTTTTCCTTGTGTATTTCACCATTCATCACTTTAATATGCGAATTTAATTCATCAATCTTTTGTTGAATCTCATTTGCAGTAACAAATACTTGCGATGTTGCACGCTGTATATTAGATTTCATAGATGAATATAATTTCTCGTATTCATCCACTTGAGGATTTTTGTTAAAAAAAATATAATGCTTTTTAAATTCATCCAACATGTGAGGAAATGATTCCGCATACTCGGCCAATTTATTCTTGTATTTAGTTGCGTCTGAAGATTCTATTAATTCCATATATATAAGATTTATATAATTACTGAATACACACACGATAATATTTACAAGTTACTGCGGTTTTGCTAGAACGAATTATTTCACATACTTGCCCTGGTCTGATTCCAATCACTTGAGCAACAGGGTCAAATCGCGATATTTCCGGAAGTTGCGACAACTTATGAATATTGTATTTTATTTTCACCTCTTCTAATTCTTCGTTTGACAAAATGCGATGCGGAGGAACGAGACTATGTTCTAAAATATTAAACTGCAATCGTTGAATGTTAATAATTACAATAAAGATGCCATCTTTTTCCCATATATTTTTAAGCACATTGGTGATTGTCTCATTAATGTCGGTTTTCAAAATAATAAACAATGTGTCGTTTTTTGTTAATATTTCTTCCACCATAAATAAATCGTCAATCATGTCTTGCAGATTTTTTGCAGTGATGGTTTTTGCGGTTTTTCCTAAATAATAATGTATATATGCTTTGTTTTCCTTGGTGTTTTTTTCTAATTTAATATCCAGTTGATTGTTTTGCAACATGGAATTTACTTCATTAATACTAAAATTAGAATACTCGTCAATGTTGTAATTTTGCTTCTTCATTAAATTCAATATGATTTTTCGCGAGTTGTAAATGCTTGAAATTAGAACATTGGAATTCTGTTTTGCCATGATTGTTATTATATTAACATTATTAAATATTTAATTCAATTCAATTTTAATTATATTGATTTATTACGATTCTGATGGCGTTGACACGGAAGAAGATTCGGCCGGGGATGATACAGATGATACCGACGGCGTTGATACGGATGACACGACTGGCGACGACACTGATGACACTTCGGGCGTGGACACGGAAGAAGAATCAATGCTTATCTTTTTAACAGTACCACTCTGTTTCTCGGCATCTCCTTCCAAGTCCAAGTCTTCATTTGCAGAAACAACTGGCTCTTCTTTAAATTCCAATATATTTTCTTCATTACTTTCTGGTGTATTGTCGGGATTAAATGCAGGACTCACGTCTGGCGGATAATCCGGGCTTTCAGGCAATTCTTCGATAAAACCAGACAATAAATCGTTCTTTTCTTTTTCCTCTCTTTCTTCTTTTTCCTCTCTTTCTTCTTTTTGACGTTGTTCAATGGCTTGAGAATCCATTGGAAATTCGGCAAAATCGCCTTCTGAATATGGACTTCCAGTAACAGGCGTTTTAAAGGATTCATCCGAAGACGGCGTAGAACGGGGCTTGCTTATTTTCATTGTTTTGGAAGCAGGAGCATGTTTAGAAATAGCATTCTCATATTTAGTAATTGCCGAAAAACTATCAATTTTGTTTGGATTTTCTGAAGAAGGATTCAATAACAACTTGTAATTAGAAGAATAAGACATGCTCATGAGTTGGTCCACGTTTTCATCCGTAATAATTTTCATGTGTATATTTAAAACCATCAATTCTTGCATTAATAATTTCATGGCATAAGGCACACGAACAATACTAAAAGAACGCCCAAAACGACTCAAATTATTCACGTGTTGACTGCCGTCTATATTCGTGTTGAATTTAAGAGGACCATCAATTGCTGGACTAAAAAACAAATTCTTGGAAGGATTGTAAATAGCAACATTTCCAGTTTTATTACACACCGCCATAAAATATTCATCTCCACGAATCAAAAACGATTCATTCAAAAAATAAGAGGCACCGTGACCCAAGACACCGTCGCGTTCCATTTCTCCAATACGAAGACCTCCATCGTTTGCACGTCCTTGCACAGGCTGTCTCGTCAATGACGTTCTTGGTCCCAAGGCACGATAATTGATTTTGTCTTTTACCATATGTTTCAATCTCATATAATACGTAGGACCGATGAAAATATCACTCGTCAATTGTTCTCCAGTCATGCCGTTATACAATAGTTGATTGCCACTTGAATGAAATCCTGCATGTGTCAACATTTTTCCATATAAATCCGTATTTGCACCTTTTGTGGAAAACGCTGTGCAATCGCCAAATGTGCCATACATGCAACACGCTTTTCCAAATAAACTCTCTATTAATTGACCAATTGTCATTCGTGAAGGCAATGCATGAGGATTTATAATTAAATCAGGACGAATGCCGTCGGCAGTAAAAGGCATATTTTCTTCTGGAATAATTAAACCAATAGTCCCTTTTTGCCCCACACGACTCGCCATTTTATCTCCTAAAGCAGGTATTCTCTCTTCACGAACCCGAATTTTCGCGATTTTTGTGCCGGTTTCGCCTTCTGTAATAAAAGACTTGTCCACATATCCCAATTGCCCTTTTTTCGGTGTAACAGAATCATCTATATAGACATTTTTATTCTCTGGGTCCATAATTAATTTTCCAATCAATGCAACCTTGTCATTCAACGGCGTATTTTCTTTAATCATTCCATTGTCATCTAACAAACTATAATCCACGCCAGGTTTAATTCCAGTGACGGTATGTTTTTGAATGTTTGCGAAAAAAGAATTAATCTGCGAATTGCCTTTTCCAGCACTTTCTTCATGCGTTTCATACATTGACAAATAAGTCGTTCTAAAAAGACCGCGTTTTACAGAGCCTTCATTGATTAAAATAGCGTCTTCCACATTGTATCCAGTATAGGACATGATGGCCACAATCGTGTTTATTCCATAAGGCTGCTGTTCTTTATTTATATAATGCATATATCTGGATTTAATCAATGGAATTTGACCATAATTCAAGACAACCCCCATCTTATCAATTCGCATTTGATAATTAGAATGATATAAAGAAACCGCCTGCTTACTTTGTCCACAAGAAAACGCATTTCGTGCAATTGGATTGTGTTGTGGATAAACAATTTGATTTCCCAAGACACCCAATATTAAAGAAGGGTGAATCTCAACGTGCGTGTATTTTAACCCGCCAAGCACACGACTTTTAGTCATCTCTTCTTGAGTGCTTGCAATAAGGCTCGTCTCTTCTTCTGAAGTATCTACATAGTCCACGAGAGATTTATATTTATGCAATATTTTCTCGGATTTATCGGAAAACCCGTCAAACAATTCGGCGGCATTATATAATTTATTGTCCTCGATTGAAAAAGGAGAATCACTCTTTTTTCCATGCCCAGAAATCATTGCAGTCCATGATAATTTACTCTCATGCAACAATGCAATCATTTCTTTTCTTTGAAAACTAGCACCATGTTTGTCTATATAATAAATAGGACGCATCAATCTCCCACCATCACTAAAGAGATGCACTTCATTCTGTTCAATGTTAAATGCGATGCTTATGAAAACCGGAATCACACCATTTCGCCGAAATAATTTCAACTTGTCCACAATTTCAATAGAATTTTCTACAACTCCAATCCAGATTCCATTTACAAAGAATTTACTACACGAATACATGTATTCCGGCGAACATTCCATTAATAATTTCAAAGGAATATTCTCTCTTAACCATTTGATTACCGATGCAGAAGAAACATTGGTTGTCACCATGGCAGTAATAGTCAAATGTTTATGCAATCCAATGTTGCCGCCGTCAGGTGTGTCTAATGGGTCAATCAATCCCCATTGAGAACTGTTTAACAACCGCGGCCCAACCACTTTGGATGTCGGATCCAACGGCAAATTGATTTTTCGTAAATGTGAAATAAAAGTGTTCCAACTTAACCGATTTAAATCTTGGACAACACCTACGCGTTTTGTATGCTCCGTCTCTCCCCAATTGCCTTTGAATGCCTTTAAAAAGCCGGATTCCACAAGCCTGTTTTTAAAGATGAGAACATGATTCAATTTAATGAGATTCGGAAAATCCATCTCTTGATATCTTACGGCGGCGTAATAATACTCGGCATCAATCGTCAATGTAATTTTTTGTTTTTGTATCAAATAATACTCGCGAAATAAATCGTATATGAGAGAACCAGACAATTCTATTCTTTTAAAACGGAAATTATCTCGGTCAGTCGGCAACTCTAATCCATTAGACACTTTTAACATTTTATATATCATGTAACCCACATAATACGCCTTTTCTAAAAAATTCATCACACCTACATGTGGCAAAAAATAATCGCTCAAGATTTCAATCACGCCCACCAACGTTTTCCTTTTTGTAAAAGATGCAATGTAATTCAATGCGTTGGATTGATTGTATATTTCATGGCAATCGTGGATTGAATTTATAAATTGATTAATGTATCCCTTGTTTTCATTCAAGTCCAATAAACAGGTTCGTATAATATCCTTGTCCGAAATTACGCCCAACGCACGCATCAATATAAATAATGGCACCGGTTTGCGGACATTTGGCACGGCTACTACGAATTGCCCGTTTTCCAAGACGGTTGATGGGGCGATTATTTTCACAGAAGTCGTTCGCATCGGTTTGGACGCGTCTTCAGAAACCGAACGCACCTCTGCCGAATAACTATAAATGTCATCGGCCGAATTTTTTCTTATATAAAGCATATTATTTCCGAATTTTTCCTGTGAAACAATACACTTTTCTTTTCCTGCAATGATAAAATAACCGCCATAATCATTGCGACATTCTCCCATGTTAAATCGCACTTCTGGAGAGAGAGATTTTAATATACACAAATTGGATTGAACCATGATTGGAAAACGACCTAAATAGACCCTTTTAATTTCATGCGTTTCTATTATTTCTTTTTCATTGACATAATATATAATGTCCACTTCCACATCATAATGAATCGTAACACCATACCACATGTTTCTTAATCTCGCATCATTTGGATACATGTAATGGGTGTAATTGTTGTCATAAATCATCGGTTTCCCGAAATAAATCTTCTTCCCATCTTTGCCACCTAAATATAAAAGACATTGATTCTGTTTTGCATTTGGCTCCCCCTTTTTCGGTCTTTCAATAAAACGGACTGGATTGTTCTCTTTGAATATGCGATTTATGCCTGTGCTGAAAAAATCATTGTATGAATTTAAATGATGACTTACTAAATTGTCCGGGTTTTCATTAAAATACGTGTCTATTACTTTCCAAGAAATCTCTTCCATTTCTCCCACTCCTTCTTCTGCCATTTCTTTTTCTGATATTTCTTCCATTTTATATATTAGTTATATTTTTTATAATACTTTCTCAACACAATAATAATATGTATATTATCAAAATTTTTTCGGATTTTTGTGATAGCACCACTTGCAAAAATAATTTTCTTTCTCTCTTGCCCAAATCTCAAAAATTGGCAAATAATGTCGTCTTTGTAAACAATGAGGTGAATGATTACACTCACGTCATTATTTTAAATTGCGGAATGCCTTCTCTCTTGCCTCATATACCCAAAGAAAATGTCATTGGATTGGCGTGCGAACCCTTTCCGTTTTTAAGATTAACTCAAGAATTTGTAGAATATGCTGAAAAATACATTGGCAAATATTTTATAGGAGACAAGCATTATTTAGGAAACCCCTTTGTAGAACATCAAGGATATTTATGGCATATTTCGCCACCTCCAAACGAAATTTGCATAAAACCCAAATTGATGAGCATTATCATAAGTAAAAAAATGTTTGCACCTGGTCATAAATATAGACATTTACTCGTCTCCAATATTTTACAAAACAATTTGCCGATTGATATTTACGGACGCGGATGTTCTTTATACAATGCATATAGAGAGAAATGTCCTCAAATTAAAGACTCTTTTGAAGGAAAAGAGCCGTATGAAGATTATTTATTTACCATTTGTATTGAGAATTTTGAAAGCAATCATTATTTCTCTGAAAAAATATCGTCTCCCATCCTCTATAATTGTATGCCAATTTATCACGGGTGTAGAAATATAAATACATATTTTAAAGATTCTTTCATTTCATTGTCTGGAATTATTGAAGAAGATATGAATTGCATCGTGCAAATAATTAAAAACCCAACCAGATTTTATAAGAAAACATGCACGCCTGAAAATATAAAGACACCGAATTTACCCATGAATCTACCTGGTCTTTTTCTATAGTCTCGGTCTCTTCTTTCCTCTTTTAGTTGAACGTGTCTTGTTCTTTTTTCTCCGGTGTATTGTCCTTGTCCTTGTCCTTGTCCTTGTCCTGGTGCCATTCTTATCACCCGCCACCATTTTATTTGTATTTGTATTTGTATTTGTGTTTGCAAGAAATTCAGTCCAAGGCTGTGTAGGTCTATCTTTTAAATACGGCTCTAAATATTTCCATTGACGATTTTTATTGCAAAATTCAGAGGCATCAAATGGCATTCCACATGAACTGCCAAAACAACCAACAAATCCCATCTTGTCCGCGGTTTCGCTGTCGCATACAATTCCATCAACTGCACCTCGTGGAGCATACGGTTTTGGTCTACTCGGGTCAGACATGTATTCACGTGCATCTAATTCATAATGAGAACATACTGTTCGAGAAGAAGGATTCTCTTTTTTTAAATAGACATCATAATGGTCTGATATGATGATTTTGGCAATCTCAATATTTATTCTTCCTTTATATTCCTGAATTAAATCATCCAATCTCACACGACGGGCACCTTGATGCCGACGAATGTCATCAAATCCACTATTCACACATTCTATATTTCTGATTCGCGGATCATATGCAGCATTAAATCCAATGTAATATCCATTCTTGGTTCTCTCTATGTTGTGATATTTTAATCCTAATTCAAATCGCATAATTTCATTTGTCTTTGTGTCTCCAAAATACCACGTGTTTGCATAATCCCCGGAATTTCCTTGCAATAAAAACTCAACGCATTCATCCATGGTATTTCCATATTGCATTGCTTGACGAATTCTATATCCCACTGGAATATTGTTTTCATAAGCAATAAACCCGCCAATGGTTGTCTCGGTTCCAATAATTCCTTTTGAATTCACGAAAAAATCCGTGCCACTCCATATCCAACACGGCGAGGTTTGCATAATAAACCGATTGCCTTTTTCTGGATTTAAATCCAAAATAATGTTTGAATATTGTCCGTCTATGAAATCAGTAAATGAATTGTGCGCCACTACGATTTTGCCGGATTCTGTGAAATCTTTTCCCACTGCAATAAAGGCACTGCATTTATCGCTGGCACCTGTGCATGTGCTTGCAGCGCCTCCTTCTTTGGGCGAACCACGATGTTGTTCCGTTGGATTGATGGAAGAGACCCAATAACTCATAGACATGTAAAAATTCCATGCAATAATTTCGTTTAGAGTTGTTCTTGAGTCGTTGCCAGAGTCTTGCATCACTGAATTATATCCTTGTGCGATTCCTTCCATTTCTTCATAGAATTCCGGAAATTCCGTTTGTGTTTTTAATTTAATACTCTTGTTAATTTCTTCAATCATGTATTCCCACGTTTGTCCAGTTGTGTCGTAAATTAAAAAATTCAACATCTTTTTTACTTGTGTGAATAATTCCCCACATAAATAGCCATAAGCATAACCACGTTCTTTAGGAGAACCATAAATAGAAATATATTTCCAACCATTCAAATCGTATGACATTCCATTTAACTTCATTATATATAGTGAAGTTAAATAATTGAGATGGGTTTCTATGTCTCTCTCTCTCTTTCTCTTATCTACTCAAGCATGAGTGCCAAAATCAACAAGAAAATTAAAATAAACGGCATAAGCACGAGCAACCAAGAAATGCCTGGATGACCATCTTTACATATTAAATTCAATATCCATGTCCAAAATAATATATATATGATTTTTACCACAAAAATGATTGGACTATTTTCTACATTTAAAACAGACGAACCAATCAGCAATTCACTGTTATTTCCCATATTTTGAAAAACAACCATTAGTAATCCAATAATTGACATGACAAAATAAAACAACGCTGGATTGCACAACTCTTTTATACTTTTTGGAAATCCCATATATATAAATTATAGATTAAAAAATTTTGAATTGTTTGAAGTCAACTGTCCTTCATATGGCATTGGATTTACAGGCGAGGCATATCCATTCACCGCATTATTTCCCACTCCCATGTTATACATAAAATTTCTTCCTACATTTACTAAATTTTGAGGAATCAATCCGCCTCCGCGATGAACACGTCCACTTTTACCGCGCTTATGAGCGCGACCACGATGACGTCCGCCATGTAACATTCCATTGTGTGGATAATTTGCTCCTATACTTTGCATATCACGTGAAATATCATTCGTATATGTATTTAGTGACAGATGGTTTGAATCGCCGCCGCCTCCGCTTACTCCAGGCCAAGTATTTGAATTTCCAGACCATGATGAACCGACCAATCCATTGGCATAACTAGTGCCTGCACCAGTGATTCCTCCTCCTCGTGTTGTTTGTCCGGCATTCGGCCAACTAATCTTTCCTCCTGTATCACTCACTATAGGATATGTCTTTGCCACATTTGCATGTCCTAGTGTATGACTTCCGCCTTTTCCTACATAGGCTCCATATGGACTTGGACTCAATGGAGTCTGTTTTCCAGTATATGCTAAAGATAAATTTAGGGCATCACCTCCTCGCAATCTTCTTCTTCTTCTTCTTCTGCCTCCATCCATGTCTTCGCCTTCGCCTTCGACTCCGTCTTCACCATCGGCTTCGTCGTCGGCTTCACCTTCTCCGCCAAACATCCGGCTCATTTGATGACAATTACATTTGCATTCTGGCACGCGATGCTTGTCCAAATGGCACGCACATTTACATTTTTTTGTCCTTAATTTACCATGCATTTTCATATTACCGGGTCCTCCTTTAGCAAAAAAATCGTGTTTATTAGAATTAGACCGACGACGCGAACAACCTCTCATAAAATAACTATGACTTCTTTTACTTCTCCTTGACCTTGAACTGGATTTGCTTCGTCTTCTTCTGGTTCTGGTTCCTCCCATTATAGTATATATTAAGAGAATATTATTCAATATCCACATGAGTTAATAGATGACGACGACAACACATTTTCGTGAGCCCCAATTCGTCCATCACTTCTCCTTCAGGAGTTTTCTCTGTAAATTCTCTTGTTAAATAAAGAACGCTATGAATGTCTTGGGATTTAGCGAGTTTTCTTTTACGAACTTCTTCTAAATAATAACGGTATTTGTCGGCGAGAACCATTCCACATGTGACGCATTTCACCGGAATAATCATTTCTTATATATTTAGTTAATTTATTTGTTCTTATATTATTTGTTTTATTTGGAAAATTAAAATCAATTTTTTATTTATACATTTGAATAACACCACCCAGTAATAATATATTTATCATGAGAAATTGGCATTAATCCACAATGAGGAAATGTCCAACACGCAGGAAATAAAAGCAATTTACCACTTTCTGGTTTAATTTTTATTGTTCCATTTATTTCTGTTTCTCCCCCTATATCAACATCATTTAAATACCATAAATAAGTAATTTTTCGGTGCAGTTTATCATTATAATTCACACTAAAATCGGTGTGATATACATATTTCCCCTTTCCCTTTTCATACTTTTGCATTTGTAATGTTTCTGCAGACAATGTGGTTGATTGTAAAAGATAAAAATTATTATTAACATGCAATTTTTTAGAATATTTCTGTAAATTGGTATTTAATTCTTTAAATAAAAAGTTTTTAATTTTATTCCAGGTTTCATCTTTTAAAGAGGCTTCTGTAATTGATAAATCAAATGTATCTTTTATATCAACATTTAATCCTGAACCAGTTACTCCTTTATAATGTAAATCTTTGGAATTATTATAATGTTCAATAATATCTTTACATAATTCTGGAGATATTGAAACTTTATTTACATATATGTAATTTTCCATATATGTAATAATGATTAATTTATAAAAAAATAAACTCGTGCACGTGCATTATTTCCGTTGTTTCCTGTAAACCCTTGGAAGTTGTTTGATATGTTGTTTTCACTTACTCCATATCCTCCGTTTCCACCTATATATAAATTTAATGGAGTGTTATTGATATTGATATAAGTCGATAAATTAAAATTCGTTAATGTAAATCCATTACCACTGCTATCATTTGTGTTATAATTAGTACCGTTCTGGGTTGTTGACTGCGGCTCATAAACAGAATAGCCTAAATTAGATCTGTTAACAGTTAACCCTCTTCCTCCAGGTCCTTGTTGTGCAAGAGTTCCTGATAACTGATAGATTGTGGCGGGTATAGAACCATTATAGCTGTAATTTGGTGAAGATCCACCGGCTCCACCACTAATTATTGTATTGCCATATTGAGGATTATCATCACTCGCAGGGTTTCCTGCCAAACCACCACCACCACCATTAAAAGTTAAATTAAATACAGGACTAAATACGACATTTGTAACGTTTCCTTGATTCCCATTATTTCCTTTATTTCCAAGACCAGCATTACTGTTATTATTTCCTCCAGTTCCTCCAGTTCCTCCATTTCCAAGATTTATTGTGATATTATTACTATAATATATATTTGTTGGCACTCTACTTATAAACATTGCACCACCTCCACCACCTCCACCACCGCCACTAGCACCAGAACTATGAGTATTATTATTATTATATTGTCCACCACCACCACCACCACCACCACCACCCGCTGCTTGAATATAAATAGAAAAATATTTATATTTGCTATCAATTGGAATATTTTGCGTTGAACTATTTACATCAGTATAACTTGCTATTCTATTTCTAGCTAAATCTATAGCAGGACTGTTACCAGGTTTATATAAAAAATTAAATGATGTGTCTGTTTCATAATTTGTTAATACATTATACATGGTTCCAGGAAACGAACTAAACCCTTGTGCATTATCAGAAACATCCGTACCACTATAAATTACATCTTTTAAATCGATTGTCTGGTTTCCTTGTTGAACAAAATAAGACATTATATATTTACTATATTATTTATTATTTCATTAAATTTATTCCTATGTAATGGAAATTCATACACACAACATAAAACATCATCATTATTATCTAGTTGTTTTAAAAATAAATCCTGACTATTAAAAACATTTTCCAACAATTTATCATTTTCTTTGATATAATAAATTTCTTCAAAAAAATCATAATTAAGTATCGAATCATCCGTCATGACTTTTTTAAAATTGTTTTTCATAAATATAAGAGATTGTTTAATGTTTATTTTTAATGAAGCCTCTTTTTTATAAATATTTACAACTAATACGGTTGATTTGAGTGTTTTTGTATGTAAAGGTCCATATAAATTTGAACCATTAAAACAAATGTGTTTTAATATTCTAGGAAATACCAAAAAACAATTTTTATTTGTAAAATCTTTGTATTTATATTTTTCGAAATCCGTGTTTGTAAATATAGTGGGATACTGTGAATCATCTAAATATGTTATAGAAGTTATTAATGGATTCTTTTTTTCAAATGTCATTTCATTATTATTTGAATAATAAAATTCTATAGATATATCTTCTTTATTTTTTATAAAATCAGAATTAAACAACGCTAATTGATAAACAAATTCTTCTAATGAAGATAAAGATTCTTTCATTATTAGCGGACATGCATTGTTACTATAGTTTGGAATATATGATTTTAATTCATTTACATCTATTCCAGTAATAGTCCAAGTTTGTATATTAGTTTCCATTAATAATAAGAATAATAATATTTAAATTACTTATTTATAAAAATAATTATTAACAACAATTTTTTCTCCCCCAACATCTGTCAAAAAAGTAGGACCTGATGCCGAACCAGAAACACATTTGATTCCATTCAAATATCCACAACACGAGACTTTCGCACATCCTTGCCTCGTCAACGCGTTACATTTTATCTCTAATTCGTCGCCATTATAAATAGAACAAAAACTGGTCTCTGGTTCTAGTCCCATTGCAGCAACCTCTTTTTGTATAGAGACGTCTGCATGTCCTGCGTTGTTAAGTCCTCCGTTGTTAAGTCCTCCTCCGTTAGTGAAAGCCTCTAGTTCCAGGACTTGAACGACTTCTTTAGGCGGTTGATTCTTCTCTTCAAGAGTCCATCCGTTCAAATGAAATATAGCAAGCACCGCCAAAAAAACAGCAGAAACCGTCAAGATTGTTCTCAGGTTCTCTCTTAAATCCATAATAAAGTTAAGAAAGAAAATAATATACTTCTATTTTATAAATGGTTCACAATCGTCGTCATCGTCGCCGCGGTTCTAGGAAAAATATTCTTGTCAATGGATTGCAAAATGTCGGGTCATCTGTCCGTTCTGTCGCCAGAAAAACAGGACCATCTGTGAAACATGGATTTAATAATTTGTTTGGACTCTTTTCAAAGGGAGTCAATTCAGGTGTTCAAGGGGTGCGTTCTTTGACAAGAGGGCGTCGCAGACGCCGAGGAACTCGCAGGCGATAAACTTCGGTTCCACCTCATATGCAGTAAAAAAGTATTTTATTATATTGCGACAACAATATAATAAATCATTCGATTCTAACTAACGCTCTAACTAATCTATCTACAAGACATCAACACATCAACCCAATACCAACACACGATGCAGGCGAACAAAGAATTAAAACCCAGGGTCATAGTCCGCGTCTTCATTACCGAATCCCATATTTTTAGATTTAATATTGACGACATTATTGCGTATTTCCAATTTACTAATATCGCAAGGGTCATCGGATTCTTCAAAGAATTTGTCTATAAATTCTTCTTCATTTTCAATGTCGCTCGGCGGCGGCATTGTCAAGGTCAATTTCTCCATTTCTTTCAAGTCCAGAATCACTTGAAAACAACTTGTCCCGAAAAACCCTTCTTGTCCGCACATGATATTAGCAGACACGCCTCGCATCGTGTCCAACTCTGAATGCCGAGCCGCCTTCAAAAACATCTCGGGTGTTTCTTCAAAGGACGCTTTTGCAATCGGACCAATGTCATCATTGTTAATTCCATGCCGACAAATAGAGATTAATTTGCTCGTAAATGTCATGCGGTCACACAATATGCTGAAATTGTGATAATTAATATATGTGCCGTCGTGTTCAATGACTTCAACAAATTCATTGTAAATGGTTTGTCGTGCGGCTTCTATTCCCAATACATCATAGACTTCCACAATGTTGTTACTCACCGTGCGATTTTTGTCAATAAAGTCCAAAGACAAAATCTCCATCAAATTTGTGCCGATTGTATCCAGCACCCAAATGTCCTGCTTTTTATAAGACCCATTCTGTTCCACGACATTGTCTTTTATTTTTCTAAGATTGACTTTGCGAATTCCAGTAATTCCGCGAATCACTACATTTTCAAGCAACTGGTCTTGGAAATTTTTCAACATGTAAATATGGTCGGATTGGTCAAGAGGCTTTACCTTTGTCTTTACCTTTTCACCCGTGCGTGTTTTTGACGCGGACGATTTGATGACCTCATTCATTCGAATTCTAAAGACCAATTTGTCCGAATTGTAGTCAGAATAAATGCAATTGATTTGATTTTCATAACAATTGTTCAAGGTGAAATTCAAGTCGTCCATTGTAATGTTTTTCTCAAGCATGGTTTCCGCATCCATAATCATGCGAATAATCCATTTAGATTTCTCGCCTTCGTCTGGTTTTGTAGCACCGCATTCTTCAACCATTTGCTCAAAGGCTTTGAATTGTGCAATCGTCTCGCGGTCTTCTTCAATCAACGTGTCGTAATCATTCGGGTCAAAACATATCTCAATCGTATTCACCAATTCTTTTAATTTCGTATGTTCCAACATGTATGTGATAGAATGCGCCTTGTCCTTGTCCGTCTCGTCTTCCGGCTTCAAGTAGATATTTAATGACGGATTCTTTGGCTCACTTGTCAATGTTAAAATCTCTTCAATTCTTGGCACACCTGTTGTCACGTTGGATTTAGACGACACGCCACTAAAATGGAAAGTATCAAATAAAATTAGACCATTATACGTGTTAAATATTTTGGTGTCTGAAATAGTTAAGTCATATGCATAATTTGTCGTATTTGGAACTTCTTCAATGCTCTTGATTTTGTCAAACAGAACACCAGGATAATTATTGTTTCTCTCTTCAAAGACAATCTCACCATCTATTTCATTTGGAATAATAGTGTCATTTTTATGTATTTCATATTTATAAGTGTGTTCTAATGTATCCATTAAATGTTTTTGTTTGTATTCTAATTTAATTTTTAACATTTCTGTCAATTTATTTATTTGAGACCCTTTAATATTTAAAGTATACATTTGATGAATGTTTTCAGGCAAGGTTCCTCTATTATTTGTTTCTCGTTTTTTAGGTTTTTGAACATAACTATAAATTCCCAAAATATTTACTATTTGTTGAACATCAATCAATAATTGTTTTGATACAGATGCCATTGATATCGTGCTTGACTTAACATTAACTGACCCATCACCTCCAATATACGCGTCCATAAATCCCAACAAACACTCGCGATTTGAAAACACAATTTTATCAGAGACGAATTTATTATGACTTAATTTACCACAAAACTTTTCTAGAATGCGACACAACAACGTATTGTATATTCTCAAATCTTGGCTTGTCCATCCTTCTTGAATTTTATTTTCATGTCTATATATTTTTGTAGTAATATTCCATTTTTCACACAATGCAAGAATTGGTTTGAAATATTCCGCATCATTGTTTGCGATGGATAGTTGAAACTTTGTCATAGAGCCTTCAGAAGCATACGCACCTATTAAATAACCAAAATTATAATCCATTTCAATCACTTCAGGAATGGTATACTTATTCATGTTTGTTTGCAATAAATACACACAATTTGGTGTGAATCCTGTTTTTGTCTTGCAAGTTCCTCGTAATTTATCACTTACCTTTGACACGAATGAATCACTTCGTTTGTATGGAAGTGTAAATGTTTTTCCCTGATGTTTCGACCACCAGTGATATTCATGCATGACTGCTTTTGCTTTTTCTACATCACTCGAATAAATATATTCTGTTGGCGGAAGAATTTCACGCAAGTTGAGTTGTCGTTGTTCATTAAAGTCAATCTGTGTTTTAGAAACAGGCAAATAATCGCCGACTTTTAATTCATCACCATTTACACCATCAATTTTTCCATTGACCAATTTCAAAAAGGATTTCGCCTTTGTTGCAATGACTTCGCGTTGTTCACATGTTGTAATCTTCAACATGGTATTTGTGCCATCCTTATTAATCACTGGATGCCGTGTGACTGCTTCTATCCTTTTCCACATGACATTGCCGTCTTCATCACATGAAGGAATTTCATAATAATCCTCCACCTCGGCATATGTCGTATCCTTGTCTTTATAGTATTGAATTTTCTTTGCGATTGCGATTTTCTTCTCAATAAAGTCTCCAATTTGAACTTTTTTAATGTATCCATCTGCAGTTCTGACAATAATTTCAGTCTCAAATGTCACAGAGTTCAGCGTCAGCTGTGTACTAATCTCGCCAATACTTTGACCGGCAATAATTCCAACCATTTCGCCGGGTGCAACAACGGCTCTTTTGTATGTCATTAGAATCGTCTCCAACAACACTGTTAATGCGGCTTTATTGAATCTTTTTATAATGAGCAATTCTTTTGGCGACAAATAATAATAATATAGGATTTTAAATAACATTGTGGGTTGTGCATAGTGGATTTTTTCAAGCATGGCATAACTGTGCTCAATCATTTGGTATGCTTCAAAGGGCGTAATATCAACCAAGGAGGACGCGGATATGCTGTGTTGTCCTTGAATGTTATTGATAATGTGTGAAAATGCCACAGGACAATTAACAATCGTATCCCCCTTATTTTTAAATACATTTTTAATAATCTCGTCGCGTTGATGACACATGAAATCGGTGTATAATTGTGAAGATGCATTAAACTCTTGAAGTTGTCCCATGTGTCGTTTCATGACATTTTTCATAAAGATTTGTTTCAAGAGTTTGGTATGCTTGGTTTCATCTGGAATGTTATAGTGAGCATAAATGTCTTGGATACTCATTTCAACAATCGGCAACAATTGATTTTCCACTTTTGTAGAATCAATCCCATCATCTCCATAAGAGAATTGCACGATTTTATTTTTATTTGTGCGAATGGTCATATCATAATTCACCATTAAATCTTCCAACCCTTTCACCAATCTTCGTGAAATATATCCAGTAGATGCGGTTTTAATTGCAGTATCAATGAGACCAATGCGTCCACCCATTGCATGAAAGAACAATTCTTGTGGTGACAAGCCATTAATGTATGAATTTTCCACGAATCCGCGTGCACCGGGTGAATCATCGAATTTATTGAAATGCGGCAAGGTTCTGTGTTCAAACCCATATGGAATTCTTTTACCATCTACGTTTTGCTGTCCAAGACAAGAAATCATGAATGAGATATTTAAATCGCTGCCTTTTGAACCGGCATTTACCATGGTAACAAACCTGTTGTCTTTATTCAAACTTTTCAATCCGACTTTACCTGTTTCTGATGTCGCTTGATTTAGAATATTGTTGATACGTATTTCAAACTCGGCTTGATTTGTTTTGCCTGTATTATTTTCAAAGATTCCAAGTTGTGCTTGGTCTATGATATTTTGCACATCTGTTTTTTTCGTTGTAATAATTTGAGAAATAGATTCGTTTGTTTTTTCATTTGAAATCAAATCGCTTATTCCGACACTAAATGCAGTGGATTTTAAATATTCTGTAATAATGTTTTGCAAATCATCGATGAAATTGGAAGATGCTAAATTACCGAAATCATTGCAAATACGTTGGATAATGCCTTTTGAATTGCCTCCTAAAACACCCTTGTCCATTTGTCCGCGAATGTATTTCCCATTTTTGATTTCAAGAATTCCATTTGAGGTCTTCTTGTCATCTGTCTCGTCGTTAAATGACTTGGTCTTGAATTTCAATGACAACGGAGGCAATATTTGAGACAATATCTCAAAATTGGTAATAACTCCGTTTCCCTTGACAAACAATTCTTCATTCACTTTCTTTGACATCATTAATAAATTCATGGCTTCGCGTGGTGTAAATTTAATGTTTTCTCTCGTAAATTGATATGATCCCAACATGGAATCTTGGAAAATACCTATAATAGATGCGTTATTTCCTGGACTAATCATCTGATATTCTACTGCTGCTAAATGCTTTAATTCTGCCTCGGACTCTGGGTCCTGAGGCATGTGCAAATTCATCTCCATGAATATCCCAAAGGTTTCCCAAAGGGTCGGAATACACCTTAAGCCTCATCAGGTCGGTTAAACCATCACATAAGACCCACCACCATCTACTCTCTGAACCTTCCCCATACTCTTACCATAGCGAGGTTAGGGGCTTGGCTGCGGATTGCCCAATCCTTCATTTTTTACCATTGGTTTCGGCAATTAACCGAGTTCCTTGCTGACGTTTCCATCAGCAAGTGGTAATGAAGGCTCTAAGGGGGTTCCCGCAATTTGGTCGTGTTGCCATTTAACACGCGTGTTAAACAACTAGACGATTATATTAAAGCAGTCATTACACCGTTTTCCTCATAAAGTATTAACTGCAACTTTATAAGCGGTCGCCTGTTTGGGACAAGATAATTTACATATCCCCATCAAAATCCGCGTTGTACGGTTTTGTTGCCCCTACATTTAATCTAAACGTATCACCCTGCGGCATAATGCGAGCAATGTGACACATCATAGACATTCTGTGTAGAGTCGGTTGTCGGTTAAACAAGACGGCATCTCCATCCATCATGTGACGGTGAATAATGTCGCCTTCTTCGAGCACAATTGAATTGCGATCCATATATCGCAATGTAATTGTTTGACCGTTTTGTTGTTCCAGCATTTTCGCACCTGGATATACATCAGGTCCATTGAGCACTAATTTCCTTAAAAACGCCTTGTTCATTTTATTCACGACAACAGGTTTGGTGACATTTTTCGCGATTTTCAATGGAATCCCGAGTTCACGAATTGAAATATTCGGGTCAGCACCAATGACTGAACGAGCACTAAAATCAACGCGTTTGCCCATGAGATTCCCGCGAATGCGTCCGGTTTTGCCTCCAAGACGGTCTTTGATTGATTTTAAAGGCCGACCAGAGCGTTGTGCGACAGGTGCTGCACCGGGAATCTTGTTGTCAACTTGTGTCGCCACGAAATATTGTAAAAGCGTAGTCCATTCGTTAATCACATTCGCCGGTGCGTTGTTTTGTATCTTGTCCTGTAAAGATTTGTTTGTTTTTATCACATTGACCAAAATATGGCTGAGGTCGTCTTCGCTTCGTTGTTGTGCATCGTGCTTTACGGATGGTCTCACTGCAGGCGGTGGAACCATCATGGTTTGGCAAATCATCCAATCTGGGCGAGACCAAATCGGACTGAATCCCATAAAAGACACGTCTTCGTCGGATATTCTTTTGAATATTTTCAGCACGATTTCAGGGATTAGAATCAGGTCGCCGGTTTCATTGCCTTTCCATTCTGCGATAATTGTTGCCAGACCCTCTTTTTTTATTTTGCTCGGTTGCAAGCAGCCGCATCCGTCTTCTGTATCTTCGCCGCATCTTTTTATTTTGCTTGCCAGAGCAAAGACATAATCCCATCTTTTATCATTAGAGAGTTTTAGCAAATGTTTATTTTGTTCCTTGCTGATTAATAATTTGCTGCATTTGAAACAGACACATCTTAATATTTTCAGAGTTGTCTTGAGATATTGAATGTAAAATACTGGTCTTGCTAATTCAATGTGTCCAAAATATCCTGGCGTTTTCATGTAATTTAAGCCATCTGTGGGACAGATTAAACCAGGTTCTAATACACCCATGCGCGGGTCAAACAATCCTCCTATAACAGGCTTATTGTTAATATATGTATCTCTGCTTGTTATTTCTGCGACTGATCCTTTACGTATTTCATCGGGAGACAGAATACTAAACTGGATTCCAATAATCTTTGAAGAATTTGACATCTTTTATTATATAACAATAATATTTATATTGTTTTTCAATTCAATTTTTTATTTATGTAGTTATTCTTTTGTGAAATATGTTAAAGGGTGAGATTTATTTAGTTGTCTATAATATATAAAATGTCGAGAACTTTTGGTTCAATGTACCCTGAGTGTGGAAGCATGTCATGATTCTTGTAAAATGATTTAAATGCAAACACATAATATAATAATAGATGCCTAAAAATAATATGAACACGAAGAAAAACAATGACACTGATAGTTCTAGTGAGAGCGAAAGTGACAATGACAATGAAGAAGAAATGGACATTCATGAATATAGAAAATTTCTCTCGAAAATATTTCCATCAAAACATTTAACCAATAAAATAAAGGCTGGGAAAAAGTTGAAAGAGAAAAAGGAAAAGGATGAAAAAGAAAAAGAGAAAGAAAAGGTCGTTGAGGAAAAAATAAATATTATTCTTACAATCGGTGATGAGAACGAATACGACGACGATGATGAAGACGATTCTGATTGGGAAGACGAAGAAACCGAGGATGAAGATGGTTCCATGTCATCTACAAGTAGTGCAGATGATGATGATGAAGAATATGAAGACGAGGATGTAGAAGAAGAACAAGAAGAACCAGTAGAAAAGGTAGAAAAAGATAAAAAGGAGACGGGTCACCGATATAATACTAGGTCCACAAAAGCATCCGAGACAAAGAAACCATCTCAAGATGTTGTGCCACCGCCTACAGTACAAAAGAAACCAGAGACAACTCAAAAAGAAAAAGAAAAAGAAAAAGAAAAGACAATACAAAAGCCATACACCACTCCACAAACAAAATCAAAGGAAATATTGAACGACGAAGTCTTGACTCAATTGAGAGAACTCTGCAAGAAAAATCCAACGAGTGATTTGTTAAAAGATTATGTGGAAGATTATTCAGAACAACTAGAAGAAAAACAAAAAAGACAAGAAAAAATGGATAAAAAATATAGAGAACGCAATTGCCGTATTTTCAAGAAAATCATAAAGGACAAAAATACCTTGAATGATTCCGTCTTTTTCAAGAAAATGGAGATTGACGACCAAAAAAAAATCATCAAAGAATTAAAGGAAATCAATAAAATCACCCGTGTTGAAAAGCCATATCGCATTTCATTGTTGGAGACAAATATGCCCGTAATGTTCAAAGGTGCAGCAATTAAAAAAATAAATACATTGCATCACATGGAACCGCACAATAGTGAATATCACAAGGTGAAGCATTGGGTCGACAATTTTATGAGAATTCCTTTTGGCACATATACTTCTCTCCCAATATCTATTGAAGATGGTGTTGACAAATGCCATGAATTCATGGAAAACGCTCAAAAGACCTTGAATGATTCAGTCTATGGATTAAACGATGCTAAAATGCAGATTATGCAAGTCTTGGGACAATTGATTACCAACCCGTCATCCATTGGATCGGCGATTGCCATTCATGGACCACCAGGGACGGGCAAAACGTCCTTGTGCAAAGAGGGTATTAGTAAAATATTAAATCGTCCATTTGCTTTTATTGCATTGGGAGGTGCAACAGACAGTAGTTTTTTAGAAGGGCATTCTTTTACATATGAAGGAAGTCTCTGGGGCAAAATCGTCCAGATTTTGATTGATAGTCGTTGTATGAATCCCGTGATTTTTTTCGATGAATTGGATAAAATCAGTGAAACGCCAAAGGGCGAAGAAATTGTCGGCATTTTAACTCATTTGACGGATTCAACACAAAACTCGCAGTTTCACGACAAATATTTTTCAGAGGTGGAATTTGACTTGAGTAAATGTCTCTTTATTTTCAGTTACAATGACGAGACAAAAGTGAATCCTGTATTGAAAGATAGAATGTATAAAATTCAGACAAAGGGGTATGATAAAAAGCAAAAATTGATTATATCCACGAATTATTTGTTGCCGAAAATACGAGACCAGATTAAATTTACTCTTGAAGAGGTTACAATTACAGACGAAGCCCTGAATTATATTATTGAGCACAATTGCAATAATGAGGATGGTGTCAGAAATTTAAAACGTTGTCTTGAAATCATTCATACGAAATTGAATTTATATCGTTTGATGAAACCAGAGACGAATTTATTTGAGCAAGACATGACTTTAAAAGTGACATTTCCTTTTCAAATTACCAAGCAGTGTGTGGATAAATTGATTAAACAAAAAGACGAGAATATTTTCTTGAGACATTTGTATGTCTAAGGGTGCGAGATTCTAAGGTGTCGAGATTCAGGTTTTGTGGTAATAATAATATAAATAATAGTTTCAATAATATTTATGTCAGATATTATTGAAATACTTTTGAAGATGAAGGATAAAAATGATTTATATCTTTCTCTCTTGAATGAATTGGTTGAGAGTAGTATGACATTAAATTGTCATTTATACAAAAAGGGAATACCTTTGGCAATTAGTGATACAATTGAAACATATCAAGACTTGCACAATATAGTGATTCATACTAAATTGATGTATAAATTAAAAGAATTGAATAAAAAGGTGGATTGCGAATTACGAGAATATTGTGAACACATTTACACAATTGATTACATTGATATTCATCCCGACAAAACAAAACAGATTTATTATTGTTCAAAATGTCATTGCACTTTTCATCAAGTTGATTGTTAAATGTAATGTTGAAGCGTTAAAGTTGGAATTGTATGTTTGTATATGTATATATATGTCTTATAAAATCATTGTATCAAGATATAATGAAAATATTGATTGGTTATCACCCGAAATGTATAATTGTATTATTTATAATAAAGGGATTTCTCTCGGAATTTCTAATGAAATAATGTTACTAAATGTTGGTCGTGAAAGTGATACATATTTAGAATATATTATTAGTAATTATAACAACTTGCCAGATGTTCTCGTATTTACTCAAGCCAGAATATCCGATCATAGAGGTTGTGATAATGTAAATTATTTAATACGTATAAAAAATGATGCATTACAAAACACTAAATCAAACGTTGTTTTGAATCATTATGATTGCGGAAATAACATAGATTGGGACAAAAACTGGAATGTAAGAGGCGCATCATATTATTTGCATGACAATTATAAAAATAATAATCGTATTGTCTTTATAGATTGGTTTAAAAAACACATTAATTCAACATATCCTAATCCAATTAAAATATACGCGAATGGAATATTTGCAGTAAAAAAGGAACTTATTTTGAAGCATTCATTGGAATATTATAAAAAATTGCAGTTAGAATTGAATCATCACATAGATCCAGCAGAAGGACATTTTTTTGAAAGATCCTGGTATTATATATTTAATTAATAACATTTAAGGAGATTATTAAAATTACTTTATTTATGCCTGCAAAATCAAAAGAGGAAATGAAAGAATACAATCGGCAACTTTATTTGAAACGTAAAGAGAGAAAAATGAATACACCTGCACATGACTCGTCCATTGAATTGGTTATCACAGAATTGCCGCCGCAGCCACCTACACCGACACCGAGACAGATTCAATCAAATACAATTTCAAACATGGAAGAGATTATGAGAGAACTCATGATGGAATTATTTGAAGAAGAAGAAGAAAAAATAGAGGACGAACTTATAGAAGGAACTGTAAAATATATATATTACAAATTATATTTGAAAATCCATAAATTTCAGAAAATGCACAAAAAAGAATTGCCGAATGACTATCGTGTTTGGATTCAACGTTGGAGAGAAGTCAATAAAGAAATATATGAAAATCATCTTTAACAAGAAAAATTAGACCTTGCGTATCCAATTATAGAACATGCTATTCGTTTTCCGGCATTTCCTGTGGTTAAACTGGCATCGTCTCCTCCTTTGCCGCAATCATCTTCATCTTGATGGATAATAAGTCCTCGACCAATAATATTACATTTTCCCCTTAATTTAACGACCTTGTCAATGATTCTGTATTTTGCACAACCAGAAGAATTTGTAACGAGATTGCCCAGGTCTCCCACATGTCTCTCTTTCATTCCAGGGCAGCCGTGTTTTTTCCCATATGGATTGAAATGTGCACACATGCTTTCACAGTGGTCAGTTAAATCGCCGGCTTCATGAACGTGGAAACCATGTAATGCATTTTTGTATAATCCTTGAAGATTAATATCAATAATAACACAATTAGATTCCAAGTCTTCAGTAAAGACAACAGTTCCTTTTATTTTTTTGCCATTAAATACGGCAATTGCTTTCAACATTATATTTATTATTTATTTTTTTATAAATAATAAAACGCAGCAACCCAGCAACCAAGCAACCAAGCAACCCAGCAACCCAGCAACCAAGCAACCAAGCAACCAAGCAACCCAGCAACCAAGCAACCAAGCAACCAAGCAACCAAGCAACCAAGCAACCCAGTATCATCCCAATTTCATATACATAACAATGGGAGGTTCCATTAGTTGCAGATTTGAAGACCCTTCTTCTGCCACTACAATTTCATCATATTCAAATCCCATTTTCTCATAAAAATCAAAGGATTGATTGACCGATTTCAGAGATATTTTTTCAAACATATTGATTTTCGCATATTCAATAATAATGCGTATTAATTCACGACCGATGCCAGAAAGACCTAATTTCTTACTTTTGTTTGTTCCCATCAATTCAATATGTAAAACCGGCATTTTTAATTCAAGTGTTGCGAATCCATAGACATTTCTATTTTTCGGACACATTAATAAAAGAAGCATATCATCTTGTTGCAATGAACTCTCAACATATTCTTTTTGAACGCCGCGACACAATTTTTTATTATTTACTGAAATCATTATTTTGCGAATATGTTTTTCCAATATTTTTTCGCGTGAAAAAAGAAAAACTTTCATTTATTAAATTACATGCAATAGTTATAAATTGTTTTATTATTCTCTTCTCCTCTCTCTCTCTCTTTTCTCTCTTTTCTCTCTTTCTCTCTCTTTATTTATAGTTAATATATACCCAGCAATTCGTGATTGAATTATGTGGTGTCATTAATCTAAAGTCTTTAATGCCCAGAGTAATTGTTCTCACATAATAATGGTTAAATGATTCTTCTCTTTTTCTCAAATAGGAAATTACTTTTGCGTCAGAATAATATTGATTCATCAAGTCGCATAAATCAATAGTATATAGACGTTGAACGCGTTCTGACCGAAATTCTCTCATGATAATCTCATACTTACACTCTGTTTCAAGAAATTCTCTATAAATATAAAGAGAAATCTCTCGTGGCAATTTTCTCACAATAGCAACGGCTTCGGCATGAGAGACAACAGTTGTAAAGATTGACATGATTCTTGAATTAATTGATTTGTTTGATTGTTGATTGAATTAAATAAACATAATCATTTCAATTTTTATTTTATGTCAACATCAGAGGGTTTAAAAATCGCTGTAAGGCACATTATTGGACCCGCGTTGAATTAAATAATTATATTGTTTCCCAGTTATGCAGGCACATCCCATGCTGTTGCTATAAGTTGAAGGACAGCATTCTGGTTTAAAAGGCGTATTTGCAAACATTAACATTTCGCCTTCAGGAAGTGGGACTGGTTGTTCTTGGCGAGACATGAATTGTTTTACTCCAGGGCCAAGAGGCTGTCCGGGTTTAACGACCAAAGACGGCTGAACCCATGCTGCAGTATTTACTTCAGAATAATCTCCGACTCTATACTGTGCAGGGGCATCTGAATACAGATTTGAACCGCCAACAAATCCCTCTTTTTTGCCCGGCATCATTTGTGAAGACCCCACGCTTTCTTTATTCAGGTCGGTCTTTTTCTTCTTGAGAGGAACTGACTCTTTTATGCCCTCTTTTAAAGTCTCTAAACCTTCTAGCAATCCAACTCTAGAACATCCACACAAGGTATGAGTTACAGTAATAATAAAAATAAATCCTAACAATATGAGTAATTCCATGCGTATTTCCATTTTATACATAATTAAAAGATTATATTTTCATGTCAATGCAACTATTATAATCAGACACTTTCAATTTATGAATGTAAAAATATGAATAATTTGTCAACAAATGATATAATTTCTCTTGTTTTGCAATCTCTTTTTTGCAAACTGTGTCAAAGGGTAGCATCTTTCCAAAATCATTAAAATAATATAAATTGTCGCTACAAATTATACGCATTTTTCCTAAATTGGGGTCCACTTCAAGTTCCAGTTTATCCTTCAAATCCTTCAAATCCTTCAAATCCTTCAAATCCTTCAAATCCTTCAAATCCTTCAATGTTATATCATATTCATACAATGTATTTACCGTCATTCCATTGATTTCAACAAGGCCGACGACTTTCACATTATTCCATAAAAGGTCTCCTATATTTACTTCAATCAATGATTTCTCTCTTCCATCAGACATTGTAATACTCGTGTCTTTTGACAATCCGCAATGCAATTGTTTATGTATGTCTTCTTTTTTATAGATGCAATCATTCAATCGCGAGCCATACAATTCGTCCCAATCTGTAAATGTAATTCCATTCAATCTTATTATTTTAGAAGATGTATTGAAACAATATAAATATGGTTTATTATATGTCGTTTTCACAATGCGTCGGGCATCGGGGTGATGTTTTACAGGAATCCATTTGCCGGTATAACACAAGACATGACTGTCAGAAACAATAATATCTTCTAATTCGTACATGATGGAATAAGAAGCGTCCACAATTATTTTGCAGTTGATTTCATTTCCCTTGGCCAGTTTCTCTCCAACAGAGATGTCTTTAATTGGTTTGTTTTCACCATTTTCCATGATAAACATGGTTTCTTCATCAAAGCAGTGTTTCATAGATGGAACTGAAGGAATTCCGCTTGAATGTATGTCTAATACGACAGTCATAAAAATAACAACAATGGCCAATGGAATAGAAATGGCGATAAAAAACGCGGTTAATGTTCCTGCAAATCCCCAAGTAAATGGAAATATCCAAAGAAGAATAATAGTTGCGGCGATTAGAATTAATATTTTAATAACGATTTCCACAATTGCACCCAACAATGATTTTAATGTATAATATGTTCCGAGAGAAGTATACAAGGCGGAGGTTAATGCACCCTGGCTTTTTGACATGACATCTCTGAAAGCAATGACTATTTGTTGAATGGGAACAGTAATATTTAAAATGCGTCCGCTAATTTCTTCTGTAATATGTTTTAATTTGTTGCGAATTTCAGAAAACATTGTGCGTCCGCTTTGAATGTCATTTGATATATTTCCATACACATCTGTCAATCCACTTGTGACATATGTCAATGGTTGAACTGCGGAACCGGTGATTCCAGTCAAGACATCTTGAATGCAATAATTGAAATTTTCTTGAGTATATTCTGAAAAGGTTTTATCAACGGGTTTATTAATCATTCCTGCAAAAGGCATATTTTGTGGTTTGCATCGTTGGTTTACCCAATCATCTTTGATGGGTTGTATTTGTGTTAAAATCATAAAATACGAATGTATAACAAAAACAATAATTGTTAAAATGACACATAAAATAACAGATGTTCCATATGTGTCAAAATAGGTCAGATTATCATACATTTTATTTAATTTTTCAATGTTCTTTTCATTCTTTAAATTCATATATACTAACTCGGAAATAATTTCAAAATATAATCTTCCCAGTCCCAAAATTCTTCTGCTCCTATTTTAATTTTATGAGTGTCTGTAATTAAACAAGAAAACCATTCAAGTTGTATGTTTGTTTCTATGGCGAGAGGATGATTTTTGACTTCAATGTATTTTTCAGAGGTGGTGTCAAATATTAAATGTGAGCCCGAAACAAGAATGTCTTTTGAATGAATTCCTCTATTAGGCAATTTATATAAAAATTCTTGTTGTGAATTGGCGATTTTCATTAAAGCGACAACCCTGCTTCCATTTTCTAGAATGTCTCCTAAATGAATATTTCTCATTTTTACTATTTTGCCATTTTGCAGTTGTAATTTTGTGTTTGGATGAAAACAATTACCTAAACTGCGAATTGTTTGTCCTGGCCATGCATTCCACACGCTGTTTACTGTTTTGCTGCTTCCATCCAATACATATAATAATACTGCCAATATGCCAATGATTTTGCCTACTAAATCTTTGATTCCGATGATTATTTTTTGAAATTCAATGATGATGTTTAAAAAGATGCCATAAATAGAGACAACAATGTCTGTGATGAATCCTCTTGTTTGACTAAACATATTTCTAACATCATTTATTTGTTGACTAAAACTCCCAGCCATTTCCGTTAAAGATGATGTGACAAAGGTTAATGGTTGCAATAAAAATCCCATATAATTCGTTTGCATCGTTTGGACACAATAAGTGAAATCTTGTTCAATATTATCAGAGAGAGGCATATACATTGGATTGCATCTGTAGTTGACCCAATTGTCTTTAATATCTTGTATTGATGTGAAATAATACAATGAAAAGATGAACCCTACAAATACAATATTTATATAAATAAAATTCAACCAATTTTTTCCTGTTGGTGGCATGTGCTTATATTATTATTATACTATTTTCTCTCTGTGTTTCTCTCTTTTCCACGAGTGTGTAATTGTGTATCTTTGTTTCTCTCTTTTCATGCTCGGTGTCGACGACGGCTGCGGCTGCGTTGCGACCTTCGATGAGTTCTGGCTCTACGATGTGACCGGCGATGGGTTCGGGTTCGGGTTCGTGTTCGGCGCCGTCTGCCTCCTGATTGAGCAGCCGAATCAAACACTCCATTTGCGTGATTTTGAGATTGCACTACAGCCAACTTATTTGTAACAGCAACAGTAGTTTGTGAGTTTCCTCCAGTTTCTTTATAAAGTGTTGTGTTTTGAGGATAAACAAAACCTCCTTTATATTTTCTTCCATACTTTCCTCCATACTTTCCTCCATGCTTTCCTCCATACTTTCCTCCAGACATGGCATTTATCAAATTAGATTGACTTCTCGTTGCATCCTGCTGATTGTTTATTGCAGCCATGCGTTGAGTAGAACCATTCATTGGTCGCATTGTGGGTAAAGGCACTCCTGGTGGTACTCCTGCTTCCGACATATAAATAACGCGGATAAAAATATGAAAAATAATAATCTTACTATATAATGTCTGAAATGAATGAAACCCAGCGACTTCAATTGCAAGAAATGATAAAGGCGAATAATGTGGAAGACCAAACCAATATTATTAGACAATTAAAACACAGTTCTCTTTTAAGAGAAAACATTGCTCACATGAAAATGGCAAAGTCGCGATTTACTGACAAAACAGAGATTCATAAAGAATGCATGTCAACGGCATTCTTTTTATTTACTTATTACACGGATATTTACAACAAAATATTACAAGATGAAATCAATTATTCTTTAATGGAACAATTTTTGAATGTATTAGAGAGAATAGAAAAGGGTGAATTGGACCAACACGAAGGTTCTTTTATTGTTGGAACTCTTTTAAAAGAATTATATGTAGACAGTGCTTTAAAACGAGGAGAGAAATTGGACAAGGAACACGCCGATACAAAGCCGAAGCAAATGGAAGGAAAACAGATTTCATTTTCTCAATGGAAGTGGAAGCGTGCGAATAAGTCTCTTTTTTGAATAGACTGTTTTATATCTTGAAAAATAATACTTGTAAAAGACCATGGCCTCGCCATCCCCGCCCGCATAAAAATGGCGTAAATATGTTTTCCATCCAATGATTGGATTTATGAAAAGGATTCCAACCTTATTTAAGATTCAGTATTTCATTTGGTATTATAAACATTTAGAATTAACATATTAAAATATTATTATGTCCTCCAAACTATCGCCAAAATTGTCCTTGCTCATTGTTGAAAGCCCATCTAAATGCCGAAAAATAGAGGAATATGCAGGTTCTGGCTTTAGATGTGTTGCATCGTGTGGACATGTGAGAGAACTCGTCTCTCTAGATAATATTGCAATTGAAGACGGATTTCAGCCTACATTTACAAACATTCCAACAAAACAAAAACAAATTAATATGTTGAGAAGAGAGATTCGCGAAGCAGGCGAGGTTATTATTGCAACAGACGACGACCGTGAAGGCGAAGCCATTGGTTGGCATATTTGTCAATTGTTTGGATTGAATATAGAGAGAACAAAGCGAATTGTCTTTCATGAAATTACACGAGATGCCATTCAACATGCCATTGCAAATCCATCCAGAATTAATATGAATATCATTCATGCCCAACATGCCAGACAAATCATGGATTTATTGGTTGGATATAAAATCACTCCCACATTGTGGACAAATCCTACTACAAAACATAAAAAGGCATTGTCTGCTGGACGATGTCAATCTCCGGCGTTGCGATTGATTTATGATAATTACAAAAACATTGAGCAATCACAAATGAAACAAGTGTATAATGTAGTAGGCTATTTTACGAGTTTATGTATTCCTTTTCATCTTGAAGAGTGTGAGAGAAAGAAAGAAGATATTATAGATTTGTTAAAAAAGTCTGCACATTTTTCGCATAGGATGACTTGTCAATCGCCGAGTAAAACAATAAAATGTCCGCCTCAACCTTTTACGACTTCTCTCTTGCAACAACGGGCGAATTTCTCTCCTTCTGAAACCATGAAAATATGTCAAACATTGTATGAAAGTGGATATATAACTTATATGAGAACAGATTCTACTAAATATAGCAATGAATTTATTTGTAAAGTGCGAAAATACATTCTTGACACGTATAAATTGGATGTTGCGACCGAGACCGAGACCGAGACCACGTCGGCGGCGCAGCCGCCTCTTCAACCACACGAAGCGATTCGTCCAACAAACATTTCTCTCTTTGAATTGAATAAAGAAGAGGGAAGTAAAGAGAGAAAAATGTATAGATTTATTTGGAAGAATGCCGTAATGAGTTGCATGCCTCCTGCAATATATTCTTCTTTAAAAACAATAATTACATCACCTGGTGGCGAATATAGTTATACATGTGAAGTGCCTGAATTCTTGGGTTGGAAAACAGTAGATTACAAGCCAACCAAAGAAGAGAAACATTATCATTATTTATTGAGTTTGAAAAAGGTGGACCCAATTCCTTATAAAAAGATTTGTGTTGTTTCAACCATGAGTAATAAAATAGGACATTATTGTGAAGCCCGATTAGTTCAACAGTTGGAACATCGCGGGATTGGAAGGCCTTCCACATTTGCTTCTCTCGTGGACAAAATTCAAGACCGTGGTTATGTATCTAAAATGAACATTAAGGGTGCAAATGTCTTATGTGTTGATTATGAATTGGAACAGGATGGAACCATTACTGAAACTGCACTTGAAAAGGTTTTTGGTGGTGAAACAGGAAAACTTGTATTGGAGCCGATAGGATTGCATGTGGTTGATTTTTTAGAGAAGAATTTTATTGATTTATTTGATTACAATTATACGAAAAAATTGGAGGATGAGTTGGACCAAGTGTGTCAAGGAACAAAGGCATGGAATGAATTGTGTAAAGAGTGTAATTCTCAAATAGATGAATTAATAAGACAATATAATAATGGCGCCCCGGTCATCCAACTTGTCCAAATAGAAGAAAAAGAAGAAAAAGAAAAGAATGTATTTGTCGATGTAGTTGAAGAAGACTCGAATGAAAAAGATATTTCAGAGAGAAAAAATAAAAAGAATGAAAGGCATCTAGGAAGATATTTAGAACAAGACATTCTTTTAAAAAAGGGAAAATTCGGCCTTTATTTTGCATGGAAAGATTCAAACATCTCTTTAAAAACAAATCGTGGAATGGAAAACATAACAATGGATGATATTATTTCTTTGATTTCCAGAGAGAAAAGTGACGCATCCATCATTCGCAAAGTAAGTGATTCTATTTCAATTCGTCAAGGAAAGCAAGGCAAATCCGATTATCTTTTTTTCAAAACAGAAAAGATGAAAAAGCCATCCTTTTTGTCTATAGAAGGATATGATGGGGATTATAAAACAGATAATGTCTCTGCAATTAAATCATGGTTAAGAGAGAAATATGGCATTTATTGAAAGGGGTGCAACACCAATTCCAAGAAAAAGAACCATGAAACAACATTATTCTCTCTTTAATATATGAAGATTCCAATCCGTTATTTGCCAAGAACATTGTCATCAAAAGATAGAAAGAAACAAGCGCGTATGTTATCCAAGTCTAGAAAATTATATAAAACTCATCATTATTTTACAAGAAAGCGATTTCCTTCTTATAAAACGAAAACATCAAATCATATTACTCGTGCAAAACAATTATACAAAGTAAACCATGTCATTCCAAACAAAGAATTGTCACAAAAGACAGGTTGTTCTCTCAATGCCTTGAAAAAGATTGTGAATAAAGGTGAAGGTGCCTATTTTTCATCTGGGTCAAGACCGAATCAAACAGCCCAATCATGGGGATATGCAAGACTCGGTTCAGCCATTACAGGACAAAAAGCGGCAGTAGTGGATTATTCCATTATTGAATCCGGTTGTAAAAAAAGTGGAAAGGCCTACAAATTGGCGAAAAAGGCGAAAAATGCGACACCCAAATTACGGAAAACTCCCAAGGTCTCTGTTTAAGTAAACATATTATTTTCAGGAATGTAATTGTTGTATTTCTTGGATTGTTGAGCATTGTACAATGTAAATTCCAAAGTAAAAGAATATTCACAAGACCCGAAATCAACGAGTAGTCCATTGTGATATCTCATACGTAATTTAATTTTACGGATTCTCTCTGCTGGTGGATTATAAATCTTGTATGCTTTATTATTCTCAACAACACAACATGAATCCGAAATCAATATTTTCGCAAAAGATGCATTTACTCGTGAATTTGTTTCATTTGTATGCAATGCATAACTAGAGAGATTGTATGGATTTGTTTCATCAATATTATTTAAATGCGATAAATCCATGTAAAAATAGGCAGGTCCATTCACATTAATGGTGTTTTCTGCTTCTATAAAAGAGACACTGCATCCTGAAATGTCCGGATTGGGTGTCAGCCAATAACTGTCACTGTTTGGAAGATAATACAATCTGGGTAGTTGCGACGACGATGTCACAGACACGGATGTTAATGGATTTCGTGGCAATCCTAAATAAGACGGCAATCCCCAATTTGTGTAATCAGGCAAGGGTGTTTTGGAAGGAGGGCATGGTGCAGAAGTAAATGACGGATTTGGAATAATTTTATCATTGGAATTTAATACATATGACGAATTATTATCTATATTTGACAATACAAAAATCGCACTTCTATTTCCAAACCATATTTTTTGTGAAACTTCATTATAGACAATGACAAAATCAGTGTATCCGCCTGCCGCAATAAAGTCATTCGACATGGTAGTTCCAACATTTGCAAGAATGTAATTATAAATATAATTGGTAACAACTTCATTGAATTTATTGGTCAATTCATTCACCATTTGTTGTGGGGTATAATGTCCGGATTCAATAGTTATAGAATACATATTTTGAATGTTTAAATAAAGTGCAAGGTAAATATAATACTGCAAATCATCAGGGTTATATGGTTGTGAAGGACTGATAATTTGAAAACTCATGGTAGTATTTTTATTAAATTTTGAAAAGGTGCTGTATTTTGATGGAAATTCCCATGATTCTAGTCTAACAGAGAGAACATTTACATAATCCTGTGGCAATTCCATTTCAAATTCAGCGGAATTCGGATATTTTAAAACATCTCTGTCTTCAGAATGAATAGAGACATATTTTCGTATAACCATGTATTCTTGAGAATTTGGTATCAATGGGTGATTTGTGAAAGTATTGAATTTACTCATTGCTATATTATTGTAAAATATTAAAATACAATAATATATAATACAAATGGCCGATGTTTGGTATGGAGGTATTTATTTGAAAGGCGTGTATACTACTCTTTTTTATTTTAGTGTGGTGTTGTATATAGTTTCTTTTTTTATAGACACGAACTCATCTTTAATAACATTAGAAACCGCCAGCGTGTTATTAGGAACAGGTCTTATTTTTGAAATCTGTTTGTATGGAAGCAATGTAGGGGCTGACATGCGATTGGCAAAATATGCATTCCCGCTTGCCATAATGCTTGGAAACATAATATATACTGTTTCATTGTTGTCGTCATATCAAGACGTGATTTCAGACGGCCATGTTTCGCCGGGTTATTTTACGTTTATGAATATATCCAAAATATTGGTGCTGATTCAATTGTATATTTTTTTAACGACAAAAAGAGACAATCAACCGACCGAGTCAACCCGTTTGCCTGTCGCATCTTCTGCTTTTATAGGATTAATCGGGATATTAAATATGATTTGCGTAATAACAGTCTATATTATTTTGACCTATTTTAGGACGGATGGATAAGTTAGGACGGATGAATGAGTGCATCCAATCGACCGAGACGTGGTGGATGAGGTTTATAGAATTTATAGGTGAGTCCATAATATTTATCATTTTCCCATATCCCCGATATTTTCAATATAATATTTTCATTAGATTGTTCTAAATGGTCGCAAAAAAGAAATCCGTTGCACAATTGTTCATATATTTTATATTGCGGTATTTTTGAATGAACTGTGTATTTATGTAAAATTTGTTCTTCAATGGTTCGTATTTTTTCAATAATGACTTGATGATTGGAGACATTAAAATAGCCCTTGCATTTGTTGTAATATTTTTCAACCGTGACTTTATGCAATAAAATGTGTAAATAGATTCCATTTAAAGAAAAACAAGGGGTGGAATATAAAATGCGAACAAACGAGCCTTTGTTCAAGATGGTGTTTCTAATGGGTTCGCAGAAATAGACATTGCTTGAATTGTATTGATAAATATATTGAATAAGATTAAGATTCATGTGAATTAATAGGATGTATATTTTTAAACTTTAGAATATAAATAATACAATACTATATTTATTATTATGAAATTCCACGAAACTCATTTTGAAGATTATATTCAATCAAATCAGAGAGAAAACTTGCATCCGAAATTGACCAAGGTTTTTGCCAGTTTTCCAAAACAAATACAGGATTTGAAGCACGTGATTTTTTATGGTCCCAACGGCATTGGCAAATACACTCAAATGTTAAAATCCATTAAAAAATACAGTCCATCAGAATTAAAATATGAGAAAAAGATTAGCATTTCATTTAACAAACAATCGTATTTTTTTAAAATAAGCGACATTCATTACGAGGTGGACATGTCTCTCTTGGGTTGCAATTCCAAATTATTATGGCACGAAATTTACATGCAATTGATAGACATTATTTCATCAAAAACGGACAAATCTGGCATTATTGTGTGCAAATATTTCCACGAAATTAATAGTGAATTGTTGGATAATTTTTATAGTTATATGCAAGTGAATAACAATTGTTCAATTAATTTAAAATACTTTCTTGTGACAGAGGAACTTAGTTTTATTCCGGACAATATATTGAATTGTTGTCAAATCATCAATATACCGAGGCCTACAAAAACATTGTACAATAAATGTTTTCAGAACAAATTAAAATCGGTGGAAACAATTACAAACATTAAAAATCTGCATAATTATACGGAAGAGTTGAATGAGCCATATAAAATGATTTGCAATAAAATAGTGCATGCAATGATTCATGTAGAAGAGTTGAAATTCTTAAAATTCCGCGATTTATTGTATGATATTTTCATTTATAATTTGGATATTACGGATTGTTTTTGGTATATTTTGTCTCAATTGGTGGAGAGAAAACTGTTGACTCCCGACGATTTAAAATTGATTATGATAAAAACCTTTACCTTTTTCCAATATTACAACAATAATTATCGTCCAATTTATCATTTGGAAAATTTCCTATTGTATGTGGTTTGCGTGATTCATCGGTTTTAGACATTTGAAATGATTGCATCTTGTGTTTTGTGTTTTGCGTGAGCGCACTATCCTTATTGACATAAATTAACTTAAAATCAATATGATTGTTTCAATCATATGGATATTATAAAAGCATTTGAAATATTGGAATTAGAATATAAGATTGACTGTATTTCCCCGGCATTGTTAAAGAAACAATATCATATAAAAGCATTGCAGCATCATCCAGACAAGAACGGAAATACGCTTGAATCTACTATAAAATTCAGACAGATAAATGATGCATATATGTTGTTGTCTTCTGTTTTTACAGTGGAAGAAACGCGTGATGAATCTGTCCGCGATGAATCTGTCCGCGATGAATCTGTCCGCGATGAATACGTGGATTTATTGAATGCCTTTATTAGTGAATTTGCAAATAAAAAATACATGGATGTGTTGAAGGATATTATTGTGAATTGTTCTTATAAAATATTTGAGTCGTTGAGTAAATCGTATTCCATGGAGATTTACCATTTTCTCTCTAAAAACAAATATATATTTCACATAACACAAGAGGTTTTAACCCACGTCCTTGAAATCATTCATACAAAAGAAATACAAAACATTATTATTAATCCCACGATTGATGATTTGTTTGAGAATAACATTTACAAATTGACTTATAAGAATGTCTTGTATTTGGTGCCTTTATGGCATCACGAAGTATATTTTGACGAAAAACCGCAGGATGTAGAATCGCAGAAACCCATGGATGAATTTATGGTGAGTTGCAATCCTATATTGCAGAATAACATGGTGATTGACGAAGAGAATAATATGATTGTTTATATAGAGGTTTTATTTGAAATTGGTTTATTGCATAAAAAAAGCATAGATTTTCGTTTAGGCAAAAAAGAATTCTGTGTTCCGATAAAAGAGTTGCTTTTACAACAAACCCAGACATTTGTCTTTAAATATCAAGGCATTTCAAAAATCAAGGATGAAATTGACAATGTTGAAGAAAAGTCAGACATTGTTGCAGTGATTAGATTTGTGTAATTTAATTTCCATCTATATAATAAGAGAATGTATTTGGTTAAAGAAAGAGGATACTTTACTGTGGAAAGGGTGACAAGAGAATATGCTGCAGTAATGTGTATAAATGAAGAAAAAGAAGAAGACCCTAAATGTTTAGTTGGACGTGGTGAATCACGATTGTTTTTTAAAAGTAGCGGAACATCAAATAGAACGTTGGAAGAATATACCATCATGGGACCACCACCAACGCCAACGCCAACCTATTCTGAAAAAATGCCTGCAAAAACAATGGGAATGGAAAGAGAATCAAAGGGTGAATCAAAGGGTGAATCAAAGGGTGAATCAAAGGGTGAAAGGGACGACTTGGGACCATTTGCAAATATGTGGTTTCCGTTTTATGGAATAGACATACAAACAGGTCGTGAGGGTGAGACATTAGATTGGATTGTAAAAGGTTCTTATTGTAAATCACTTATGAATTATAGTAAAAGCATTATTCAATTAAATTACATTAAAAATGCCCAATTTAGAACCGTGTTAGACTCTTATTTTGTTTGTTATGCAGATGTGTGTATTAGTGCTTTTTTTGGTGGTGGTTTATGGGAAAGAGACGAACATTTTATAAGAATACGAAGAAAATTAATGGATTCAATTCAGGTGATTGATGATGCACCCGATAAAGTAGACTTAACTCGTTTGAATAGACTTGAGTTAAATAAGCATTTTCAAGAAAGACTAAATGCGGTCTTAAAAAATAATGCCAGGAAAAAAATAGAGGCGTTAAATGGTGAACATGGAATGCGTATGGTTAAAAGCCGTGACTTTATAAATCGTCAATCTCTTTTATATGACCAAATGGAAGATGATACAGCCCGACAACAGGAACGACCACGGCGACAACGGTTGCTGCGTGAAATGGTCATTGCGAATAAAAAGGTTGCAATGGGTAAAAGAAAAAAAACTTCCAAGAAATCAAAAAAACGTGCATTGCGAAAACGCCGCATGACCAGACGGAGGAAATAAGTATTTTAATTTATTTAATAGAAAAAATAAATTAAAATTACACCGAATCACACACAAACCTACAATCTACACTACTACAATCTACAACTAACTTATGGTTTACGCTTCACAACTTTCTTCTTTGGTGCTTCTGTCGTCGCTCCGGCAGCCGAACTGGAAGTCCCTGTAAGTCCTGCTGATACAGAGTCTTCTTGAAAAGCCGCAGGTGGTGCCTCTTCCACAACCACTTCAACTCCAGCATCCTTTTTCGCCGCAATCACTGGCGCATCCGTATCTTCTTCGTCGCTGTCATCCACAATCGTCGCCTGTATATTTTCTTCGAGTTCGTCTTCTTCAACAGGTGGTGCAGCGCTCTTGAGCTTGTCCTTGTCCGTCTTCTTCAATTGAATAAAGCACTTGCCAGTCAATGTTGCTCGCGGTTTCTGAACAACTGCTTGAACAAGATTCCAACTAATACTAAACTTGCCATTGACAAACCAAATGCCGGCGAATTGAATAATAAGAGCAACGGTTGTCCCTTTCTTCAAATAATCAAGAGGGGAAACATTAGAATTTGTTAGTGATGGAAACAATGGTCCATTGTCTTCGTCATATATTTCGCATTTCCACACTCCATCCCATCGTCGGATTTTAATCTTGAGCGCCGGTTGTTTGCTGTAATCTGGTTCTCTGGTGCCCTTTTGATTAGGATATTTTAGCATTGGCGAAAACAACTCATCAATAATATCAGCGCTTTTATGTACTTTGCCAAACCATTCCTTTGATTTTTCAAGGGCGTCTGCCTTTACTTTATTTTGGAATGCCAGCATATTATTAAAGAATGCAGTAGTATCTTCGGTTTTATATTCGTCGCTGGGAAATTGCAGCGACATTTCAAACTTACCATTACCTTGTCCAGTTTTTTCGTCAACATAATCAGACGCTCCCCATGTAAGCATGAGTGGCGTTGATAGTCTCAAACTGGTCTTCGTCAGTTTATTCAATATGTTTACACTTTTTCCACCCTGAGAATTTGGCTTTGGGGAAGTGTACATAATATTGTTCGAGTTGAATTGAGTGCCGTCAATGATGGTTTCTGCCATTGTTGCTTGTTATTATGAGTTTAACTATTGGGCAATCTTTAAATCAATTTTTTTTTAATTCAATAAGAAATTGAACTCTCCCTGGCAGCATGTCTCGTCTCCGTCGCACATATTAATAAAATTATTGGACTGGGTCTGAAAGAATTTAGTTGCACGATTTCTCTCCGATTTTATTTTGTGGGTTGTGGTATAAAAAGATTTTATTATATATATATAATGAACGAGTATATGGCCATAATTTATTCAAACTGTAATAAAAAGATGACTTTTACGTCACCCTTGTTAAAAATGGACAAGTCCAAAATGATACTTCCAACCTTGACTAATTATCACGTGTTGACCACATATAATTATAGTTTATCAAATCTACAAGTCATTGCAAAATTCTACAAGGTAAAAATAAGTGGAACAAAACAAGAGTTGGTTCTTCGCCTGTTTGGGTTTTTGCGACTGTCCAATTTCGCAATTAAAATACAAAAAAGATTTAGAGGTGAATTGCAGCGATTTTATAATCGGCTTCATGGTCCAGGATACACAAACAAATCTTTATGCACGAATAACACTGATTTTTTTACGATTGATAAATTATCGGACTTGTCTTATTCGGAATTCTTTAGTTACAAAGATTACGATGATTTTATTTATGGTTTTGACGTGGTCTCGCTGCATAATTTAATATTAAAATCTGAAAAGCCGGTAAAAAATCCATACAACCGAAATAATATTCCAGACGAGGAATTGCAGAAATTTAAAAGAATGTTGCTTGTTAGCAAGGCATTGAAAATAAAGTTGAACCTACAAATTCCTCAAAATCCAACGCAGGTTTCGCCTAAAAAACTGATAGAATTAAGAGCCCTTGAATTGTTTCAAACAATCAATTATTTAGGCAATTATAGCAATGCTGAATGGTTCTTGTCTTTGTCACACCTCAATTTAATAAAATTTATGAGAGAATTGGCCGAGATTTGGAATTATCGCGCCGGCATTTCTATTCAAGTGAGACACAACATTTATCCTCCACATGGAGAAATCTTTAGGAATTTTAATTGGAGTTATTTGCATCTAACTGAAGACCTGGATTATATCAAAATCTCGATATTGACCATATTAGAAAGATTCGTGAATTCTGGAATAGATACAGACAGCAAGGCTTTAGGTTCATATTATGTTCTGGGAGCATTGACTCTTGTAAATGAAAATGCAGCCGAGGCACTTCCATGGTTGTTTCAATCATTTTCATATTATTAAGAATATGTAGGAATCTCTCTTATGTTACTCCGAGTTCAGGGTTCAGTAAATATATATTTGCGTTAAATCACTTAAAAAGAAACTATTTATGTATACTATAATAAGATGCCCCGCCAAACCAAATCTAAATCCGAAGTCGTTGCTGTTGCCCCTGTTTCAACGACCCCAGTTGTTTCTGTTGTTTCAGAGCCTGTCGTGTCCGCGGCCACCGCCGATGCCGAGCCTAAAAAGGCAAGACGCTCTACCAAGTCAAAGGTCGAAGTTGCCCCTGCTGTTGAATCCAAGAGTTCCGAGTCTGCCCCCGTTGAATCCGTCACCACCGCTGCCGCCGACCATGTAGAGGTTGCCGTTGAGGAAGTGGTTGAGGGAGATGTGGACCTTGGACTTACGGAACAGTCTGTTGAATTCTTGGCAAAGTTGCAACAACTGGGTGTTCTTATTTCTTCTCTCAAGAGCGAGTATCGTGGACTTGAAAAAAAGTGGTCTCGCGAGTTGAAGACGGCAAACAAGTTGTCTCTTAAACGCCGACGCAAGACTGTCAACCGTGCCCCTTCTGGGTTTGTGAAGCCCACTCGTATTAGTGATGAACTGGCACATTTCCTTGAAAAGCCTTCGGGTTCGGAAATGGCTCGCACAGAAGTTACTCGTGATATTAACAAGTACATTCGCACGCATAATTTGCAGGACAAGGCCAATGGTCGCAAGATTAATCCTGACACCAAGTTGGCTGCATTGTTGAAGATTACTGGAGGCGAAGAGTTGACGTATTTCAATCTTCAGCGTTTCATGAGTCCTCACTTTGCCAAGGCGTCAAAGGACCTGCCTGTCTCTGTTTCTGCCGCTCTTTAAAGTGGAGAAGATATAAAGCGACAACAAATCACAATCCTTCATCTACATTTCAAATAAATATATTATTTTTTATCATATATTTATTATTCAAATACTTTTTCCTAGACAACAACTTCAAATACTTTTTCCTAGATTCATGGATAGTCGGTCACGCGAGTCCTTGAATGTACGAATGGCATGTTCCAATGCTTTTCTAGATATGTGTGGCTGTAAAAATAAAATATCATCACAATCGATGCATTTTTCACTTTCGGTTTTTTCATGTCTAGAAAATAATATGTATTTCACTGCAAAGTCCGCATCTATTTTTCGGGTTTTTAACACTTCCCACAAATTGATTGTCAACAATTCACTCAACTCCGTGTCCGTGTTCAACTCCGTGGTCATTGTTTTGTAATTTTATATAATTGCAAGGCACACACCGCACCCATCAATTGAGAGAAAATATAAGCAATCATGTCACTCGCACTCAATTTATTTGCTAAAGTCATCATGATTGAAACCGCAGGATTGAAATTGCCTCCAGATATTTTTCCTCCTAGTAAAATAACAATGGTCAATATCAAACCAATCGCATATGGATTTCCAGTTGCAATAATCACATATAAAAATATAAGAGTCCCAATAAATTCAACAATGCATTTTTTCAAAAGTGTCGGGCTCGCCATATATATATGTAAAATACATTATCCCAATTCAAACATAGTCATTCTCATGTTTTGTGCCAATTGACTCTTCCCCTTTACTTTTTTAAACATTGCATCAGTGACATAAATATTCTTTAACAATGACGGAGATTTATACTTGGACTCTATAAAATAACACAGTTCCATTTTAGTACGTGCATCCTTTTTGAATTGAAAGAGAGAAGTATTGTGTTTTTTACACCAACTCAAGAAATCCTGAAAATTATGAAGCATGATTGTTTTTATGACATAATATGCCAAAATGTTGGTCTTTTCTTTGTATTTGGAATTCCTGGATGCATACAATTCTTGATAGGTCAATCCCATAAAATCCAAGGTTTTCACTAATTGAAAAAAACTGTATGTTCTCTCAAAATTAATAAAAAAATCCGCGTTTGTCAAGTATTCATTGACATCATTTGTATTTCGTAAAATGAAAAAACTGCAAAAGCAGGCGTTTATGATTTCCGCCCAACATTCAGTGTATGCTTCATATAAATTCACTTCAGAAGAAACCTTGAACATTTCCAATATTTTAGAATGACAATCATGATTATTCATATCCGCGAAATCAAATCCGAAATTGTGAAAGGATTCGTGAATCAATACTTTAAACCATTCTTCTTTTCTAAAAATAACAATTTCTGAAGTAGGCATACATGTTCTCGTAAAGGCAGTGTTTGCATTTAGTTGGTCCAATACATGTGCATTTGTTTTTGGCAACACTTTTTTCAAAGAAGTCATGTAAATAAAAATATTCAAATTACGTGAACATTCTTTATTTGAGTAAAGTGTCAAGACATGCATTGCATGAATAATCAATTTAATATGATTGTCACAAGCAGACACATTTGCAGGTGATGCATTTTCCAATATAAAATGGACTGTCATGTTTCTCTCTTTAAGAGAGAACTGATAGGTTACTTCAACAGCAGCCGTGGAATCAATGTGTTTTATAACAGTTGCCGGGAAATTATTCGCAGTAAAAGACTTTGGTTTGATGGCCGGCTCCATAAAAGAAACATTGTGCACCTTCTTTGTAAGTTGTGTGTTTTTTATTTCAATATTGGCATTCTTAATCATATTGTATAAAACAATCAATGTTTGTCTTGTTTCAGGCCTAATTCTTTCGTGATGCACACAATTATGTTGAATAAAAAAATTGGTTAATTCTTTACTGTGTTTTGTTAATATCATTAATACATTACTATGCGATTAAATCTTCGCCTGGTTAAATTAGCAATATCTTAAGTATAAATTAGCATCAAATATATATGTAGTCTTGTTCTTTTCTACTTTTTTAAACGACGGAATTGCCATTAATTTGCCCGTTTTGCTTATAGACGTTTCCGATTCCGGAGACATGCGATAAAAGAGAGAACTGATGGAGTTGTCTGGACGATTCATTTTTTGAAGCCAATCCAATACCGCAAACTGCCTTCTAAAGGTTGATTTAAACGTGGGAACAGTCCATCCATTCGGATACAATTCTTGAAGACGATGCGCATGTATTCTGAATAAATTCTCTAATGAAATCGCAATTTCCGGGTCAGAACTGTTTGCCATTCTAATGAGGGATTCATCGTCAAAGAGAGATAATGTTCGCACTTGGTCTTCGGTTGCCCAGTAATTTTTAATATCGCGTTTCGCCTTCAATTCTCTCGCTTTTTGTTGTTCCTGTTCTTGCTTTGCTGTTTTCTCGCCATTCTTTTCAATAAGATGTCTTCGCATGGCCGCATACTTTACCCTTTCTTCATTTAATTTTCTCTCTTCATTCTCTATTTTTAAATGAATATCATCGCATTGATTTCTCATCTTGGAAAGACTGGCTTCGTACTTTTGCATTTTTTGTTGAGATTTGATGATGCTTGCGTTCATTCTTGTTGGTTGGTTATTGATGGTGTCTTTTTTCTATGGAACAAAGCATTTCATTTTTTATGCAAGAAGAAAGAAATTCATTGCCATGTCCCACAAAACAGGTCCTGATATAAATACCAAATTCGCATTTTTTGCAGTGTCATATTTTGGTTCATTAAATTTGGGATAAAGGATAAATATGCCTTCTATAAATACAGCAATCAGAAAGATGACAAAAACAATTTCAGTAACAACTCCTGTGTCTATATTCATACAATAAAGAGAGAAAAAGACAAGAGACAAAAGAAAAAGAAGACAAAAGAAGACAAAAGAAAAATGAAATGATTTTCCCGGCATTTCGTTTTGCACTAAACAAATCAAAACAAAGCAAACATGTCAAGATACGAATTGTCAACAGAGGTAACAGAAATGTTTGACACTTTTATTGTCGAATGGATACAATTACATTATAACGAAAACGAAAAAGAGAGAAGGTTTTTGTTTTCAATGAAATTAAAAGACTTTGTCAGATATATCTTGAGCCAGAATAAAATAACAGATTCTCATATTATTCCGATTATTCAATACATTATTTATTACAATAAAATAGCACGCGATGTTTATTATGTGGATTCTATTATAGATTGGGAAAGATTTGATGACCCTTTTTATATTATAGAACATGTGCTATGCATATATATTAAATTCCAGAGAGTAAAAGACTTAATTTTACAGACCTTTGAAGACATTGAACATGGACCCACATTAAAATAAATGATTTGTTTCTTTATTCTTTAGAAATATTCAATTTGTATGTGTGCGTGACAAAGTAAATCTACTATAAATTCAAACATTTTTTAACTAACTACGATAAAGGGTTTAATTATACACTAAATATGGAACCATGTAAATCAATACAATTAATAATATCACGTTTGGTCTAGAGTAAATGTTGAAAAATAAGAATACAATAAACACGACGAAACAATCATTATACTATCAGCGAGAACCGCTTTGTAACCATTTTCTCTCGCATATGATTTGAATGTGTCCAACATTTTATTATTAATGAAAACAAATAATAAAATGCGAAATCATGGATTATTTGAATAATTACTGCCAAACAAATAAAAAGGACGAGATTCTCGCGATTGCCAAAGAGAAATGGATATATTATTTTAGATAATATAATCACGAGAACAATAATTAAGACATCTGCGATTACTGCGGATATATTGTAGTTGGCATACCAGTCTCTCAATACTCTTGATTTAATAATTCCAAAAATAGAGAGAAGAATGACGCATATATCTGTTAATAATACTGCATTTAACAAAGAGAGATAATTGATAAACATAATATATTGACATATATTATTTTTATTCTTTGTATTATATATGGACAAACAAACTCAACAAAAAACATTACATTTTGTAAAAACGGAAATAAATCGTTTAGACAAATTAATAAACCAAAAGGTGGATGCTTCAACCTATTTTCAAGAATTTAAAAATAGAATATACAATTTTTTACACGCAAATCCAAAAGTATTTCAAGGATTTTTAGAAATTTTGTATAGAATAAGACACATAAAAAGTCGCAATAGAAGTCTCAATAGTAGTGTCAGTAAAAGCATGAGTAAAAGCAATCGCATCAGTTATAAAAGCGCGAGTAAAAGCAATCGCAACAGTTATAAAAGCGCGAGTCCTCGTAAAAGTAGTCAAAGTCTTGGTGGTCGTGGACGCAGTGGACGCCGTAAAAGTCGTGGTCGTGGACGCAGTCATAGTCGCAGGCGTGCGCGCACTCTTGGTCGCAATAGACTTGGACGTGGTCCAGGAGATGAACAGCCGGTAGAGGAACCAGATTGTGGAATATGTTGGACACCATTAAATAGTAGACAATGTGCGCAGCATTCATACGGTATTGGAAACAATCGTCATCATTCATTTCATTCGAATTGTTTGGCTACGTTTCAGGAGTCGTCTCGTGAAAGACATCAGGTGTGTCCTTTGTGCAATGGACGTCCTACAACTCCATGGGTTACTTTAGATGCAAATACAATGATGACTCAACAAATCGCGGTAAGAGGATATCAAACAGAATTGTTTAATCAATTGGATTTTTTAAGGGCTAATCCTGAGATGGTTCGTACTAACCTTCAGAGATTGGCAGAATTCATGGTTAATGCAAATGGCGATTTAGCCGAACTAGATGTTGAAAACAGAGAATTCTATCATCTACTTCATAATGCCATGAATAGGGATGTTCTAGCGACATTTACAGAATTGTTTAGAGAGACCGAAAGAGTCTTGGCTCCAGCAAGAGACGCGGCAAGAATGGAACGAGAAAGGGATGAAGCAAGGCAAGCATTCGCAGATGCGGCCAACAATGCTATAAGAAGACTTCGCGAAGACCCAATTCGAGGAATGCAAGATTTTGGACATGGCGTGTTAATAGTTGCAACAGCAGCAGCGGCAGCAGTAGGGGCTGTTGCATTGTGTATTCTTGGTGTTTTGCTATTAATAGGGTGCTTCGTAATAATTAATTTTCCTTTTTTTGCAATATTGTTCTTTATATACGGATAGAAGAATTGAGACAAAGAAAAAAGAGAAAACAATGAAAGAAAGAAAGACAAAGCGACGCACTAATCAAAATCACGAGACATATTTTTTCATGATTTTATCACGAACCAACATTAATACATTGTCCAAGTGAGGTTCTTTTCCAGATTTAGATTTCATTAATTTCGCATTTTTGGTCTCAATTAGCAATTTCATCATCTCTGGATTTTGCGTAAATTTCGCCATCTGGGCATCAAATATATTTTTATTCTCACGTTCTTTACTATAATCACTATCAATATGAACCGTTGATGGGCGAATCATTGTCCCATCAAATTCGCCGGTTTTGCCTCCTGCCCCCCTCGCCATTTCAGGATTGCCCGACATTTCTGTCTTTGAGTCAATCGCAAAATTCAAATAGAATTCAGGGCTCTCCTTTTTAAATTTGCATGCATTGTAATAATGTTCTACAGTAGCCCATGTATGATTGTCCAAGGTAAACGGTGCAATCCAGAAAAAGGACAATTTTCGTCGCCAATCATGAATCATCGCCAAACCGGCAAACTCTTTCACATATTCCTTTGGCAGTTTTTCTTTTGAGCCTTTTCCAGGCAATGGTAAACTGGCGGATTGATTGTAATACACAAAGACAACGTCCTCATCATACAATCCACGCAATTTGGATTCTGTAAATTCTTCCAACTCTTCCACAGCGTCCTCGTCTTGACCGCGGGCAACCTGCTTCTTGGTTGTCATGTCTTTAAACTTTGTAAAATCGGAAATCAATGAAAACGTGCCAGCATTTTTCTCTAAACATCTCTTGACCACCAGTTTTTTCATGGCATATGGAATTTCGCTAAATTTAAATATTTGCTTGTTTTTATAACCAATTAATTTATAGTGATTTCCAGTATAATCCACAATAATATAAAATTCAGGATTAAATGTTTGACTTTCTTGAAGAATCGCATCATTCATTTCGCTGCATTGCAATACATTGTCTAAATCTTTGGCTTTGTATAATTGACTGGACATGACAATAAATTTTACATTCAACACTCTTTCCATGGTAGAAATCGCCCATGTTTCCGCCCAAAAATCGCACGTTTTTATTTTCTTTTTGAATTTTTCCAATGTATCAATTCCCTTCATAAATGTATAATCATTCATGTTTTGTGTGGTAATCTTCTTCTCTTCAACGAGCGTGTCGTGTTTGGCCTTGATGTCTTTGGCCTTGATAAGTAATTGATTTTTCTTTTCTCTATCAAAAACATTTGGAAGCATCGCTTTTATCTCTTGGTATTCCTTGAAATATTCTTTTATTTTCGCAGAATCGGTTACAATGGACATGTAAAATAAATCATAATATTCTTTATATCTCGTGAAAATCTCTTCAGTTGCATCTGCTGACAATTTCTCTCGCAATTTAGCCACGGTTGTTTGTTGTCCAATGTTAGAAAAAGCGTCTCTTATTGTTGAGAAGAAACAATCGCCGCCGCCTTCATTGTCTGTCAAGGAATAATATTTGTTTTTCATGAATTTCTGAATCCAGTCATCATCATTGGATTGCTTGTATTTGGCTACAATGTTTTTGGATTCGGCCTTGGTTTCTTCTTGCAACAATTCTGGCATGTGAAATCCAGATGTCAAAATGAAAATATCACTTCTTCCTGAAGGAATCTTGTATTCATGCGAGCCATGAAGGTTCGAATCCTTTTTCTCCTCCTCAGCATCATCGTCGGATTCCTTTTCTTCATCATCCTGGCGAGACCTGTCATATTTATTGGATTCTCTCTTTTCTTCGGGTTTCATTCGCAGTCTTTCCAACATTTCTTTTGTCACAAAAGAATAGACAATTGGGTCTCGCAATTTATCAATGTCTACATTGTCATATGTGTCCAAATAATATTGATAATTGGACGCTTCTATTTCATACAATCCAATTTGAATGACTTTATTGTTGTGCTTTACTAAATAAATTGGATAATACAAAAGGTTTTCTTCTTCATATTGATTTCGCATATTTCCCAAAGCAATGATTATGTCTACATGTGCAATTTCCACTTCATACAAATCCACTTCTTTTTTAATGTCATCCCTGTATATTTTTCTGGATTCGGGATATTTGACAGCAGCATTTAGTTTTGATAATACCATGTATTAATAAGAGAGAAATCTTTATTCAGTTTCATTTTATTATGAATTTTTTCATGTATGCATCATTTTTTAATTCTTCAAGATATTTCCACATTCGTTTTCTTTTTACCACAATTTCATAGTTTTGCTCAGTATTTTCGTATTGAACCAACATGTTTACAATGTCTTCTTTTTTGCATTTTGCAATTCTAATGTAGGATGCAATTCCATAATAGTCGCAAATCATATTTAATTGTTTTAATGTTAAATATGAATAATTGATTAATTCTATTTCCATGCGTTGCTCTATGATTTTATTCTTTGCATGAGCAGTGCTTAAAATGACGTGTTCTGCATTTAACACGAGGTCATCATTAATGGATGAATATTCTTCTCCATCAAGGGTATAATATATTTCGTATTCACACATAATAATATAATTAAAAACATTTTTATATTATTATAATTCGCATGTTATAATTCGCACAAATCCATATATTTAAATATTGATTTGTTGGACAAACTAGGATACGACTTTGTTTTACTTTTCGCCAAACATTGAAGAATAGAGAGAAATGAAGAACCATCCAGAGCGATTTCTTCAGACATGTCTTTTTTAAATAAAATGGCAATGTTTTCAGTCAATTCATCCACTTGATTCTTTTTGTTTTCCAAAGGAACAAACTCTTGGACTTGAGACAAGAGACACGCCAAGAGATTCGTCACTTTCTCTCTTGAAATAATATTGTTCTTCATCAAATTCAATATAAACATGCTCAATGATTTGCGGCATTCATTGTCCTTGTTATTTTTACAAAAGGCGTCGTAATTGACCGCTGGGTCCACATACTCTACATGATTGAATAACTCCATGAATGAATTGAAACTATTGTTAAAGATGGTTTTCATAATTTCATATCTGCTTATCAAATCAGAATACAAATCCGCATATAATTTTGAATAAAACCGATTGTTAGATGCAATATCAAATATTTGCACACAAATTCGCATTAAATCCTCGTCTTTAATATTATGTTCAATCAAGTCGTTTAATAAATCCACGATTTTATTGTGGCAATCAATATAATTCTTGTCTGTTATTTTATTCAAATGAAAACGAATCTTGTCTATTTTTGAATCAATGCCTTCTTTTTGTTCTATTTTCGTTGTTTTAAAACCGCGACTCTTTTCCCAGTTGGCGTTTGAATGTGGACCATGTGTCGCCGCCGCCGCCGCTACCGATTCCTCCTTTTTTTTAAATACTGGCGTTTTTATATATGTGGGTGCACCAACCTTTGATGACAAGTCATTTATCAAGGCAATGGTATCATCCGGAAGAGAGAACTGAAACCCATCAAATATTATATTTTGAAAATCTTGATGAGAATATATTGTAAGCATCTTATAATATATTAATTATACATTTTATATCATTTAAAAATTATTAGATTACTATTATATATGGAAAATTGGGACGAATTAGAGATTGATTCTAGTATTTTACGGGGGATTTACGCATATGGCTTTGAAAAGCCCAGCCCAATTCAAGCACAGGCAATTCAACCCATCATTGCAGGAAAAGATATTATTGCCCAAGCACAATCGGGCACAGGCAAAACCGCTGCATTCACTATTGGAGCATTGTCAAAAGTAGATACATCTCTTAATAAAACACAAGTATTAATATTATCACCCACGAGAGAACTCTGTGTGCAAACCGCCAGTGTGGTGTCGGGAATTGGAAATATGATGTCTGGTCTCAATGTCGCGACCATGTTTGGCGGTGGTGGTGGTGGCGGGTCGCATGCGTCTACGTCTACGTCATCGTGGTTTGGACATCATGCACGTTCTTCACCACCTCAACCACACGTGATTTGCGGATGTGCAGGCAAAGTCTTTGACATGCTTCAGCGAAATAAAATCAATGGACAAGATATTAAATTACTTATTTTAGATGAAGCAGACGAGATGCTTTCTCTCGGATTTAAAGAACAAGTATACAATATATTTCAGTATTTAAATGAAGACATTCAAGTCGCCATATTTAGTGCAACCTTGCCGACACACGTCTATTCCATTACGGAAAAATTTATGCGAGAACCTGTGACCATTTCTGTAAAAGCAGAATCTCTTACATTAGAAGGAATAGCACAATATTTTATTGCTTTAAGAAATGACAGAGACAAATACGATGTGTTGAAAGACATTTACTCTTATATTTCACTTTCACAATGCATTATTTATTGCAATAGCATTAAACGCGTGTCTGATTTGACCGAGTCCATGAAACAAGACGATTTTCCAGTGTGTTCTATACATAGTAATATGGACAAAGGAGAGAGAGAAGAAGCCTTTAACGAATTCAAAAATGGCAAATACAGAGTATTGATTTCATCAGACATTACTTGCCGCGGAATAGATATTCAACAAGTCGGAGTAGTTATTAATTTTGATATACCTAAATGCGTTCACAAATATTTGCATCGCATTGGACGAAGCGGTCGTTGGGGACGAAAAGGCGTGGGAATCAATTTTATTACACGAACAGATGTAGAGAAAATAAAAGAAATTGAGGCGTTTTATTCTTGTCAAATTCAAGAGATGCCTGCGAATTTCGCCATTTAATGTTGGTAGATTCGTATTTAATGTTGGTAGATTCGTATTTAATTTTGTATTATAATATGTATTTCATAGTATGATACCGTCGCCACAGTCGCCACCACCACCAACAACAACAACAACAACAACAACAACAATGCCGCCGCAATTTAATCTCCCGATTTTCTACAACAAAGAAAAACGCAAATTAAATGACCACGTTGTCTGTGATTTAGAATTAATTGAGCCTATTGACACAGGACCTTGTATGTATGATTTTGTCATTGGAAAAGAAAAAGACACGGCTTTCTCTCGCGACCTCATTCCACAATTAGGACAATATTATACTACAAATACCACTTTTTTAAAACAAACACAGAAATTACTAAAGACAATGGTTCTTTCATCAGACAAATCATCAGACAAATCATCCGGTAAAGACAAAGACAAAGGCAAAGACAAAGACCCATTCAAACAAACAAACAATGAAATAAATCGCATTATTGATTTGTGGAATGAAATAAAAATGGATAGTGGATTCAATGACAAATACATGTTTGTCAATTGGGAAATGTGGGAATTCTTGAATCACTCTGAACATTTTTTACAATTTATGAGCATGTACAACATGGCCTCGCCTATTATATCTCTCGTCATGCCAATTATTGTGTTGATTGTGCCATTTTTCATTATACAATTCAGAGGCCTACGTCTCTCTTTCTCTGAATATTACGACATTATTAAAATCATCTTGTCAAATCATTCCATCGGGAAATTATTGACGAATTTTCACGAAGTAAAAATAGAGCAAAAAGTATACATTCTCTTGTCTGTTGCATTTTACTTTTTTTCTATTTATCAAAATATATTGTGTTGCTTGAGTTTTAAAAATAACATGATAAAAATACACACCTACTTATTTACCCTGCAAAAACATTTGAATGTAGTTGTCGCCAACATGGACGCCTTTTTGACATATTCAAACGACTTGTCTACATATCAACCATTTAATTATGTAGTTAGAGAGAAAAGACAAGTGTTGGTTGAAATCTTGCATGAAATCAATAAAATTGATGCATTGACTGTTTCATTCAGCAAATTCAGTCAAGTAGGACACGTATTGAAAACCTTTTACGAATTGCACAATGAAGAATTATACAATGATGCGATTTTATATTCTTTTGGATTTAATGGATATATTTCTGTGCTTGAAGGCATTCAAAAAGGAATCTCTGATGGAATTCTAGGATTTGCCGATTTTTCGCGAAAACCAAAGGCGGATAAGAGTGACAAGAATGACAAGAATGACAAGAATGACAAGACCGGCAAAGAGAAAACACATATTCGCGGCAATTATTACGCGGCATTGGCTCGTGCGACTCCTCCGCCGATTACAAACAATGTTTCATTGCATAAAAATATCATTATTACGGGTCCAAATGCATCTGGAAAGACAACTGTATTAAAGTCAGTGTTGATTAATATTATTTTGACACAACAATTCGGGTGTGGGTTTTATAAAGATGCAACGATTGTACCGTATTCTCATATTCATTGTTATTTAAATATACCTGACACTTCGGGAAGGGACAGTTTGTTTCAAGCCGAATCTAGAAGATGTAAAGAAATATTGGATGAAGTTAAGGAAAAACCTGAAAAAGAAAGACATGTTTGTATTTTTGATGAATTGTTTTCAGGGACAAATCCAGACGAGGCGGTTGGAAGTGCAACAGCATTTATGGATTATTTGATGAAATATAAAAACGTGGATTGTTTGTTGACTACGCATTTTATTCAAGTCTGCAATAATTTAGAGAAAAATTCGCGGGTGGTGAATTATTGCATGGACACGGAAGATGGAGCAAACAACACGCATGTAAACACGTATAAATTGAAACAAGGCATCTCTTTAGTGAAAGGAGGTGTGCAAGTATTGCGAGATTTGAATTATCCAAAGGAAATCATTGATAGTATGAATGCATAAATATTTAATTCTCTCTTGATAATATAGTATGGCAACACCACCAAGTGTTTTTTCTAAAGATTATATTCCATTGTCACAACGAAGAAAGCTTGAACTAATACGACAAAAAAATGATGCTTTTGCGGGGTTGCTAAGACACCCTGATATTTATCAAAACCAATTACAAAATAATGATCCAGTGATATGTTTTAAATTGCTTCCGTGTCCAGAGACTCTTGCTCATGCACAATTTGAACAAATATATACTACTTATTTTTCAAGTGAGTTTCCTGCGTATGCAGTTCTAAATATAACAGGTCATGGAGGACACATAATAAATCATAACATTCAAGGATTTGCATTTAAGTTTGACGGGATTCAAGCCACATTAAATAATAACCCAAATCCATTGGGAGCACGAACCATTGCTACGGTGCCGCTAGGTTTTAGTTCATGGACTGGTACCCTGCCAGATGACCCATTTCATCGTATGAATATATTAGAGTATAATTACAGATGTTATCTTAAACTTATTGCAAATGGTTGCTTCGACCTTACTCCGGCTCAAATGTTGCACTGTTTAACATCTGATACATCACGACAACAGAAAAAACATGATTCGTTTATGCGTCATAATCCACACTTAACACAAAAAGAGATTGAAGAATCATTCAGAATTTTTGCTGACCTTGGAAAAAATTATTATGCTAGGTCTGGAAATTTTGCATGTGATTTTTCAAAAGCCACATATTGGAATGATTCGGATGTTCATGATTTTTTTTCAGGATTGACAATATTTACATGTTGTCTTGAAGATGCAGCAACAGGCTCAAGATATTATGCTTCAAGTCGAAATAATCCTATTATATTTCATCCCCCCTACAAAATTCATCAACCAGGATTGTGTAGAAATTCCATGACTTCGTCCCTTTATCAGTGTGCTCTTATTGACATATCTTCAATTTATTTTTTAAAACTTGTTCATAATATGGATTCAATGAAAGTGAAGATTAATGTTGTGCATGATGGCGATGGTTCACATATTGTGAATCCCGGTGATGACCACACGTATATCAAGGACTATCTCAAATATAACGCAGGGGATGCAGCGAGAGGGGGGTCTTTTGTAGAAATTCCAATTTTACATTGGTTGATAAAATTATTAATAATGTTTGGGGCATATTTTACAAGTGTTAATGCAGTCCTTAAAACTACCCCTCTGTCAGGTGGTGGTTATCAGAAATCTTCACAAAACATTGGATTTGATGCGTGTTATTCTGTTCTCTCTTCCGATATTAAAGATGAGATTGGCAGTTACAAGGTGAATGATTTAGAAATAGATAATCCTTATGTAAAAATAGGCGAAATAAATTCAGAAGATGCGTATGCTTTAACTCACATTTTATGGTTTATTTCAACTGGTAAAATTCAGCATATACATAATATAACAGAATTTATGCAACGTGCATGTTGTTATGCTAGAATTATGTTGGGGAATGAGGGTTATCCAAATCAATTTACTAAGATTGAACCATATCCTGGAACAATGCCCCCCTCAGGTCAACGACATTTTATGCCGGAAGAAGGCGTTGATACTGTTCTTAAAACTACACTTGAGATAATGAATATTAAACATGCTAATCACGCAGCATTTATAACTGAACTAAATACTGCACTTCTTACGGCAACTGGTCGCGATACAACATCGCATTTAATAGGTCTTAATGGTAAAAAAGAACAGGTATCAGACATGATAATAAGAAAATATAACAGAATGATTAAGAATTATATACATGAGGAAATAACAAAAGAAAAATTGGTGCTCTTGGTTATTAATGATATATGTAGACCTGGACCTAAAGTTGACGGATTATCTTGTGCCGCAGTCTCAGTCCCTGCATCACAGCAGCCACAAGATGAGACCGGAGAACAAGATGAGACCGGAGAACAAGATGAGACCGGAGAACAAACGGCAATAAAAATAATAAACGCAGAAGAATGTATAAAAATAATAAACGCAGAAGAATGTATAAAAAAACAAGCAATTGGAACGAAAATGGAACTTATGCAAAAATCAATACAATTAGCACAACAATTAGCACAACAACAAATGACACCAGAAAGCGAAAGAATATCTCGTTTATCTGGTTTATTTCAGGGATTTATACAAACATCAGTACAAACAGAACAAACAGCTATTTCAAAGATTCAAACTCTAGAAACAACACAAATTCAAATTCCAATACAACAAGCAGAAGAATATCTAGTAGATAAAGTGATGGAACAGGTTGCATCAATAGAAAAAACACCAGTCATGAGTGAGGTAATACCAGACTCAAATATATGGATGGATGCATCAAAAATGATTTATCGAGTATTTTTTAAGCAAGGATTCGGGGGTTTAAGTGTGTATAAAAAAATACTAAGACTTGCAGTATATGGTGAGAATCAATGTGGAATTGGCGATGATCCGACCCAACATTATCTAAATATACCATTTGTTGTAAATAAAAATACACATGTAGATGTAGACATACAAGATAACATAATAAATGATGCTATAAAGAGACAATTAAAGGGACAATTTATAACACTTTTATCTGGATTTAATTACCGGCGACCACCGAATGAGCAAAAACAAATAGATGAAGATTTTCTATTTTTGTTAGAAAAAGAAAAACAAATCATAGGCCTAGTTGAGTATAACCGGTTATATGAAAACCTAAAACGTGAAAACCAAAGGAATTCTGTTCAGATTCAAGTAATAATAAAGACCCAAAACAAATATAATAAAATGAATCGTAAGAGTGGTAAAAACCAACAAAAGAAGAATGAAATAACTGATTATTTTAATAAGAAGAAGAAGAAGAATGGTGGTTCATTCAAATCCCAAAGAAGAAGAGGAAGAAAAACATGTAAACGACGAAAAACATGCAAACGGAGAAAAAGAACCCAACGGAGAAAAAGAAATAAAACTCGTTAATTTATGAATTAAAATATATCCCTTTTTATAATGAGCTTATTTAATCCAACATTGTTGCTATTTTTAGGGCTATTGTTAGTGGTTTCTGGATTGTTGTTGTTTTATGTGGATATGAAGATGAGAGAACAAAACCACAAAATAAAGGCAATTGCAGATTTAGCAACAACCATCGCTCAATCTATCAATGGTGGTCAAGTAAAACACGCAGAGGTTGTCAAGGAGAATAGCAAGGAAATACATAATAAACCTAGAGAAAACATGGAACTAATACAGGTTTCCGATGATGATGATGATGACGATTCCAGCAGTTCAGAAGACGATGATTCAAGTAATTCAGACGATGATGATGATTCCAGCAGTTCAGACTGCGAAGACAATGGTGAATTAGAAGCAACTAAGAAAAAGATTAGTATTAAGGCAAACCAGGAGGAAGACCTAGAGATTAAACACGTATTTCTCTCTCCAGAAGAATCGTCTAGTGGGTCATTGCTAGAACCAGAGGAAGTGTCTGGACTTGGAGTTGGACCAGACCCCGGACCCGAGTCCGAACCAGCGCCTCAAGAAACGCCTGCTCAATTGGAACAAGGATTGTCAGAGCCATTGGAACAAGATGACACATTTAAAATCGTATTGTCGTCCGAATTAGATTACAAGAAAATGACAATTACAAAATTGCGGCAAATAGTGACAGAAAAAGGATTGACGCCATCCTCGGAAGCCAACAAATTGAAAAAGCCGGATTTGTTGAAATTGTTAGAAGCCGAATAATTTTCTCTCCAACAATAGTATAATGTCTTGGGGACAATGTTATTCAGGTTCAAACAATATTCATTTTAATTTCCCGCCAATTATGAATGATGGTAGAAACTATGCTTCATGGCAACCAGAAGCCGTAATCAATCAGCGAATCCAACAACAAGAAAACATAAAATCCAGTTGGGATTATAGAAAATACATGCAACAAAATGGACTAAAAATAATGAAATACAATTCGCATGAAGCATGTTATGATTTAGGAATAAATCCACATGAATTGACAAATACGACGCCTTCTAGCAATGTGCCCTATTTATACAAATCACAATTTGACACGAACATTCCTAGTTATGGATATTGCACGAGTGATTTAAAATCGCCGTATTTATCACGAGAGCAATTAAATGCGCGAATGATTGCACCATCCATGTCTTTAGATAATATTTCGTAAATATATGGAGAACTTGCCCAGTTTACAAATACCAGGACAATCACAAGACACAGGAATAGCGTTACCTTCAACCCCTGGGTTTTTCCCTACAAACAGAGAGAAATTGCATAGACGACACACGATATTAGATACCACGTATGATATACAAGCATCAACACGTGATCCTATATGTTTAGTGTCAATTGTTCCGCATCTGCATGGAGAAATACCAATTTCTATTTGCAAACAAAATGGAAAAGTAAAAGATGTGAATGTTATTGTTAAAAGAGTTCCAAATGATAATACTTTGTCCACCAGATTGATGGCACCTGCTGGAAGAGAGCACATAGAACACCACGAAGGGGATGACGAATGTCCTCATTACAATTCAAGTCTGCGTATTATTTATGTTTCGCGAATGAGAATGTTTTCAAATGTGCAATGTTTGCCTGGATTGATGGTTAGTGAAACTGAAAAGGAGAGATTTTTGCCAAGAGATTTTTTTTTAGATGATACCAGAACAGGATACAGTCAAAAAGGGTTACGCAGTATAGCAGCAGATTCTGAATTTCATGAATATATACACGACCCCAATTATTGCAAGTATTATTCACGAAAGAATGAATATGTGGAAAAGATTTGTATAAGTAAACCGGAAGTAGCAGGCGAACAATCCTTTGGATTTTATATTGATGTTGCAATTATTAGGCCAAAGAATGAAACCACCAGCACGGTAACCGTGAAAACATTTATTTTGTCAAATAAATCCCCCGAGTTTTCAGAGGCATCTCACCGTTATATAGAAGAATTATTAATTGGTGGAAATCCAGACATAAAACAAAGATTGCATGAATTTATAGAAACCGGAGTCTGCAAATTAAGTAACGTTATTGATGCGGTTTCGTCTTATACAAAAGAGATGGGAATTGAAAATGGAAACACTGAACTTTTTTTAACAGATTTATCATGCAGTGTGTATAAAACATTTAATAATACCCCGCGAGAAAGGATATTAATTGAGCCACAGGACCTTACTTTGATTCAAGTAGAAGAAATGAACCAGGAGATTAAGGATGAATTGTATGCCAAGCATGGCATTCCAACAGACTATCCAGATGATTATATGAATGATGATGGGGATGGGTTCGACAATGGTTGTGGAGTATTGTATCTTTCAGACATTGATGCAAAACGACTTTCCAAATCTCAACTGGAAAAACGTGAATATGATAAAATATTTCAGATTATACGTGGAAAATTGCCGGAATTGCGAACAAGAGTTGCTTCTGGATTCTCTTTTTTTAATAAAAGGCGACACCGGACTAGACGGACAAGACGGAGTAAAAGACGGACAAGACGGAGTAAAAGACGGACAAGACGGAGTAAAAGAAGAGGCACCAAAAGAAGAGGCACCAATAGAAGAGGCACCAAAAGAAGAGGCACAAGGAAATAACATGTAAGAAACGATATAATAATAATTTTCTACTTATTATTATATGAAAATCGTCAGCATTGATGTCGGGATTAAAAATATGGCATATTGTGTTCTCTCTTCAACCGTGGAACCGGCGTCGCAGCCAAAGGTGGAAATATGGGATATTATGAATGTCGCAGAAGAAACGCCGTCAAAATGCATTCGTTGCACCAAAATTACCCCTGCGAAATTCAAAAAGAATGAAATGTTCTATTGTTTAAAACACGCCAAGGGAGAAAAACAATATACAATTCCAACCTCGGAATTAACCCATGCACATATTAACAAACAAAAAATCGCACAATTAATTCTTCTTGCAGAGAAATATAAAATAAAGTATGACAAGGAACACATGAAAAAGCCAGACCTGGTTTCTCTCTTTCACAAATATATAGAGGACACCTGTTTTGAAAAGGCCGCACAAGTAAATGCCTCCAATGTGGATTTAATTACTGTGGGAAGAAACATTCAAAAAAAGTTTGACGCGGCATTTGATTCTATTTCTCACGAAATTACACATGTAGTAATTGAAAATCAAATAAGTCCAATTGCGAATCGCATGAAAACAATTCAAGGGATGGTTGCCCAATATTTTATCATGAAGAATCCGTCCATCATGATAGAATTCGTCTCTTCTTCAAATAAATTAAAGACGGTCGCGACATCAGCAGCCGCAGTGTCTTCTGAAGAAGAAGAAGAAGAAGAAGAAGACCCGGTTCCGGTTCAAGACGAGGAAACAACAAATACAAAGAAACTAGATTATGCGGGACGCAAGAAAAAAGGAGTAAGCATTTGTCTGGAATTATTAAAAGACGACAATGCCATGACATCTTATTTTAAAACACATAAAAAGAAGGACGATTTAGCAGATGCTTTTTTGCAAGGTATTTGGTACATGGATAAAAATAAATAGAATAATAGGATGCGTTTTTGACTTAAAATAAATCTACTATGAATAATTAATGGACGATATTATTGAAATTTCCGAGTTAGATTGGAATGCTCCAACTCAAAGTCAAGGTCAAAAATCCACTAATTTCGGGTCTGGTATTGAATTACTTATGAATGATAAGGTGAAAGAAGGTTCTAAAATGTCAAGCGACATTAATTTAGATGATTTGAACAATTTGGAAAATGAATTGAATAATTTATCAGAGCCGTCATATTCTTCTTCTTCAAAGTCCAACTTTTTTTCAGGCATATCATCCTCTGATGAAAATACACATGACAAGGGAGAGAAAGGTCCCTCGGTGAAATTTGGAGGATTGGACGAAAATTCGCAGACATGGGACGGTTATGGTAAATTCAATAACATCCCTTTAAATCCCGACACACCTGTCGCACCTTTGCATCCTCAAATGTCAAAAGAAGAAATGTTGCGAGAGAAATTCAAGATATTGAGAAAGTTAGAGGCTTTAGAGAAAAAAGGCGTGGAATTTTCTAGAAAATACACGATGGAGTCGTCTTTAGCTGAAATGCAAGGTGAATATGAAACAATCATGGAAGAGAAGAATAAAAAGAATTCCATGAAATTTCAGGCAAACATGTTGATGGCGATTATCAATGGTGTTGAATTCTTAAATGGCAGGTTTGACCCGTTTGACATTAAATTGGATGGTTGGAGTGAGCAAGTGAATGAAAACATTCAAGATTATGATGATATTTTCGGCGAATTGTTTGAAAAATACAAATCTCGTGCCACCATGGCACCGGAAATTAAATTACTTTTCCAATTAGGAGGAAGTGGTATGATGGTTCACATGACAAATACAATGTTTAAAAGTGCAATGCCTGGAATGGATGATATTTTACGGCAAAACCCGGATTTGATGCGACAGTTTCAGACAGCCGCCGTAAATAGCATGGGACAAACAAATCCTGGATTGTCGGGATTCATGAATGGAATGATGAATGATATGCCGCCACCGCCTCCAATGGCAACTCAAGGTCCTAGAGCCGTTCCTCCTCCATCCGGCCGTCCTGGAAATAACAATTATATGAATGGTGGCGGTGGTGGCGGTGGGAACAGTGGCTCTAATGATGGAATTCATTTTAGAGAAACCCCAAGACCCATGAATACCTCATTAGAACAAGAGAGAAGATATTCGCCGGCTTCTTCAAGACCTGAAATGAAGGGACCGAGCGACATTAGTGATATTCTTTCTGGATTAAAAACAAAAACAATTAATATTCCTGAACAAGACAATAACAATAGCACTATTAGTATAAGTGATTTGAAAGATTTACAAGGAGACGGAAATGTGCCAAAGCGAAGCAAACGACGTCCTAAATCGGACAAGAACACGGTTAGTTTAGATATTTAAACCCTTGAATAATTCTGTCCACACTTTGTCATGCAAAATAATGAATGACCTCCAATAAACTCAACCATTGTGTGTAATAACACTCCAATTGAAAAAAAGAGGAGTATTTTATTTTGTATTAGTATATGCAACGCTGAACCTACCAGTAAAAAGAGGAGCGATTCTATCAGGCATTCAATAAACAATGCTGGAAAAGATTGTTTGAAATAAATGCATCCGCAATAAGATTGTTGAATTCCTAATAGATAACCGAATAAATGTTTTATGAATCCTACAATGACCAACAAGAACCAAAGTTGTGAAAGAGGAACACCAGAAAAAAGAGGGATACGAGAGAAAAGACAAACAAGAGACAAATAGATAAAAACGCAATAGATTCCAACAAAAATGGATTCACAAAAAAGAGAAATGTTCATTATAAGTAATTATTTTATTTTTATTTATAATGATTGATTTGAAAGAGTATGATTTACTTCAAATATATTTATTTTACATAAAAGAGGCATTGAATTGCAATGTCTCGTTAGATTTATTTTTAGGCGTATTTTATTTATTTTGCCATCAATTGTATTTTGCATTATTTATATTGATTACTTGTTTTACGACAAATATAAATCATTTATGTTTCATGGCTCTTATTTTATTTATTAACATCTATTCAATAATAAAATGTAAAACATGTCCGATGTTTTTAATGGAACATAAATACATAAATACGAGTTTTAGTGTTTCTTTCATGAAAATGTTTGGCGTTACACTTCCTTCTGTAAAAAAAAATATCAAGGGTAAAAAACATTTTACGAAATATTTAAATTATCGTATAGATGAGTTTACGATGCAAATTATATTTTCTGCGTATGTATTGTTTCTTCTTAAGATTATGCTCTTAATTATTTTATAGATTACATATATGAATATAGAAGGACCTCAACATATATACATTCGCACAACTGTCTATGACAAGAACAATACAGAGTTTGATAAAATGATAGATAGGTCTGACTATAAAAACACCTTATTTATTTTCAATGACAATGATGTGGAAATTCGCACAGATACTTCTGGTAATGGTACTGCAAAAATACGACCCTATAATACATATACCACAAAGAAAATCGCATATCCTCGTAGTGCTGGAATTCCTATAGCATATAATAATAAAGAAAATAGAGGTTATACAGGACTTAAAGACGCTTATAATGGAGGAGAATTGCCATACAAGAGCATTCTAATTGCATACATTGACATTCTTGCAATATTGTATGAGTGTAAAAAGATATACAATACAATCATGTATTCAGTAAAATATAGAGGTGACTCTATAATTGCAACAGATTTATACAACGTTGATTCAGGAGTTGTATTCTTTATTTCACATTTGCTTAAAGAGATTGACCATTATTATAAAATTTTTTACAATTTGGTTGAGAGACATGAACAGGAAATAACAACAGGGGGTGCATTATTTTATCAACTCATTATGAAGGACCCTGCAATTAAATACAAAATAGATGTTCCATATTCACCTGAATTGAAAGAAACCCAATACGAAATAGACCAGAAAAGAAAGAAAAGACAAGAAAAAAGAGAAGAGAGAGAGAGAGAAAGAAAGAGAAGAAGAGAACATGGTTTCTTTTCTTATGGAGATGGAGATAGAGAGATGCAAAGGATTGCACGACAAGAAGAAATGGAAGAAGAGGAGGAGCGTAAAAAAGAAGAAAAGGAATTGCTTGCAGTTCATAAAGAAATTATAGAAGACCACGAAGAAGACGAAGATGAAACCACTAAAAAAGACGCTGAAATAAAAGAGGATTCAAAAAAAATAAAAAAAAAGATGAAGGAATTTTTAAAAGTTATGAATAAATATAGCGATTCCTTTAAAGATTCAAATAAGAACGAGACCAAATTATACAAATTATTCATCAACATGAATACTGAAATTGTGAATCTGCCAAATGTCTATTATGAATCTTCCATGATTAATAAAAACGACCAATATAAATATATTTATGTGAATCCATATTTAAAATTTACTCCAGAAACGAATTTGTATAATAAAACGTATAAAATTAAACAAAGAGAACAGGAAAAATACAAACCTAAAATCAAAGAACAATTGCTCTTTAATGTCACTGAAATATTAAAGCAATTGTTTAAAACTGGAACGGTTATTTATCTTGGGAAAAATCAGAAACCTTATGTGATTGAAAGTTATGTGCCTTTGATTGCTGTATTGGATGAAAATGATAAAGATGATGATGATGATGATGTTGCGACGACGACTGCTGCTGCTGCGACTGCTGCTGCCGCGACGACTGCCGCGAAAAAAAAGACTGCAATTGATGCTACCGCGAAAAAAAAGACAGACGATAAAGTGCCGAATACAGTGCCACCTGCGACACCGACTACAACGCCACCTGCGACACCGACTACAACGCCACCCACTGCAATAAAATCTGCTATTAAAAAAACAGACAATAATACGACAGGCAAAAGTGTTACTTTCAACCCAGATATCATACAACCAGCACATCAAGGCGGTGCAAATCCTTTAATTGATGACCCCATGAGTATCAAAACAATCGCGTTTAATATTATTAAAATTACAAATGTCAATAATAATAAAACAATTAATGTCACAATTAATTTGAAATTATATCCAGGAAAAACATTGCCTTCTCCAACTTCTCCCAATTTTAAATCTTATGATTGTTTACGAAAAAAGAATGATGTTTATCATAAATTCATTGATTTTACTGGATTAGATACTTGGGACAAATCAAGGAGCAAGGTTATGTTTCAAGAAAATAAAATAACAATGACGCCTTATATTGATGATGCTGTTTATAAACAATATGATGAAAGTGAAAAAGACAAGAGCAAAGACAAGAGCAAAGAAAAAGAAAAGGACAATGATACGAAAGAGAAAGACAACAGAAGAGAAAGACCTCTTCTCACAGACCGAGAAATACAAAAGGAAAGAGAAAAAGAAAGAGAGAGAGAAAAAGAGAGAGAAAAAGAAAGAGAAAAAGAGAGAGAAAAAGAAAGAGAAAAAGAAAGAGAAAAAGAAAGAGAAAAAGAAAAGGAAAGAGAAAAGGAAAAGGAAAGAGAAAAGGAAAAGGAAAGAGAAAAGGAAAAAGAAAGGGAAAAAGAAAGGGAAAAGGAAAGAGAAAAGGAAAAAGCGACAAATACTACAAATACTACAAATACGACAAAAGGAAATGCGACAAAAGGTGGAAATAAAACTAGACGCCATAACAAATCCGGGACAAACACAAGGACAAGGACGAGAAGAACAAGAAGAAGAAGAAGTCAAAAAAGACAAAAAAGACGGTCAAGAAGAACAAAAAAAAGAACAAGAACTAGACACAATTAAGATGATTTCGGAAACATATTATCATCTATATCCGTAGTATAAGACAAATTAAATTTCTGCAATGCATCTTTTTGTGCCTTCATTTGTGCCTGTTTTTTTGATTTTTCCAAGATACTTATTGCAGAATTTAATTCAGAGTCAGAAACAATTCCATCATTGTTGGTGTCTATCAGTTTATGTAAAATCCTATATTTATGTGGAACAATACAGTATGAACTTTCTTCATTAAACAAATGGTCAGACAATACAGTAAATATGGCAGTTAATCCAAGTGCAGTATAAATATCACGTGTGCCCATCCATGACATTGCAAATACGAGAATTTGTTTGCTTAAAGTGTATTTTAGGTATTCTTCGGTTGATTTACTAAATTGAATGGTTATAAATTTAGAGCCCACATTTAATAAAATCATAATAATACCAGCAAAAAATTTACTGCTGTTCAAGTACATGATGTGTTCGTGCATAAATGAAAAAACGTTGAAAGAATTCGAATTCTTTTTTTTTATCATATATAAAGGTTATACATAATAATTCAATTTAAGATTTATTAATGATTTCAAATAAAAGTCGTCATCAAAATAGTTCACGCATGTAATAAGTGGTATTTTATGTGCATGCAATTCGTTATATAAACATGATAAATTTCTCTCCATTGTCCACAAAAAATTTTTAAAGGGTTTATTTATGGAAAAGTGTTTGTCATTTATTTTACGAAGCATCTCTTGTATTTTCCATCATTATTGTAAATAGTATTCATATATTTTAACCTTAATAATACCGAGAAAATCCCAAAAACGATTCTTTTAAACTGGTGGCTCCTGTAACATCTTTTGCACTTGATGTTTCATCTTTAGGAGGAGTTGGAAGTGAACTCGCCGATTTTCCAATAACCATCTTTCTTTTCTTTTCTTCAACTGTTGCTGTATCAGGAGAAGTTGTAGGCGGTGTTGCAAGCATCTTTGGACTGGTATTGGTCTTGGTCGTGGTCTTGGTCGTGGAGTTGCCGCCTGCGGCGGTGGTGGACCCGGGCACAGGATTTTCCATATTCTCAAAATCAGGAGACAATTGGGAATAGGCTAAACATATCACTATTAACAGGACAAGACCCACCATTTTATTGCATTTTGTGGTTGCTATTAATCCCCCGACTAACAACAATCTTCCTAAAACAGTGCGAAATAAAAACTTCTTTGAAACAATATAAATAAGACTCAATGCAACAAGAATCAATCCAACACTGGCCTTTTTATTTCTGCTTAAATCTTGTAATAGCATATATAAATTAGTTATATAAATTATTATCTACATTTTTATTAATAATGTCTTTAGCAATGTATGCTGCTCCATTTGACAATGACAACAATTCAAGTAATACGGATAATGCAACATCTTCAAATATAGAGAGAAAACGACAACAACATAACAGAACTCAAAAAAGAAACCCTCCTTCTGAAAAAGTCAATTCCATGTTGGAAAAAATACATGCGAATTTATACAATGAAGATAATAATTTATTAGGCAATTATCCTTCTGCACATGAATTCAATCCACCTCCAAAACCAGAATCCATGGCTGGTTATAAAATTGCGAGCAAGGAACCCGGTTCTTCTTCCGGAACCACATCCCCCTCTAAAAAAGAAAACATGACTACTTTGGGAAACCAACCACAACCGAATTATGAAAAAGACAATCTAGATTTGAATAATATACAAACCAATTACGGCGATTCACAAAGTGCCGATGAATATTATAAAAAAATGATACCAAATTATAAAGAAAATAGTAGTATTGGACAAGGCAATCATGCACGAGGTTACAATAGCGGAAGCACCACAGCAAACTATGCAAATGTGGCGAATGATGTTCTTCTTCAAAAACTGAATTACATGATACATTTATTAGAAGAACAACAAGACGAAAAAACCAGCAATGTCACTGAAGAAGTCATATTGTATTCATTTTTAGGCATTTTTATCATTTTCGTGTGCGACAGTTTTGCACGTGTCGGCAAATATGTGCGATAATGCACGCGTTTTGTAGTATTTTATTTTTAATGTATATAATTTATGAAATATGCAAACATTGTAAATAATCCCATTCGTAGATTATCAATATTTATTTACAATTATTTTAAATTAGAAAATATTAATTTTAAAAAATATCACATAATTCACAGCATTTATATTTTTTTGATTATATTTATAGTTTTATTTAATACTAATTTATTTCACTTGATAATATTATTAATTATGATGTCATTGGACGCATTTTCAATAGTGGTATTTCATAAATGTCCTCTAACACTGTTAGAAAGAAAACATTTAAACATAAACTCATATAAAGAAAGAAAAAAATTTATAAAAAATACAGGAATACTTTATAAATGCAACCATGAATATGAAGAACAACTAGAATTATTAATTAATGTTTGGATGTTAATTACTTCAAAATGTTTAATTATAATTTTTCTTAAAATGTTTAACTTCAAAATAACAAATAATCATAATTTATATAATAATGAGTAAAGTTAAAGATTATGAAAATAAAAATAATAAATACAAAAACATTAATGTAATTCATTCTTTTAAAGAAAATTACATGCCTTTTTTATTTATGTTTATTGCAATTTATTTAATTTCATATAAGAATTATTTATGTGGAATAATAACCTTTATTGCTGTTGCATTTTTATCTTATTTTTGTCATTATTTTAGTCATCAAACTAAAAATATTTTTACTATATTACATCATTATCATCACGAAAACGATAATTTTATTTCACATTACGCACAAATAATTCTAGAAATATCTATTGTGGGAATTGTTGTTCCATTATATTATTTTTTTAATTTAAATATAGTTAATTATTGGATAATATTTTTTTACGTTATGTTGTATTCATCTATTCATAATTATAACTATTCTATTTTAAAAGTAAATAATGTTCATAAATTACATCATGAATGCATAAACACTAATTATGGTCCTGATATATTAGATATAACATTTGGAACAAAACATCCTTCAGAAATAAATGTGGAAAATATCAATCATTATGGTAATAATATAATAGTATCCACAATAATAATTTTAATAATAAAAGAGTTATTTAAAAATGAATGTTTTAAAACAAATGCGTTATTCATTTTATTTGGATTATTTATTTTAATGTATATATTTTTATTTTTTACATCTATATTTGTATGGATTGATTTTACGCGTGAAAATAATAAAAAATGGTATGATGGTATTATTTAACTCGGGTGCGCAACTTTAATCAATGACCAAGGTTCTCTCTGAATTGAATGTTGGACATGCAAAATTATAGAAGAAATAGGCAGATGGACTCACTATTTCCGCCTTGGTTTTGAGAGAAATATTGTCTATTAATTTCCGATTGTGAGACACATATTCAATGGCTGCATAGCCGAATTTATATTGATTTGCGACATTCCAAAAGGCAATCTTGAATCCTTGGATAAAGAGTTCGTCGTTGCATTCGCATTCGCAATCGTCACTTTGAATAGAACCAAAACAAGAGAGAACTTCCTTGTCTCTCTCTATAAAGGTATTGGACTTTTTCAAAAAATAGGCGGCAATGATTCGGTCTTTGATTGCCGAAACAGTCACTTGAATAAAAACATTCTCTGTTTTCACCAATTCCACCAAATTGGCAGTTTCAGGTGCAATAAAAAGGTCAAACTGATGCATATTTTCTTTCATGAAATCCACCAATAAATACATATTTTTTGTTCCAATTTCTACTAGAGAATAAGTGGCAATCAATGGCACAGGCTTTCTCCATGAATCCACTGAAAACCCATATGTTTTATAAATGCACAGCGGCATTATTCCAGTCAATTCATCTTCTTTCTTAAAGAGAGAAACCACTATATGGGTGTTCATGTGTCGTTGATTGTATTCGTGCGTTTGAATAATTTGCGGGGCGACGCCTTGTTTTCTTTTTGATTTGTCCACGCACAAATAATCCGCATAATACACTGGGAAATCCAGCCTTTCTTTTTCTTTTGATTTCGATGCATCTTGTTTGATGGAAACCAACAGAGGACGCGTTGTCATGACTCCCGCCAGTTTGTCATGTTCAATAATTTGTCCATTTTTCTCGTCGTGCAATAATTCTTGTTCATTGTAAAAAGAAATAAAACACGGATAATTGTGGCCAATAAAATAGGACATGACATTTATCTCTTTGGGAGAGAAAACATTGTCTCCATTTCTTAAATAATTGGACTTGATGATATTCATGAATCTGCCGATATCATTTTTATCCAGGTGCGAAACCAGACGTGTTGTAATATCTTTGAAATTCGTGTATTTGTTTTTTTGCGGCAATTCATGCATAATAATTCCTGGTGGAAATGCCATGTAATGTATGTCATAACAATGAAACACTGGCTGATATATCCAAAATCCATATTTGATGCGAAAATAGGCGAACACAAGGGCGAGAACAATGAAGAATGCAAGTGATGTGTAATAATACATTGCATTCTCTTGCTAAAAAATGGGCGTGCGTTTTCCGCGATTGTTGACTGGTCTTTTCTTTGATTTATTTATTTATTTATTTATAAAAATTGAGTCTTTGCGAAAGCATCAGTCTAATTTTTCAAAGAAAAATTGAGTCTTTGCGAAAGCATCAGTCTAATTTTTCAAAGAAAAATTGAGTCTTTGCGAAAGCATCAGTCTAATTTTTCAAAGAAAAATTGAAATGCTTATTCTCTCGATAAAAACCAATAACTAATAACATAAACGAACAATCAATGACACAACGACAACAACAAATTATTGAAGAATATCTATTTGATGTCTTTCACAAATTGGGAGGTAATGGTGAGAAAACGACGAATTGGTGGAACAATGTGTTTTTATTAGAAGCGATTACAAATATGGGACAACAAGATTATAGAATTGCAACCTTTTGCGAACCTTGTGAATTCTTTAAAGACGAAGATGCAGAAGCAGATGAAGGCGAACACGGTGAAGGCCAACACGGAGGCAACGAGACTGAAGACGACGACTCTGACATGACTGACGCGGATTCTACGGACAATGAAAAAAGACACGAAGCAGTTGATAATTATTTGGCGAATTATTATCAACACGAAGATTATTATCATTACTCGATGAGAATGACAAATGCAATGGCATCTAGAAGCGAACGGATGTTGCAGCAACAGTATTTATACATTTATACAATTGAGAATTCAGACTATTTTATGAACAAGTTTATTTGTGGGGATGAGGTGGTGTTGAAATAAGTAACTAACGATGACTTTTCTTGGTTTTTCTTTTGGTTCTTCTGTTTCTTCTTTTGGTTCTTTTGTTTCTTCTTTTGGTTCTTTTGGTTCTTTTGTTTCTTCTATTTCTTCTTCTTTTAGAGTTTCCACCGTCTGGTATGTCACCATTTATCATTGACGCGCCATCAACTGCGGGTGCAACGCTACCATTCCTTTCCTCCCTCCTTATCATTCTATCATCTGGCGGTGGAAAAACGCCAGAATAAAATGACGTGTGTCGTCTTAGTCCAGTGTCACATTCTTGTCTGCATACATGAGAAATTAATTCCATATAATAACCATGATAAACAATTTGCTCATTTATGTATACATATAAGGCAGTAAGAGTCGTGCTTTTATCTTGTGCTGATGCAGCAGCCATTGCGACGTCAGTTAATCTCCGTATCTCAGTTAAATCAGCAACTTTACCATTTGAAATTAACAATAGAGTGCTTATTAATACAATAATAGCATCAGTGTTAATATAATATATTTTATATTTATGAATTTCACTATAATTATCCACCAAATATTGCATAGTGACCTCATTAGGAGGTGTAGGGTCATTCATATCATAACTACATGCACAAAATTTTATCCGATTTCTTTCAGACATAAGATTAAATAATGGAAGAATCAAAATCAACAAGAAATCATATTCGCCACTTCTCATATTTCGTATGAATAACAAGTCTTGAAACAGTGATAAATCTATATATGAATAGTCCTTTACTCCTTCTGGGAGTGGAGGAATAGTTCCTTGAATTGAAAATGGACTATTTCCTGTTGTAAATGTTAAATACCCATCCCTCATTAAAAGTGTAATGACGCATAAAATTAATCCACTAAATTCTATTTTATCTGAATGAGGATTTCCTTCTCTATCATACCAATGTGGATTTAATTTATGTAATTCAATCCACATGTCTGTTAATGTTCTCACCTTTAAGGTTCCTGTATTTTCTACTGTTGCACGATGAGGGTTAGCCCTATAAAATTGTTCATTTTTGCTGCATAACATTACCATTCGTGCTTGTCCAATTTTATATTTGTTATTAAATTTGTTTATAAAATATCCCACTGATGTTGAGTTTTTCATCAACTGTAACATTTCGTCTAGTTTCCCAATTCGTGAAAAAGGGCTACGTGCTTCATCCGGAGATTTAATAGAAATATTATACAAACCATCAGTAACAGAATGTAATATAATCGCATTCATAGGAATTAGATTCAAGTCATGACCAGAGTTGCCATCAAATGACTCATTTAATACATTCGTTTTAGAATCTTCTCTGTTTACACTACATTCTGCTCCTCCATGTGCAAGTATAATTAAGGAACACATGGAATGTTTTGTTAGGTACTTATGAATTCTTCTTATAAATCTTAACACACGAATCCGGCTGCCGCCTAGCAATTCTTCTAATGACGCTAAATATTCACGATAATCGCCTATGTTAAAAATATTAAGATACGTAACATACATATGATCCGTAAATTGTTTGTCTGTCATTCTGTTCACTTGGGCTTCTTCCGCATGTCGTGCATTTCTATCTGTTTCTTCTTTAATTGATGGGTTTTCTCTTGCTGCTGCGATTTCTGCTTCTGCTTGTTCTGTTGGTCCTGTTGCTTCTATTTCACGTTGTGTTTGTTGTACTGCTTCTATTTCACGTTGTGTTTGTTGTGCTATACGTTTATCATATCGTTCATCTCTTTCTCTTTTTGCTTTTTCTTTTTTTTCTTCTTTTTTTCTTTCTTTTTCTTTTTCTGCATCTCGTTTTTCTCGGTGGGTTAGGCCATTCTTGTTCGTGTTTTTGTTTTTAACCTTCGTGAAATGTGAACTCATATATAATAAACAAACAAAATATATGTTGCATTCGTGTTTAAGAAAAAATTGAAATGCTTTTTTCCTACATTCTCTTCTGCAATTAACAACTGCAACAAACCAAAAATGGCATCTTATTGTGACGAATTCAGTTTTGACGACGTTTTTGAAGACGCTTCATATGTGCAAGTTTCAGTAAATCAATCACAGACACAGGTAAATGAAGAAGACTTGGACTCGGATTACGAAAAAATTACTGCTAAAGAACTAGAATTGGTTGAAATGGACCTTGACGACTTGGAATTCATGAATGACAATCAATCCATGACGGAAGAAGAACTTTCCCAATTTTGGAAAGAAATGTCTCTAAACCGCCGCAAAACAGCCGCTCTTTTAGATAGTATTGAAAATGTGATATTTAATAAAGACGAAAATTCATTTCATAATAGAGAACTATTAGCGATTTAAAGGGACGATGGTTTAAAGGGGCGATGGTTTAAAGGGGCGATGATTTAACCGGCAAACATTTAATTAATTAAACAACTTTTTTCTTTTCTCTAAAGGTCTTCTTTAATATCAATCTTAAAAGGATACGATGCGTTGGCCGCCGGTTCTGTTGCATCGGACGGAACTGCATTACGACAATCAGAAAAAGAAAAAATGGTTGGACACAAAAAAGGCGAATCAAACATGGCCGCGTCAGAGATAGGTAAAAGTGCGGCGGCGGCGGCACTTGAAGAGGGCGATATCTGACGACCACCACCAGGTTGAGGCAACAGATGAACAAGCCTATCATTGATTTCTTTATTTACCAATTGCGAACCTTCAAACAATTTGCAATAAATAGAATATTTATCATCCAAAAATGTTTTTCCATCAATGCTGCGATGATTGCGATTTAACAATAAAATCTTGTAAATATCAATGCTTAATATATAAAAATCCTTTGAAGTAGTCAATTCTTGTTCCATGGTGCTTTGAATCGCCAAGAATAATTCAATGGAATTGATGATTCCAACAAAGAGAGCAATCATGCATGTAATGAGAGAAATCGTTTCTTGTTGCATATACGGCTGCAATCCCACACTAAAGACACTATTCGCCGCGGATAAAATAATCGTTGGAATGCGAAAATATTTCAAGAGACTTTTAAAATAATAATATCGTGTTTTATGATAATTGCTCATCATGATGCAATTCTCTCTAATTTTTCCCAATACATTTTCAATATCATCACTCCAGAGAGTGGTTGACCTTTCTTCTTCTTTCAACATATATATATTACATATTATTTTGAGAGAACACGACAACACGACAACCCGAGAAATCAATGACCCAGACTAGCACTACACATTTGATACAACAGCCGATTTGTAAAATATCCCACAAAGTTGATGATAAATGTATTTATATAGAATTCTATAAACCATCCTTGCCATGCATCTTTTTGTTTATAAATCAAGAAATATGCAATTTGCACAATGGCCTGAATAGCCAAGAACAATGCAAAAAGCGATAAAATATAAAATAAATAACATTTGTTAACATCAACAATCTTTCCAAACAAAAAATCCATTATGCATTATATTAAGATTTATTTGTAAACAATATCGCAATTATAAAGATTGCCGCAATTCCGACAAACGTGGTTCTAGCAAGCATGCTTGATAAAAGAGGTGTCATGTGAAAAAATCCGCGGAACATGGTGGTAAATATGGATATAGTGATGCACATTGTAAGAAATAAAAGTGCTACTACTAACAATTCAGACATCCCATTCGTAAAAGACACAAACTCATTCCATTTTGTGTAATATAACCAAGCAACAATGCCGTAAGCAGGGAGTTTGCTAATAAATTCTGCTAAAAAGAGATTTATAGTAAAGTTTCTTTGAATGAATACGCGAATGAATACGCTACATATTTCTGCCATCACAAATATGACAAATAATAATAGATACGGTAATAGAACCATGATATCCATTATGTTATAACGAGATATAATATAATGGGTTGTTGGGTTTAAGTAGCGGCACGACGGCAGGACGACATCCGACGATTAATGCAACGAACCAGCACACATGGAATACAACAAACGATTGGTAAAATAGGCAATAAACATGCTAATAAGAACATTCAATTGAAGAAGCATGTTGGTATCATCCATTTTTCGTCGAAACATTTTTAACAATAGATTGCCTAATAAGAATAAAAAAGAGAGAAACAGAATGACCGACATTATGTAAAAATACATGCAATATTTCACAGGTAAGGGTCCATATAATTTGTTCATCAAATCCGGCATTTATGTTATAACGAGAGATAAAATTATGAAGGTTTTCTTAATATAAATAAAAATTGAGAATCATATCCACATTTTAATAAATCTATTTTACCATCAATAATAAATCCGCATTCTTGTGCAATTGTCAAGATATCGTCCGCGGTCTCCATGTACAAGACATGCTGATTTTTACGAACACGCGAACCATTCTTAAATTTGAATTTCTCATTAAAAATGGCGATATTTTTATTGCTATTTAAATCAAAATCCGCACTATAAACAAAATCATTAAAATGCACACTTGTTTTAGTAATTCTCTTTTTCGCATATTTTTGAGGACTCACAATGAGAAATCCTTGTCCAGCAGGGAGAATAGGGTCAAACGCATCTCTGTCCACCAAATGCAAAATAAAATAGCCTCCAGGCATTAACCAGTTTATAACATTGGTAAAGAATCTCTCTTTATTTTTCATATGATACACTGTAAAATACATGCACAGAATATGTGTGAAATAATTATATTGAAAATCCAATGCCCCCATGGCATCTCCTGTCACGAATTCCGATGAAGGATATGTTTCCTTTGCTTTTTTCACCATGGATTCAGAAGAATCCAATCCAATCGCATGAAATCCCTGTTCTCCTAATTTAGAGACATGATGACCAGTGCCAGAACCAATGTCTAGTATGCGGCTTTCACTTGTCGCATCTGTTTTGCTGATAATTTGTCCGATTTCATAATCATCCTTCATGCTGCTATAAAACAAATCATCGTAAATGCTAATGTAAAAATCGTCATATATGTCATTACCTTCTTTCAATATAAAATTCTCTCCTTTGGTTGCCTTGTCTTGTTGTTCATATCCTTCTATAGAGAGTGGCTTTTTGCGATTGAACAAAACAACCAACATTAAAAACAATAGACAAAACAATAATATTTTTCCCCAATTTGACATTGCATAGTATATTTTCATATATGTATTATTATATTTTTTTTTGTATAATTTAATAATATGTCCTCTGTAGGTGTTTCTGAAATTAATGATGTGAGAGAACCCAAGATGTTTAAAGGGATTTCTTTTTCCAAATTCAAAAAAACAGATGTGAAAAAAGAATTGCTTAATAGTTTGTGTAAATCAAAAATAGAACCTGCTTGTTATTGGAGTGCCGAATTAATTTGTGCCGGGCATTATAGTGATTTATGGGATATTATTCTGCATTTTTATAGTAAAAATATACATGTTGGGAATGCTAAACTGGCGATTTTTCTAGATTTAAGAATACAGCATTTTAAAGAAATCGTAAACATTGGTTATCTTGGAGGCAATGAATTAAAATTGCGAAACAATCTGAAAATTCGCAAATTATTCTGTGAAATTATATGTATTTTATGTGTCTGCAAAAGACAACACAGTTTCAATGATATTGTAATAAAAGCCGAGGATTTTGATTTGACAAATATTACAGATAAATTCAAGGCACCGTCATCGCATTATGCAGACGATGTGATTTTAAAAGATGACCCAAAAGAGTTGACCATTTCCACGAATGAATTGTTGTATAATTTGTCGGAGCATTGTAAAAACAATATAAATGCGTGTTATTGGATTGAATGGATGGTTGAGTTTGAACTCATTTGCAAACACAAAAAGATGAAATTGAAATGCGAGAGACGGAGTAATTTCAAGGTGGAAGCCAAGTATCAAATGGATATTATTTGGATTATTTGGGATGTATTATTGAAAGAAGGCGAGACTCATTGCAAATTGACGCAGAAAATCGTCAAGAGTTTATTGAATTTGTTTTGTTTGAAATATAGTGGAAATTGTTGTAAAAAACGGAAATATATCTTGTATTTTGTCGTTTCTTTGTTGACTGAACAAGTGAATTTAAAAGATGACATCCTTCGCACAGGACAAAAAGAGATGATTTCTCTCGTGGTTGAACGGGTTGACAACATATACAAACAAATAAAACAGCAAGAGGAGTCGCCTGGAATGGACTATTTATTTAAACATGTGAAGAATACGAATTTTGAAAAGACGATTGAAAAGTTGGACAAGATGAATTCCTTTAATGAGGCTTTTATCCCTCGAAATTAAACCGTGGAGTGTCTGGCTGCTCATCTATTAAACAGTGTATCAAAATCGCAATTTGTAATTGCACCCATTTTTTGCAATTCTGGAAACTTCTTTTTACATGTATCACATGCATATCGCAAGGATTTATTGGCTCTATTTGGATAAGGACAATGAGGGTTGCAAAATCTGGCTTTACATGATTCAATAATCCCGCTTTTCAGTTCTGCGTTGATGCCTTGAGGGTGATATTTTTGGTCCTCGTATTTTTTAAAATATCGATTTTCACAAAAAGAAGTGCACTTGTCCGCCTCTTCTTTGGATATTGTTTTCGTTTTCGCGGGTGCATTCTGACTCTTGCTACATTTTCTAATTAATTGATGTAGTTTTTTTTGCATTTGTTTTCTCTCTTTTGATTGAAGTGGAAATTGCTGTAAAAAGAGTCTGGCTTTGGCAATTTCATCATTGCAATTTGCACCGCCTCCTCTTTTTTTATGAGAATGCCGACGCATACGACGCGTGCCTTTGTTCCTTTTTGATTTCATATATAATATAACTAGATTATATATGAAAAGAGGGACGCGTAAACAAAGACCAAGAAGAGTGCGGCAAAGCAATACATCAAGAACCCGTCATCTTCTCTCTTCTAGTGCACAACACTTTCAACAAGAAATAACAGTGAAATTCATGGAAATGTTGATGATGGTAAAACTATATCATTGGAAAACACACAGTTTTGCAACACATAAAGCAACCGACGAATTGTATGCGAAATTAAATGAACATATTGACACCTTTATTGAAGTTCTTTTGGGCAAAACAGAAATCCGCACTAATTTATTGAATCATCGCAACATATCATTGATTGACCTCTCTTCTCACGAAGAATTAAAGAGAGAAATAGAACGATGCAAGTCTTATTTAGTGGATTTGTCAGAGAATTCATTCTTGTTAAAAATGTCAAACACAGATTTATTAAACATTCGTGATGAAATTTTAGGCGATTTAAATCAGTTTTTGTATTTATTAACCTTCAAATAATATATTTTAGTGTATTATATGAGCAATGCAATTAAAAGCATAGAAGAGATGTTTCATACTAATCTGGAACCTATTGTGCCTGAATTACAAAACAATTCGTCTTATTTACCCGATGTTTCCATGTTCAGTTGGGTCACTTGGCTCATTCTTCTTTTAGTCATTGTGGGAATTGTTATTTTTATTTTGGAAAAAAGAGGTCATCGTCCAGTTGAAAAGTTGAAACAATTTTTAGAAACAACTCTCAACCTTTCTAGTCAAGGAACCACTGAAATTGTAAATACTGCCGCAGGCACTGCAACCACCGGTTTAAATGAAATACAAAAAATAACCGGAAGTGGAAGCACTCCTGAATCCACTGCTGACGCGCCTTCACCACCACCACCGCCTCCGAATTCTGATTCATTAAATCAATCATTACATACAACATCAGACCAACAGCATGGGGAGGATTATCTGGCAGACGATTCTAGTCATCGCGGAAAAATGGGATGGTGTTTTATTGGAGAAGACCGCGGGTATCGCAGTTGTGAATATGTTGGCGTAAATGACAAATGCATGTCCGGCGATATTTTTCCGACAAAGGATGTTTGCATGAATCCGAATTTAAGAAGTTAAAAAGAGAGAACCCAAGAGACCCTAATTATAGAGAAGGGATGGCATTTGCGGACTGCAAATTCTTTGCACCTTTTGGAAATCCGTTGGTGCTAGTATTCATGACTGTGTTTTCTCTCGAATAAAAAGTAGGTAATGAATCATTGTAACAAAGGTCAATAATAGGACCTGGGACATCCGAGGATGATGTTGGAACACATTTTATGGCAGGAGAAGAACAAATCAATGTATTGCCTACTTGTTGCAAATTATGTGTATTCGGATTGGTGTAATCGGATGAAGTGGACATTGCAGGGATAACATTTTTACTTGACGATGAGCCTTGTGTTGCCCATGTTTTCGTTCTGTTTGTCCATTTGCCTTGAGCAATCAAAGAATATTGTTGTTGTTTTGTCAAATTAGAACTGTTTGCTTTATATTGCAATGCATTTCCCTTTCTCCGCATTTGCAAGGCAGCCGCCTGTAGAGGTGTTATTGGATTTATTGGTATAGTGAGAGAACAGTTGGATTGAACTCTGGACCATGTTCTTGTTGGATTTGGATTATATCCTGGCACTAAACAAGACATTATATAATCTCCATACATTTTATTTCGCGAGCATTACATTTTATTTCGCGAGCATTACATTCTTTTATTACTTATTAAACATATATTAACATATATTAATAAACAATATAGAGAGATGCTACTATTATATATAACAAGTGAAAATGATGAGAACTCCTCAACCATTCGCTATCGACATGACAAGCAAGTTGTTTTTTAATATGAAGGATTTGTTTGAACACAATCCCGAATTCTTTTATGGTTGCACCGTGAAAAAGAGGCTTATTACAAAGAAAAAGAATATTCCCGAGTCGGAATATGTCTATGCCAATTTTTTCGCGAAAACCAAAGAGTGGAATTTGAGCGATGAATTCTGCAAAAAGGCACAATTATTAATCACCAAAGCATGGGTGGATAAATATTATTTCAGGAACGATGATGTTGTGCCCGCTGCACCAGTTGTTGCTCCTGTGGTTGCTCCTGTGGTTGCTGTTGCTCAGGCACCAGTTCAAGAACAACAAAAAGAAGATATTAATCAAGAGGATTCAGAGAGAAAAGAAGACCAAGAAGTGATTGAAAATGCTCCACCCATCTTGGAATTATCCGATGAAGAGAAATTTCATGATACAGACGGGAATATTATTGATATTGAAACTAGGGGAGAGAAAGAGAGAGGTAAAATATTGTTTAAGGTAAATGATATTGCGACTGGGTTTGATATGCCTAATTTGGACCACACTTTACGAGACATCACGTGTAATTATAAAATAAACATTCATTATAAAAAATATTATATTCGTGTTTTAGGGCGCCAAGTCCCCCGAACAACGATTAAAAAAAGATTGTATCTAACATACAAAGGATTATTGCGTGTTTTGTTCGCATCAAACAATAAACAAGCAGACAAATTCCAAGACTGGGCAGAAGAAAAACTATTCACTATTCAAATGGGGACAAAAGAAGATAAAATATTGTTAGCTGCAGACATTACAAAAATTAAATGGAAAAACATTCATGCATTGTTAAATAAACACGCAACCGATTTCCCATGCATTTATTTGTTCAAATTAGGATGTGTTCGTGATTTGAGAGAAACCTTAGGAATTTCCCCAAAAATAGATGATGATATTATTGTTTATAAATATGGGTTTTCAAAAGATTTTGGAAGAAGATTATTAGAGCATCGTTCAACATATAGTAAACTGAAAAATATAGATTTTGACGTTGAATTATTTAATAAAGTTGATTATAAGTACACTTCTGAAGCAGAACATGACATAAGGTATTTCTTTAAAGCATTTGGCAAACCATTGGTTATTGAAGGGCATAATGAATTAGTAGGATTAAATAAAATGGAATTGGTTGAAACTAAAACAAAATATATAAATACAGCAGAGAAATACGCAGGTTCATCTCAAGCATATGAAACACAAATAAAAGAACTGAAACAAGACATTGAAAATTTAAAACAAGAAACGCATAATCTAAAGAATGAAATGAAGATGAAAGAATTAGAACATAAATTCGCACTTCAAGAAGAACAAATGCGGACAATGGAAGAGAGAAAAGAAAAAGAAAGATTTCAATCATTGGTTGAAACAAATGACCGAATTCATGCCTTGGAAAAAAGCAATTATGAATTGCGGCTATTAAATAAAGCATAGTCGGCAATGAGGCGATAAACAATAATAGACAAATAATAATAATTTTATTCAATTGTTATTATTTAATTCAAATACTTATTTCTTATTTAGAATATATTGTTACTGTTTTATAACTAGAACGATTTTTCTTTTTTGATAATGGTAATTTATTCAATCCTACATTTGTAGATTCCATAAACGTATAATTAAATAATGGTGTAAAAGGCTTAGTGTTCATGTTTATAAATTGTATTTTATTCTCAGGAGATGTTGTCTTAAATCCACAATCTTTCATTGTTTTTATAAAGTTTTCAAATTCTTCTTTATTTAATTCTTTATCACATATAAATTCCAATGTTTTAGTTGTAACCTTATCCAATGTTTTATACAAAATAATTAACTTTGTTATATTGGAATCAAAAACACACATAAAATTATTTTTTGATATTTTTTTATTATTAAAAGATAATTGTTCAATTGACGTACATCCAATTCTAATTTTAAATTCTGTCATGATTATATAAGCATTACAAAATCTTTTAAATACTTATTATTCTATTTTACTTTGCAAAGTTATCATTGAATTTGTGTTTTATGAGACATAAATATTAGACAAGAACAAAAACAATTGAGAATTTATTTAATTGCTAATAAACCACATATGTGTGTAATTTGTGAAAAAAAACTACCATTATGTTTATTAGAAACTGCACATCTAAAACCAAGATGTATATTAAATAGTAACGAAAAAAATGATAAAAATAGTGTAGAATTTATGTGTAGATATTGTCATAATTTATATGATAATGGATTTTTAAAAGTAATTACAGCTTCAAGAGTAAACAGCGAATTTTTAAATAAAAATATTAATATTTTAACAAAATGGTTAGATAACTTAATTAATGACAACTGTTGTGATAATTATTTATTAAATTTTGTAGAAAAAAATACAAATACATCTGGTTTAATATATATTATTTCATCACCTCTAATTCATGCAATTAAAATTGGTTATTGGACCGACACCATTAACAATTTAAAATCAAGATATATAATGGTCTTTGGCAAAGATATTGAATTATATTATAAAAATGTAGAGAATGCGCGTGAACGTGAACATCAAATGCATGAAGAGTTTCAAAAATATAATATTTCTGGTGAATTGTTTGAAAAAGAGAATTTAAAATTGTATGTGGATTTTTTAGAAAATAATATTGAAGAAAAAACACCTGATGCAATAATTGAAAAAGAATTTATTTACAATGAGGATAAAGATGAAAAACCATATTTTAAACAAGAAACAAGAGAATTACAAAAAGAAATCATTCGCCTAAAATTGGAGATTATTGATATAAAATTAAAACATCAATTGGAAATACGAGAATTTAAAACTCGTGCAGAACACGCTGAATACATCAATCATTTGAAAGAGAAGCATTATCAAGAAATTCGTGTATTGATTGACAAGATGAATAAATGATATAAATAGTAAAATATAATGTTATTAATGATTGATGTTTCAGAATATGATTCTAGTGTAATTTCAGATATTACTGAGCCTCCACTAGAATTAAATAATGAATGTAAAATAAATTCATTATTTGAGAGTAAAATTCAAAAACTTACTATAGATGAATTAAAAGAAAAATGTAAAGCAAACAGTCTTCATGGATTGTCAAAATTAAAAAAACAGGAACTTATTCAATTATTATTAAATGAATTTAATATATTATGGAGTGATTTAAAAAGATTAAATGCAACAGACTTGAGAAGTATATATAAAACAAATAATATTAAAGAAAAATTTTCTTCTGGAAACACAAAAGAAAGTATAATATTTAACATTATGAGTTATAATTCTAAATGCAATGATTTATTTTTTATTAAACATAAAAAAATAGATGATACTTGTGATACTTCTGTAAATAGTATAGAAAGCGACACACAAGAACAGTTGAAACAAGAACAGTTGAAACAAGAACAATTGAAACAAGAACAATTGAAACAAGAACAGTTGAAACAAGAACAGTTGAAACAAGAACAGTTGAAACAAGAACAGTTGAAACAAGAACAGTTAAAACAAGAACAGTTGAAACAAGAACAGTTGAAACAAGAACAATTGAAACAAGAACAGTTAAAACAAGAACAGTTGAAACAAGAACAGTTGAAACAAGAAACAATACGAAAGAAAAAACAATCTATTCCAAAAAATGTTAAAATAAATGTTTGGAATACCCACATAGATTCAAACATACAACGACATAAATGTTTATGTTGTAAGAAAGCAATAATATCAATTACAGAATTTGATGTAGGACATATTATTAGTGAAAAAAATGGAGGAACTCTTGAAATAAATAATTTAAGGCCAATTTGTTCTTCTTGCAATCATTCAATGGGAACTACAAATATGATTGAATATATAATAAAATATGGTTATTACCTTTAACACCGCAAATAATAATAATTTTATTCAATTGTTATTATTTAATATTAATATATATGATGTAAAAAATGCTTAAGATAACGCGTTTTTTTTGCCACGCTCAAAGGATACGGACCATCTTTATCAACTCTCTCTATTAATTCATCACAAGTTGTTCTTTTTCCACATAATTCTTCAGGCAAACAATCAAAATCAAATATATATACATATACAGTTTTTAATAATTTTCTTGCTTTTTTTCGTGATGTTTGAGGTTGTTCTTTAAAAAGAAACAACATTGTATTTAACCATTCTAAATTATCCAATCTTGTTTCCATTCTTTTTGTAAAATCTCCCAACCTTTTTATTTCATCACGAATTAAATATATCGTAAAAACTATATCCTTTTTGTCAGCCTCGTTAATTTCTATTTTTGAACTGTTTAATAATTCTTCGATTTTCTCTTGTTCAAGTTCATGCAAATTCAATAGGTCGCGTACTCTTGGTTTATATGCAATTTTTCCTTTTATTTTGCTGTTCAAACGATTTACCAATTCGGAATAGCACGACATTAGTCGTATTTAATGTAAAATCTTTAAATACTTATTGTTAATGTTTTCTCTCTCAACACGCACAAATTATTAACCATTGTATCCATCTTCATTTCCGTAATACCAACGCAAAGCCAAGTATTTCGCCGTTTTTTGGTCAAGACCATTTGAACCCACCATTTTTAAATTGGGACCGCCATTTGCCAAATTATTTATGGCCGCAGTTCCGAGTGCGTAATTGTAATACCATAGATTAGAGGTGTACCCCGAAAATCCTCCATTCATCGAAACGAAAATATCTCCATAGTTTTGTTTGGGAACACCATTTAGCACGATAGAACGAGTTATAGTTCCATTGATGTAAATATTCAATTTGTTATTTTGACAACGCATGATGACATTGACCCATTTATTCAAAGGAATGTTTGGAATGACAATCTCTTCATTAATTTCATGATATGAATTCATGATTGCAACTAATGAATTTGAATGCGGTGCAATGTATAAACCAGGTGCATTGTTGGGAAAATTCATTCCCATGGAATTCAATTGACTGTTTCCTTTGTGAAAAATGTGTCTATATTGTCCATCCAAATACTGCAAATCATCAATGAAAATCCACACAGACCAAGTGAACTCAATGCCGTCTGTTGCATTTACAGAACGATAAATTGTCATGGCATTGTTTAAACTAGGGTCTTGTGGAAAAATTATCATTTGTTTTGCGTCAATCATCCCATTAATCAATTTCGGCGAACTGCTAGGTGATAATAACCAACCAAGAAACGACATTCCTAAACGTAATAATACGATGAACATGAATAGAATTAAAAATAAAAATGCAACTTTTGCAATAACACTGTTTGACTGTAAAAATTCTTTTGTTCCATATACTACTGTAGTTTCACTCATTCTATATAATAAATAAAAATATTATATTTTGATGCTACTTGTTGTTGAACCATTTTCTATAATAGATACTTCCACTTGATAACTTCCAAATATATTTCCGAGAATGCTGCTGCCATACCCTTCTGTATATATATTCCAAGCATCTTGAGGATTTAAAGAATTCGGCCAATATTGGAATTTAGAAGTCCATCCATTGAATCCTCCTCTTGGCGTAATGTACACATTAGAGTTGGTATTTACCAATGCAATTCCAGGCAACAAACATGTCTTTACTAATTTTCCGTCAAGGTAGACATCCAACGTCCGTCCATAAACACTAATCAATAGGTTGACCCATTTTTGAATAGGCACATTTGCTACATGGCATGTGTGAACCACAGATGTGGGAGTGCTGCCTCCCGAAATAGTATCTGTAGGACTGTCCATACCAGGATAGCATCCCAATGCAATAGATAAATTGTTTTCAATCGCGCCTAATACTACAGCAGGACAAGGGTCCAATCCATTGATGGAATCCGATGATGTGCCACTGCTGCTAGTATTCTTTGATTTGCCCATTCTTCCATAAACAACTTTGGGTTCACCATAACGATAATTCCAATCATTCACATAAAACCAAATTGAATATGCAAAATTATTGGGTGCCACATTTGTTCCATTTGTTGCTAAACTAGATGCCTCAATTGTGGTGGAAGTTTGTCCATTGACAACATTTTGCTGTAAAGTATTAATGTCTTTAAACATATATCTAAATAAACTATAAATGATGATTATTACAACCACTATCAAAATAATTGATTTGAACTCCATTATATATTAATCATATATTTTCTCGTCCATTACAATGTTTCAATAAAAGGTGGTGTCGTATTTTTCAATGTTTCATATAAATAATAGACATTTGTAATTGTCAATGGTTTTGTAAAATATACTAAATTGCATATCCCCCCTTCTATTCCATGATTTGTCCCGACTGTTAAATTGTCCAATGTCATGTATGGAATCACTTCAATGTTGGATTTTACCAATTTCCCATTCACAAATATATCCAATGTGCCGCCAGTATAATTCAATGTAATATTATTCCATTTTTGAAGAAGAACATTTTTTTCTTTGTATAAAATGCGATTATTGTTTTCGTCTAAATCCGTCAATTTATGGTTCTGGTTATTGTTTGTCTCCGTGCTGGCGTGATTCGGGTTGTTGTGAAGGTGTGTTAAACCAGTATTCTTCATAGTTATCATCATGGTGTTGGTGTTTCCATTGTATAAAATGTTTGGTTTATCTCCATAATTTAAGAGAGAAGTGAATTTATTGTAATTTGAATTGGTGCTTGGAGAAAATGCATTGATAAAGACCCAAAAAGACATTCCATATTGATATTGAGAATCATTGTTTCCATTTAATTTTTCATGCGAAGCAACAACCAATTCACTGTTTGTTGCTATTGGTTTTCCAATGATTTGAGTGCCTCCTTGCAAACTGACTCTTTTTTCTATAAATGGCAAAATGAGAGAGATGACCCACAAAATAATAAAAAGCACAAATACAATGCATGCATTTTTTAGGTTGGCACTGTATTCATATTTTTTTAATTTGTCATCTCCGGTGAGAGAAGTCGTCTGTGAAAACACTTCAAATGGTGATGTAATCAAACATGGAATATAAAAGGCAATACTTAATATGAGTGCAATTCCTTTTTTTAATTGCGTGGGTGGTTTAACAATCGTTTGTCCAATAGTTAATATTTTATATATCAGACTTAATGCAAAAAGAATCATTATCGTGTTTAATATGCCGGACGCAAGAGTAGAACGACTGGCATACTCTTGAAATGTTGTAACCACCCAGATAATGAACAATGATGAAAAGATGAGTCCAAAGACCATGATAAGAACTCGTTTTGCCGCGTCGTATTTTGTCTCATTTGAAAAGGATGATATGGATTTGACCAGTTCACCTTTTTCATTTGCAAACAAGTTAACTCCGAAAAATAGAATCCATCCTATGAAAACAACAAGCAGCATTAAAATGATTAATATGTGAATTGGGTCGTTTTGAAACCCGCCTGGGAAATAGACGATTCCGGCCATTGCAATGATTGTAAAAATGATGCATACGGTTATATTGTAAAACATGAATTTGTCTCTAGAATAGATACTTGTAAGAGCCTTTGCTGGATTGACACTGTCTGATAAATTGACTGAAAACAATAAAAATAGAAATCCAAAGACCATCATTGCAATTGCAATTGGAAATGTCTGACCGAAATAAGTGGTCATGAATCCGCCAAAATCAACCGCATAAAAGATGATAACCACGACAATTAAACATACTAATAATATAAAGTACTTTAGTCTTTCATATGTGACATTTATAATTGAATCTGTAAACAAGGGAGTTTGTTTAAAAGAATACATGAAAGCCACCATTCCTAGTAAAATTAACAACGGAGTGATTATGTAGGCATATTCTGTTTGAAATGTTTTTGGTGTTAAATATATAAATACGACAAGGAAACAAATGTATGCAATGACATAGACAATATTTGATATTTGATAGACATTTTCAAAGAGGTCTTTGAATTCTGACATGCTTAATGAAAACCATGCTATGCACATTAGTAAGAGTAAAAAAGCAATGATTGAAAAGATGATTATTGCATTCATCTCATCTTCTGCTTTTGTGGGTTCTTGCGGCATGGGCGTCTCTGGCAATTTTCCGCGATTGAATAATAACATATATGTAAAGATTGTCATGACTATCATAAAAATCACAAATAAAATGTAATACTTTTTGGGGTTATATGCACTGGATTGTTTGCCGGTTGTTGTTGTTGTTGTTGTGCCAGGTGTGCCAGGTGTGCCAGAAGACGGAGATGAATCCATTAATAAATATCCAATGATAGGACCACCTAATAATACGCACATGAGTATTAAAAATGGTGTATATTCCATGAGTTGATAATGCAAAAGAAGCGATAAAAGTATGATGATACATATGTAGATGATAAATATATAGGTGTTTGTATTTAACGACATGGTTTTCATATTTTCTTTTAAAAATAAGACGCCCGCTGCAATTGATAGCGGATTTATTTTGTCTCCAGTGGTTGCTTTTGCGGCGGCGGCTTTGACGGCAGTTCGTTCAGCGGACCTTGCGTCTTCGTCTCTGTGTATTATTTCTAATTGCAATCTTTTAATTTCCATGGCTAATAATTTAATATTGTCATGAACAGGTTTGAGTTTTGAGAATACATCTCGGATTTCTACTTGAACACCATCAAAATTTTCCAGTTTTTTCAACTCTTGGTCTGCCTCTTTGTCTTGTTCTTTTTGTTTTGCCGCATTTAATTTCTGAATCGCTTCTATGAATTTTCTCTCTTTTTCTTTTTCAGCGGCATCGGCATCGGCATCGGCAGCGGCATCGGCATCGGCATTATTAGATGGATTGGCAGTGATAGAAGATGATGCACGATTAAATTCATCTTGAAATTTGGCAATAATGTATTTATACTCTTGTTTTTTTTCAGAAGTGATATTATCTTTCTCTATAAAATCTATTTTCTCGTTTACAGTTGAATTCTTTGTATTTTGTTGTTCTCTCTCTGCTTTTAATAAATTATATAATTGAGACGTTGTTTTCATGGTTAGTATCACATCTCGTGCGACTCTATCTTCTTTTTGTTTTTGTATAATTAATTTCCTTTTCGCAAGTGTTTTTGGACTTCCATTCACATCTGCAGGCGTAGGCGTGGATGTCTGCGATTTTGGTAAATGATTGATTTTTACAATTTTTTGCAAAGCATCTAATTGAAGATTAAATGCATTCTTTAATTGCATTTGGGCATTATATTGCATTTTTCTCTCTTTTAGTTGAAGTTTTAAATCATCTACTATATTCCGTTTATCTAATGCCGATTGTTGTTCAGGTTCTTGGGATGGCGGCTGCGATTCCATGGATGCATCTTTTTCATCTTTTTCTTCTTTTTCATCTTTTTCTTCTTTTTCATCTTTTTCTTCTTTTTCATCTATTTCTTTGTTAATTGGAGACTGCGATTGTGGTTGTGGAGGATGTATTGTTTTATATTTTTCGTTTTCTAATTTTCTATATTTTAACAAATACGATTCAATATTGTCACAAATATGTTTCAAATAATAATTTCTAAATGGTCTTTGTATTCCTTTTTGCTTGAAATAATTCTCTTGTGTGAGATAATATGTACAAACCAGTTCTGAGTTAAGGAGAACCCATCTGTTTGACCCTTTTAGTTCAAATGTAGGCGTTCCAAGAATCTTGTCAATTCCTATGGTTTTAGACAAATATTTTCTGTCAACCTGAAACTGTTCAGGCAATTCATTTAAATAAATAACATATATTTGTCTTTGTAAAGTGTTGAGAGGCAGTGTTTCATTAAATGTAGAAAATGTCATGACCAATGGATTTTGTTCAATATTCTCACGTGTAATGTTAAGACCTGTTTGTTGCATTGTTTCATTAAACGCTTCATTGTCGGACTTGTTTATATCAAATACATCAACGGGACCACACGGACTTTTAAATAAATATTTGTTTGATTTATCATTGTTCAGACAAATAAGCAAGGACGTTTTCACAAATATAATTATATTGACCATTTTTAGATTGAGTTTTGCAGATTCTGCTTTTATTGCTGCTTTTCTGGCATTTTCTTCTGCTCTTATTGCTGCTTTTATTGCTGCTTGTTTGGCGGCTTCTTCTGCTTTTCTGGCATCTTCTTCTGCTTTTCTGGCATCTTCTTCTGCTTTTCTGGCATCTTCTTCTGCTTGTCTTTTATCACGGTTTATCTTGTCTTCTGCTTGTTGACGTTTCTTTTCTGCTAATGCTTGTGCTTGTTGTTCTCGTTCTTTTGCTTGTCGTTGTTCTCGTTCTGCTGTCTGTATTTTTTCTTCTTCTTTGGCTTGTTGTGCCGCTGTCGCCGCTTTTGCTTTTTCTTCTTCTTCTATTTGCCGGTTTTTTTTTTCATGTGCAGCCGCCTCTTTTTCACGTTGTTTGACCCGTTCTTCATCTTGTTGTTCTAGTTCTTCTGCTTGACGTTTTTGTTCTTCTATTTGTAGTTTCCTTTCTGCCTCTTCGGCTGCTACTGTCGCTCGTTGTTTGGCCTGTTCTTTCTCTCGTGCTGCTATTTCTGTTGCACGTTGTAGTAGTTTTAATTTTGCTTGCGCTGTGTCTGCCGCTTTTAATTTTGCTTGCGCTGTGTCTGCCGCTTTTCGCGCATCTTCTACCACTTTTCGTGCATCTGCTGCTTTTTTTCTCTCTGCTTCATCTTGTGATTTATATTCTGCTGCCAATTTTTCTGCAGTTTTCATGTCGTCTGCTATTTGTTTTTGAATCTGTTCTTCTCTCTCTCTTTCTCGTTCTTGCGTTTGTTTTATTGCAACTATTACAGCATTGTCACGCTTTTCTTTTTCTTTTTGTCGCACTACTTCTTCTTGTTTACGTTTTTCCTTTTCTTGTTCATCAAAGACGGCTGCTTTTTTTATTTCTTCTTTAGATTTTATTAAAAACGTAGGGTTTATTTCATTTAATAATGCAAAATATCTAGGACAATTCATGTTATCACGCTTCACATCATCATATAATGGTCTTTTTTTAAAGTATTGAAATATACTGTTTACAAAAATTCTATTCTCTTTTATATCTGTGCTTTTATGTAAAATTAAATTATAATGCACACGTTGTATTATTAATACAAGGGTTTCTTTATCTCCGGAAGCCTCTATTTGTGAATCATTCATTTGTGCCAACGTATCACCATTAAATTTAACATCATTGAACCCTATATTACTATTTGCAAATGAAATAATAATTATATTAATGTAATATGTATTTGTAAGTGCATTTAATACAAAATGCACGTCTGGTATGTCATCATTACGTATATCAGGCAGCAGTTGATTCATTAAAGCACAATCCTTTTCACCACAAAGTATGCTTAATTTGCTCGTGGGATTTTTAATCATGTCATTAATTACTTTTTCTTTAAATTGATGCACAAATTCTTCGGTCTCTTCCGGATGAAACTGAAAATCACAATATCTTAAAAAAAAATAAACGATACAATTATAAAAACATCCTCCATTTCCCCGAATATTAATAACAATCAAATTAGAATTATCATTATATATGTCAAACATTCCTTTAAGATTATAATAATTGTCACGTGTTCGCTTATTATGAATGTCTGGCGTGTTTTCACCTATGTTTTCAATTTGTTTTCTATATTCATCTAATGGCACAGCACGAGAAGCTAAATTGCCAACGTTATTATCGCGAATTTCAGTTGGTGTTAATATTAAAGTTTTATACTTGTTAATTTCTGGATATACCTCGGTTTTAAGTTTTTGGATTTCTGCTTCGGTTAATCTTGGTTTTATAGGTTCCGGAGGTGCAGACGACGGAGGTGCAGACGACGGAGGTGCAGACGACGGAGATGACGGGACTGCCTGTGGGAGTTCCTGTTCATCGTCTTGAAGCAAGACAATGCTGTATTGATACAAATTATATTTCTGGTCAACTGTCATGGGAGTTAGTATTTGTGCAATATAGTTCTCACATGTTTCAATGATATTATAAAAATCAACAATATCATATCTGACTCCTTTATCAGGGTCATCCGCGAGTTCTTTTTTTAATACCCAATGGTTTCCTTTTCGACCAGCACCTAAAATAGTATTGCAAAATTGATACACATATTTATTTGCATAAGAGTTTTGCAATACTCTCACATGTTCTCTTTCATTCACAATCCTAAAATTAAATTTAAATAAAAATGATAATATTTGCAAATCGTCATTTACTCCCCACACATAATTATTTTGTATACTTCTTGAGTGAGCATTTTTTTCACGCACTTCTGCAGCATCATAATATTTTTCAAAACCATTGAAAAAGTTTATTGCTTGGTAAAATTTAAAAACCAATTCTCGTAATATAGCGGTAGACCCGTCAACCGAATTATAATTCTCCGCGTCACGCACCATATAAGGAAAAAAAATTTGAGAAACAGCTTCAAACAAACAATTGCCTTCACCCCTATTTTGATAATAGACTGCCGGGTCATTGCATACAATAGGTTGTGACGATGAGCGTGGCGGTGCCGTTGAAGACTTTTCCAATGATTGTTGCGTTGCAGTCTTAAATTCATTGTTAGGTCTTACCGAGTTCATCAATGCTAACAGCAAGTCAGCATTTTTTGATTGAAGTGCCTCCTTGTACATTTGAATTGCATCATTGTCCTTGGTATATTTTGTAAATTCCTTCAAAGCCTTGTTATCCTCCAAAGACATGTTATACTAATATAGTAGTACATTATCTTTTCTTTATCTAAACACTTTGCCTTACTTTGTTTTACTTTGCCTTATAAATTTTCCATTGCAGTTTTGCATCCATGACATTCCCGACACAATGCAACCAAATTAGAGACCTCATTTGTCCCACCATTGTCTAATCGTATTTTATGGTCTACTTCAAACCATGCATTCAATTGTTTATTGCATTCGCCGCATTTCCATTGCTGCTGGGCAGCCACAAACTTTTTCTTTGTTTCACTTACAGAGCGTTTTGTCCCAGTTTTGCCTGAATTCATTATTCTTCTCTCGCCACCGCCTACACCTTCCCATTCACCCTCACTTGATATACTTGTAAAATCAAAGATTGGAGAGAACATATCAATGGATGATTTGTCAATTGGCATAAATTTCACCATGTTGTTTGCATACAACAACATATTTTTCCCTTGAACAGGGTTTCGTTTCATTAATAAATACACACTTATCCCAATGACCCCAAAGAATGCCATTTTATAATATTTTTTCCAAGAGAGCATCATTTTTACATATTTTCCATCGTGATATGTATTATAAATAAGAAATGCAGTAATACCCAATACAAATAATTCCAATTTCATTGTTATTATATTTAAATCAGAAAGAATTATTCTCTTGTAAAGTCTCTAAATACGCCATTCTTCTTTGACTAAAAATCCAAATCTTTTAATTTGCGAGAGGTTTGATGTTTCGTGGATTTCATAGATTTTCGTGATTTATTGCTCAATATGATTGAATTATGTTTTCGCATTGTTTTTGCATGCGTATGATTAAACAAAGTAGATATTTTATTCATTTCCTTGAGAATCTTGGAAACACTAATAACTTTGTCGCCGTTTTTATACAATACATTCAAATACAATGATTTAATGTGATTAAATATTTTCAAATCGTGCGGACTGCTGGTTTTATAATTGTCATAAATAATTTCTATAATGGGATAATAGCACATTAACAATCCCCAAATATCCACATTTTTAACAAACACCTGGTCTAAATACTCTTGCAATGGCATCCTATGACTCGTAAAAATATACATGTCGGATGAATTCTTGAGAGGTTTAAAAGCCATTAAAATTTTTACAATATAATTCGTAATATAAGGAATGGTGTATGTTTCTTCAAAAAATTTGTTGTTGTTGTTGCGTGATTCTATTGGATGGTCCTTTTCAAAAAACATGAAAAATATGTGTGTAATGTATTTTAAATGCCCGGGTCCACGCGATTCATTCCATTCACTTATATAATTCGTAACAAATGGTATTAATTTCGCCCGAGTAAATTTTGCTCCGCCGCCGCCGCCACCCGACGATTTGTTTAAAAAGGTGGAATATTTCTCAGAAAATGTATCCGAAAAAAGAATGCTTGAAAATGGCACATTAAATTGCAATGGCCGATTCTTCCAATTTCTCGGCAATCCATCATTCTTTTTGGGATTGTATATAACAGTCAATCCCCAATCAATGAGTCTAATTTGCAACCGTCTAGAGATGGAATCACGAGAAATCAAGAGATTGGAATCTTTAAGGTCGCTATGATACACATTCAATTTATTCATTGGCACAATACCATTTAAAAAAAGGTCAATGAGTGCCTTGTTTATTTGCAAGATTTCATGATAACTAGAATGTGCGTATAAAAAATCGTCAAATGCTTCCCCTCCATCAGGAATGTTGAGTAAAAGTAATTTATCAAGAGACTTGTTAATATTATTCGCAAGAATATTGTCTTTTGGCAACGCAGTGCATTTTTTAAAATCAAGCAAATCGGATTTTGACAATTTATCTGGCTGACAAATGGTGACTCCGTGAATGATGAAATAATCCTTATAATTAGGTATTTTATTCAAAATGTGTTTTATTCTGACGACTTCATTGTATTCACCCAACGCATGTCTACTTGTCATTAATTTTGATATTTTATTGGATTCTCTCTCTTTCGCCAAATGACATTTCAAAGATGGTCTAAAAACGCAGCCGAATCCACCAGACGCAATGGTTTTCCCTCCGTTCATCTCTCCTTTCATCTATTTATTATATAGATAATAAATTAATACCAGCAATAAAAAAATAATGATTGTGTAAATGACTTTCTCTCGGAGTTTATAATTAAAAGTATCTTGTTTGTAATTTTGATAATATTGAATGTAAAAATCGTGTAATGATATAGTAGGTTTTTCCAATTTCTCATTGATTTTATTGTGAATAAAATGCACCCATTTAACAAAGGTTTCACGTGTGTCCAAATATGGTGCAACAGGATATGTTTCTATTAATTTTGAAAAATTAGTTGCAATGTGTTCAATAGGTAAAAAAACATGGAAATTTTGAATCAATTCGTAGTATTTTTTCTTCGTTACAGCATTTGGAAAGGACGGATATGAAATTGCAATGGTATGCAAAAACCCCCAATACCATTTCCCCCAAATTTCTGGATTTAATTCTGGTAAGGCCATATAACTAAATGTAATATAAAAACATGATGATTTTAACATATTATATGAATGTGTGCAATAATTGCAAAAAATGTGGACACATGTTTCACAATTGCAAGTATCCTATTATGAGTTATGGAATTATATTGTTTAGAAAGAAGAGCGATGTCAATGAGTTTTTGATGATACGGCGAAAAGATAGTTTTGGATATATAGATTTCATCAGAGGCAAATACTCGCCTTACAATATTGAACACATTCAAAGCATTGTGGATGAAATGTCTCTTTCTGAAAAAGAGAGAATATTGACTTTATCGTTTAATGACTTGTGGAATTTAATGTGGGGAAATGTATCAAACAATCAATATTTAAATGAAGAAGTCATGTCTAGTAAAAAGTTTGATATGATAAAAAGCGGCATTGTTGTCGATGAAGAAGTTGTGACACTTCAAATGATTGTTGATAAAAGTAGGACATCATGGAGTGAAACCGAATGGGAATTTCCGAAAGGACGACGAAACAATCGCGAGAAGGATTTGGAATGTGCCTTGAGAGAATTTGAAGAAGAAACCGGGATTCCTGGCGACAATATTTGCGTGGTTCAAAATATATTGCCTTTTGAAGAAACCTTTATTGGGACAAACCACAAATCCTATAAACACAAGTATTTTTTGGCACATACGAATGAAATGAATGATGAAATGTTGAATTATCAGAAAACCGAGGTGAGCAAGATTGAGTGGAAATCCTTTCAGAAATGTTTAGAAAATATTAGACCGTATAATTTAGAGAAAAAGCAATTAATTACAAATATATCTAAATTATTAAATGAATATAGTTTATACTAATCATGTCCTCATGCAAAGGATTGACTGAAAATGTATGTGGAACGCAAGAAGATTGTTCTGTTGTTGTGAGAGGAAAAACTACATATTGTAGGTCCAAGCCTAAAAGAAAAGGCGTTGCTGTTGCTCCGCCTGCGGTGCCTAGTCCTGTGCCTAGTCCTGTTATAATGCCTTCACCTCCGCCTGCATCTAGTTCTTCTTCAGAATCCGCAAAAAAATCTGACGAAGAATCGCAAGAAGAAGAATCTGACGAAGAATCACAAGAAGAATCTGACGAAGAATCTGACGAAGAATCACAAGAAGAATCTGACGAAGAATCCGAAATAGAATCGCAAGAAGAATCCGAAATAGAATCGCAAGAAGAAGAATCGCAAGAAGAAGAATCGCAAGAAGAAGAATCGCAAGAAGAAGAATCGCAAGAAGAAGAATCGCAAGAAGAAGCAATACAAGCATGCACCGAGAATGAATTTTCAAAAGAATGTAATCAAATAAAACTGCGAAAAGAATTAAAAGAGGGACTGGATGAAAGTGAAAACACCTATTTATATCCGAATTTAAATGACCCCAATTTTAACATAAAAATCGCAACTAAAACAGAATTTAACGACACAAAATACGACGGAACAATACATGCAAATGTTAAACAACAGGCCGAAAAATTAAGCAAGGCCGACTTTGAATTGTCGCCACACCAAGCATTCATCAAGAATTTTCTCTCTTTTCAAACACCTTATAATAGTTTGTTATTGTATCATGGATTAGGCAGCGGTAAAACATGTTCTGCAATCGGTGTGAGTGAAGAAATGCGAGATTATTTAAAACAAATGAATCATTCAAAAAGAATAATCATTGTTGCATCTGCAAATGTTCAAGAGAATTTTCGCCTTCAATTATTTGATGAAAGGAAATTAAAGGAAGAAAATGGTGTCTGGAACATTACAAATTGTATTGGAAATAAATTGTTACGAGAGATTAATGCTACAAATTTAACAAGAGAGAAAATTATCTCTGAAATTAATGCCATTATAACAAATTCATATTTATTTGTAGGTTATATAGAATTCGCGAATTTTATTTTGAGAAAAGCCGGTTCAGGAAATGCAAAGACCCAAAAAGAAAGATTGAAACGCGAATTTGACAATCGTTTAATTATTATAGACGAAGTTCATAATATTCGCGTTACAGATACAAATGAAAAAATTAAATTAGTTGCAACTAATTTGGAATTATTGGTAAAATCGGCGGATAATTTGCGATTGTTGTTGTTGTCTGCAACGCCCATGTTTAACACATATGAAGAAATTATTTGGCTATTAAATTTAATGAATATCAATGATAGACGTTCTACCATAGAAGAAAAGGATATATTTGATTCTGCTGGCAATTTTATAGAAGGAGGTAAACAAAAATTAATACAAAAGGCAACTGGGTATGTTTCTTTTGTAAGAGGTGAAAATCCATATACTTTTCCATATCGCGTTTATCCAAATACTTTTTCGTTGGAGAATACTTTTTTTAACAAAAGAAATAAATATCCAACGATTCAAATGAATGGCGATGAAATTGCACATTCGGACCGTTTAAAAAGAATCAATGTGTATTTGGGTAAAATCGGTTCTTATCAATCGCTTGCATATAATTACATTAAAAAGAAACTTGGAAATAAAAAGGATGCATTGGCCATTACATTTGGTTATGCTTTATTACAAAAACCCTTGGAATGCCTTATTATGACATATCCTCATGATGAATTGACGGCTGAAACTGTTGCCGTTGCTGATGCCGTTGCTGATACCGACGATGCGTCTATTTCATCTCCAGAAGTGTCGCCTGTATCATCGCCTCCAGAATCATCATCGGCGTCATCCGAAGTTGTGGCACAAGAAGAAGAAGAACCTGTAATATCAGAAGAAGTAAAAGAAGAAGAACCAGTAATATCAGAAGAAGTAAAAGAAGAAGAACCAGTAATATCAGAAGAAGTAAAAGAACCTGTAATAAAAGAATCATCATCTGTATCTTCACCTGTAGTATCATCTGTTTCATCCATTCCATCACCATTGTCATCAGCATCACCTGTAGTATCATCTGTTTCATCCTTGCCATCACCTGTGCCATCACCTGTGCCATCACCATCACCAATTGCCTCTTTATCACCATTGGAAGAACTTGAATCATTTTCACCCGAAGAAGAATTACCCGAAGAAAAAGAGGAAGAAGAAGCACCTGAATCTACAAATTCTCCATTAGAAGAAGAAGAAAAAGAAGAATCCGAATCCATTTCACCATTAGAATCCGCCTCTGCCTCTGCATCACCAGAAGATTCAACCTCTTCTATAACTTCACAAAAAGGTGGAGCATTAAACATGGAAGAATTAGTCGGCAAACAAGGTCTTGAAAGAGTCATGGATTTCAAAAATTATTCAAACTATGAATACAACCCACGCATTGAAGCAAAATATGGCCGTATTTTCTCTCTTGATGAAATCGGCAAATATAGTTTTAAAATAGAGTCAATCATGAAATCCATCATTCAATCAAAAGGCATCATTTTAATTTATTCACAATATATTGATGCAGGATTAATACCAATGGCTCTTGCATTAGAAGAACAAGGCTTTTCCAAATTTGACGGAAAATCACTCTTGAAAAATAAACGCCCATCACCATCACCCTCTGAAAAACCCGCGAAATATGCAATGATTACTGGAAACGCCATATTGTCGCCAGACAATGTTTCTCTCGTAAAAGAAATAACAGATAAGAAGAATAAACACGGCGAAAGAGTCAAGGTGATTTTAGTTTCAAGAGCAGGAACAGAAGGCATTGATTTAAAATTCATTCGTCAAGTTCATATATTAGAACCATGGTATAACATGAATCGCATTGAACAAATTATTGGACGCGCAGTTCGTAATTTCAGTCATAAAGATTTACCCTTTGAAGAGAGAAATGTCCAGATATTTTTACATGGCACATTGTTAGAAAATAAAGAGGAAGAAGCCATAGATTTATATGTATATCGCATTGCAGAACGCAAATCTATTCAAATCGGCAAGGTAAGTCGCGTTTTAAAAGAAACCGCAGTGGATTGCATTATTAATCATAGCCAAACAAATTTTACACAAGAGATTATGAATGATAAAATAGAAGGAAATATTACACAATATCTTTCAAATGGAATGGAAATACGGGATTTTAAAATAGGCGACCAACCATATTCCGCGGCATGCGATTACATGAAAAATTGCCATTATAACTGCGTGCCATCTGTAGAAATAGACGAATACAATTTAAATGAAGACACTTATAATGAAAAATTTATCATGATTAATTCAGAGAGAATCAACCAAAGAATCAAAATGCTCTTTAAAGAATCCTTCTTTTACATAAAACGCACATTGTTTGATTTAATTGACATTCCTAAAAAATATCCTCTTGTTCAAAAATACGCAGCATTGACATTTATGATTGACAATTCAGAGCCCATCATAGATAAATATGGAAGACCGGGTCATGTAATCAACATTGGTGAATATTATTTGTTTCAACCAAAAGAATTGATGAATCATCATGCTTCTCTCTTTGAGAGAAGTGTTCCAATTCAATACAAACACAAGTCCATACATTTCACCATTAAACACGACCTTACAAAGCAAGTGATTGACAAAAGAAATATCATGGCCGAGCAACCACATGAAGAGAATTCCACTTTTACTTTACTGAAAAATATATATGATTCTTTTTTAACATACAAAAGAGACCCGAATCAAAAAGTGCCCAAGGATGGACCGGATGTCTGGTATTTGTATTATGGAATTATCATGAATAAAATAAGAATGCCCGAGTTGGCGGATTTACTAAAAATACAGCCACAAATTAGTGCGGACACAATGACGGAATATTTCATAGAACACATGTTTGACGTATTGCAATTTAAAGAAAAGTATGCGGTCTTGAATTATGTATATTCGTTGGAACAAGTAGAAGATGGAACTTTTGAAATGCTGGCAAAAGAATATTTTTTCAGACACAGTCTAACAATCGCACGCAAATCTAGAAAGCCCATCACGATTATTTTATTGCACGATAATATGAAACCAAAAGAAAAAGACATGGTCTTTACATTGCAAACGAATGTTTGGATTGAAATTGGATTAGAAGAAAAGAGAGAAATCTTAAAAAGTCCCGAGGCAATCAAATGGCAGATTGACAGAGGAGAACTCGGTGCCATGGTTGGATTTATTGGATACGAAAGTAAAAATAAATTCATGGTGTTTAAAACAAAAGACATGAGTTCAAAACGCAATTCGGGTGCACGATGCGACCAGGCAATCAAGAGTATTAAAGTGGACAATTTAAATAAAATTGTTGGTGGTGGCGGTGGTGTTGGCGGCCAAGAAACATTTAACAAGCAAAATACGAAAAACTTGTCTGGAGATGAAATATGTATTTTACAAGAAGTATTGTTAAGATATTATAATTCTATTCGCAAAAATGGAAAACGATGGTTTATTCCAAGCGACATTGCTTTATATAATGATTTTTAAAAAATTGAAATAAAAGATTATACTATTATAAAGTATAAAGAACATGAAACAACGAGGCAAAGACTCTACCAAATTATCAAGCATTTACTCTAGATGTTTAATTACGCGAACGATTATCTTGCCTATTACAGCAATAGGAGTAAATATTAGAGAGATTATTGATAAAAAAATCCATGATAATTATGAAGGAAAATGTTTGGTGGAAGGATTTATTGAAAAAGATTCTGCAAAAATAATATCGCATTCCTCTGGATTAATACAGCGTGGAACCAATATTTCATTTGTGGTGGTGTTTGAATGCAAGGCGTGTTTTCCAGTAGAAGGGACTCTTATTTCGTGTGTTGCCAAGAATATTACAAAAGCCGGCATTCGTGCTGAAAGTTTGGATGAAAAACCGAGCCCAGTTGTAGTATTTATTGCGAGAGACCATCATTACAACAGTGAACAATTTAATAAAATTAAAGAAGGCGATTCATTTATTGCAAGAGTGATTGGACAGCGTTTTGAATTAAATGACAAGTATGTTTCTATTATTGCTGAATTAAAAGTGGAGAGAACTAAAAAAGGTCGCGGTATAAAAAAGCCCGCCGAAGTGATGCTGCAATTGAATGAATCTGAATCTGAATCTGATTCTGAAATTATATAAGTTAATGTCTTTTATGTTTTGTGTTTTGATTGTCTTTTGATTGTTTTTGTCTTTTTTGTCTTTTTTGTCTTTTGTTATTTCAATAAGTATTTAAAAATATAATATAATGAAAAACATGAATGAAGTTGAAATGAATTATATTAAAGACAAGATTGAGAACATGAATAAATTTAACCAGATTGAAATTTTACGCATTTTTAATAAATTTAATATCACATTAAACGAAAATAAATATGGTGTTCACATTAATTTGGCAGATTTGCCAGAAGAATTAAATGATGAATTGAAAAACTATATTAATTATGTCAATGAACAAGAAATGAATTTGTTGAATGTTGAAAAACAAAAAGAATCCTTTAAAAGCACCTTTTTTAATTCTTGAATGAGAGAGAGAATGAGAGAGAGAGAATGGAGAGAGAGAGAATGGAGAGTGAATATACAAAAGGTATAAAACAATGGCGATAGATTCATATACTTATTCTTATAAATGGTGGATGAAGTGCTAAAAGACTTGAAGCAATTCATGTTTTATGATAGACCTCCACAATTAAATATTCCAGTGGAACATCGGACAACATTTGTGCCTGTTGTTGCGGTTAAGCAGACGCATCCACCACCGTCAACACAACCAAATTCAACACAACCATCGTCAACACCACCACCAATTCCAACACCATTATTAAAAGAAAAAGCGACAAATAATGGCGTCTTTATTCCACATCAAAAAGACACATTATTTTGGTGTTTTTATAAAATCGTACACGATGAATTGCCGGAAAATATAAATATTGCCGTGGAAAAAACATTAAAAATACAATATGTGGAAGAAATGAGAAAACACAAAGAACTCATCAAAAAATATAAATTCGCACCCATGACGCATATTGAAAATCAATTGGCGAATGAAGATGTCATTGATATTACCGTTTTTTTCGTTCTTTCTCTCATTCACAAATTAAATGTGGTTTATGTAAAAAATAAAACATATTACGAATTGATTGTAAATGAAGAAGTCACACAAATATACATTGTTTATTTTTTAGACGACTCCAAAAAGTATGGTTATTCTACTACAACTGACAAGACAATCTACAATACCTTTTACAAGATTGATAATCTACATAAACCTATCAAAGCCATTTCTTCTTACAAAGTTTCCGAATTAATTGAAATATGCAACAAACTATCCATTTCGATCGATACGTTAAAAAATAAAAAACATTATTACGAGGCAATTATAAAAAAAATTGATTAATAATATATAGAAATATATATGTTATTAATATATAAATGAATCAAAAAACACTCGTCAGAGAAGTTACATCAATCAATAAAAGATTGGTTCAAGTAAAAGAGTTGCATGATAAAAAAGAAATGACGGATAGTCAATTTAATCAAGCAAAACAAAATTTAGAAGAAGATAAAGCCAAGTATGAAACACAGTTGGCAGAACTCAAAGAGAAGGAAAAGAAGGAAAAGAAGGAAAAGGAAAAAGAAAAGAGAGAAAAAGAAAGGGAGGATAAAGAAAAAGAAGGAGAAAAAGAAGGAGAAAAAGAGGAAGGGGAGATTACAGAAGAAAATAAAGAGTCCAAAAAGTCCAAAGAAGAAGGAGGACCCGTGTTTATGAATTATTTGAAGAAATATAAAAAGAACAAGGATGACCCGACTGCGGCGACGGCGGCAATAGTGCCTGCATTAGACGGACCAGAAGAAAAGGACGAACCAGAAGAGAATGATGATGCGGAAGATGAACCACAATATAAAAGACAAACACCACAAGAAGAATTCGCATCATTAATTCATGAATACTATAAATTGGAACCATATATTACTACGAATGGCAGCCCATACAAGGAATTAGAAGTCAGATTTGGAACGAGAGGCATCAAACCACTCACTAAAACAGATTACGACAATGTCATTCTTAAATTAAAGTCTCTCGGATTTAGATGTGAGAATGAAGACGGCATGCACAGTTTACGCATTCAAAAAGAAGTATTGGATGAAAGCGGCAGGTTTCAAATGTCAAACATAAGAACGGAAATTAATTCAATTGAAGGAATTAGCAAATATTGCAAAACAAATTCACTGACATCTATTTATTCTATTACATATACCAAAAAGAGTTTTGCGAAAACAGAAAAAGAACAAACCATTAGAAGTGTAAATATGGATGACTGGAATTTCCGCGTTTCTCTACAAAATGAAGTGCAACTGCAAAACAGTCGTTATATAAATAAGGATTGGTCGTCTAGTAAAAAAACATTTCGTTACATCAATCGCGTCACATTTGCACATCCAGATTATCCTGTAAATGTAGACATTAGTATTGTTAAGAATTCCACGAAAAATGGTCGCGATTTTATCAAAACAGTGACGGTTCAAGATTCCGGCGTTTTTGCGAATCCAGAAATATATGAAATAGAATTGGAAATACAAAATACAAACATTGGACCTGGCACGCCTTTTAATACTTCCGCATCTGTTTTGCAAATGCTAAAAACAGTCATAAAATGGGTCTTGTCTGGTTTACAAGGAACCAATTATCCTATTTCATACAAGGAACAACGCGATGTCATGAAATTATATATGCGTCTTTTATTTCAAGAAAATTACAACGAAAGACAGAGAATCAATAATGGCGATTTTATCGGTCCATCACCTGTTACATTGCACATGGCAAATATTTCGGAAATAAATGAAAATACGACGATTCCAAACATTCGTGTCAATTACACAGTCACTGAAAAGGCGGATGGAATGCGTAATTTATTATTTATAGCATCTACTGGCAAAATATATTTAATCAATTCAAACATGCAAGTAATGTTTACGGGTGTGTCAAGCACAAATAAAGCCACATTAAACACACTTATTGACGGCGAATTGATTCAATATGATAAAAACGGCAAATTTATTCAGTTGTATGCGGCATTTGATTTGTATTATCACAATGGAAAAGATGTTCGTCATTGGGGATTTATTCAAAAATCAAAAGAAGACCGAGCCAGATTAACTTTGTTGCAAAATGTTATTAAAACTCTTACTTTGGATTTATCGACCAGCATAATTCGCATAGAATGCAAACAGTTTTATGTATCACGACAAGACAAACAATCCATATTTGAAGCATGCAATAAAATCTTAACGAGAGAAAAAGACAACTTGTTTGAATACACAACAGATGGGCTGATATTTACGCCTGCTTATTTGGGCGTCGGGTCAGACTCGGTAGGCAAATCGGGACCTCTTAAAAAAATAACATGGGAACACGCCTTTAAATGGAAACCTCCTCAATACAATACAATTGATTTTATGGTTAGCATTGTGAGAAATGCTTCTGGAAAAGACATTGTCACCACCATGTTTGAATCCGGAAACAATATCAAATTGCCAGAGTATAAACAATTGCGATTGTTGTGCACTTTTGTGCCAAAAAAACACGGATATATAAATCCGTGTCAAGATGTAATTGATGACAATTTGCCAGAATACAATAATAAAGAAGAAGAATCGCAAGATTATAAAGCAGTGCCTCGACAATTTTATCCGACAAATCCGTCTGACCCTATGGCTGGAATTGCAAATGTATTGTTGAAACCCGATGATAATTACGCCTTTCAATTGTTTTCCGAAGAAAACGAGTTGATTGAAGACAATACTATTGTTGAATTTAAATATGATATGGAGAGAGAAGCAGGCTGGAGATGGATTCCTCTTCGAGTAAGATACGACAAAACCACGGAACTGCGACAAGGAATTCCCAATTATGGAAATGCATATCACGTGGCAAACAGCAATTGGCAATCCATTAATAATCCTATTACAGAACACATGATGAATACTGGACAAGACATTGCAGACGTGACTGTGAGCGATGATGTTTATTATAACCGTGACCCTAGCAGTCGCGATTCCAAAACAAAGGCACTAAGGGATTTTCACAATTTATATGTGAAGAAGAAACTTATTACAGGAGTGTCCAAAACAAAAGATACGTTGATTGACTTTTCGTGTGGAAAAGCCGGCGATTTATCAAAATGGATTGATTCTCATCTATCGTTTGTCTTTGGCGTAGACCTTTCAAAAGACAATTTGGAGAATAATTTGGATGGAGCATGTGCACGTTTATTAAATTATCGCAAAAAATATAGAAAAGTGCCAGATGCTCTCTTTGTCAATGGAAATAGTGCGAATAATATTGCGTCTGGAGATGCCATGTTGAATGACAAGGCCAAAGAAATTGCCATGGCGGTGTTTGGTAAAGGACAATATAGTGAAGAGAAATTGGGAAAAGGAGTCTATAAACAATTTGGCAAAGGAGTGGATGGATTTAATGTGGCATCATGTCAATTTTCATTGCATTATTTCTTGCAAAATATTCATACCTTTCGCGGATTTTTGAAAAATATTGTTGAATGCACAAAGATTACTGGACATTTCATTGCAACAACCTACGATGGACAAACCATCTTTAATTTGTTGAAGAATAAAAAGATGGACGAAAGTGCACAAATTGTAGACGATGGTAAAAAAATATGGGAAATTGTCAAGAAATATGATGATTCAACTTTACAAGACAATTCCAGTTGCATTGGTTATAAAATTGATGTCTACCAAGAAACCATCAATCAATACATTCCTGAATATTTGGTGAATTTCACGTATTTTAACCGTATCATGGAAGATTATGGATTTACTCTTGTCAGCAAAGATGAAGCCGAGAAAATGGGCTTTTCATCTGGAGGAACTGGCATGTTTGAACAATTGTATAGAAATATGGTTGGGGAAATTAAAAGAAATCGGATAAAAGAGTCGGATTGCGGAACCGCGTTGCAAATGAATGTTTCACAGCAAAATATATCGTTTTTAAATCGGTATTATATCTATAAAAAAATACGCAATGTGAATCCAGACAAGGTTGAAATTGATTTGAGTGATTACAATTTTAAAAGAGGAGAAGAACCTGTTGCTCCTGTTGCTCCTGATGTGCCGCCCCCCGCGACGACACCTGCAAGCAAAAAAATACGAAGACTAAATAAAAAGATTGTATTGCAACCCGCGACTGAAGCATTGGAAGATGATGCAGACGAAATGCGAGAGCAAGTCACGTTGACTCGGGCTAAAGAAGCAGCCAAAGAAGAAGAAGTCAAAGAAGCAGCCGAAGCCAAAGCACAAGAAGAAGAGGCCAAAGAAGCAGAAGCAGCCAAAGAAGCAGCCAAAGAAGCAGCCAAAGAAGCAGCCAAAGAAGAAGCCAAAGAAGAAGCCGAAGCCAAGCCAAAAAAGACAACAAAACCAAGGGCAAAAAAAGAAAAAGAAGAGAAAAAGGAAAAAGAAGAGAAAAAAGAAAAAGAAGAAAAGAAGGAAGCAAAAGCAGAGAAAAAAGAAAAAGAAGAAAAGAAGGAAGCAAAAGAAGAAAAGAAGGAAAAAGAAGAAGAGAAAAAAACAAAAGAGAAAAAGAAGCCTGTATTTCGGTATATTCCACCTGCAGAAGGAGAAGAAGAGATTGATTATGCTCTTGTTAAAACGAACAAAACATTAAAGAATAAAAAGGCCAAGACCGAAGTCGTGGCAGAAGCAGAACCAGGAGAGAAGAAAAAAAGATGCCCCAATGGTTCTCGCAAAAACAAAAAAGGAGATTGTGAAAAGAAACCCGCTTAAAATGTAAAATATAAGAATATCATGAGTTATTATATTTTACCGAAAAATTACAATCCTATTCCAATAAATCTACTTTTGACAGATGAAAAAATCCAACTATATACTTCTCATAGCATCTATAATTACTACAAATCTTCATTGAAACAATTAATACACAATTGCGTTGCAATAAACAATGAAATCACATATGAAACAATATCAAAAATAGGTAATATTTATGAGAATATTTCAACAGTTAGTAAATCCAAAGAAAAAGGATTCTTGTTTTACGAATTATTTGAAATAATAAATGTATTGTATTTATTTGATTCGTTTTATTCCACATCCATGAATTTATTCATTTCAAGTTCAGACAATGCATCCATTGAGAAGTGCATCACTTTTTTCAGAAAAGAATACATAGACACATTTATACCCACACTGAAATACGATTTCATTTTTTATGAATTAAATTACAAAGACTATATTGTTGAATTTATTCTTTGTTTAATTAAAATACTTAAATGTCAAAAAATAGGCGGCATGTCTATCATTAAAATACATCATTTATTTTACAAGCCCATCATTGACATTGTTTATTTGCTGACTTTTTTATTTGAAAAGGTGTTTATCATGAAACCATCCATTAGCAATGTCTCTTCTTATGAAAAATACATTATATGCAAAGGATTTATTCCGCCACCTGCTTCAAACACCTATTTTCAAGATTTGAGTGTATTCATAGACAATTACAATAAAATACAAACCATTCATTCTCTCATTGATTTTAACATTCCATGCTATTTTTTAAATAAAATAAATGACGTGAATGTTATTTTAGGACAATATCAATTAGAATCCATTCACCAATTTATTAATATTTTAAAGAATAAAAATAAGTTGGAAAAATTGGAGTTCTTGAAAAACAACAACAAACAAAAATGCATTCAATGGTGCGAAAAATATAAAATATAATGTTTTCACGCATATGTATTAAACGTACATTTTATGATATCACAATCTTTAGGTATTGCAAGTGATTCTTTATTTTTCAACACAAAAGGAATCTCTATATGTGGTCCAACCACATCGTCTTTATAAGACAATGGTTTTCCATATCCATAATAATAATCATTATATAAAGCAATGCGTGTTTGAATCGCAGTTGTCGCCCTTTTAAACGTCCGTGTGCTGCTTTTGACTGCACCCTGTTGAGCAAATTGAGGATTGCTTGTTTTATAGACTGCCAATTTACATCCGCCATTTACTGGCTGACACATTGAGTTATATGTATTTTCTTCTGCGTTTTCCACCGATTGAAAATCAAATGCTTTTTGCGGATATGTCTGACAACGATTGTTGCGATATTGTTGAAGATTTGTATAATATAGGTTTGGCAAATTCGCGTTTTTTGTAATATTAGAACTCGTAGGCAAAACACGAACTATGGCGTTTCTCTCTTGATTGCAACAAAACATGTGGGTTTGTGTCTCTGCTTGTGGCTTTTCTGTCAAGTTTGTTGTAGGTTGCCAATCATCAATAATACCGATTCCTTGACACAACTTGCAATCCTGATCCAAGGTTGCGATATTTGATGTTTCTGTTGCTGTATTTTCTTTAATTGTGTATCCACCTGGAATATCAATCATTTGACCAATTAAAGAACCTCGGCCAGTAGATGATTTCACCAAACGACTCTTATTTGTATTGGAGTGAATCGTGTTAACGACAATACCTTTTCGATAATGCTGAATCGGTCTTGGCAATCCGATTTTTTGAGGTGCAGAATTCGTCGGGTCTTTATTTCTCAAAGGACGAATGTTTCCTGATGTTATACCAACTGGATTGCTAAACGCGCCTGTTCCTTTCCATGATTTATATCCGCCTTGATTGGAACGGTTATTGTATGAGTTCACGCCTAATGGATAAAATGCGGATGACATCTTATTATTACAAGAGAGAAATAATAAGATGAAACACTATGAAGAATATAATATTTGAAATTCTAGTGCCAATGAAAAATTATTGTTTAACAAATCAATTATTTTGTTGTATTTATTAATGAGTTTGATTTCTAATTGTCGAATTCTCACAGGCCCGAAATATTCTCTCTTTTTGAATATCTTATCTGACGCATTATTCACAAGTAAATTGTCGGGTGAAATGTCCAATGTAATTCTTCCAAGAACATTGTCTCCTATAAATCCATCCGGCGTTTGAGATGAAATAGTATTTGTTTCATGGTTATAATTAAAATCATTTACAATAACAAACATATAATTGTCCACCAAGCCACAACTAGATTCTCCAGTTATATATCCTTGATAAGTATAAGCGGGTGTTTGAAAAAAAGAATCCACATATGTATTTGTTTTCACCACTTTATAATGCGATTTATTAAATCCTATATAATTGCCAAATCCGCTATACTGCCCCGCAAAATCCAATTCATAATAAAAGTCGGTTGAGGCATTTGCAGTTAGACCTGCGGCATTCATGCAAATAATAGTTTTTCCAGTAACAGCATTAATCATAAAACTCAAATAAGCCAAACCATTTGTTGAATTGTTAAAATAATTAGTAAGCATTGTCTGCAATTCAATATTTGTATAATTTCCATCAGGCAATGTAATAATTACAGAGACGTCAGGCAAAGAGGTCATTTGTTTTAATGTAATTCTAAATACATTATTTGACAATTGCGAAGAAATAGAATACCATAATCTCGGCAATTCTAGAGCAACCAGTTTCATGGAGATTACATTGTGTAATGGTGTTTGCAATTGAAAAACAAAATTATTAGAGGTTGTTGTGCCGGGAGATGACCGAAAAGCCGAATCAATGGACAATATTTTAGTAATAATTCTGCGTTCTAAAGGATTTACTATTCCTTGAAATGCCTGACTTGATTGTGCATATACAAAAGGTTCTTTCGGAATATGCACAATTGGATGTGTTGGATGTATTTCTACATTGTCTAGTTTTCTCTCTTGCATTGCGTCTTCCGCGTGAAGACTTTTCAATAATATATTGGTTGCATCATTCAAAAAATGGGTGAAATTGCGTTTAAACTCATTGTTTACATTTTCACAAAGAATCATCTTGTCTTGTAATTCCAACATTTTATTATGAAGCATCTCCTTGTCAAATTCATTCTTACTATTCAAATTAAAAAAATGTTTTAAATCATCAACACTGTAATTTGAAACATTTAAATCAATATCCATGTATATTATTCTTATAAATTATGTTGTAATTAAACATACCTCTTTTGAATTGTAGTTTAATAATTTCACTGGATTATAGTGTTTAAGAGGATAATAATCACAAGACAATTCTCTATATGTTCCAGTTACATTATTTACACTATCTGATTGTTGATGGCAAGAATTGCAGATTATTATGTATTTAAATCGTTTTTGCTGGGTCAAATAGTTTAATAAAACGATGATGCTATTGTCGGACCAATGTTGAAACACATCTTTAATGATGCACAAATTTCCCAAGGGAATACTTGTCATATTATTATAACAATCCAAGACATCAAAATGATATTTATATTCCGGAACATATTGTTTTTTGTCGTAATCAATTATATTTTCATATACATCATATCCAAAATAATAAACATCCAAATTCTCATATATTGCAGCCCCGGATTGAAAATTTCCACAGCCAATTTCAATAATCACCTTTATTTTATTTGCATTAATAAATTGCTGTAAAAAAGAAATATATTCAGAGTTATATCCTATAAAACTTCCTGGTCCAGATGACCCCTGATATTGTTCACAATAATTATTTCCCCAAGACAAATTTTTATATATATTTGTAAATATCGTTGGCATGTCTTCATAAACATACTGACAATCACTTGAATTTTGAATCATATACAAACTACGAATACTAAAATATTTACAAATTTTTTATAATAGGAGTAGGTAATTCGCCGATTTCAAGATGAATGTTATTTTTTTCTAGAGATGGCGATTGAACAAATAATTCTGAAATCAATTTTATATAGTGGTTTTGCAATTCTTTATTTGTTGTTAAATACCGGTCAATGGCCTTTCTATTTTTAATTATATAATTGTCTAAATTCGCTCTGTGATTATTAAATGCTTCCACAACTTTCTCTCCACCTTGTTTATAATTAAACTCTTCATAATAATAACCAATGTCTTTGCACAATGAAGCATTGTGAACTAATGGCCATCCCATCCAAGCTAAATCAAAGTAAATATAATTTAAATTATTTTCCCATTGATGAGAAACCACCATATTTGCATGGTCAGACATGAATGCTAATGTATTAAATCTACTTTCAATTGATATTTTTTTATCTGAACATAAATCCAAATTATTCACAATTTTTGTAAATGCGTCTAAATTAAAATCATTGATTCCAGTTTTTTTGTCAGAAATGTTATTTACAAAAACCTGTTTAACACTATTATTGTCGGCGCGATATGCATTTTCACAAACAAGTATTGCGGGAAAACACCATTTCATGAGACTTATGTTTGGCTCAAAAATAGCAATTTTATTGTTTTTTTCCTCATTATGTTTATATAATAAATCGTCATATGTTTTATTTTCTGTTATAATAGCCAACTTTATCGCATTTTCTGACCAAATAAATGGCACTTCAATGCATTTTACTCTATATAAGGTCTGCCAATAATATTTGTTTGTATTTACCATTTGAGGTATAGACCAAATTTGATTATATAAGACTTCCTCGCATTTGTGTGTATATTTACCAGAATCTCTCGTAGTATGTTGATTATATAATATTTTTTCACTGTCTATAAAATATGAATTTCCACACAAATATGCAACTATTTTTGTTTTCATGTATTGCAATTGTTTTATGATATGCAAATCTAGTTCATATCCAATTGAAATGATGACATCAAAATTCAATGTTAATATTTTTGTATTTTTTATATATTTGAATTTATGAAAATATAATAATTTGTCAACAATCTCTGGATTGCAGTTTTTGTCACCTAAAATGAAATAACAATCATATCCTATGTTACATAAAAGTTCTCCTAAAAATAACACATTTTGTCTGATGCCATTTGAAAATAAAGATTTAACATCATCGGGCAAATGCAATGTTATGCCAATTTTCATATTTTTAATAGATTGAATGCCTTTCTCTGGGATAAGTTCACGCGAAGGAATAATAGATTTTTTAAAATAATGTAATAGCAATGTTTCATTATTGCTATTTATTGTTTTGCATATACCTTCTTCATGTAATTCTTCATTAAATATTATGTTTTTTAATGATATGATTTCTTTTGAATTTACCAAGACATCTTCTAATGCTCTATTGTAATTCTCAATAATATTGTATAAATCCTTGCAAATGTAAAAGTAGTCTTTTTGTAATATGGATTTGTCCATATGATATATATTTTTGAGTGCTGTATAAATAATAGTATTATTTTTTTCACAACCTAAAAAACCATTAAACATTGATTTATTGTTTAATCCTGATTTTACAGTAAAAAAATAATAATTTTCAACGATACTTTCAATATCCTTTTCTAGCATTGCATCACTGTCTACATATACACCTCCATTTAAATATAAGAAATAATATCTGAAAAAATCGCTTTTATGTTGTCCCTTTTCAAAGGAATTAAATACCTCTATCGCATTTGGAAATTCGGGAATAGGGTTTTGGGAAAAGTATTCTATGATTTCTTCATCATTAAAATGTAAATAGGTCCAACCATTGCATTTTGAGGTAATCATTTCTACCATATAATCCGGAGGTTTTAAAAGAGACGTTTGGAAAATGATTTTTTGTATTTTCATTAACTCAATAATAATACCCAAGAAAATATATTATTTTTATGAATGTTAATTAATTTTGCTATTTTATATGCATCTAAAACAAAACTACTAGAACCTCCTGGTTTTATATAAAATCCAGAATGAATTAATTGATTATCTTGACTGTTTATTGTTATTGAAGTTCCACTATTATTTACAATATTTATTGAAATTCCATCACTTGTTAAAATTGGTAAATATATCATCGACCCTCCATCTATAATTATATTTTTATTTTCTGAAATATAATATACTGGTTCATCTACATGAACAAAATCATTTGCATTATTTACAATTGAATTTAATATATTATTTTTTAATAATGCAAGTGAATTGTTTACATAAAGAGTGTTTACGATTTCTAAATTATTTGAATTTAATGCAGGCGTTGGCACAGTGGGTGTTCCCGGAAGAAACATGTTGACAAAATCTTTTTTATTATACCCATGCCCTTGAAATGATTTATTTATTGACATATATTATTTTGGTAAAAAAAATATTAAAGAAATAGTATATAATGGCAACGCCTGTTGGAAATACTCTTTATCTTGGTTCTTCCATATCAATACAAGGATATTCTGATGGATCCACCGTTGCAGTGTTTTCACCAGAAACAATAGTTACAATTGGAAAAACTCCTCAAAACTATACTGATGCAGTAAATAAAGGGTATCTTGATTCATCTGTATCTACCCTTGAATCAACTGTATACACACTTGCAGGCATGGACGCATCATCCATAAGTAATCTTAATAGTTTATTACTTGCTTATGAGAACAGTGATATAGCAAGTTATATTCAATTATCTACTGCTCTAGTAACAGAAACAACCAGAGCAACGAATGCAGAGACATCATTGTCTGTCGGTCTTGCATCTGAAATTAGCACACGAGTTGTATTATCATCTGCTTTAAGCAGTGGTATGTCTTCTGCAAATGCATCTATTGTGGCCGAAACAACACGAGCAACGAATGCAGAGACATCATTGTCTAGTGGTCTTGCAGCTGCAGTTAGTGTAAATACTACTCAAACAGCTTCTATTGTGGCTTTGTCTAATGGTCTTGCAGCTGCGAATGCATCTATTGTGACTGAAACAACCAGAGCAACCAATGCCGAGACATCTTTATCTGTCGGTCTTGCATCTGAAATAAGCACTCGTGTTGTATTATCAAGTGCTTTATCATCAACTAATGCTTCTGTTGTAAATTTAAGCAGTGCTATAGCCTCAGAAACCGCAAGAGCAACAAATGCAGAGACTTCATTATCTAGCGGTCTTGCTGCTGCAGTTTCTGTTAATACAACTCAAACAGCTTCTATTGTGGCTTTGTCTACTGCTCTAGCAACAGAAATCACAAGAGCAACCAATGCAGAGACTTCCTTATCTGTTGGTCTTGCATCTGAAATCAGCACTCGTGTTGTATTATCCACTGGTCTAGCAACAGAAATCACAAGAGCAACGAATGCCGAGACTTCCTTATCTGTTGGTCTTGCATCTGAAATCAGCACTCGTGTTGTGTTATCTACTGGTCTAGCAACAGAAATCACAAGAGCAACAAATGCAGAGACTTCATTATCTAGCGGTCTTGCTGCTGCAGTTTCTGTTAATACAACTCAAACAGCTTCTATTGTGGCTTTGTCTACTGCTCTAGCAACAGAAATCACAAGAGCAACCAATGCAGAGACTTCCTTGTCTGTCGGACTTGCATCTGAAATCAGCACTCGTGTTGTATTATCTACTGGTCTAGCAACAGAAATCACAAGAGCAACGAATGCAGAAACATCATTGTCTAGTGGTCTTGCTGCTGCAGTTAGTGTAAATACTACTCAAACAGCTTCTATTGTGGCTTTGTCTACTGCTCTAGCAACAGAAACCACGAGAGCCTCAAATGTAGAGACTTCATTGTCTGTCGGACTTGCATCTGAAATCAGCACTCGTGTTGTATTATCTACTGGTCTTGCCTCTGAAATAAGCAGTCGGGTTAGTGCAGTAACTTCAGAAACCACGAGAGCCTCAAATGCCGAGACTTCCTTGTCTGTTGGTCTTGCATCTGAAATCAGCACTCGTGTTGTATTATCTACTGGTCTAGCAACAGAAATCACAAGAGCAACCAATGCAGAGACTTCCTTATCTGTTGGTCTTGCATCTGAAATCAGCACTCGTGTTGTATTATCTACTGGTCTAGCAACAGAAATCACAAGAGCAACGAATGCCGAGACTTTTTTGTTTGTTGGACTTGCATCTGAAATCAGCAGTCGGATTAGTGCAGTAACTTCAGAAACTACAAGAGCAACCAATGCAGAAACATCATTGTCTGTCGGACTTGCCTCTGAAATAAGCACTCGTGTTGTATTATCTACTGGTCTAGCAACAGAAATCACAAGAGCAACGAATGCCGAGACTTCCTTGTCTGTCGGACTTGCATCTGAAATCAGCACTCGTGTTGTATTATCTACTGGTCTTGCCTCTGAAATCAGCACTCGTGTTGTATTATCTACTGGTCTAGCAACAGAAATCACAAGAGCAACGAATGCCGAGACTTCCTTGTCTGTCGGACTTGCATCTGAAATCAGCACTCGTGTTGTATTATCTACTGGTCTTGCCTCTGAAATCAGCACTCGTGTTGTATTATCTACTGGTCTTGCCTCTGAAATAAGCAGTCGGGTTAGTGCAGTAACTTCAGAAACCACGAGAGCCTCAAATGCCGAGACTTCCTTGTCTATCGGACTTGCATCTGAAATCAGCACTCGTGTTGTATTATCTACTGGTCTAGCAACAGAAATCACAAGAGCAACGAATGCCGAGACTTCCTTATCTGTTGGTCTTGCATCTGAAATCAGCAGTCGGGTTAGTGCAGTTTCTTCAGTAAATGCAAGTCTAGTAATAACAAATGCGAGTTTTGGATTATTATCAAGTGGGTTAGCATTAGAAACTACTAGAGCAACCAATGCAGAAACTGCATTGTCTAGTGGTCTTGTTGCTGCAGTTAGTGTAAATACAAATCAAGGAGCATCTATTGTGGCTTTGTCTAATGGTCTTGCAGCAGCAGTTAGTGTAAATACAAATCAAGGAGCATCTATAGTTGCATTATCAAGCAGTGCATCAACCATAAATGTCAATTTAAGCATGGTTCAACGAATGACTATTCGCACTCAAATTGTTCCAATTAACACAACTACGATTGTATCTGGCAGCAAAGAACCAATTTATACGCCAACCTATCCTAATGGATCATCAAATGCACTCGATGGTTGGAGATATTATAAACCTGTTTCTAATACAACTGATTATGTAAATTGGGGTAATACAATTACAAATGCAACTGGGACAACATCTACATTAACGTGTGCCAATCTTACTCAAGTGTATTTTACTTGTTATATATTAAATACTCCTAGTGCTGTCACCGATCTTCCATTTTTATCAATGGTACTTGGTGCTTCAACATTCAACTTTGCAATGTCTTCAATCACCGGAATAACAGGCGGTAAGAATTATACGTTTGTGGCAAATTTAAATGGAGTAACTGCCATTGAAAATTATTTTAATTCTTCTATTCAATCATTGAGTTTAGGTTCATTTGTATATGCATCAAACACATCAAACACATTGTCTTTCATTTCAGTAAAATCAAATCCTGCATCAACCAATGTAAATTTCATATTACAAGACATTCAAGTTGAAGTTCAAAGTAATGGAAATGCTAATATATTATCTGGAACATATCAATTGTTATTTATGAATTATAGCGTAAATGATAAATATGTGCACAATGCAACCAATTATTTATATTCTTACTTTTTCCAAAAACCAATGCTTTCTATTGTAGCATACAATAGTTAAACATGATTTACTGGGTTTATTTTACTTCCATATAATGTTTTAATTCTATATTATATGGAAACATACAATACTAAATATGGATTAATTACTCTTTATAAGAATGACATGTATATAGGAACAACTTTTAAAAATGGAAACTATTGGGACATTGATACACTATTTAAATTAAAACAATACATTCGTCCTTATCATAATATTTTAGAAATAGGGGGTCATTGTGGAACTTCATCCATTATTTATTCTTCCTTTTTAAATAATGACCAAAAAATACATGTATATGAACCACAGCGTAACATGTATAATTTATTGGTTCAAAATATAAATCAAAATAATTTGCAACATAAAATTATGCCCAATAATTTAGGAGTGTTTTGTTTTGAAGGAAATGGAACAATGCATAATATTGATTTAGATGGAGATGGTGGTGTAGTATCAAAAAGATACAATGAAGAAAATAACCTTGACTGTAATTTTGGTGGCATTGGATTAGGAGATGATGGTGAAAATATTAAATTAACAACAATTGATAATATGAAATTAGATAATATTGGTTTTATACATTGCGATGCTCAAGGATCCGAAAATTTCATTTTTTCAAAAGGAATAGAAACTATTAAAAAATACAGACCTGTTATATTTTATGAAAACAATGAAATTGAAGGAAAATATTTTTATGATAATGTTTGTAATTCGCATCCCACCTATAAAGAAGAAAGCATTTTTAATATTAAAAAATATTGTATGGAGCAATTAAAATATTCAAAGTTTATTGATAATTTTAATAATGGAATAGACACACTTTTAATTCCATAGTTAATTAATTGAAGGAACACAACAATCGAACACTGCTTAAACAAGCACCTTGTTGAGCGTATTTATAATTGTTTGCTTTGTATTCAACTTTTTCACATCCAATAGGATTTGATGGAGTCAATGGCAAAGCATCATACAATAAAGAAGCAGCGTATTCGATTGCTAACTTCGGATTACAATTGCCTTTATAACATTGTTTTTAAAAAGAGATGCACATGGTTTTGTGAGAAGTGTCTGATGACAAAATAATTGAATTGTCTTGTCCAAATGTTTGACATCGATGTATAAATAATCATTTGCAGTGATGTAATAATTTTCTTTAATTTAGTACTTGCTGGATGAACACGTGAACAATAGCATTTCTCTCTTGCATCGCATCCTCGGCATGAAGACTTTTTAACAAAATAGTTGTTGCATCATTTAAAAAATGATTAAAATTCCGTTTAAATTCAAATTCATTGTTTACATTTCACTAATAATAATACGATCTTGTAATTCCAGCATTTTTCGATGTAACAAGGGTTCGTCCACCTTGACTGTATTATTTAAATTAAAAAACTGTTTTAAATCGTCAATGCTATAATTTGAGACATTTAAATCAATATCCATTATATTATTCTTTATAAAAATAAAATGAATTAACTTACGTCTAGTGTTTGTTTGCTTTAATTTATGGCTGGATTAATATATGGCTGGATTAATATATGGCTGGATTAATATATGGCTGGATTAATATATGGCTGGATTAATATATGGCTGGATTAATATATGGCTGGATTAATATATGGCTGGATTAAATGTTATTCCATTTCCAGCTGTTAATCTACAATTGGCATGACAAGCAGAACCACGAACCGTTACATTAGCATTTCCACTAAAATCCCAAGTGTTTGCTGCCGGAGTTGTATATAATGGTTGTGTTGTGCCTGTTATTATTTGTCCGTTGTTAAATAGATTTATTAATGAGGTTGATGGACCAGCAAACAGCGTTGTCACCGTGGCAGCCACAGTTCCAACTTTTCTCGTATTCCACGGTAAACGTTGATTGAAATAAGTAGCGTTTTGAAATACGGATGCGACACTTGTTACATTTTGAGTATTCCATGACAAGTCAAAGGCAGGACTTCCAGGAACCTGTTTCTTTATTGATGTTATTGTATTACTACTAATATCAGCTGTTAGATTGTAAGATGGGTCTAAATTTAATGATACATCACTAATTATATTACTAATTATTCTACTTGAAAATACAATTGCGGGTGTTGTAATAATAAGCACGTCATTTATGCTTAAATCCCGTCTGAATACTGCCGTAGGAGAAGTAAATAATCTTGTTGTAAAATTATAAAATGCGGTTAATGTATTTCCAGAAATATCTGGTGGTAATGTTTCACCGTTATTAAACATGGTTGCTCCAGAAAACGTTGAAGCCAACGTTGTAACATTCACAGTTTTCCAAGGTGTGACTTTTTGATTAAATAGTGATGCATTTTGAAACATGCTTGTCAAGTTTCCACCAGAAACATCTACCAGAGTTGGAACAGGTTGATTGAATGCTGCGTTGTTTAAAAACATTGAATTAAATGCCGTGCATCTGGACGCGGTCCAATTTAATGGTTGTGTCATTGAACCTGCGAGTTGTCCGTTATTAAATGTGTGTTTCAACGCTGTTGATGCGCCAGCAAACATTAAAGCCATGGTTGTAACTTTTGATACATTCCAATTACTAATTGGTTGATTAAAATAATAAGCATTTTGAAACATTGAAGCCATTGTTGTTACATTTGCAGTATTCCATGACATATCAAGAGTTCCCACAACTTGCTTTTTAATGGTTGTAATTGTTCCAACCGCTATATTAGCACTATAAGGATTGAGTAAAACCAACGATGTCTCGCTAATTATACGCTGTATTTGACTTGTATATATAATTGCTGAACCTGATGTAATAATAAGAACATCACTTGTTGTTAATCCTAATGTTATGAATGTCGCTCCAGGATAAGATAATATTGATGTTGCAACAGTATAAACAGCAGATGCAATAGTTCCAGAAATATCCACTGTTCCAGTTCCTCCATTATTAAATGCTGAGGCTGATAAAAACATTGAATCCATCGTACAAGTCGCAACACTAGAAGTGTTAACAAGATTGGTAAGTGGTTGATTGAATGCCGTTGATGAAGAAAACATGGATACAAATGTTGTGCATAATGGTGCGTACCAATTATTTAAATTATTGGAACCGTCATTTGTTAAACTTCCATTATTAAATACAGTTGCTCCACTAAACATTGAACTCATATTATTAACTCTTGATACATTCCACGAATTAATATTTTGATTGAATTTTGTTGTTGCAGAAAACATTGAAGATAAACTGCTTCCTGTGGGCAACAATGTCACATTAGATGTGTCTACAAGAAATGGTATTGGTTGATTGAATGCCGTTGATGAAGAAAACATGGATGCAAATGTTGTGCATAATGGTGCGTTCCAATTATTTAAATTATTGGAACCGTCATTTGTTAAACTTCCATTATTAAATACAGTTGCTCCACTAAACATTAAACTCATGGAGGTAACTCTTGATACATTCCAATTATTAAGATTTTGATTGAATAATGTTGCCGATTGAAACATTGAAGCCAATGAGACCGTGCCCGTGGTTCCTAGTGTTACACCCGAGGTGTCTACAAGATTTGATACCGCTCGATTAAATGCTGGGGCAGATTGAAACATTGACGCAAAGTTAAGACAATTTGGTGCGTTCCATGTTAAATCCACACCTCCATTATTATATATTGTTGCGCCAGAAAACATTGAATTCATAGCTGTCACATTTGATACACTCCAATTATTAAGGTTTTGATTGAACCTTATTGCCGGGTTAAACATGGAAGTCAATGTTTTACTTATGTAAATTGATGTGATGCTGTTTGAAGGAATATCAGCTCCATATGCTGTAGTAAGCACGACATTAGTAGCATTTGTAAAGGCCTGTACGTTACTTATATATGTAATAGAAGACATTCTTATAATAAGAATTCTATTAACTAATGCGGAAGTAAAAACCGCCCCTGGACAGGTCAATGTTTTTGTTGAGTTCGTATAACTTGATGTAGCTGGATTAACTCCTGTTATATTTGATGTGGTTGGAAATAAAGATACTAGATTGTCCAATTTTTGATTAAATGCTGGAGCAGTTGCAAACATACTAGTAAAGTTAGTACAATAAGGAGCAGACCATGCATTTAGTAATGTACCAGTATTTCCAGAGGGGTCTCCATTATTAAATGCGGAGGCTCCAGAAAACATTAAATTCATAGCTGTAACTCTTGATAGATTCCAATTACTAATGTCTTGATTAAATATTGTGGCTGTTTGAAACATTGAAGCCAATGTGACAGTGGTTCCTACTATTATGCCAGATGTGTCTATCAGATTTGGCATTGCACGATTAAATGCAGTTGATGATTGAAACATTGAACTAAAGTTAAGACAATTAGGAGCATTCCAGCTTAAATCCACTCCTCCGTTATTAAATAATGTACCAAATGATACAGCTGAAAACATTGAAGACATATTTGTAACTCTTGACACATTCCAATTGTTAAGATTTTGGTTAAATAACCCAGAACGATCAAACATAAGGGATAAATTACATCCTGTTGGAAGTGATACACCAGAAGTATCTACAAGATTCAGTATTTCTTGATTGAAAGGTGCTAGTTGAAACATTTGCGAAAAGTTAGTGCATATTGGTGCGCCCCAATTAGTTAATGGTTTTCCACCAACATTACCTATAGCTCCATTGTTAAATTGTGTAGGAGGTGTCACTGCTGATGCAAACATTAAGCTCATATTTGTAACTCTTGACACATTCCATGAATTAATGTCTTGATTAAACACAGTTGCATATCCAAACATTTCATTCATTACACACCCTGTTGGAAGTGATACACCAGAAGTATCCACAAGAGTTGATATTGGTTGATTAAATGCAATTGCAGAACGAAACATTAACGAAAAGTTAGTGCACTTTGGTGCATACCAATTTAATGGATTTCCAGAAATATCATTTGTTAAGCTGCCGTTATTAAATGCGTTTGCTATTCGAAACATTGCATTCATATTGGTTACATTTGATACATTCCAAGAAGTCCCATTTGTTGATACATTTTTATTAAAAGCAGTCGAGCTTTCAAACATTTGAGCCATATTTGTCACATTTGTTGTGTTCCAAGTGTTAATATTTTGGTTAAACAATGATGTTGCAGAAAACATTGACAACAATGACACTCCAACCCCTGATGCGTCTATTATTATACCAGAAGTATCCACAAGAGTTGATATTGGTTGATTAAATGAAGTTGCTGAACGAAACATGGTTGTAAATGTTCTGCAATTTGGTGCGTACCAGGTCAATGGATTTCCAGAAATATCATTTGTTGGACTGCCGTTATTAAATGCTGTCGCAAACAAAAATGTTCCTGTCATATCTGTTACCATTGATACATTCCAATTGCTAATGTTTTGATTAAATATTGCGGCTGATTGAAACATTGAAGCTAATGTGACCGTGGTTCCTACTATTATACCAGATGTGTCTACAAGATTTGGTATTGGTTGATTAAATGCTTGGGCGCCTTGAAACATTTGTGAAAATGTAGTGCAATTTGGTGCGTACCAATTTAAGGATGCGTCACTTAATCCAGAGGCACTTCCGTTATTAAATGCTGATGATGCTGCACTTCTTGAAAACATATTACTCATAGATATAACTCTTGATACATTCCAATTATTAAGATTTTGATTAAATAATGTTCCTATTGTGTTTGATACGTTTTTAAACATTGAAGACAATGAGCATCCTGTGACACCAGAAGTGTCTACAAGATTTGAAATTGGTTGATTAAATGCTGCCGCATTTTCAAACATTGACGCAAATGTAATGCAATTTGGTGCGTACCAATTTAAGGATGCGTCACTTAATCCAGAGGCACTTCCATTATTAAATGTAGATGATCCAGAAAACATTGAATTCATTTGTGTTACCCTTGATACATTCCAATTACTAATGTTTTTATTAAATATTGTGGCTGATTGAAACATACCAGACAACAATACCGGCGTACCTACTGTTACACCAGAAGTATCAACCAGATATGGAATTGATTGATTGAATGCTGTCGTTAAACGAAACATTAACCCAAAATCAACGCATTTTGGTGCGTACCAATTTAAGGATGCGTCACTTAATCCAGAGGCACTTTTATTGTTAAATAATGTCGCCCCATTAAATGTCGAATTCATAGTAGTAACATTTGATACATTCCAATTGCTAATGTTTTGATTAAACACGTCGGCTGAAGCAAACATGCTGTTCAAAGAGCAGTTTACAGACGTATTTATAAAATTCTCCATTGGTTGATTGAATCCGGATGTTAATGCAAACATTGATGCGAATGTAGTACAAAGTGGTGGAGACCAAGGAATAAAACTTGCATCAGTTAATGGTTGAGTGCTTGAACCTGCGAGTTGTCCATTATTAAATATTGTTTTCAATGAATCCGATGTGCCAGCAAACATTGAAGCCATGGTTGTAACTCTTGATACATTCCAAAATGGTAATTGTTGATTAAAAGAATAAGCATTATTAAAGGTGTTTGCCATGGTTGTAACATTTGTGGTATTCCATGATAGGTCAAAAGTAGAATTTCCAGTAAGTTGTTTTTTGATAGTTATTATTGGGTTACTACTAATATCACTACCGAAACCCGACAATAAAACCAATGAAACATCACTGAGTATAGGCGATGATTGTATTTGACTTGTATATACAATTGAAGGTGCTGAGATTGTTCCTCTTGTAATAATAAGGACATCACTTGGTAATAGTTGTGTGCGGAATTGTGAGCCAGGCGAAGTTAATACTTTGGTTGCAGTTGCATAAAAAGCATTGCCACTAGTATTTCCACTAATATCCATCGTTGCAATTTGCCCGTTATTAAAAATTGTTGCTGCTTGAAACATACTATTCAAATTGCAATCTATTACACCTGCAGTATTTACTAAATTATTTACTTTTTGATTGAATGATGTTGCTGATTGGAACATTGATGTGAAATTAGTGCAATTAGAAGCGTTCCATGACAAGTCGTTTGCACCGTCATTTGTTAGACTTCCATTATTAAAATTGGTTGCTTGAAAAAACATTGAATTCATAGTTGTAACATTAGAAACATTCCAACTGTTAATATTTTGATTAAATAAAGTCGTGCTTGCACCTGTCAAAGAATTAAACATAGCATACATACTACAACTTGATACATCCGACGTATTAACTAAATATGGCAATTGTTGGTTAAAAATAGTTGCTCTTCCAAACATACATTCAAATGATATACACTTGGATGCAGACCAAGTTAATCCAGGAGTGCTTACTCCAGAGGCAGAACCATTATTAAATGCTATTGCTGTATTAAACATATTCGTCATATTAGTTGCATTAGAAACATTCCAACTATTCATAGAGTTAGATCCGGCATTGTTAAAATTGTTTGTGTTACGAAACACATTTGTCATGTCTGTAACATTAGAGACATTCCAAGCTCCTACATTTTGATTAAATACTGTTGCTCCAGAAAACATAGAAGCCAAACTGCAACCAGAAGGATCTGTGTTGCCGGAAGTATCCACTAAAATCGGAATTGGTTGATTAAATGATGTTGTGGATTGAAACATTGATGCAAATGTAATGCAATTTGGAGCGTACCAATTTAATGCCACTCCTCCATTATTAAATGCTAATGCTGATGAAAACATACTTGACATATCTGTAACACCAGAAACATTCCAAGAACCACTTGCGTCTGTATTAATTGTCTGGTTAAAAAGAGTAGCAGCTCTAAACATTTGAGACATAGTAGTAACGTTTCCAGTTTTCCATAAACTAATATTTTGATTAAATTTATTCGCACCATAAAACATTTGTTCCATGGTAGTACAGTTAGAAACATCCCATCTACCGATCGGCTGATTAAAGAGAAGGGTGACTGAACCACCTGCGAGCATTTGAAACATATTAGTAACTTTTCCTGTGTTCCAATAATTTCCACTTGTATCAATTGGCTGATTAAAAACTAATGCGTTTACGAACATGGCTGACATTGTTGTCACGTTATCTGTAATCCAATTTAATGGTTGAGTGCTTGCACCAGACGCATCTCCATTATTAAAGACTGATGCTGTTGAAAACACTGAAGACATAGTTGTAACACTTGATGTGTTCCAAGTATTAAGATTTTGATTGAATGTTGTTGCGCTTTGAAACATGTTACTCAAAGTGACCCCATTTCCAGACCCATCTAGTATTATTCCAGAACTATCTACCAAAAACGGTATGGCTTGATTGAATGAGGCAGCGCTTCGAAACATTGACAAAAAGTTCGTACAACTTGGCGCATACCAATTATTTAAATTATTGGAACCATCATTTATTAAACTTCCATTATTAAATACGAGTGTGTTAGCAAACATTGAAACCATGGTTGTAACATTTGATACAGACCAACTACTAACATTTTGATTAAACACTGATGCGTTATTAAACATTGAAGCCATAGTTGTAACACTTGATGTGTTCCACATTCCAATAGGTTGATTAAATGCAGGTTCTTGAAAAAACATTCCATTCATTACTGTTACTTTTGATGTGTCCCAACTATTTAATGATGCATCGCTTAAACCCGCAGCTGAGCCGTTATTAAATAGTGTTGCTGATTGAAACATGGAAGCCAAAGTGCAGCCTGAAGGGTTTGTAAGATTGGAAGTGTCTACAAGGTTTGACACTTTTTGATTGAATGCGGACGCTTCTTGAAACATTAATGAAAAGTCAGTGCAAAGTGGAGCGGACCATCCAGTTAATGGGTTTGAACCATTATTTCCGGTGTCTCCATTATTAAATGATGTTGCCAGATAAAACATTGTATTCATGTTTGTTACTTTTGTCACATCCCATGAACTGACATTTTGATTGAACGCAAATGCCGTTTGAAATAGAGATTTCATGCTTGTTACTTTTGATGTGTCCCATCCATTTAACGATGCGTCGTTTGCTGCAACACCCACGGCTAAGCCGTTATTAAAGGCGATTGCATCATAAAACATTCCTGCTATATTTGTTGCGTTTGATGTCTTCCAACCACTTATATATTGATTGAACCCTGAGTTTAAACTAAACATGTAACTCATGCTTGTTACATTTGAAGTATTCCAACTATTTAATGAGGTGTCAATGGATGAACCTGAACCAGTAAGTTGTCCGTTATTAAATACATTTGACAATATAATTCTGTAATCACTTGTGCTTTGAAAACCTTGAAATGCATTTGTCATATCTGTAACTTTTGACACGTCCCATGTATCAACCCGTTGATTGAAATAAGTAGCGTTATAAAATATATTTGCGATGTTTGTCACATTTGATGTATTCCAAGTTAATGGTGCGGTTCCGACAACCTGTTTCTTAATGGATATTATTGTGTTAGAAGAGATATCTTCGCCACTAGGCGTGCCTGTTAATAAAACCAATGAGACATCACTGAGTATAGGAGGATTTATTTGACTTGTGTAGATAAGTGTTGGCGATGATCCTGACACTGCTGCTGTAATAATAAGGACATCATTTGCGGACAAGTCTGTCCTGAATTTCGAGTTAGGAGAAGTTAATAATTTGGTTGAATTAGTATAAAACGCACCAGTGAATGGATTTCCACTAATATCTTGCGTTCCGGTTTGTCCGTTGTTAAATAAGGACGCTCCATAAAACATAGAATCCATAGTTGTTACATTATTAGTATTCCAAGCACTAATATTTGGATTGAATGCTATTGCGTTTTGAAACATATTATCCATCGTACAACTTGTTACATTTGTTGTGTCTACAAGGTTTGATAATGATTGATTAAAGACAGTCGCATTTTGAAACATGGAAGAAAATGAAATACAATTATAAGCATTCCAAGTATCTAATGGGTTCAATCCATTATTACCCAAGTCTCCATTATTGAATGAGGTTGCTCCATAAAACATAGACTCCATTGTTGTAACATTTGACACGTCCCATGCACTAATGTCTTGATTAAAATCGGTTGCTCCTTGAAACATGAAAGACATATCTGTCACAGAAGATGTATCCCAAATACTAATATCTTGATTAAATGTTACAGTTAATTCTCTTTCACTTGTTCTAAAAGTGGTTATAGCCACTTGACCATTATTAAATGCAGTTGCTCCTTGAAACATAGAAGACATGTCTGTCACAGAAGATGTATCCCATGCGCCAATAGCCTGATTAAATAATGGGGTGTTTTGAAACATACTCTTCATATTTGTGACAGAAGATGTATCCCAAATACTAATATCTTGATTAAATAATGGCGTGTTTTCAAACATGCTGCTCAGATTTACCATATTTTTAATATTCCAATTAATTATGCCTGGCGAATTAAAATTAGTGCACCCACTAAATGCAAATAAAGCAGATGTGCCAGAAATAATTCGCGGTTGGTCAGGCGCGGAAATAATTATTTCAGAGGTTAATCCGGCAAACTGATATCCCACACCAAACAATGGCATTCCATCAAATTGTATTATGTCTACTTTTTGAATGCGTGCATTATAATAATCAACATTATTCGTAAAGGATAATCCAAGATTTAACAGTATGTCATTGTCGTCTGTATAAAGATAGTATTTTAAGGACAATTTAATTATTTTATTTTCTACATCAATTATTTCATAAGATGGAAAAATTTTTATGAATTCACCTTCAATAATAGGCGGAGGAGGAAACAGTGATTCAGTCTCAGTGATAGGTTGGTTTTTGAATAACGTAAAATTCGCCGATGCCGCCCTTGCACCGAAAGGAGAGAAAGTATCATTGTATGTAATGTACATTATTGTTGTGCCGAGTGAATATACTTGTTTAGAACCAATGATACACGATGGTTTATCAATATTGCCAGAAGCATTCGGGAAATACTTTGATTTTTCCAAGTTCTCTCTTGTTTTGATAATATCTGCACGATTTGTATTGATTGTTTCCACATTGAGACGCATCAAACGGTCACTGCTTGAAACAGCGCCTTGTTGGGCGAATTTATGATTGGACGGTTTATATTCCACTTTTTCACAACCGAGTGGATTGGAAGGAGTCAATGCTGGCGCATCTGGCAACAAAGATTCAGCATATTCTATTTCCAAGTTCGGATTGCAATTTGCATTATACACATTGTTTTGAGAGAGAGGTGCACCAGGTTTTGCGGCAGCAGTTCCAGAAGATAAATAATTGAATTGTTTTTGGTCAAATGTTTGACACCGATTGTACAAATAATCAGTTGTAGTAGTAAAATATTTCCTCTTTAATTTTGTGCTGGCAGGACGGACCCGACGCAACGCGTTTCTCTCTTGATTACAACAATACTGTAGACTTTGTGTCTCTGTTTCAGGTTTTTCCGTCAAATTCGTAATCGGTTGCCAATCGCTGATGATACCGATCCCTTGACATGTCTGACAATCGCGATCCAATTCCTCTGTATTTGATGTTTCATTGACCACATTTTCTTTGATTGAAAAACCGCCTGGAATGTCAATCATTTGTCCAACCAAAGAACCTCCTCCAGTAGATGATTTCACCTGTCTACTATTTGTGGAATCGTCAAGTGAAGTAACTGTAATACCTTTTCGATAATGCTGAATCGGTCTTGGCAAACCGAATTTTTGTGGTGCGTTATTCGTTTGATCATTATTTGTCAAAGGACGAATATTTCCCGCGGTTACACCTGTTGGATTGCTAAACACACCAGTTCCTTTCCATGATTTGTATCCGCCTTGATTGGAACGATTGTTGTATGAATTCATTCCCAATGGATAAAAACCCGATGACATAATAAGAGAGAATATAATAATTTATTTGTATCTCACTAAATCTGATTTAGTTGGAATGCAACATGGTTTGTTAATGTTTCCTGAAGCATTTTGAAAATATTTAGATTTTAATAAATCGGATTGTGTTTTTGATATATTTGAAAGATTTTGATTTGAGGTTTCCACACTTAATCGTAACAACCGGTCACTGCTTGAAACAGCTCCTTCTTTGGCATATTTATAATTGTTTGGTTTGTATTGGACAGATTCACATCTAACAGCTTTGGATGGAATAAATACTGGACAAAAAGGCACTAAAGTTATGGCATATTCAATTTCCAAGTTAGGATTACAATTTGCTTTGTATTTATTTTCTTGAGAAAGAGGTGCACCAGGTTTTACATTTGCATTTCCAACAGTCAAATAATTAAATTGTTTTTGTTCAAATGTTAGACATCGATTGTATAAATATTCAGGTGTAGTAGTATAATAATTTTTATCCAATCGTGTACTCACAGGACGCACGCGAAGCAATGCATCTCTCTCTTGATTGCAACAATACTGTAGACTTTGTGTCTCTGGTTCAGGTTTTTCCGTCAAATCAGTAATAGGTTGCCAATCACTAATGACCCCGATCCCTTGACATGTCTGACAATCGCGATCCAATTCCACAGTGTTTGATGTTTCATTGGCCACATTTTGTTTGATTGAAAACCCACCAGGAATATCAATCATTTGTCCAATCAAAGAACCTCCTCCAGTGGACGATTTCACCTGTCTACTATTTTTGGAATTGTCAAGTGAAGTAACAGAAACGCCTTTTCGATAATGCTGAATTGGTCTTGGCAATCCGAATTTTTGGGGTGTGGAATTCGTAGGGTCGTTGTTTGTCAAAGGACGAATGTTGCCTGCAGTGACACCAGTCGGATTACTAAACACATCGGTGCCTTTCCATGATTTATATCCGCCTTGCGGCAATAATGAATTCATACCTAATGGATAAAATGCAGTTGTCATAATAATAATAATATTAAGAGAGAATATATATTCATGGATTTATTTATGTCAATTCTGATAAATGCGTTGCTCTTTTTATTTACACTCCTCATTTTAATTCAGGTATATCAATTATGTCAAGTAAAAGAAGGGCTTGAACCAGGACAATCGACATCAACATATCAACCATATGACCCAAACAATCCAGCCATATTAGCACAACAAAACGCCGGCAACATTCAAGTTCTTAAAGAACAAATGGATGAATTGAAAGGCATAAAAGGTGAGGTTGAAGACATTAGTAAAAATCTATATACTTTAACAGATCAAGTCAATGAATACATGGCTCAACAAGGAACCACGGCTCAATCGCAATTGCCAAGCGAACCTCCTACATTTACTGGATTAGATGAAGAGGCCACATAATTTATATTCTTATTGAAATATATAATGCCTAATATATTTGACGATGTGTTAAGTGATGCGAATGCAGTCCAAGAAAAATTGCTCGGTCCAGACTATCCATATTACAAAAATATAAAAACGCCGAGTGAAATTGGTATGAGTTCTGATGGAAACATGGGTGCACTTGGGAGAAATATTACTGGAATGATAAATTACGCGTCGTTATTAGTAAGCGGCAATTCAACCGCGTCAGCAACGGGTGGTCCTCTAGGTAATAAATTCTTTTTGAAAACAGGCGCGACATGTATAGACAAGGAGACAGACAAAGAAGTAGATAGATATATTTATGTAAACAATGTTCCTCAAGGAAATGTGCCGTTTATTTCATCTGGAATGGGTGTGAACTTTACTGAATTTAGGGGATTGATTCCTGGCACAATTAGCAATCTGAATGTACTCAATCCTTTTGGAATTATGGGGGCTTTTCTTGCTGGGTCAAGACCTCCTTGTCAAAATGTAAAAATGCAAACAATTGATGCACATAACAATCATTCCTCTGAAATGCACTATTTAACCACAGTTGATATTCAAAACATGGACCCGTGCAATTTTCCCGGTGGAAGAAATCCAGTCACTGGGAGACAATGCAAAGAGGCGTTTGAACCCGACCCCGAATTGAAAATCCCCGACGATTTTTTGGCACAAACAATTATTTGGTTATTTTGTGCACTCGTCATTTATGTGATTTATAGATTGATGAGTAAATCTATTTCTTAACATGCCTTTGTTATCGTGCATTTGTTATCGTGCATTTGTTATCGTGCATTTGTTATCGCCGCGACCGCTACCATATTCTCGCGAAAAAGTAATTGAATCAACAACTATAAAGAATTCATTTACCTATGTCGCAACCATGCACAAATACACTTTGCAATAAAAAGAAAAGACTTAAAAATAAAATTGAAATATAATAATGCCTTTGTAAAAATGTCAAGAAATAACAAAATGACATCCGAGAATGAACAAACCTACGACGTTAAAAATGAACAATATATTGAAGACCCATGGACAATTATTGAATCATATTTTAAAGCACATCATTTGGAGCGTCTAGTTCGGCATCAACTGGAATCATATAATAATTTTGTGGGATATCAAATCAATAAAACAATAGAAATGTTTAATCCTGTCACGATTGCGTCTGACAATGATTATGACCCGGTAAGTAAAAAGCATTCTCTGGAAATAGTAGTAAATTTTGTCAACTTTCAAATATATCGTCCGCAAATCCACGAAAACAACGGCGCAACGAAATTAATGTTTCCACAAGAAGCGAGATTACGCAATTTCACATATGCATCGGCAATGACTATTGATTTAAACATCAAATATGTTATTAGAACCGGTCCTGGATTGGACAGCGTGCAAATTCTACACAAGGCGATTACTAAAATTCATATTGGAAAATTGCCTATTATGTTGAAATCCAGCATTTGCGTATTAAATCAATATAAACACGTGGAAAACACGCAATTAGGCGAGTGCAAATATGACGCAGGAGGCTATTTTATTATTAACGGTTCTGAAAAAACAGTCTTGGGACAAGAACGAGCAGCAGAAAATCGCATACAGTGCCACAATGTCAGTAAAAATAACACCAAATACACTTGGATTGCGGAAATGAAGTCTGTGCCGGATTTCAAATGCATTTCGCCAAAACAAATCAATGTCATGGTGAGTTCTAAAAACAACGGCTTCGGATATGCAGTCTATGTTCAAATTCCACGCATCAAACAAGACATTCCACTCTTTATCGTATTTCGTGCAATCGGAGTCATTAGCGACAAGGAAATTTGCGAGAAAATTCTACTCGACTTGCACGTGCCGCAATACAAGGAAATCTGCAATAATTTGCAAGCATCTATTATTGAAGCAAATGGACATTTAACACAAGAAGAATGCATTAAATATATTACGAGTTATGCCATGTTTACGCCGATTAACATGGACCGCGAAACGGGGGCAAAGAAAAAGTTGGACTTTACAATGGACGTCTTGAACAACGATTTGTTCCCACATTGCCACAACAACCAGCAAAAAATATATTTCTTGGGATACATGACATTTCGCATTCTATTGGCGAATTTTGATATGGGGAAACAAGATGACCGCGATTCATATTTGAACAAACGCGTGGACTTGACCGGCACATTGCTAAACAATCTGTTTCGCAACTATTTCAACAAATTAGTCAAAGACATGGAGAAACAAGTCATTCGCGAAATTAACAATGGGTCTTGGAAATCGCGAGATGATTATGAAAACATTATTAACATGACCAATATTTACAAGATTATTAAATCCACCACCATTGAAAACGGATTGAAACGTGCATTGGCAACCGGCGATTTTGGCGTAAAACACACAACAAACAGTAACAAGGTCGGCGTTGCGCAAGTGTTGAATCGGTTGACATATGTGAGCAGTTTGAGCCACGCTCGCAGAATTTCCACACCGACGGACAAAAGTGGGAAATTAATTCCTCCGAGGAAGCTGCATAATTCAAGCTGGGGGTTCCTATGTCCATCAGAGTCGCCGGAGGGCGCATCAGTAGGCATTGTTAAGAATATTAGTTACATGACACACATCACCATCCATTCAAATTCATTGCCTCTGTATGAATATGTCTTGCCGTTTATTCGAAAAATAGAAGAGATTGAATCCAGCCATGAATTGTACGACAAAGTCAAGGTCTTTATTAATGGTGCATGGTTGGGAATCACTGAAGAACCACACGAACTCTTTCTCAATTTGAAAGAGAAAAAATACAAGGGCATCATCAACATTTACACATCTATTGTATTTAATTATAATTTGAAAGAAATTCGCGTGTGCAATGATGGCGGCAGAGTCACTCGCCCAGTGTTGCGTATAAAAGATAAAAATATATTGATTAGTCGCGACATTCTTTCGCGATTAAAATCTGGCGACCTAATTTGGGACAATCTATTGACGAGCAGTGTCTTGGAGAATTCCGTAATTGAATACATTGACCCAGAAGAACAAGCCTGGTCAATGATTGCGACCTTTCCAAAAGACATTGTTTCCAATAAGGGACACAACATTGTTAAATATACTCATTGTGAAATACATCCAAGCACCATTTTTGGAATATTGGCTTCGTGCATTCCGTTTCCCGAACACAATCAATCGCCTCGAAACACCTATCAATGTGCGCAGGGGAAGCAGGCAATGGGTGTCTATGTGACAAACTACGAAAATCGCATGGATAAAACAGCCTATGTATTGAATTATCCGGCAAGACCTTTGGTGGACACGCGTCTCATGAATTTAATACATTTGAATAAAATTCCGTCTGGAACAAATGTGATTGTCGCAATCATGACACACACTGGATACAATCAAGAAGACTCGCTGATATTTAATAAAGGGTCCATTGACCGCGGCTTATTTGTCACAACAATTTATCACACGGAAAAAGACGAGGACAAGCAGAAAATCAACGGCGACGAAGAAATACGATGCAACCCGGACAAGACCAAGACCAAAGGAATGAAGATGGGCAATTATTCCAAGGTGAATAGCAAGGGAGTTGTTCCAGAGAATACGCTTATAGAGAATCGCGATATTATTATTGCAAAAGTTGTTCCTATCAAGGAAAATCGCAATGATAATACAAAAGTAATCAAGTTTGAAGACCAGAGCAAGATATACAAGACGACGGAAGAGACCTTTATTGACAAGAATTATATTGACCGAAACGGCGAAGGATACAATTTCGCCAAAGTGCGACTCAGGACATTCAGGAAGCCGGTGATAGGAGACAAATTCTCTTCGCGTCATGGTAAGTCTTTCGTACTTAATTATTATATTTATGAATTGAAATCTAAACAAACTCTTGTTTATAGGCCAGAAAGGAACGATTGGTAATATTCTACCCGAATGCGACATGCCTTTTACGGCATCAGGACTCAAACCGGACATTATTATTAACCCACACGCAATCCCATCTCGCATGACAATCGGTCAATTAAAAGAGACGGTGTTGGGCAAAGTGTTGGTGGAACTCGGACTCTTTGGCGATGGCACATCGTTTGGCGATTTTGAAGTCAAGGACATTTGCAGTGAATTATTGAAATTGGGATACGAAGCACACGGCAACGAATTGCTGTATAATGGATATACTGGAGAACAACATGAATGCTCTGTGTTTATGGGACCCGTGTTTTATCAGCGACTGAAACACATGGTGAATGACAAGGCTCACAGTCGTTCCATTGGACCCATGGTGAATTTGACACGACAGCCGGCAGAAGGACGAAGCCGCGATGGAGGACTGCGATTTGGAGAAATGGAACGCGACGCAATGATTTCGCACGGCGCATCGCGGTTCACACGAGGACGACTCTATGACGCGTCTGACAAATATTCCGTGTATACATGCAAAAAATGTGGAATGATTGCTGCCTATAATGATGAAATGCATATTCATCATTGTAAAACGTGTGACAATCGCACCGATTTTGCATATGTGGAATTGCCGTTTGCGTGTAAATTGTTGTTTCAAGAATTAATTACAATGAATATTGCCCCGAGAATCATGACGGAGAATTGAATGAATGCTTGCGACTACGACTGCGGTGGCGACGAAGACTTGAACGACGACGATTAGATTTCATAGATTTGCGATGTTTGCGTGTTTGTCTTTTTCTATTTTTTCGGGTTCCTCCTTTATTAAGTTGTCCTCGTTGTCCTCGTTGTTCTCGTTGTTCTCGTCGTTGTTCTTTTGCTCGTAAGTCTGCCTTTGCTCGTAATTCTGCTGCTCGTAATTTTGCCTTTACTCGTAATTCTGCATTTGATAATTTTTGTTCAGTTGTTTGTCTTTTCATGATGGGATTGCACAATGATGATTCACTACACAAGTCTTGCTCAACTCCAACATCATCAACCTCGGCATTGGGTATAGACGTGTTACGAACACTTTCTCTGGACTGCACCCTTCTACTATATCCACTACAAGAACCCACAAAAAAAGATAAGGAAGGATTATTTACTCGTTGTTCGATAATGGGATGATACGGAAGTACTTTTTTATAAACATTATATAAAATTTTATTAAACGAGCGACAAATATACCATGATATATCACATAATACCGATAATTTTACAGGATGTCTATCAACGACGACTGGATTTATAAATTGTCTCATTAATATTATTTTTATTATAGGAATTATCGTATTAATTGTCGGAACTCCAATTCCAATTCCAGTATCATCTACCTGTGCAAATTGATAAAAATATAAATAAAGGCACATATCAGGATTACCAGGAATGAGAGAACTGGAAGAATAAGCTAGATATTTTTCATTATATGAAGAACCAGGTCCGTAGTTCTCTCGCATAAGTGCATCTGGATTACGTAATAAAGGAACAATTTTTTCTACAGTTCTGCGTAATTTGACTATATAGCCATTTATATCTATGCCTTGAAATGTTTTATACTTATTAGGCGTTGACTCTGTATAAATATTTTGTAAACCTAAACCTAATTGATGATTTATAAATTCACAAGCTTTTCTTGCGTTCTCCATTGTTATGCCTTGTAAAAAAATCTCATTAAATTGTGCACGTGTATAGGGGTTTTGCATATTAATGTTCCATAAATTAGTTACTTTATCATACTGAACTATGTTCTCTTGAACCCGATTCATTATATCTAGGGGCGCAGCAGCAATACCAAGACTTTCAATTGCTTCAATTGTTGCAATTAATACACCTATCTTAAGAGGGTTTATATAAAATAATATTTTTAAGTGGGATTGATCATAATTTATATTATTATCATACCAATTTTGAATTTGTTGCATTATCTCATAATTACCAGTAAACTTATAACCACACGGTGCGGAATTTAACAACAATAATGGATAAGGTCTGGTTACACATACGGTTTCATGAGTATGTTGCGGTTGCGGTTCCTCAATTTTAGATTTCTTCGGCTTACCAATAAGTTCATTAATAGTACCTGCCATATTTTTTTGGTCATTCTTTTGTTGTGCCGTTTCCGTTGTAGCTTCGGATTCGTCTTTATCTGGTAAATTTGGCATTGTATCAGATAAAGGATCAATATTTCTTAAAATCTCTTCTTTCATAGATTCAAAAGGAACACCTGGTGCAACAGGGATGGGCTCTTCTATTATCTCTTTGTTTTCTTCTATTATCTCTTTGGTTTCTACTTCACCATGTGAGGCAGAATATCCTTTAACAACCACTACATGAGTAATTGGATTAAATGTTTGATTTAATACAGCATAATTATATTTAATCATATTAATTTGGATAGGAATTATACAACTCATAAGAATCGGAAGATAGTGATTTTCTATTGGAGCTCCACCTCGCAATTGATAAGGAATGTAACATTTGTCCCCAACATTTAAACTCTTGAATAGTTGTCCATCTGGTGTTAACTCATAATGACAATTACATTTTTTCAACTCTTCCATAATTAAATCTTTTAAACTGTTTAATTTAAATGCATGTTTATCTTGTGGTGACGGTTCGAGTATAATATTCCCAACTCTTTTAGGTGAAAGTGGCATAGGTGCATCTGGTCCTTCTGCTTCCATATAATATTATGATATTATTATAATACTAAATAATATCATAATTCAAGTCAAGTGTTAATGCACATATTTTCGTCTTTTAGTTCGCGAAGAATTGTGTTGCTGTCGCCGTCGCGTTCGTGAATTGCATTTTGCTCTGGATCTACCTCTATATCTAGTTCTAAATGTAGATAATCTGTTTCTCCGTTGTCGTCTTTGTGAATGGCGGCGTGCCCCACCTCTATTCCGATTCCGTGTAAGCCTTTTGCTTATTACTTTAGCGAGTGCAACGTTTGAAAATTTTGATATGTGACTACCAGAGGAGTTTGATTTTACTGGTTGTATGACTCGCATATCTTCTTGTTCTTCTTTCTCTCTCTTTCTGGTTAATTCTTCTGCGACATCTGTTATTTCTTCTGCTATATCTGAATACTCTTGTGTGGTTGGTTGAGTTTCAGGTGGGTCTTCTTGTTTCATTTCCTGTTCTTCCATTTCTTCTTCTTCCATTTCTTGTGTTATCTGAATTGGGTTACGCAGTGAATCAGAAACACCTGTTTCAAACTCAAACAAAGTTTCTGGAGATATACATTTTTGTTTTTCAAGTGTCCCACAAGAACCATCTATTACATTAAGTTGAGTTGTCAGATTATGTTTTATATCTAATGCTCGTTCCGGACAACATCTTTCCCTCATCAATTCTTTTATAGCATCTATTATAGAATGTGATATATTAATGATATTTGCATTTGTTGTGGGTTTAACATCTAAAGTTCCATCTGCATTGTATTGACTAAATAAATTGATGGTGATATAAGGCAAATCTTTGCGTATGTGCTTATTTTTAAATTTTATACGCAATGATACACTTGGACCATCTAGAAAAATTGCGGGTTCACTTCCACTATAAGACATTGCTTTTTCATGTATAGATGTCACATTGCCAGAAATATAGGATAAAGGATGATTCATTACATTTGCTCGTCGCTTTGTAGATGTAAATAAATATTCTCGATTATGAATCTTATCTGGATGACTTTGAATATACAAATTTATAGCACGATTTATTTCATCCTCTGTAATATTAGGACTAAGTTGATAAATGTCATGTCCTGGGGTTATAGATAAATCTTCGAATCTTTGCAATCCACCAATATTTTGATGACCTCTAACTTGATTAATAATGTTAAAAATCTCTAATGACTCGGAACCTTCTAACAATGTTTTCTGTGCAAGAGTCTCACGTGATAAATCTGTATCAACATACTTATATAAATCATTTGTATTAATTCTGCTAATTTCCACGCCACAATTAGGTTGTCCAATTGGAGCAAGAATCGTGAGGTTTGTGCTTTGCACTAACTGTTTTTTATGTAATTTATAGCCTACACATGTTTGTTGAACATTATATCTTCCATGGACTATAAAAGTAAGATACCCTTTTGGTCTATCCGTGCAATCAATGAATCTATTTGCACAAAGACACTCAATTAATTTTCCAATTGGATTTCCAGGATGTAATATAAATGCTCTAATCTCCGCATCATATTGTGCGTTAGTCTTATTATAATTGCTTCTTATATCAGAACAACCCGGGCGTGTTTCAATACGATTTAAAAAATTCTTAATTAAAACACCTCGTACACATATTTTAAATGGATTCCGTTTTGGGTCAACGAGATGCATTGCACTAACAGGAGATTGGCCTGATTCTTTTCCTTCCATGATATACATAAGTGATATTATTTATAGACGCAAAAATCTAATAATCCATGTGGTTACTCCAAACAGAGTTCCTCCCCAAAAAGTGTCAATCACCGACAAATAGAGAGACCATTTAGAAAAGGTTGCTAAATTCGTAAAATCATATACAGCATAAATAACCAGGCCAAATAAAAAGGCATCTTTTGGATTCATGTATTTTCTTAAAACGAAATAATTCAGTCCAAATAGCAGAAACACATATGTGATTGCGACTGCGATAAAATTCGGTTTCATAACAGAACCTTGAATCGCGGCAATTTGCTTTCCAAACGCGGATTTTATTAAATTTATATATAACCCGTCCAAAACTACGAAAATGATTGAGGCGACTAAATATTTAATCATATATTTAGGATTACATATTTATTTTTTATTTGACTATTATATAATGTCTCAAGTGTCAGGAATTAATCAATTTGGTGCAAACAGCACAGGTCTTCCATTAAATCTTACCATTCCAGGCGTGACGAGTCCTATTTTGCTCGGAAATCAACCTGTTCAAGGCGGTGGCATAAGAGGTTTTATGCCTCATACAATTCTAGATGTCGACAAAGACTATGATGAATATGAAAATATTCGTTTCACATTAAAACAGGCATGGAACACGTCGTATCCTCAACAACTTCGTGCGAGTAAATTAAAACTAGCACAAACACCATTTCGTGCCGTAAATAACGCAGGCGATTTGCTTTCTCGTCAATATTATTCATGCGGTGGTCCGACCCAGACTTTTCAAAACAGACCTGGTCTCTTTGGTCTAAAAGGTCACATGGGAGCAATTCATAGCAAATGCGATGGCACAAATGTGCCACCTGCTAGTTGCAACACCAAATATGTGTACGACAGTTCTAATTATACTACTTTTTTAAAACAACAGGCGATACAACGCAATTACAACGATTTATCGTATGGCGGAGACCAATCAAACGCATCACAAGTAGCATTGAAAGCTATTCGCAGGTTTTAAACCGGGTTAAGCTATCTCCGTCTTTTACTTTTGCGTCCTTTTGTTCGCCGTGTTCTTCGTCTAGTCTTTCGCTGCGGTCTGCGTCTAGTCCTTCGTCTAGTCCTTCGCAGTGGTCGTCGCCGAGTCCTTCGCCGTCTCCGTCCGGGTTGCAGTCTCATTCTTACGCCTTTTCCCGTGTCGTCTGGAGAAACATAAATTCGTAGATTTTGGTCTGGATCAGTTATAATTGACAAAAGGGTAGGACACGTCATGCATTCGCCTTTATGTGTTCCCCCTAAAAATGGATTGTACGTTTTCTGGTGAGGATCATCAATTTCTAGCGTAGTGCATATTTTTACAATATCATTAATGGCGATATCCGGAGGGAAATTTAATACATTGGTTTTCTCTGGGGAATATAATGCATCAAATGCATCAAGCATGCCTGTCAACAACCCTTCCCCTGAAGGTGAATAATATTTAGGTGCATAATTAATCCGCGTTTCACTGCAACCACGCACTACAGTTAAATGGCTGATTCTTGCAAATGAACGTTTGATTAATTGATCACCAGTGTTTTTCACTAGTTCTCTCAATTCAGGCATAGAATAACTAGGCTTTTGTTCTATATAACTTTCATAAAACTGTATAATTTTAAGTTTGCGCATATCCTGATTGTCGGAATCATTTTCATAATCAGTGCGAGTGGTAGAAACCCTTGGGCTTGTTGTCGCGACCATTAAACTAGGCGGTGGTCGAATAGGTGGGGTTGAGTGTGTTAATTTTAAATTAGAGAACATAAGACTTGTTCCATTTTTGACTGCTACGGTCATTGGTATAACACACATGTCAGTCATTTTTTCTCCATATCTCTCTGCAACATATGTGCCTATTACATGTTTTTCAGAACTTAAAATATATCTCAATGAAACATATTTTGCAATTGGTATATCTGTAAGATCCCTTTCTCCAAGCTGGGTTGATCTAAAATCACTCGCGGACAGCGTGTCTGTGTGCCATCCACATAATGGCGACTCGTGATATCTATCAAAAAAGAAATCAATTTGTATGTAATATTCAAAGTCGCCAGAAATTGTTTCACTTTTAGATTTTCTAATTAAAAAATATTCATACAAGGAAGAATGTATTTGAATATCTATTGCCTCTCTAAACTCCTTAACATATGTATCTTCATCTGCGGTATCCCCATATAAGGTTATAAATTCTTTAGGTGTAAGCATTCGATCTTTCATTCTTTTAATAAAATTTAATGGTTTAGCCAAGTGATACACATATATATTATCATATTGTAAGCTATATCTTATTTTAAAAAACCCTATTTGTGAAAGATCGGGAGGCTCTGTTCTGCTAAATTTACCATCTATTAATTTTCGCAATTCTTCTCTAATCCTTACAAATGAATCATACGAAACATTCTCATCATATTTAAAACGAGAGAAAATCAGGTCTCCAGTATCATTGTATTCTTCATCTTCTTGGTTTACATGTGAAATGCACACATTTTTCATTCTTTCGTCAGAATCTCCTTTTAATTCTGGTCTTTCTTCTTTTAATTCTGGTCTTTCTTCTTTTAATTCTGCACGCATTGGTTCGGCTTGCGGTGATATTGGTAGTTTAAGTTGTTGCATTAAATCCGAGCCCGAGCCTGGATCAGCAACTGATTCCCCAGGTGATAGTTTAAGTTGTTGCATTGGATCCGAGCCCGAGCCTGGATCAACAACTGATTCCCCAGGTGATAGTTTATATTCTTCCATTAAATCCGAGCCCGAGCCTGGATCAGCAACTGATTCCCCAGGTGATAGTTTAAGTTGTTGCATTGGATCCGAGCCCGAGCCTGGATCAGCAACTGATTCCCCAGGTGATAGTTTATATTCTTCCATTAAATCCGAGCCCGAAGCATATTTTTGTCCCGATGATGCATCAAGTTCAGTTCGTTTGAGAATAATATCTCCATTTTTATTTTTCAGAATTCCTTTTTCAGTAGGAGCATCATGGACCCATTCTCCCACATAAACATCACCATTACTATATGTCATGGTTCCTATTCCATGCATTTCATCATTCTGAAATTCTCCATTATAAACATCCTTAACATCCTTACCATAATTTTTACCAAAAGAATATGTCATTGTTCCTGTTCCATGCTTTAGGTCCTCCTCCCATTCACCGTCATAAACAGACTTATCTGCATATTTCATTGTTCCTTGTCCATGTGGTTCACCATTCAACAACTGTCCTAAATAAACATCACCATTAGGATATACTTTTTGTTCCATATTATATATATATATATATATAATAATCATTGGAAGATAGGGTGATTAACCGGTTTACCCTCATCCCAAAACCCATCATATGGATCAGCCCCCTTCATTATTATTCTTTTCATCATTTGGGCTGAAACCAATATCAATGACACGACTCATATATAATTGCTATATTAAATAATGAAGAAATCGTTTTCCTAAAAATAAATCCAATAGTAATATATGAGCGGGTGGTTTACTTTTTTCAATCTCTTCAAAACTTGTGGAAACAATGAAGAAGGATGTTATGGTAAAAAAAAAAGACCATTACGAACAATTACTATTTTTATAAACACGCATGGAATAGAATACATTGAGTCTATTTATAAATTATCAAGTAAAATTAAAAATTCGCACACATTAATTCATCCTAGCGGCAAAAAAGGATTGCCGTTGTTTACGGATGAGTTGGGATTGAATCCTAGTAAATTCGAAGAATATTTTACAATAATTCCATATTTAAGAAATGTATACAAAATAAATAAAAAAAATCCGGTTGTCTTGGGCAATAAAGAATTGTCAAAACAATTTAATGAATCAATGCATACGCCTTCGCAAGAATTTAAAATAAATAATGTGCGGAAATTTTATTTTAATCCAAATACACTAAGCAAAAAGCAACTAAAAATGAATGAATATCTTAACACAATTAAAAACACAACTAAAAACTCAAAAAAAATTAGTGCTAGTTCTGGTTCTGATTCTGATTCTGATTCGGGAAAAGTTAAAAAAAAATCACCCGTGATTTCACAATTGCCTTCTGCAACAGAAGAAGATAAAGAAATGGACAGACTAGAAGAAGAAAAACATAAATTCGTGCATGAATCCGAAAACAATAACTTGAGACAATTATCATATGACAAAAAATATGTGCTTCTAGATGATAGGATAAGTAATTTTATGGGAATATATGTCATTGCTGTAAATAATGTTCCAATTCGCAGTGAATACAATTTTCTAAACACTTTAGAGAATTGGAAAGGCGATGTTACTTTTGATAAAAAAAGTGATATATGGGACCTACTCCAAATGTATCAAAAAACGAATTTAATGATTGAAAACGTATATAGACAATTTTACGAATATTGTCATGCATATTCTCCGAAAAAAATAAGTAATATGCCTGATGCACTTTCTGATGACATTTTTAGTAAAACTAAGGAACCTCCAAAATACAACAATGTTTTATTATCATCCATAGTTGAGACATTTCTTTCAATTGGATTTGAACATGTTAATATTATTGATGCAACTTGCAGAGAAATACATGATGCCAGAGAACCTGAAAGAGTGAATTTTATTACAAGACAGAATTCCGATGAAGAAGTCACGGAATATGAAGATTGGAAAAAAGATGCCAATGTCATGGGAACTGGGGCTAGACAAAATCGCACACGAAACCATCGGAATATGAGAGAACGACTAAGAAATAAAAAGAGAAGGAGTAAGAGAAAATAAAACGAATATATATATAATGTCGCATCAGTATTCAGATATCATCGTCACACCCGTTTACGGTCCATTAAACACGGCAAACACACCGAATCAACTTCCATACCAAAATTTAGGAACACAAACGTGCAATCCCGCAAATGTTCAACAGTTTTATCCATCACAAGAACCGGTGTATTCAGAAAATTTCATCAATTCTCGTCAGCAATATATTCGGACAGAAGCCGTTTCTAGAAAAGTTCAAGAACAACAGACGGCTTTAGCAAAAAAATCGCCTTCTCAAATGTTTTATTGTTATTCTTCTCAAACACGTCGTCCAGTTTCAAGTCATGTGAATTATATAGGACCACAAGATTCTTCTCTCTATCTGAATCGCAAAAAAGCGATTGCTGTAGGACAATCTTCGTTCAAAGTCGGATTGCCGCAAAACGCACCATATACTACGAAAAATTATTATCCGAGTGGAACTGCGATTAGTTTGCAACGTGCTCGTTCAGGCGGTTCTACTGCTCCAAAAAAGAAGGGTTCTATCTTTAATACTAGTTTAAAAAATGCACAAGTGTGTTCATATGGGGCATTGCCAAGACAGACATATTAATATAGATTTTATTTCTTTTTATATAATATAATGGTTAATAGAAGAACAAGACATCGTCGTGGACGCATGAGAGGGGGAGTTTGGCCTTTTTCTTCCAATGAAGATAATAAAACTTCTAGTATTTTCGGTTCTCCTGCTCAACCTGCTCAACCTGCTTCTGATTATGCAACAGGTGCTTTTAATAATGTTAGTTCAGGGTTTAATTATGCAACAGGTGCTTTGAGTTCAGGGTTAGATAAATTAAAACAACTCACATACGGTTCAGAAACAGATTCAACAAAAGGAGGAAGATGCCGTAGGCAAAGACACTTCTATGGTGGAAATGGAAACGGGGTTGACGTCGGTCTAGGTTCTGGAAACATTACACCAAGCATGTATAAATATGGTTCTGATGCAGCAGAAGTCAATGATATTCAAATGGCACAACCCAACACCTTGGTAGGCGGTCGCAGAAGAAGAAGAAGAAGAAGAAGAAGTTCAAGGTCTAGAGGTAGAAGTGTACGTAGAAGTAGAAGAAGAAGTAGTAGGCGTAATTAAAACAAAATGTTTCCATTTAGATAATATATGTCAAATTTAAGAAAAACAATTCAAATAAACCCGAATTTATTCAAAGTCGGAGGAAAAAGTCGTAAAAACAAAGGAGAGAAAGGCAAAGGACCGAGTGTAAAACCTATTATCTCTCCGAATTTGTTGAAAAATAAATTGCTAAAAAGAATTAAAGACCATAAACAACAGTCTCAAGAAAAACAAGAAACAGAATATACAGATGAATTCAATGATTCACTTGAATATTTAAAATCTCTTACTCTCCAAAAAAAAACAGATGACTTTAAAAAGAAGACAATTCGTAATAAACTTCATTTAAAAACATCACCATCCATGTTAATTGCACCAGCACCAACACCAACAAATCAACCGAACATTCAATTGGACCTGCCCGAAGAATTAAAAGATTTAGTTCTTTTTATACCTGAACCTCAACCTCAATCAACTCTTGTGCCTATGACTTCGCTTGCCTCATCCGTGGCCTTACCCGTTGCCTTGTCCACGCCTGCCTTTGAACCCTATAAATTAGACAAAGAAGTGCCATATGGTTGTTTAAAAAATGGATTTAAAAAAACATATCGTAATTACAAGCCGGCGACATCTGTAGAACCGACCTTGAGAGAATTAAAATTAAAACAATTGAGAGAACAAATCAAAGAAAATGCATCCACCTCTATACCAATATCCATGCCCATTCAGCAGCCTATACCCATTCAGCAACCCAACCAACTAAATGAATTCAATGCGCATCAGCCTCCAATGCAAGAACAACATATGAAACAAGAAGCCATCAAACAAAGAATTAAAAAAACAACAATTAGAAAACACCGATTAGGAAAATCAAAAACGCATCGTGTGGTTGGTATTTTAATAAAAGACAACAATACGCGTAGACAAATATTAACTGCACAAAAAGAGTTGAAAAAAACACAGATGAATGTTATTAAAAAATATTTGAATGACAAAAACATGATCAAGTGTGGAAGCAATGCTCCGAATGATGTTCTCCGAAAAATGTATGAAATGTTAATGTTATCAGGAGAAATTCAAAACAACAATCAAGACATTATGCTTCACAATTTTTTGAAAGCAAGCGAGTAAATCTTCGGTCGATGTCAAATGTCGAGTAAATCTTCGGTCGATGTCAAATGTCGAGTAAATCTTCGCCGAATAATATATGGAAACGATTCATGCAAATAATAAATTATCAGAGCATGCTTCTTCTTTTTTCAATCGTTTAAGAGATTATTTAGAGACACCCGTGTATTTTTATGGCAGCATTTTACGAACAGATTATATACATGGAAAAAGCGACATTGATGTTGATATTTTTACTGAAAATGAAGCAAGCACGATTTCACAATTATCCGCATTTTTGCATATTCCAAAAAAAAAGTTCAAAAAGATTATTACAACAGTGTCTAATCCATCTGACTCAAACATTGAATCAAACCTAATCTATGGACACAAAGTTGCTTATTATGACGAAGATAATTCATTAAAAGTGGAAATTGCAATTTATAATGAAAAATACAAGAGAGAAATATTGGCCAGACATTTATCCAAAAGTGTTTTGCCGACACATGCTTCGTTTATATTGTGGATATTAAAGATACTATTTTATCATTTGCAAATCCTTTCATTAGACACGTATCGTTTTTTAAAACACAAGACGCTTTCTCTCTTGATTGGTATTCCAGAAACGGATTTTGTAAAGATATAATAAAAATTGAAATGAATAATAAACAAATAAGTATTTATAATTAAAGATGAATGAAATTGATTTCGAATTTGGTGAATATTTTGAATTGTTAGATTCTACTATTAAAGATATTTTATTGCGTCCTGCAAATGATATATTAACATACGATATTTTAGACACAGAAAAATCAAAAACAAATAAATTATTGGCATTAAAAGAAAAACAACGACAAATGAAAGTTGGCGAAATTTGGCAAGCAGTATTGGGAAGTTATAATGGTTTTAGTAATCTAAAAATAGGACACGAAACCGGGTTGGATATTTTATCTCATACTAAAAAAATTGCAATTGAACTTAAAAATAGAACTAATACTGATAATGCATCATCCAAAAAAGCGAATCTTGATAAATTGGCAAATTTCAAAAAAAATAATCCAGAATATGTTTGCATTTACGCAAACATTAATGATAATACTGAAAACAAAACATTAAATGGACGTATAAAAAAAATAGTACACGATGGTGTTGAATTAGAACATCAAATTGGATATGAATTTCTTAAATTTATATTAGGAGATGATACAGATGCAATAATAGAGTTTACCAAAAACACAATCGATAAATATACATAAATTACAATAGTTTTAGTAATGATTCACCCATGTGTTTTGCTAATTCAACTGGAACCGCATTTCCAATTTGTTTATATTGAGAATTTAAACTGCCAATAAATTCATAATCATCATCAAACGTTTGAATTCTTGCATATTCTCGCATTGTTAATGGTCGTTCTTCTAATGGGTGGCATCTTTCTGTTTGTTTTTGTGATGGTGTGCATAATAAGGTTAATGATGGTTTTTCCATAGATAAACGATATAATATTCCTCGTTTTCCTCCACCTGAATTATAACTATTTCCTAAATATTCTTTTTGTAAATTCTCGGGCAAATTAACCCAACAACCGCCTTGAGGTATCATTTCAAATAATTTTATTTTGCTTTCATTGTATTTTGCCCCATTTGAAAACGGAACATTATATAAAACATCTTTTAACAATTTTTTTGATAAACTTTCATTTGGAAATTCAAATGAATGAGTTATACTTTTTAACACACCAATAATAAATACTCTTTCTCTTTTTTGCGGAACATCATATTTAGAAGCATCTAAACATTTATAACTAATATTATACAGGTTATTTTTATTTAAGGTATCTATTATTTTTTCTATAGTTTTTCCGTTATCATGTGTTAACAACCCTTTAACATTTTCTATCATAAATATTTTTGGTTTTACCAAATTTAAAATTTCAACAAATTTCAACATTAAATCACCTCTTGGGTCATCGAGACCTTTTCTTAATCCTGCTTGTGAAAATGATTGACAAGGGACTCCTCCAGTTAATAAATCTACTTTATTAACATATTGTGAATAATCTATTTTATCCATAGACCCACACACAACATTTGCCTCTGGATGGTTATGTTTTAATGTTTTGCAACAATCGCTATTATTATCATTTAATAAAATAGGTGTAAATCCTGCTTTAATTAATCCTGCACTTAATCCACCTCCTCCAGCACACACTTCAATAAAGCTATATGTAGCAGTGTTATTTTTATAGTCATTTGAAATTACATTTTGAGATTGGCTTTGAGGTTGGCTTTGAGGTTGGCATATATTACTTGATTCTGCTTGTGCTTCTGCTTGTGCTTCTGCTTCTGCTTCTGCTTTTATTTTTTGTTTTGAATTAATAAGTTCAATTAATTGTGATTTATTTTTTGAACTACACCTTGTAATTCCAAGTTCTTTGCATTTCTCTAACAATTCTAATTTACTCATTTTTGAAGTATTCATGTAATGTGCAATGTTGCAGTTGTCATTATTTGAAATCATTTTTTTTTTTAATTCAATTAAATTTTTATCTACATCTTTATCTATTAACGCATTAATATTGTCTGTTTGTATTTTACAACTATATTTACTCATTTGATTATACAGTATATTTTATTTTTATATTATTTAACTAAAATATGGTTTCCTACATAATATCTATGACGCTCTGTTTGAAATGCAAAAAGTGTAAAACTAAAATGTCTTTTACATGGCAATGATTTAGAGGATTTCGACAAAGATGATACATAATTTGTTCAAGAGGGTTTAAAAAGATTCCAATAAATAATATATCCGTAAGGTCAAGTCATATTTAATAACATCTAATATATTATTACATATGGCACTGGTGAAAGAATATTTTGAATTGACGCAACAATATCTCGCCAAGTATGGAGAGAATACTATTTTATTAATGCAAGTTGGGTCCTTCTTTGAAGTCTATGCACTCTTGGACAAGTCGACTGGTGCAATTAGCGGCAGTAAAATAGAGGATTTTTCCAGAATATGTGATTTGAACATTGCCGAGAAAAATTCAATGATTGGACATGAATATGTCTTGATGGCGGGATTCAAAGATATTGGAATTGATAAATACCTGAAAAAAATACAAGAGGCAGGCTACACTGGTGTCGTTTATACACAAGAAGAATCCGACATTGCAGGCAAATTTATACGCAAATGTGCATGTGTTTGCTCTCCAGGCACCTTTTTCAACAATGACACTGCTGTATTGACAAACAATACAATTTGTATTTGGATTGAATTGGTAGGTGCATCCACCTCCATCTTTAAAAAAGAAGCAACAATTATTGTCGGCATTTCAAACATTGATATTTATACTGGAAAAACGACCGTGTTTGAATTCTCTAAAAAATACTTGAACAATCCGACAACATATGATGAATTGGAACGATTTATATCTATTTATAATCCAAGTGAGGCTATTATTATTACGAATATAACGAGAGAAAAAGAGATTGACGATATTATTAATTATGCAAACATTCGATGTGAACTCATACATCGCGTTCACACTGCAACGAATGATTGTGTAAAAGATTCCACCACAAAGGCGAAAAATTGTGAAAAGCAGACATATCAACATGAAATATTGAATATGTTTTATGGTGCTGCTGCGATTGATGTTTCTCTCTTTAATGAACATAATATAGCCACCCAATCATTCTGTTTTTTGCTGGATTTCATGCATCAACATAGTCCTCATTTGGTAAACAAAATTCACCCACCCGTCTTTGAAAATTGCTCCAAGCGTCTCGTCCTAGCGAATCATTCTTTGAAACAGTTGAATATTATTGATGATGAGAATTATAACGGCAAACATTCATCCGTTTTGAAAATGCTGAATTTGTCTTTAACTCCTATGGGGAAACGACAATTCGCATATAATTTCTTGCATCCCACGACAGATGTCGCATTTTTACAGAAAGAATATGATATTACTGAATATCTTCTTACACGAGAAAAAGAAGGAGAATCTCAAATAAAACCCAAATTGGGTGGAATTCGCGACCTTGCAAAGTGGGAACGACAAATAGTAATGAAGAAAATCTCTCCAAAATCATTTGTGGCATTGTATAAAAATATTGAAACAATTCGCGACATGCATGAAATCGTGCGTCGCGACAGAACCATCATGGAATATTTGAATCATTCGGAACTCAACACAGAGTCAATTCTCACGTTTATTCAGTCTCACTTGAATCTTGATGTGGCAAAAGACTTAGAACAGATACAAGGATTTGATACGAATTTCATAAATAAAAACGTCAATCCAAAATTGGACGAAGCACAAGAACTCTTGTTGGAATCCATGGATAAATTAATAAGCATTCAATCTTTTTTGAATACAATGATTGAACGCGGTGAGAAAAAAGCGGCAACAACAAGCGAATATGTCAAACTCCACGAGACAGACAAGAACAATATTTCTCTTATTTCCACGAATATAAGAAGTAAAAAATTAGAAGAATTGCTTCCTGCCCGTAGTGAAAAGGTTGAGAATCTGACATATATTTCTTCCTACAATGGAGAGACCAAGACATTTTCTTTTACCTTTGGCAAAAAAAGCATGCGGTTTGAAACCCAAACAGGGACAAATAAATCTATCAGCAACAATGAAATCACTGAATTATGTCGGAATATACATCTTGGAAAAGTGGTCTTGAAAGAAATCATTACAAGCGTGTATCAATCCTTTCTTTCTCGGTTTGAATCATTTCAAGACCAATTGGAGAAAATCATTGAATTCGTCACTTTGATAGACATGATTTACACAAAAGCAGCCATTGCGAAAAAGTATGGTTATTGCAAGCCTTTATTAGTCAATTCTTCCGACAAAAAATCGTTTGTTTCGGCACGTGATTTACGCCATTGTTTGATAGAACAGTTGCAGCAATCTGAAATATATATTGCGAATGATATTGTCTTGGGTAAAGCCGGAGTTGGAGTTGGAGGCGAAAGAGACATTGATGGCATTTTATTATATGGGACAAACGCTGTAGGGAAGACCAGTTTCATTCGTGCTCTAGGCATTGCAATAATCATGGCTCAAGCAGGACTCTACGTTCCGTGTTCTCAATTCATCTTCAAACCATACAAATACATCTTCACACGAATTATAGGCAATGATAATATTTTCAAAGGTCTCTCCACATTTGCGGTTGAAATGAGCGAATTAAGAACCATTTTAAATTACGCGGACGAAAACAGTCTCATTCTAGGCGACGAATTGTGCTCTGGAACTGAAAACACTTCGGCAGTGAGTATTTTTGTCGCAGGAATACAAAAAATGGTGCAAATGCGGAGCAGTTTTATTTTTGCCACACATTTACACGAAATCATTGGTTATGATGAAATTACCGAATTGAAAACAGTGGCATTAAAACACATGACTGTAGTATATAATAGAGAGAAAGATTGCCTGGAATATGACCGCAAATTACGCGATGGACCAGGCAACAGCATGTATGGTTTGGAAGTGTGTAAATCGCTGAATTTGCCCACGGATTTTTTGGCATCTGCATATGCCATTCGCGAAAAATACGCCAGCACCAATGCCGCTGCAGAAATACATGGAAGAAGCATTCTTTCTCTCAAAACAAGTCATTTCAATTCACAAAAAATAATGGGACTATGTGAAAAATGCGGCAAACTCATGGGAAAAGAAGTGCATCATTTAGAACCTCAACGAAAGGCAAACGAAGATGGCATCATTGTCAAAGACGGCGTGCCTTTTCATAAAAACATTGCGGCGAATTTAATGACTGTGTGCGAAAAATGTCACGACGAATTTCATAAGATTCATGTTGTCAAGAAACCAAAGAGACAATCACCTACACCGAGGCGAAAAAAGACGACGGCCTAACCACGTGGATGCCGATGCCGATTCCGAGTGCGTTTCTTATTCTGACTTGTAGTTCCACGTCTCTTCTTTGACTTGCGTTTAGGTCCAGATGCAGTATTGTCTTTCGCCACCACCGCGGCCGCAGGCTTACGCCTAGTTTTGTCGCCTTTCAAATGTATTTCTTTCGCTTTTTGTTTTTTCGTCTTTTTCTTACCCGTGTCCAAATCATCCACTTTCAACGCCTTTATTTCAGAAATAACACTTTCACTATCACGAACACGTGGTTTGTCAACCACACGAAGTTTCACCTTTTTCGCAGGAATTCGCGGCACTTCGTCTTCTATTACAATTGGGTCATCAATGTAACGAAATCGCCGTTTCACTGGTGCAACTTCCATGCCAGGAACTTTTTTTGTATAATTCGTAGTAGCATTTTTAGAAAACTTTTTCAAAAAATCCTCCACAGTTGCCATCGGCGGCTCTCGCAATTCTTCAACGCGTTCTTCATTTACTAGTTTGTCCATTGAAATAAAAATATCACTTGACTCATCGCAAATCAATTTATAACTAGGCACATTTTCATTACGCAAACCAGGAAGAACTATAAAAACGAATCGCTGTGCTTGAGCACCACCATATGCATTAAAAGAGTGTTTGTTGTATTCCGTTTCCAATAAAAACTTGCTTGATATGAAAAAACTTGGAATCTTGTATCTTTCAATTAATAGCCACAAATCCAGCGTTGTAAAAAAATAACTGTCTGTATAAATAAAATTAATAAAAGTAATAGTCTCCTTTTTCACTTGGTCACACAAGGTCTTTTTCCCTTGAATCGTCAAAATATCCAGGATTTTATTCCTATAAGTCGGCAAATATTTAGTGTATTCTTCATACAATTGCGTCTTCATTTGATTTTCAGTCAACAAGACACCGCTGGATTTATTTATCAAATCAATCATAAAAAACAAACTACAATAATTCGTTTTGCCATATTCAACTTCGCCATAAGAACCCGGAAAACATTTTCTCCAATAAATAGACCGCACTTTATCGCGGACAACCACGGCACATTCGTCCTCTTTTTCATTAATGGCGTCATTTAAATCAATCTTATTGTCGTATTTGGGTGCATTAAACGGCGTCACTGTATCATAAGAATTATATTTCGTAAATTTATTTTTCATTGCAGGCGTCATTCCCTCAAAATATTCCTGTGTAATCAATGATTGCAACAATAATAATTCAGTTTCATGCAAATTATATCCAACATTGTCAAAAGACAAATATGCTTGTGGTTGAAAGATGAATGATTTGATTCTATTATAACGAATCAACTCATCTGCAAATTTAGTGTAATAAATCTCTTCATTATTCTTTTGAGTCAATAGATTTTTTTCAGGCAATATGAGAGAACATTCATTGTTCTCTCCCAGTTCACATATTTTACTTGATGAATTGCATTTTGAATTAACACAGACAGAAACCTCGTCGACGTCTATTAATTTATAGAAATTGTCATCTCCACTAAATTGCACTTTTGCACCAACCAATTCTTTAATGAATCTATGCACAATCGCCATTTTATGAGAATAAACCATGTATTTTTTCGCCAATTCTGCTTCAATCTTCTCTCGCATTTTTAAATTCTCATAATCATTTAATAAGATTCGGATGGTGTTTCTGAAAACATTGTAAAACTGCGTCTCTAATTTTATTCTTTTAATGTATTCAACGCGTTCCGCGTCGACTTTGTTGCTTGTCGTAATCACCGAATCCGCAGTTAATTTGTCTATTTTTCTCTCATTGGGATTGTCAATTAAATAACCTGTATTGTCTAATCTGGGAATGTCGTCAGTCACTTCTGACAATGGATATGGCTCTGACAATTGAATGAATTGGTCCGTTTCCGTTAAAATACCAATTACATGCTCGTCTTCAATTATATTAAAGGCCGGTTCACATGGAATTAAATGATTCTTGCCAACTACTTGTTTCAAAAAAGAAATCGTGTCTGGATAATTATTCCATAAATTGTCCTCTGTCATATAAGAATGTTCATATGTATCATTGATACTTGATGGATAACAAGGAATAAATCCGTGTTTATTATTCTTTTCGGCAATTACACCTATTACTTTTAAATCATAATTTACAATTTGGGTATTTATCTCGTACTTTTTTTTGTGAAGCAAATCTATTAAATTCGTTAATAATAATGGTGATTTCATAGTGTATACTTTCGGAGAGACAATGGACATGGGTGCACACATGGATTTAATACGCGGTTTAATAATCTTTGTAAAAACGGCCATCATTGTTTTGGATATTTGGGGGTCGTATTCACTAAACGTCTTGCTGATTTCTCTCTTTTTACCAGTATCCTTGTAAGAATAAATAGGCTCAAAATAATTGCCTTGTTGCAACAACAAGAGATTCGGCTTTCTGGCATCGTATACTTTGCCAGAATAATGATTTGTTGGACAAATCAAATCTATATTGTTGGTTGTATCATTGTTTACGATTTCAAATATAATTAAATTGATGCCTGACTGAAATAAATTCTTATTAGGCGATGAAACAATATCCCACAAATAAGAATAATTAATGATTGCCTCGTCATCTTGTAAAAAACGAATGAAATTCTCAAATGCGGCGATGATTTGCTTGAATTTCTTCTTTTCAATGGCCAATTTATTCGGGTATTTTGAAACATCCACTTTAGAATTCTCTTTATAAAATGTCGTAATTAAATTGCCGTTTTGATATTTAACGAAATTGTCAATTGTCAATGTTTTTATAATAATATTTTTCATTTCTTTTATGGTTGGAATGCGATACATTTCTCCGTTTTCATTTTTTCGTGCAAAAAAGATGGCGTCTGCAATGCATGCAACAAACGATTGGGTTTCGCTGATTTCCACTCCATGTCTCAACAAACACGGATGATGTTGTTTTATACTTGAATTTATTTTACTGACTTGACAATCCATGTTTACCTCGTGCAATAATTTTTGCATTTGAAGCGGCAAATAACCCAATCGTCCAGGTCTTAACGGCACCTTTTCTGGACCTTTAATGTATTCATCAATTTCTATTTTTGCATTCGGCTTTAAATTGCTTTCTGGTTCTTCTTTTTTCTCTTCTGCACCTTGTTGTTCTTCTGCAGAACATGCCCTGCGATGATTTAATTGTTCTTCTGTATTCCATGTTTTAAAACAGCACGGCAAACATTTACCTGTTGGGTGTTTGTCTACTTGAAATCCGGGATATCTTTTCTCGTTTTGTTTATAAAATTCATATGTATAATATCCTTTTTTCACAGTGTTCTCACCTTTCGGTATAACTTTGCCACAAACTTCGTTCTTTACATCTTCTTCGCTAATATAACTGTTGGTTTTTAAACACCAATATCTCGGACAAATATAATAATATGGATTCTTTTTGTCAGAACCGTATTTGACAACATCTTCTTCTTTTAATGCGTCTGGATATTCTCTCTGTATTTTATCCTTTTCATCTTTTGTTAAAATGACTGGCTGTCTTTTTACACTTGAAGGACAGACTCGAGAATATCTATCATAATTTCCTTGTTTTTTAATGAGAATTAAAGATGGTTCGCGTTTTTGTATTCTATCTTGGAAAAAATATGGATTGTTTAATTTCATGCCATCAATGTCCTTTAATTCTTCTATCGGTTTTCGTTTTGTTTGAAATTTGCTTCGTTTTATTAGAGGAGTGTTTTTTTGTTCTTCTTCTTCTGTGGCGTCTATTGGTGCCTCGGCTTCTGCTTCTGATTCTATTTCCGATTCCGCTTCCGATTCAATGGCGTCTATTGGTGCATCGGGTGCCTCGGCTTCTGCTTCTATTTCCGATTCCGCTTCCGATTCAATGGCATCTATTGGGGCATCTTCTGCTTCTGATTCCATGTCTAATTCTGGAGCATTTTTTGGTATAAATGAAATAGAAGATTCTAATGATGGTGGCTCTTTTTCTTTTTCTTTTTCTTTTTCTTCTTTTTCTTTTTCTTCTTTTTCTTTTTCTTGCAATTCAGGAGAGTCTTTTTCTTCTAATTCGGGAGGAGATGGGGATGATATATTTTCAGAAATAGGTGATAAAGAATCGTCCTCTGCATTTTCAACAATCGGAGAAACAATCGGAGAAGTAACTGAAGACACTGGCACTGATTCTAAGTCCTCATCCAAGGGTGATGGAGATGCAATCTCGTCATCCAAGGGTGATGGAGATACAGAAGATGCAGCCTTTTCAGAAATAAGAGAGACACTGTTATCGGACTCTTTTTCAATGGAAGAGGTAGGAGACTCTGCTCCACCAGCATAATCTTCATTGTATTTTTCATCATAATCCATATCAAATGCACCATTTGTATTTACAACCGCATCCAATTCAGCATTCTCCAAATCCGCCAAATCATCGTCCTCCTCCGCCGCCAAATCAGAATCAAGCACAAGAGGTTCCATCCCATTGTCATCATTAAACACCGGGTCTATGGCCGCTTTATCTACAATCCTAGAACACAATGCATCTATTTCAGAAATAGGAACCATTGAACTACTCTTATCTTGAGTCATTCGTATGAAAGAATCAATATAAATCGGAATAATCGACAAATATGCAATATGATTAATGTTAAACATATTCATTGTAACAATTCTAGTAAGCGGATTCACATCCAAGACAGTTTTAAATCCAGAGTTCTCTCTATTTTTCATATTGTGACCAACATCTATTTCACTGATAATTTGACGATACATGGCAACCGCATCCTCCTCGGTCATCTGATAATTGTCAACAAGTGCATGCACAATTTCATCTGGAGTCCTTTTTTGCGAATTCTGTTCAATGATAAATGCCTCTTGACTATTCTTTTTGTTGAAATTGGCAACACGCTTAAATCGCAATTCATTCTGCGATTCTATGATAAATACACTTGTAATACAACCACGCAATGCATCCAAGTCCAATTTTTTTTGTGCAATTTCTATTTCTATTTGATAATTCATTTCAACAATGTCAACATGTTCATTCGCAAAAGAATCAAATACATTTATTTTATATCCACCCTCTTCCAAAAAATGTTTAATATTGTCAATCACGGGATTCGCATATTGCTTAAAAAATCCATCTATTTCTTCCAACTTCATGGTATTTACAAAGACTGCATTTATAGTAATATTGCAATTCTCATCAAATTCACAATAGACTTCGCTTGCAATATCCTTGTCTACATCTATAAATATAGAAACAGATTTCGTTTTACCAAGCAATTTGATTAATTTAAAAATAACAGCCTTTGGCAAATACGGGATTTTGCGTCCGTCCACGGAAACATTCTCAGTATACAAACGATATATATTTTCTCTGTAAATGCGTTCATCTCTCACATTAGATTTTACACTAGAATTGTATTTTATTAAAGGAGAGACATTTGTGGCATGCGTTCGTTTAAAAATAACATCCAAGGGCAATTTAATGTTATATTCCGGATGAATCGCTATTTTAATGCTTTTAATTCCATTTGTCTTGTATTTTAATTCCTTTCCCCTTTTTCTAGTTTCATGCATGTAAAAAAAGAGGTCCACACTTTTGAACAATTCCAGCGTATTTTCATTTAATATGCGGTCATTCTCTCCTATTAATTCTCTCCGTTTACTCATTAAATCGTCCAATGAATGAACCGATTTTGCAAACAAACTCGGATAATACAATTCCAAGACATAATCTTCCGTCACTTCTTCTTCCGTGGAATTCAATACATCTTCTGCCAAACACACATAAATATTATTTCCCACAATCTGGCCACTATTTAATAATAATTTCGCATTCAATGTAGAGAGAGGCTTTCTCTCAAACTCGTCGGTTCTTGAAAGACGAAATGGATTGCACACGAACGGGTATTCGTTTTCCACCAGAAATGATTTTTGACCCAATGGTTTTGCAACACGAAATGGACGACTCTCTAAATTCAATTCTAAAATATCATCATATGCATAAGACTCTTTCTCTTCTATAGAAATGGTCGCGTCTTCTATATTCAAGAAAAAGGAATTCATGTTGTTCCGAGACAATTCTATTTTTTTATCCTGGGTTAATGATTGATAAATTGCATTCGGATTCAGTGATTCTTCTTTTAAACAATACAAATAAATCTCTTCAAAAGAAATGCGCTGTTTAAATTCATTCAATATTTTCAGTTTTATTACTGAAATCGTATCGTCTGGGTGAATGCGTTGTTCTGAAAATTCCACGTCGACATTATTTGTGCGAATATATTCTAGTTCGTCTTTTTGAAATAGTTGTTGAAATTTCTTGTCTGATGGATTTTTAATAAAGAGGTCTTTTAATTTGTTTGACGAGATGGCTGGATATGACTTTCCATAAAACACATGGATTTTAGAAATGCCCTCGTTTATTAAATAGTTTATTTTATACATACAATACTATTATATAAAATAAACCATAATTATATGGAATTAGTGTTACTATATTTATTTATTTCTCTAATTATTGCATTAATTATATTATCTAGGATGAAATTTGAAGTGAAAAATTATAAATTAATGATTGTGGCAAGTGTATTGATAACATCCATGATTTTATTATCCATCGGCAATGCAATCGGGCTTGCCATCATGTCCATTATTGCAATGATACTATTCTTTTATTTTGTCTACTATTAATTCCCGATTGATTGATTGAATGAATAAGAAAGAGAGAGAAAGAGAGAGAGAAAAAGAGAGAGAAGGTTATGACAAATCAAAAAAAGGATTGTCATTAATAGTCATTCCACAATATTCTTTTGGCGATTTTTTATAATCAACCGGTTGATAAATGTTTGCTGCTTTGGCGTTTTCCAACATGAATTTAAAATTCTGCCAAAAATCCTGTTTGTGTCCAATAGATTCCGTCATAATATGAGAGAGTTCATGAATTGCCACAAATAATAGCGTGTTTGCGTCAATCAAGGTATCGCCGATTTTTGTAGTATTTAAACACAATGCAATCTTCTCTCCTTTGTTCTCACTATATGCAGTCAATTCACTTGTTGGAAGTGTTTCCTTCATTGCTTTTGGATTGAATCCAGCAACTAGGCGTTTTACGCGTTTGTCATCTGGTAAAGTATCGTGCATATATTTTACCAGTTGTTTGCATTTTTCAGTGGTTTCTGCTAATAAATTGGCGGCTTCATCTATTTTCTCTCTTTCTCTTACACAATAACGATTGCCGTCTTTTGACGCAATTACACATTTCAAATTAAATTCGTCGGATTCATAATATATTTTTAAAGAGACGAGTAAAACAAACCCGACGAAAACATAAAACATTATATTTTCATTCTTAAAGTTGAACATATATTAGTTTCTGATTATTTATTTCGCCGTCGCATAGATTTAGATTTGTTCTTTTTTTTAAGAGTATGTCTTGTTTTTCGCAGATAATATTTTTTCGTCTTGGTATTACGAGTGCGTCTGGTTCTGTGGATTCGCCTTCGACTTCGTGTAACATTTTTTTTTTCGCGTTTTATAGAGGCGGATGCGGTCATGATTCTCTTTCCTGCTTCTTGTGTTGGTCCATGACTTGTCATTTGGCATATAACATCTTCAGTTTGTTCATTTCCATCTACATCATAATCTAAAAATCCACAAGAAAAATCAAAAATAGTTACATGTCCGCGCACAATTAGTCCCTTAGTAACTTTCAAAATATGTTCCTTAGTACGTACTCCATCACGACTAAGTATTCCAGACAGAATTATTTTAAAAAAATATAATAAAAAACGCAATGAGATTGAAGTTATAGTTGTATATATTCCAATATGTATAGAACTGTGTGCATAAGATGGGTTAAAATCATGTGCACGACGACCACCGCCTGCATTATCAGCTTCAGATGATCCATTTAGAGGATATTCCTCGTCATATGCTTTTATAATTTCAATTATTTGATTGTAATATGGACCAGCAGCATACCTACGATTAGCAGGGTTATCCTTCTTACTAGGGTCTGGATCGTATGCAGGATTTGGCGTAAAGTACATATCAAACAAAAGTCTAAGCAAAGATTGCCCTGCTCCAACCCGTATTACTTGTATTTGTTCACTATTATCTGGAAAAAAAAATGTAAAACTATTTAAAAATTTTATGTCCAATGAAACCGCATTTCCTTCATCGGATGTGTCTTCGACTATATAAATCTTATTTCGTTGTTTTTTTTTATCACTTATAGGATTTGTAATTGTAACTCTAGAAGGATAATTTGGTGCTGAATTACGGTCACTTGTTGTTGTAGTGCGACGTTTTAAATCTTCTGCTGCATCCGGGTTGTCAAATAAAAGTCGTCGATAGATTGCTGCATCTGATACTGGATATGTATATAAAAATCCTCCTTGTGCCTTAATTGCACAATTAATAACTCCGTGTAACATGTCCATCATAACTTGTCCATCTATGAAGGCACCTTCTGCATTCTTGGGTCTTTCCTCTGGACATAAATGTTTATATATATTACAAACATATTCATTGTAAAACTCACATATAATATAATTCGCAAGCATTATTGACATGTTCATGTTGGCAAATATACTTTCACCTTTTGTATTCGTATACCATGTATCTATAATGACAAAACATTCTGCTATAAACCGGTCTTGTGTTTGTGTCGACCCAAAAGTCATACAAAGTGGAGCCGCAGTAAATTTTAAAACCTCAATTTCTGGTTCAAAAAATTCAAAATTGTTGGTGCTGTTTTTTGTACATATTAGAGATTGTCCATGGCAATGTATATATAATGCTATCGTTGGAACAGTGATTATATCGGGAGCAGTAGCACTGGATGCTTGAATTTGTAGTTCACGTGTTTTTAATTCACAATAATATATGTCAATTCCTTTTTTAAATGTATCAATATAGAGCAACATAAAATTTCCATCGTTAATAATTTTTAGTTGTTTTGCGATTTCCTTTTTAAAGGTGTTGGATTTTTTTTTATTTTTAATATCATAAAGGTCGTCTATATTCTTTTCAATTATTTGCATTGGAATTAATAAATTTTCCGGCAAGAGCACTGATTTTAATATTAATGGAACATTTAATTTAAGAAAATCTAGGTGAGTTTGATTAAAAACAAGATAGGCATAACCACGTTCTTTCATATACTTCATAATCTCATTGATTTTATTCAATTTTGCAAGTATAACGTCAGGTTGCTCAAATTCAGGTGATTTTTCATCCGCCATAATATAATATGTCTACATTTTTTTTGAGAATCGCTTCTTCGTTCGTCTCTTTTTCATACGTGACTTTTTCGTGATGCGACGCCTGGGTAGACGCCTGCTTTTTCCATGTCTACCTTTGCCATCATCCTTTTCTTCTACAGCGGCATCTTTTAACAACATTCCAATTTCTGCTAAAGGAGAACTTTTCTTAGAACTAGAAGCAGACTTGGAATTAGAACTAGGAGACGACCTAGGAGACGCCGAACTAGAGTCTGTCCAACCTTGTTTTCGGTTTTCAATCTCATTTTCATCTACTCCACCACATGAAAAATCAACAATGTTCAAGTTGCGAATTCCTATTTTTTCAAAAAAGAATAATAAAAATTTTAATGAAATAGAAGATATATTTTTTTGTGGATATTGCTTATAAACACTTGACATTAAGACTGGTTTAAAATCATATTCTTCAGTCATTTTCCCTTCCGGGTCAAATTCCGCAATCATTTGTTCAATCAATCGTTTATTTCGTTTTTTATATTTGTAAAAAAATTGAAGCAATGAATCCCCTCGTTTAAGTTTAATTCCGTAAGGTTGATTGTAATAAGGTGTCAAACATGTAATATCTAATGTTTGTTGTCCTTTTTCTGAGGTATATAGTTTATTTCGTTGTTTTCTAGATAAGTTGTGTCTGGCTGTATGTTTGTACATATTTGTATCACAACGTCTTGCACCTTCTGTAATTTTTTTAATAACAACATTGTATGAAATACCTGGCTCATATTTTATATAGTGTTTCTTTGGTTGAGGTCCAGAATACATCAGTGGATATATGTATTTTGTGTTTGATAAAATATCATCATAATATTCAATTGTTCTACTACCCATTCTGCACGTAAGTTCTGGATGCAGTTTACAAATGATGTATCTCATAACTTCTATTACAACTTTTGGATCATTAAATATAGAATCGGAAGGGTGTTTTCTTTTGTAATCTCTCTCTATTTCATTGATAAATATTGGAATGAAATAATCATATTTATGGGATGATACTAAATAATCGCATAATCCACATGCTGTAAATTTCGAAACATCAATAGGCGAAGTGAATGTTTCAAAGAGACGTGTGTCTTTATCCAATTTATTTTCTCCATGTGAACGCACATAAATGGAGAGTTTATCTGTGTAAATTTTTGGGACACGGTCTTCTTTTTCTTCTTCATCCATGTCTGCTGAATCCTCTGACTCTTCCTCTTCTGAAATAGAGGATGTTTGTAATTTATCTGACGAATCCGAATCCGAGGCAGATGCAGACTTAGATGATGCAGACTTAGATGATGCAGATTTAGATGATGCAGACTTAGATGATGCAGATTTAGATGATGCAGATTTAGAGGCAGATGCAGACTTAGATGAGGCAGATTTAGATGATGCAGATTTAGAGGCAGATGCAGATTTAGAGGCAGATGCAGATTTAGATGATGCAGACTTAGAGGCAGACGATTTCCTTGAAGACGATTTTTTGGAACCATTTGAACCATTTGAACCATTAGAACCATTTGAACCATTAGAACCATTTGAACCATTTGAACCATTAGAACCATTTGAACCATTTGAACCATTAGAAGCACTAGATTCAGAACTTTCATATTCTTCTAGTTTTGCTTTAACTTCTTCTATCAACTGGGTTATGTCAGTTTTTGGCAATATAATATCATTGTTTGCAACATCTGTAAATACAAAGCCTAAATCAATTCCATTTGAATTTAATGCATTCATTGCTTTTATTGCATCTTTTCTCTCCATGTTACTTAATGTTTTATATGCTTTTAATTCTCCAAGGGCATATAAAACTGCAATTAAATTGGGTTTGTCCATATAATAGAAAGATATTATTTCCAAAACAAGAGAGGGAGAACAAAATAAAATATTGTTCTAATATATAATGTCTAATTTAATTGCCGATTTTAAAAGAAATAGAATAGCGAATCTTACTAATTCATACAATAAAACCATTATTATACTACAAAACAACTATAATATTGAAATTAGAAATATTAATAGAATGCATATTCATGTTAGATTGAAACAAAACGCCATTAATAATATTCATGAAAAATACAGAAAGACAATAAACAATGTTAGGATTTTTTTTGAAAATGAAATTAAAAAGGTAATTGCTGTATCAGACCCCATTCCCGTTCAATCAAACAATAAAAAAGCATTGATTATTGGAATAAATTATTTAGGCACATCCAGTGCATTAAATGGATGTATAAATGACGCAAAATCTATAGAAACTTATTTAAAGGAACAGAATTATACCAATATTAAAATACTAACAGATGAAACTGCAATCAAACCTACTAGAGAAAATATATTGAATGAAATCAAAACTTTACTTGAAACGTCTAATGAAAATGATACATTGTTTATATACTATAGTGGACATGGCTCAAACACAGTAGACAGAAATGGCGATGAATTAGATGGCTATGATGAATTGATTGTTCCATTGGATTTTAAATATATAAAAGATGATGAATTAAAAACACTTATAAACACATACGGAAAAACAAAGACAAATGTAATCGCATTGTTTGATAGTTGCAATAGTGGAACTGCTTTAGATTTGAAATATCAAATATTAGAAAAAGTAAATTATGATGACATTACTGAAAATACAAACACCGCGGAATCCACTTGTAACGTATTCTTACTTAGTGGTTGTCGTGATAACCAATTTAGTCTTGAAACATTCATAAATAACAAAACACAAGGAGCAATGACGTGGTCTTTTTTAGAAACCGTGCGAAACAATAAACCACTAACCTGGAGAAATCTAGTTAAAAAAATGAGAGAAACATTAAAACCACAAAGTTATCAAATTCCGCAATTGTCAAGCGGAAGATTGTTTAATCCTGATTCTGATTTTGTATTATAAGATTAGACTTTTACACCTTTGGACATTTAAAACGCCGACTTTTGCGTAAAAAAATACAAAAATGTAAAATCAATTTTTATGGTCTTACTTTTTCTTCTTCTCTTTAGTTGGTGAAGAAGTGAAAGACGAAATTTGGTTTTGAAATTCTGTTGGTCTTGTTTGGTTAATTTCAAAATATTTATTGAGGAATTTGCATCTCTTGTTCTAAATACGATTTTTTTGTTTTCGCAACTCATGCAGTTAGAACAAACTAATAAACGAAATACCTTTTTATTTTCTTTATCTTTGTAATAATCTAAATCTTTATGACAATCATTACTTGTATTACATTCATTTCCTAAATTCTTGGAAAACCTCCTTTTTCTTTTTTCCCATTTATCCTTAACTAATTTTAGTTAAAATTAGTTAAAAAAAAATTGATTTAGAAAAATAATAATAATTTATATATATTATAAACAACAATGAGTAAATATACTTGTGAAAAGTGTGGTTGGGAGTTTAAACAAAAGGGACATTACACAACTCACTTAAACAAGAAAAAACCCTGTGTAAATGAATTAAAAATCAAAGAAATTGTTGATAAAGCTGTTGAAGAAAAAATTTCAAAAATTAAAAATAACATAATATTTGACATGGTGGAAGATGAAACTATTATAGAACCAGTTGAACCTGAAGATACTAAAAGTAGTAAAACTAATATTATTGAAACTAAAAATGCTAAAGCAGTCCGTGAAGAAGGTTTGGATAAATTTTATACCATACCAAGTTATTCAAAAAAATGTATTGATAAAGTATTTGAATTATATGATAAAAGCAATTTTGATTTAATTGTTGAACCCAGTGCTGGTAATGGTAGTTTCTTTAATCAGTTAGAATTTGAAAACAAAGTTGGAATAGACATATCTCCTGAAAATGAAAATATTATAAAAATGGACTTCTTTGATTACCATCCTCCAACACATAAAAATAATATATTAGTTATTGGTAATCCTCCTTTTGGAAAAGTAAGCTCAATAGCAATTAAATTCTTTAATCATTCTTCCAAATGGTCTAATGTTATTGCGTTTATTATTCCAAGAACTTTTAGACGACCAAGCATTCAAAATAAACTAAATAAAATATTCCATTTAACTTATGATGAGGATGTTTCAATTAAACCCTGTTGTTTTACTCCTCAAATGACGGTAAAATGTTGTTTTCAAATATGGGAAAAAAAAGAAGTTGAAAGACCTTTTATTAATTTACCAACAAAACACAAAGATTGGGAATTCTTATCATTTGGACCAATTGATGAATACGGACAACCTACACCACCAAATGGTTCTGATTTTGCTATGAGAGCTTATGGTGGTAAAATTGGCGAAATAGTAAAAATTAAATTAGATGAATTAAGACCAAAAAGTTGGCATTGGATTAAAAGCAATATAAACAAAGAAGAATTAATAAATAGATTTAATCAGTTAGATTATTCAGATAGTTTAAACACAGCAAGACAAAATTCAATGGGACGAGGCGAACTTGTAAGATTATATAGCGATTTCATTAACTCTATAATTTAATAGTTCAATCCAACATTTACCACCATATTTTGGACGAAGAGCATATTCTTTTGGATTATCAGTATCGTTTAAATCGTCCATAGTTATTTCACCAAGCTCTCCAATTGTTCCGTGAGCATATCCACCATATTTTACTATTAGTGGTTTTATATTTTCTTTATTTAATTTGAAAATATATAATTCGCCTAAATTATCTAAATTGGTATAATCAATATAATATGCTGTAAATATATATTCACAATTATGGTTCATTCGTAATTGAACAAAATTAAAATTATTATTTTCTTTTCCTCCATTTGAGGCTTTTATTTCAACATTTATATCATGCCATTTTAAATCACCATTGCACAAAGAAGCATTATTTTTTGTCATGTTATTGTTTATTTTAATGTATTTTTCTAATACTGGACCTGTAAATTGACCTGACAAATTATTATGTTTACAATAAATATGTGCATCTTTTAATGTTGGTAGTGCCATTATATTTTTTGTGTGTATTTTATTTGAAGAAGAACTATCTAACAATTGTTTTAGTTTAATTTTAGTTTCATTATGATATGTAGTATTTTTTTCTTCTTCTAAATTTTCATTAACAATAGCATCAATTTTAAGGATGGTTTCCATTTCTCTATATTGTATTATGATAAGTATTTTATTTCATAACTTGTGAAAAAGCAATTCAATTTTTTATAAATATAAAATTGGCTGTCTCCTGAAAAAACGATTTATATAAATGAAATGTGCAAATGATAATGGGTTTTCGGTTATTCGGATTTTACAGAAAGATGTATATTGCAATAAATATGATTGGCAAGATGAATTGATGAAAAATATTGAAATGCTAAAAGATGACACTGTGATAAATATTTATATGTGTAAAATAATGAATATCATTGCTTTTTGGACTATGACAAACTTCGATTTCTTTGCTCTACTGACTTCCAGAACCAATTTCCAAACTCGGTCTCATGAAATCGCTTGAAATTGTCGATTGGTTCCAGGGTCCCACGTTAAGTTGTGGGTTAGGAGGTTCAGAGCGAATTTGTAGGTTGGCGTTTCTCAACGATTGTCCGATGGTATCAATGCCAATATGGTAACCTGCTTTCAATAAATTTACCGACGCGAGTTCGCCTTTTCCAGCAGGGTTTAGTTGAGCCCATTGCGAGTTGTTGTCTTTGGGTAACAGGTCAGCGGGGTTTTGAATGCTGGGTTGAGAACAAGAGGAAGGGAGTCCCGGTTGACTTGTTTGAACTCCATTGGCGGATGAAAAGACTTCATTTTGTCCTAAAGGTTCTGAAGGACGCACCGCATTATTTTGGTATGCGGTATTCATGTTTGAATTCATCATTTCATTTCCGGCATTGCCTTTTGAATATAAATAATTTGCAAATAAATTAACGCCATACGCCAAAAGTAATAATACTATAATTGAGCCAACTCCGTAATCATTCCACATTTTTCTTAGAGAAATAGCCATTATATAAAATTAATGAATAAAATAAATTTCTAAACAATCATTAATCATTCTAAATCAAAAGTTCGCTTTCTGAAATATTGTCTATTTCATCGTCAAATTCTTTATCACTGCCATCTATTTCATTCAACATGTATGTTTTCTTAATATTCTTCGCTTCCAAAAGTGCTAATATTGCCTGTTTTTTCGCCTCTTTTGCTTTTGCTCTTGCCTCTCTATATATTTTATAATATACGTCCGTCGGTTTTTTCAAAACAAACGGCTCAGACGATAATTCGGTCATTTCCGTAATTTCTATTAAATCTTCTTTTTTATCACCGTCTGACAAATCTTCAAATTCCAAATCTACTGTATCTACTGCTTCCGCTTCCGATGTATTATTTAGCATGTCATCTTCCGAATCTGATGAGGAGGAATCGTCATCAGATATGGTGACCTTGTCCTCGACATTAGGCACGACATTAGGCACGACATTAGGCACGACATTAGGCACGACAACATCAGGCACAGCATCCGGTTTATCTAAAACATCTAAACCCAAGATAGGAGAGATTAAACAATTGTTAAATACGGGTGAATTGTCAATAATCATGGCCTGTTTCAATTCTATTTCAATTTGAAAATTACGAGTCGTGAATTTAATGCCTTGTATTTCCAAAATAGAAATGATATGTGTGTCTATTTTAATATCTTCAATAGAGAGAACTTGGCGTGTTTCATCATAGACATTGATGGTATTTTTAACATTTACTCGTGCGAGATAATATTTGCCCGATTTATATATTTTAAGGATGGAATTGAATACGTTTTCAATGTCGTTTAATTGCAATGGGTCTTGAAACCATTCCCCTGATTTCTCAAGAATGAGTTGTTGACACGTGGTTTCTAATTTTTCAAACCATTCAATCAAGTCATTCAATTGATTTTCAAACATCAAATCACAATACAGTTTTTTGCCGCTTGTAATAATGGCCTGTTTTGTCAAACTTTTAGGAGTTTGAATATACAATGGAGATTGGTTGTAATTGAGTTTTGTAAAATATGCTCCGCCATGAAGTCCACTGGGCTGTGCTAAAGTTAATTTAGCAAAATCAAACGAATTGTTTGGGTGAATGATATTCATTTAATTTTTATCTATAAAAAATAAATGGTAATAACACGCATAAAAATGTAATAATTATAAATATGCTTGAAATTGTAAAAATATTGCAGAGAGAAGATGTCAAGGCTGAAATTAAAAAGTTGTGCGTGCCCTTTTTAGAAATAGTATTGGGTGTTATAAATCCATATATTTATATAATACTAACCATTCTTTTTTCCAGTTTTATTATTAATTTAGCAATATTAATAATTCTTTTGCGTAATAAACATTTATTATCTCAACTTAAATTATAAGATGGCGGCAGCAAATGCGTTACAGTTGGCGGGAACAATGCAACAACAAATGAACAATACAATGAATGGCAGCAATCCAGGCAATGCACTCGTCTTGGCAAATGGACGGTCTGTCTCATCAACAGGTGGACAAGGTCTGCCTAACACAATGACGGGTGGACGAAGACGTCGTGGGCGTGCACGAGGCAGAGGACGAAGGTCTAGGGCATCACGTGGTGGATTTATTGGCCCCGCGATAAATCAAGCAATTGTGCCATTGGCATTGCTTGGTATGCAGCAAACTTATAGACGTGGTCAATTCAAAGGTCAATTCAAAGGCAGAACAAATCGTAGAAGAACCCGGCGTGGAAGAAGGAGGAGATAAATTTTATTGGTGATAAGTATGGAAGCACAATGGATTTCATTTGATAATGAATTGAAACTATTAAATGAAAAAATAAGGCAACTACGAAATAAAAAGCATGAATTGGAAGAGAAATTGTTTGTAAAGCATGCAATTAATTCTTCCGTAAAAGTTGGAGACGGTGCATTGAAATTTACGCATACGCGAACCGCGACACCATTGACTTTCAAATATCTGGAAAAATCTTTAGGCGAAATAATTAAAAACGAAGCACAGTTTAAACTAATCATGAATCATATTAAAAATCAGAGAGAAATAACACTTGTTCCAGAAATCAAACGAGTACGCCAGGGCACGAATGATAATAATATAATTTAATAATATATGCCTTTCGCAGACAATGATTTTGTCATTTATAAAGAAAATGGTAAAATGCAAAGTGCCGGATTTACTGTGAATTCTATAATGTTGCAAAAGGGAATCACTCCAATCATTGCCGGTGGTGGCCGCACGACCACGGATGCCAATGCCGACTCTGCTTTTTCTAATTTAGCAATTCCAGCAGGATTGTATTATTTTGACGGCGGATTTTTAGACCAACGTGGAGGCAATGCTAAAAACGCGACATATATAAATGAAGACAAACATGTAAGCGATGATTTGTATACAAAACTATTAGGATTGGTTGGCGGAGATGTAGAAGAAGATGGGGGCAAAAATGATTCGACGACAACGACAACAGGAGGGAAAAAAGGACAACACAAAAAAACAAAAAGGCATAAAGACGGAAAACATAGGACAAAAACTCACAGGCATTAAAGACACCAAGACCCGAGAGACACCGAGACACGCCGAAATTAACTCTGCTTTACAATTTCAAGTAAATAAACCATTTTGCTAATAAAAAAATACGGGAAATTTTTATCAATTAATTCATCTTGTGGCGTAGTTCCAAACCAGACACTTGTAAAAAAAGGGATGTAACAAATCGCATCATATATATCTTTTTCATATTCCTCAAAAGAATAATTTTTAATTCCATGTTCAATCAGTTTTTTATAATAATAAAATTTTACTAAATAAAACACGTTTTTCATATTTAAAATGTCAAAACTTTCTAATACAAAAAATACTAAATCTTGGACACCTTTGCCTATAGCACAATGTTGCCAATCTATAAAACAAGGTTCATAATTGTTATTTATATCATAAAATATATTTGGCGATTTAATGTCACCATGTATAAAAGTAAGATTATTTCCTAGTGAAAATCTGCCCTGTATTTCAGAAAAATCGCCATAAATTTCATCACATATTGTTTTTTGATTTGCATTAAAAATACAGAACCATTTGTCCTTGAATGAATCATATCGTTCATGAATGAATTCTTTAAAAAAAGGACAAAAAATCGTATCGGTGCTATTCTTCAACGTTGGAAACATTTTCTTCAAATTTTTATTCCAAAATTTGGAATGCATTTTGGCCATTCTCTCTACAATGGTTAATGTCACATCTATACTTTCTGTGTTTAGGTTCAAATTTATTTTATAGTTTTTATCAATTAAATTTTCCAAGACAATTCCAATGTTCTTGCAATTCTCATCAAGCACTAAATTATAAAATTTAGGAAGGTTTACATTTATATAATTTGATATATTTGTATAAAAATAATATTCCCGTTCATACAATTCTAGTGATTTTGCCATGTCCGATAAATTATTCTTTTCTTTATTTTCAAATTTTAAAATTTGCGAATAAACCGTATCATTGGTAGTCGTTATTTTAAATCCAATCACATCTGCAATAAAGCCTCCTTTTAATTTATTTTCATCTATTAAAATATCTTTAATGTTGGCAATGTTTGTATTTTCTTTCAATACATTTTTATAGTAATTTGCATCGCCATAATTAGTATTTAGTAAAGTGGCAGGGTTCATATGAAGATAATCTTTCATGGATAGATTGACTCCAATGTTTAATAATTCCACAGAATTATAAATAGTTTCTATTCCTACTAACAATTTTGGATGCACTCCTTTTCCACTTAAAATGCCGGATTTGGAATCTTCAAATATAATGCATTTATGATTAGATGTATTATATTTTTCAATTGCTTTAATGTATGGTTCTGGGTGGGGCTTGCCAATAAGACAATCACTGCTTGATACAATAAAATCAATGTATTTATCAATATGAATATGTTTCACGATTTTATTAGCAACTTCTTTATTGCAATTTGTCACAATGCATGCTTTATAGCCAGACATTTTTATTTCATTTAAAAAAGCATGCACTCCATTTTTTATTTTTATTTTATGTAAATTTTGAATGAATAACTCGTCTTTTAATGTGGATAATTCAATTAATGATACTTCCACGTTTACTAGGAGTGTGTGCAATACATATTTATCATTATTTCCTTGTATAAAAGCATTGAATATCTCTTTTGTCAAAACAATATTATATTTTATTAGAATTTGATTCCATGCGTCATAATAAATATCATCCGTAATGACTAATGTTCCATCTAAATCAAATAAGAAAGCATGCGTGTTATTGATGTATTTATCTAGTGCTTGCGGGGTTCCCAGAGAAAAAACATGTTTTTCTTGCAATTCATGACCTATAAATTTTATTTTATTTTTTATCATTTCAGAAATAACACATGAAGTATATGGTTCATTGTTAAATGTAATATTATTCTCTAAAACATGTTTGCAATATTTATGCAACACATGTATATCAGTAAAACAATATGCACCAGTATTTGCGTTGTCAGAAATCTTCTTTTTTTCTTGAATACATGTTATTTCAAAATCCTCATTTAATTCAATGTATGAATATATCGGATTTGTATCATAATTCTTTGTATAAAATACCATATTCTCATCTTGAGAATTGTTAAATGCATTTCTAATATCTTCTGTGTAAAATGTATCGCAATCTAAAATCATGCATTTTTTATTATAATTGAATTGTTCTATAATTTGTTCAATTCCTAACAGCAATGTTTCTGCTGCACCTTTTGTATCATTTATTGGAATAAGTTTAATATAGGTGTATTTCTTGTGGATGTGTGTTGAAAAATTGTCATTATCTTTATCTAAATGTTTGTTATAAACAATAAATACATGGTCCTTTTCAGAAAGGAATAAATTGTCAATTACATAATCAATCATACATTTTTCAAATATGGATATGAGTGGTTTCGGTTCTTTGTAGCCATTTTTAGAAAATCGTTCGCCTTTTCCTCCCAATGGAATTATTATATTCATATTATGTATAATAATATAAATGTTTTGTATTATTATACCAATTACCACAAAGATATAAATTATATATCTTTGTCTAAAGTATGAACGGACTAATCATATTATTAGGAGAAAGTTTTAGATTAGGTGGTCAAGGAAATAGAAACAGAGGCACTGTTAAATCTTATCATGCACAAATGCAAGCATGTAAAAGTCACACCCGTTTTATAGAACGTCTTATTGCAAAATATAACATGGAATCTGTTTCAGTGTATATATCAAGTTATACTACACAATTCGATAATGATTTATTATCGAATTATAATAAATATTTAATTGGAAACACATTGCATTCAACTGTAATTGGATTGAATAGTTTATTTCATGATTCCATAAATAAAATAAAAGACATTGAAAAATACGATTTTCTTTTATTTCTAAGAATAGATTTATTTTTGAAAGAACATTTTATGGAAACCTTTAATCCTACCATAAACATGATTTTATTTCCTACTATTTGTTGGAGACTATTGTATAAATGTGGAAGTAATCCTAGGGTAAACGACACACTATTATTTGTTCCAAAAAAGTATTATACATATATAAACAAGATTGAAATTTGTCATAAAACATGGGACATTTTAATGAATCAAACTGGGTTGACCTATAATGATTTGGACACAATGATACACACATATCACGACAGTGACAGTTTTAAAGATTACAATCCTTTATATTATATTGTAAATAGACCTGAAAGCAATATTTTTCATTCAGAAGGTCATGTTTTTGATAAACATAATTTTAGTTAAATCTTGGACCAATTCGTGTAATTAAATGGCGATACTAAAATATTGGTGATTTGCGTTTTCCAATAATCTATTTCATTTTGAAAATCAATGTCTTTTTGTGTTTGCGGATAAGGTGTCGTGGAAGACATTAAATGCTCCTCTTCTGGCGTGATTTTCGGTTTATATCCATAACAATTCACACCGAATTTCAATCGCGGGTTCGCCATGTATCCGCCATTGATTCCTGCTCTGCCACAATCGTTCTCATGACCCGCAATTTTCTGCAAATTGTCATATGTTTTTTGTTGTGTGGGAAAGAGAGCCATTTGACCATCAGACCATCCATAATTGCACCATTCCGCACCAGAATTGTATGAATTTTCTATTTCAGAATAAGTTGCTAATCGTCCACCATATGCTTTGCACAATGCACCGGAATTTTCATAATCATAATTATTTCCAGGAATGTTAAAGACCTGTTTTGTCAGTTTTATTTCAGGGACGGTCGTTCCTTGGCCAACTCCTTTGCTTTGGTCCACCACGACATTAATTTTCGGGCTTTCTTGAAAAAAATTATTAATATTTGCCATAACATCCACACTAAAAAAGTAATTGAATAAATTTACCAACATTAAAACAAGAAAAATCGCGAAAAGAAGAATGATTAATGTTTTTTGGCCAGAGCCTGAACCTTCTTCTTCTTGTTCACCACTTCCTCCTAAAGATGAAAATAAAAGAACATATGCAATAATAATGATTAACAAGACGACAAATATCAATGGGTTTGTAAATAAATTATTCACTGAATCATATAAATCTACTGTTGCTGAATTCATATATATATTATCACTGTTTTTTTCTATAAAAAAAGCAGTATGCTTGTTGAGTTATTATTTGTGATTCTTGAATTTGTGTAACTGAGGTGTCATTAAAATGATACCATTTACCATTTGCATTTTTTATATATGCGGTATAATGACCGCCCATGGAATTTCCAAAGTGATTGCATATTCCATACAAATCATACATATAAGAAGCGTTTTTATATCCGATGGAATATCTTGACAAATTCAAATCAGTAATCGGAAAAGAAACCATCGTCGGCGTTTTCACATTTTTTGAATTTACGCGTTTCAAATCCACAATCAAAATCGTCGGAAAACTCCAAAAGATGTTTGTTTTATAGACGCATTCCTTTTGGCCAATCGCTTCATTAAACCATTGATTGTCTCCGTCTAACAATTCATTTTCAGTGTATAAATCAAAACAGTCATACAATGACGGGGATTTCATATTAGGAATAGGCAAATTAATGATAAAATATGGTTCCGGTTTCATGCTTTTCACGACGCCTGTGTCAATGTCTTTAATCTGTGAAATATGAATGCCGTAAAATAAATCCCATATTTCAGAATACTCTTTTGAATATATATCTTTTATCATTTCAAAACATTTCATGGCAACAACATCCTTTTCATTTTCGGGATTGCCGTTAATTGTCATCAAGACTCTGCGTGAACGAGACAAGTGAAAGGAATTAATCATAAAAATAAGGAATTCTGGCAAATCATTTTGAGAGAAACCACTGAATATAGGCACTTTTTTATATTCCGCGACGACCTGAATCGTTCTTATGAATTTTTCGGGGCAAATCGTGCAATTGGTGGACCACAACATTTCTCTCAATCTATTCCACTCAAACAACAAGACAGATTCAGGGTTTTTATTGAATTTATTGGTTGGACGAGATAAAAATTCATTTAATTCATATGTGTGAGATAATATTTGCATGCATGAATTTATAAAACAGGTATTTCCCAAATTTTGCAATCCACTTAATCCTTTATTATTGTATTTATTAAAACTCATATAAAATATATTTAATAATCTTTAATATTATGACACCTGAATATACTTATTATAGAGGGAGAGATGCCGAACTGAACAACTATATTTTAATGTACAACAATAACATTGCACAAATCAATGCTTTGCAATCCATGAATTGCAATTTGCAAAATAATATTAATTTAATACGAAACCAGCAATATAGACCTCGTGCTCGCAGACATCATCGGAATTCCGGTCCTGCGCCCCCGCCCCTTATTGTGCCTGTTACTGATGGTTCAACGTCTCAAGTGCTGCCGCCTCGTCAATCAAACGCACACGGATTGCCTTCTAGTAGACCGGTTCCGGTCACAACCCCGGTGCCAGCACCGACAATCCCGACAACCCCAATACAAAGAAACACTTTAAACACAAACAGAAATGTAAGAACACGGTTGAGAGATTCTTTTTTTGACCCAGTCATAATATATCCCACACAACGCCAAATTGAAAATGCAACGCGATTTGTTCAATACGACACAATTGTGCAACCGTCAAATGAATCTTGTCCCTTTACATGCGAACCTTTTAACAATTCTGACATGGTTCGACAAATATTGCCGTGTGGTCACATTTGTTCTTCTGCTCAATTTAACACCTGGTTTAGTTCAAATGTCTCTTGCCCAATATGTAGATGTGATATTAGAAATTATCACCCGATAGACATGAGTAACAATGAAGACCTTGTCTCAGTTGCCCCTGCACCTTTGCACGCATCTACACATGCACCAGCCACCGCGACAACGAGAGCCACGCCATATAGTTCATTAGATTCACTTTTAGACAGTGATATAACTGAATTGATAATGAGAAATTATTTATTGGGATTTTGGAATGAAATGTATGGAGAGACGACTGCGACATCCTCATCAACAGCAACAGCAACACCAACAGCAACACCAGCAACAGCAACAACAACAACACCAGCAACAGAATCACAACCAACAAGAAGAAGACCTAATATATTGTATTACACAATAAGAAATTTAGAGAGATAAAAGAGTGATAAAGTATAAGTATATGAATGAATTTGAATTTCAAGGTCGCATATTAAACGCGAGTGGTTGTTGGTGCGACACAAGAGAGAAACTCATTGAATTAGCCAACATACCATTTCTCTCTGGTATCGTAAGCAAAACATGCACCAAAATGCAAAAAGAAGGCAATCCAGAGCCCAACTATTTTTTTAATGAAAAAGACGGTCTACATTTTAATTGCAAAGGATTGCCCAATTTTGGATATGAATATTACAAGGATTGTTTTTCTCTCGTATCTGAAAAAGGAAAACAATTTATACTATCCGTTGCTTATTTAGAAGGATATAGTTGGATACTAAAAGACTATGATGAATATTTAAAATCATTGGACAAATCTGGGCTCGTTGAATTGAATATTAGTTGTCCGAATTTAGATTCGAGAATTGCAGGATATCATAAAAAAGATATTGTTTTCATCCTGGAAGAAATACATGCATTGCATTTAACACACGTGAAAATCGGGCTAAAATTGCCGCCTTTTTTTGAATTGGAAAAAATCCGCAAAATCGCCAATGTATTCACATTGTATACTGATATCGTGGAATATATTGTTTGTTGTAATACAATTCCAAATACTTATTATGAAGGAAAATATTGTGGTGTTTCAGGCAAAATCAATAAATACATTGCTCTCGGAAATATTAAAACATTCAAGGAATATTTCGGGGTTTCATTATGCAAAATACAAATCGTCGGTTCAGGTGGAATAAGATATGGTCAAGACATTCGCGATTATTTGAATGCTGGGGCAGATATGGTTCAATTAGGAAGCGGATTTTATAATGAAACAACAAATCGCTTGCATTTTGAAAAAGTAAATCTAACGAATAATGGTGAATCGAATTATTAAACATGAACGTGTATGAACTCTTGCTACGAATTTATCACAATTTAATAATCTCTAAATTGTGATAATTAAGACTGTCTCTTTTTATGAGTTCCTCTTTTTTTATGATTCCTTTTATGAGTTCCTCTTTTTTTATGACGTTGAGTTTTATTGTGTCTCTTGTGATGAGAGTATTTTTTTCTATGTGTTTTTTTGTGTGGGCGTGTTCGTCCTCCTTGTATAATTTTGGCCTGTTCAAGTGCAAAAACAGGATCATTTTTTTGATACATCATGGTTGCATATCCAAATGCTTGCTTATCATTAAGACCCTTCTTTAGTCCATTTATATATTCTTTTGCAAGTAATGCTGCCTCTTGATCATCCAGCCCCCAGGTTAGTTTATACCATGCATATTGTCTTGCAAAATAATCGTTATATACAGGTTCAATTCCAATCTGGTGTGCTATATATAATCCTTGCTGACGCAAGTGTTCGCGTGTGTCTGGATGAGGCATTGATGACACAGACGGAGTACTCTTTGAGGACTCTTCTGATATATACTGGACTATATTACTTTCCATAAAGTTTATATAAGTAGATATTGCATTATACATCACCAACATGTTTTTTTCAAATGTTAGTTGATTCATAAAAAAACGAATGATTTCACGATATATTTGCTTTTGCTCACCAATAAACTGATATGCATTTTGATTAATTTTTATTGCCTGATTCCTTGCGAGTTGCATACGATGTTGCACATAACTGGATTTATATTCAGGTGTCGCATTAGGATAGTTCTCTTGAAGATACTGGTTTGCCTCATGCTCCGCAACACTTATAAAGTTTCTTATATTCTCAGTTCCATTTGCCATAATCTTATTCGATTCAGCAATCTCCTCCCGTACAATATTTTCCGCATATTCAGGTATTCTTTCAATATCGTCTTTATAAGCGGTTGGCTCAAGTTGTCTAATTGCTTCTTCTGCGAGTTGTTTTGCCTTATCATACAGTGATGCTTCTTTTCCTTTTACCTGTTGAGAGAGATGCATATTCAATTTAACAGTATCCATAGATATTTCAGCTTGTATTTGTGTATAATTATAAAGCATTGCCTGATTATATTGTAATTGATCTAAAAAAACGAGTCGAGTCACCTGATGGGTCCACCCTGCTTTTTGAGCTTCTTGTGCAACTATATGTTTAACTTCCTCAGATGATCCAGACAAATTGAAATTTCCATAATCACTTTCTGTTTCTGCAATCATCCTATTGTTTGCATCAAACATAATAGAATTTGATTGAATATTAGCATAGGTTCTGATTAGATGGCTAATCATTTGTTTCTCATAATAATTTTCAAAAGAATACCTATCTATCATGTGAGGTGCTCCATTAAAAACGAAATTATTGTTTCGCATATAGTATTCTCTGCGCACATAAATTCTCGCATTGATACATGCTTCCCTACTCAACTCTTCAGTAACTTTACTTAAACGAACTTGTATAGTAGACAGAATTTCATTTTTAATATAACCCCATTGAAGAAAAAACATGCCACGTAAATAACATTCAATCAAATCCATAAATTCATCTACTAAACTATTTATAAGTCCAGTATTAGAAATAAACCATTGTGGTGGGAAAATAATAGAATCTACATGGTCATATGTGTATCTATTATACATTTTTAAATAAATAAGAAGTAATAATACTTTAACACTATGTAATAAATGTGGAGATTCACCAGTGTGAATATTAACTAAATAACATATTAGTAATGTATTAAAATAATCATGTTCATCTAAATATTTTGGAATTTCTTGTAAATTTAAATATTGAGAAATATTAAAATACTCGGATGTTGCCATATTATTATATATATATATATATAATAATATGGCAGCAAATCCAGCAGTTACTCCGATACAAGCTTCAGACACAAATACACCACCAGCAGATACTTTACCTCCACCTCCTGCTGAGAATAATATCGATAGCATGTGGGTAAAATTAGCATCTATTGCATTCGGCGATGCAATTCATGATGCAATAATTAAGATGGGACAAAGGGGAAGCACTATACCGGCTGCAAAAACATGGCAATGTGAAGAGTTTTTTCATGCATTGCCTGCCCCTCCTCTTGTTCCTAAATGTGATCCAGGAGCTCCTGCTGCTAATCGTGGATTGGCTATCGAGGAAAATTTTAAAAATAAAAGCTTTAACAGTTTAGACGTTGAACCTCATATTTTTAATTTTGTTACTGGAGAATTACATGATACAACTGGAAATGTTGTGGATAATAATATAGAGCATATGATGGACAACTCCATAGTTGGAAGTGCAACACCACCACCTTTTTATTTTACCACAACCAATGGTAAGAGATATAGCCTTAGAACTATTCAATGGGGTCCAGGTACAGGAATTACTGAGACTGATGTAACCGTACAGGGCCAACAGCTTATGCAAAATTTAGGCATGCCAGATGGGACGGCTATATTGGTTGATCATCAGGTTAATAAATTTATAACCCAACTGAAATCGGGAACGGCATTTCCTTGGAGATTATATCATTTAATGACACCTGAATATTTAGCGGATTCTGCGTCCAGAGTATCATGGGCACCCACAAAAAAATATTTTAAAGATGAAGGTGTTCAATTTTGTTTTGCGGGAAAATATCAAGCTAATTACCCTCCTTGGACAGAGAATACTAGAAATACTTTTTTTTCAAAGTATTCATGTGATATGACTGCAGATTGGACAACGAAAAAGTGCACACAAACATGGAGCGATAATAATGGTGGTGGTGTAGGTCAGGTATTTACCACAAATGATGCTCATAAAGATAATAATGAGCATACTGTTGATGCTTATACTCCTCCTGCTACTTCTGGTGCTGCTCTTAGAATAGAACAGTTAGCATTAAAATATCATCGTAAACGAAGTGGAGACCAACTTCAAGTGTTAGCGGTTAAAAGATTGTCAAATAACGACACATTTAATATATCCGATGATGGAGTGAATGCTCCTGGTGCTGGTTCCAATTATAATACACCCTTAACACGAGGAGTAACAGTAACAGGTGCACCCGCCATAAACCCTAAAGGAGCTACATTTTTAGTTACACACGATTTGACGTGTCTGGCATATGCGTTACATTTAGGAGTTAATGCCATATTTACGCGCTCTTCTAAAAGTAATAAAAAAACAGCAATGTCATTTAAAATTGCAACTACGAATCTTCCTCCAGGCACTCCGCCAGGCACTCCGGCAGGCAATTTAAATGATAATACCAACTAACTATTTCTTCCCGAAAAAGTTCATCAGACTTTGATTCCCCATTTTCGCATTCGTCGTTTTTCTCAAATATTCATCAAACAGCAATGCCTTAATTTCCCGATTTTTCAATTGTTCTACTTTATCTTCAAATGCTTCATCTGTTAGAGCATTCCGACGAAGACTCGCAACATCCGCATGAAATTTCTTCAATTTCGCCGTCTTGCTCTGCATAAACCATATTTTCTCCAAAACAAGAGCAAATACTTGTTGCACCGGTTTCATGATTTGATTCGTAATATAAAATGAATAGTCTATTTTCAATTCATTTTCTATGATAAACTGTGGGGTTTCTATCTTGTCGCCTTGAAGTGCTCCCGCGTCCAAACAATTAATATACACAAATGGAATGCGGTCACCAGAACACGGCTTGTTGCCTGGGTCTCTCGTGGCGATGCGGTCTGCCAACACTTTATGTGCAACAGATTTCGGATTTTTGTAGCCACTTCTTAATGATTTGGTTATAATCAATTTATCCATTGGATATTTCTCCTGAACAATATTCGTCAAACAATCGCATAGAAAGTCAATTGCTTCTTGAATATTCTGTTTTTTCATCAAAATATCAATGATGCCGCCGTAAATATCCTTGACAATCGGTGCATTGTCACGTCGTTTCAAGACAATACCCATCTCTTTACGTTTGCATTTGTTCGGGTCGGTTTCATAAAGCATGCCAACATATCTCTTTTTTGACAAGAGACAAAACGGCATGAATGTTTTCTCGTATTCCAAATCATGTGGTGCCTTTAAAAATGAAGAGGCTAAATGTCCTGCTTCTTGTGCCAATTCAATCGTGATTTCCAGTGCTTGTTTTCCTCGTATGGGCACGCCTTCCAATGTTTGCAAGTTAAATGTGAAGAATACAGAATCCGTGTTGTGGACAATTAAATTGCCAATTCCAGCGGCGAAATGATGATTGTCTGTTGTCAAATCATAGACAAATCCGGAATATTCGATTTCATTCATGGAAACGATTTTATCTGTGCGTTCTATCTCTGCTATCTGAATATTGTCTATATTATGAATAACAAAAGGAATTCCTCTTGAATTTAATGCATTCGCAAATTTTGCCGCAGCAATCCACAAACGAGTAATTGACCAGGAAGGAATTGACAAGAAATCAACAACAGCGACTTCATTCAAAGGACAATGCAACAATTCAGTCCCGACCACAACATCTTTCGGCGACGCCTCTTCGCCGGACCGCAACACGAGTGAATGGTCATCCGTCACATCAACTAAACCAGTATGTGTCAAAATACGCATCATTTTCTTATGAGACGCCAATTCATGACGAATCACTCGCCGCAACACAGTCCATCCTTTTTCCGACCAAGTTTCCACGTTGTGCAATTCACAGAATTCCTTGTCTTGTTTGCCCGGTTCACAAGAAGCCAGCCATAAACCGCCTCCATACTTTTGAGCCAATTCTTCAATTGCAATGATTTCAATCTGACCACCATCACCATTAACACGAATATAAACAGGAGTATAACTCGCAACACTGTCGCCGTATATGTATTCCGCCTTTGACAAGACGATACCGTGATTCGCGGTTTGGCACACAGCATCGCCATAGACTTCTTCAATGACGCGTTTTGCATAGGTCAGCAACAATCGTCCGGTCGCGGTCGTGGCAGCGGCAACGTCTTGTTCATAAAACGTGCTTGTTTTTGCACCACATTGTCCATAAAGAGAATTCGCCGTCAATTTATATCCAATTTGTCGCTTGTCCAATACATTTTTCATAAACTCGTCATTTTCCAACGGAATCAACTTCCGCGTATTTTTACGAGCCATCAACAATTCTTCCAAAATAGAAGGCATAATTGCTTTTTCCCCGTCGCGAAATTGTGCAAAGCGGCATATTTTGCGGCCAGACTTTACTTTTTTCGCGGCCGAAGCCGGTGTTTTTCTTATATAGACATATGTATCATATGGAATATCCACATAATCATATTCCGCCAAATTATCATAGATGAATTCGCCGTCGGCATTTTTCTCTCCTTCTTCGCAAATCAAATTGTTTGCCAAATCATATTCTTTTGTCCATACTTTGCTATCGTGTGACAAATTCTCACTAATCATGGAAGACGGATAAAGCGATGCGTAATCCACACATGCAACTGGATTGTCCAAATACAAATCGCATTTTGGGTCCAATACAATCGCTCCTTCATATCCGTCTTCCATGGACCCTTTTTCCATCACGGGCATCAGAGTGCCTTTTTCACGGCATTTTTTCGCGATATAACTGGTGAGTTTAATGCCTTGTCCACGCATCACCAAGAAATTCACAGGGACACTGCAGATTTTCGCCATTTCAATAAAGCCAGTTAATACGTCTACTTTATTCATCAAATAATGAACCAGATTACAATCTTGAATACAGTATTTCGCAATAATACCGCGGTCTTGTGCAGTTCCATTCGTCATTTGGAAAATGTCTTTGGGTGAAACATCGTCTTTTGCCAAACACCATCGCACTTTTTTCGTCATGTCTGGATGAATGATTCCGCTAATTTCAAAGGAGCATTGTGCGTGATTAATGCGTGTTACGCAATATTTCGCACCGGAATTATAATAATCCACCGAATGACCAATTTCTTCAAAATGTATATAACTTTGTTCCAACAATCCAGTCAAGTTGCTCGTTTTTATCCGCGTCGTTTTTTCCACAGCATCAGTATTGTATTCTAATGATTTCACATAATCGCCGATAAAATGGCCGGCGACATAATCCAATTTATAAGACGTGAGATTTTCTTCGCGACGAAAGAAGTTATATAAATCAATTTGAAGTCGCCCATTCATTTTAATATAATGCAAATCGTGTTGTCCGCTGGCGATTTGAATGGTGCTTTCTTCTATTTTATATTTCCCGGTTTCCTTGTCCATGGTTGCACATATTTCGTCTTTATTGCGTGACAATTGTAAAAACTCTTCCACGCAATCATTTTCTTCTGCACGTTTAAACATGAAATTGTAATCAAACCCGAAAATGTTGTATCCAATAATAATATCCGGATTTTCTCTTTGTATCAAGTCTGTCCACGAAAGCATCACCTCTTTTTCAGTAGAGCAACTATCAATCACTGTGCTCGTGCTTTCATCCTCTTCTGACGACGACGCGGAAGTGCACGTGCCTTGAACGGCACAGTGATTTAAATACGGATTGGATTCTCCATAATACATAAATGTGGAACCGATAAAAGTTATCTCGTCGCCTTTAAGTGCTGGAAAGGATGAATTAAATGATATCGTGATTTCATTTAATTTGCTGTCTCTGTCACATTTTGAATCGCATATTATGTCTACAACTGTGGCCGTTTTGTTTGAATATGATTTCACGTGAGAAGTCCCTGCCATGCCAAGTTCATCATCTTCGTCTTCTACTTGAAAATATTTTTCCAGAGTAATTAACTCGTTTATTTTCTGAAAATTACGCACGGGTTTTTTAATCCACGATTCAAAGGTCGTCAATACAGTCCCGCGAGTTTTCAGTGGAATTTTGGGATAGACGCGGTCTATTCCCGCCATGTTGTCATAACCAAATGCAGTTAAAATGATTACTTGCAATATATTTTTGCACATGATTGGAGTTAATGCAGTCGGCGGCAAACTCTCAAAATATTCAACAATGTTTGTCGCCAATTTTTTATAAGATTTGACTGGAACTGGGAAATCGCCGTGACTGCTGCTCGCTTCAATATCAAAACTGCATATTTTGTAAGGCACGCGGTCTTCTTTTGAGTTCATCTGAGTAATGTCTTCTAAATTCATGGTGATTTCATAATCGCAGTGAGTTCTTTTCTCTCTTGACGATGCCATTTTCATAATATTATCGGGAATCATAATCCATCCAGAAGGGCTAATATCGCAAATATGAAAGAATCGCAATAAAGGTGGAATGTTTGCTTCATACAATCGTGTTTTTGTCTTTAAAAAGAGGTATCCGTCTTCCAATAAGATTCGTCCGCGTTCTTGGATATATTCAGAATACCATAGATTTTTCGCTTTATTAAAGGATAAAATGCTATTGAATTCTAGTTTGATGAATTTATATGTTTTTCCGCAATCAAATCCATATAATTTTTTGCGTTTTACGATAATGCAATTTTTAATAGAATTCGCATAATAATTGCCTAATTTTGATTTAATATGTTGGAGAAATTGGTCCTTGGTTGATTTTTTCCATGTCTCGTCTACCAAAACATAAAAGAATGGACTGAAATTTTCTACAATAATTGAACATGATTTACCTGTTTTATTAATTCCAAACATTTGTATTAGAAATTGAGTTGTATCTTTCTTTGCAGTGTATTCTTCTTTTGCGTTTTCATACAAATCGCAATCACCCTCATCCTTTTTTTCTCTTTCCTCTTCGGATTGATTCAAAACGTTAAAATCAAGCAGTCTGAACGACGACATGTGTGTTTTCTGTACATTTGTATAAATAAATAATTCTAATTCAATTTTATTATTTATTGTTTGATTGTTTGTTGGTTTTCGCCATGCATCTTTTGACTATTCTTGTTCTTTATTCGTTATTGTTTAAAAAATAAAATACTTAAAGAGAGTAAATAGTAGGCATGGCATAATGAAATCTTATCGCAAGGTGCAACGGGAGCATCGCATGCTTAATTTAATTATTTATTGCGTTTTGAGTGTTTCTTCGGTTTCCATTTCCAACCAGCATTTTTAAGACTGCGTCTTCGTGAACTTCTTCGTGAACTTTGCCGGCGCCGCCGCCGCCGTCGCGGATGTTGTCGTCCTTGAGCAGTTCGTGTCCGACCCATAGAAATCGTCTGATTCGCATCAGGAGTCGCATCAACAAAACTCCCGTGTTTGCTGTCAATCCATTTAATAAACGCATCTATTGAACGTTCATTTTCATAATTTTCAACAACACGGCCTTTATCAGAAATGTATCGCATTGTTGGAAATCCAGAGAGACCTGAAATATGATTTATATTACTGCATTCGGATTGGTCCACATCCGCAACAACCACGCCAGGATATTTCATTCTTTGTTGTGGTTGGCCTAATATATTTTTAAGTTTCGTCCATTCAGGACGCGTCTGATTGCAAGGTCCACATCCTTCCATATAAATCAAGACAAATACATTCTTCCCATCATTCACCATTTTATCAAAAGTGTGTGCATTTTTTGTGCTAGGATTAATATGTAAAAATTCCATTTCTATATATTAATCAAATAATTAAATTATCCCTATTATTTATATGTATCTCAACATTTTACTGGCAATTATTTTTATGATAGGCATGTGTTTTTATTTAAAATGCAGTGATGCAAATTATGTAGAAGGTCTAAAAAATAATATAGAAAACCGCTGCCCGAATATTTTAATACAACACGACAAATCCTTTTACTTGTATAATTCTAAATTGGCTAAAATACCGGGTGTCAATCCGATTGAATTTGAGAATTTAGAAGATTATGTTGAATTTTTAGATTGGCAACGAAGTCAAGGAATTCGTTGTCCCGTATTATATTTGCAAAAAACATATGATGCACAAGGCAATCCCGTGTATAAAACGAGACCCGGTGTCACGAATTTGCAAGGAGGTTTGCCTCCAGCTCTTTCTACTATTCCGACAAAACCAAATCCGACATTGTTGGTGGATGCAACCCGAAATGACCCGCCTTACAATACGAATTCATATCCGGGCTTTGACCAGAGTTCATATTATGTAGGAACAACAACGCCTTTAGACAATATAAGTCAACAACAAGAAAATATGTTGTATAGTCCTGACCCGATGGACGACAATTGGGGCGGAATTGAATACACTCAATCTTTGGTGGATCAAGGAGTCTATGCTGGCAATGAAGTGGCACTTCGCGTCTAATTCGCGTGGCGGTGTGGCGGCGTGGCCGCATTTAACTAGCATTCTCCACAAATTTCATCACTTTATTCAACGATTCTTTTGCTGCGGACAATTCATTCAACATTTTCACACCTTCAATCATTTTAGAAGGAGTGTTGGCAGTGCCGAGGTCAATGCTTGCCACGGTTTTCAACATCATGGAATTCACCAAATCGTCCACATTTAAAATGAGGGTTTCATATTCTTTTCGATATTTACTAATTAAAAGTGTGTCATTTAAATTCACCGTTTTCTGTTTGACGGCAGAAGCATATGTTGTGGCATTTCCAGCAATTCCATTTGATGAACTGGCACTTTCATTAGGAGATGCATTTTCCAATCCTTCTCTCCCTTTTAAAAGAGAACTATACACTAAATAACCAAGAAAAACTATAAACAAGAAGCCCAATAAAACATTGCAATTGTCTTCGTTCATTATACTTTATTTAGACAAAAACTTGACAATGTTTTCTATAATTGTCTTATTCAAATGTTTCGGTTGATTTTTCGCATTTAGATATGTCACCTCTTTCAAACAATCCGGCGATTCCTTTATTTTCATGACCAATGTTTGAAATGAACCACCAAAATGCGTCATGATTGCCCCTGCCGTGACATGACTTAGTCCGGGCATTTGAGACAACATAATTTCACCCATATTTTCGGCAGTAATATTGTCTTTTTTCACCTTTTTCACAACAGAAGAATACGGGATTTTCTCTGTATTAACATCATGAGTAGCAACCTCACCGTCACCAACAAAAGAAGCAATACACACTTGCGACGAATAATGCGGCGATTTATTCAATCGCGTATTTGTCATTATTTTCTTGGCACTGTTAACAATAAAAATGGCACTTTCTTGCATGTTCATGCTTCTAATAACAGAAAATCCTTTGTAATGATTCAGAGAGAAAATGGCAGAATACACCATATGATGGTTATGTTTTTTCGCAGTATGAATCCCTCCTTCAATCAAATAAATAATATTATGATTGTGAATTGGTGAACCAGAAAGCCGATAAGATTGTTCTTCGTATCGCCCGTCTTTAATGCTCGCAATTAAATCATTGATGCTTTTTCTCTCTATAATAATCAAATCATTGCCTTCATCATCACTGATAATAATATCTCCTAAAGGCAACATTTCCACTTTTAAAAGGAGCTTCGCTCCTTCATGATGAAGCGTAGCTTCATTTAAAAGAATCTCTTTAGTATCAAAAAGAGAGAGAACTTGTTGGATTTCCGCAATCAATTCTTGTTCACGATTGTCTATTTTAATCAACATGTGATATAAATAAAATATAATATTTATATCAAAACTAAAATTATACACCGCCAATCGTTGCACGGTATCCATACTGTTGTGTCTGAATCGAGGTGTTAGGGACGCATGTTTTAGGAACAGACTGGACTGCACCAATCAGACTAGGATTGTTTGAAAGAAAGAATCCAACACGAGGTGCCACACCAGCCTTTTTAACGCCGCCGCATACATTCGTTCTATTAGAAATAGATTGTTGCAATCTTGCCGATTTTGAGCCGTTTGAAAGAACCATTATACACTAAGAGAATATTTTATTCTTTCTCTCTTTTGTATTCTCTTTTTCCTAAACAATATAAATGTTTCTGTATAATAATAAATACACAACATGAATGATGAAGATATTATTAAAAGTGAAGACGGATTAATTTTTAATCCTTACAATCCATTAAACATTGAGATTACATTGAATGATGTTCAATATATTCTAACAAAGTATGGTTTACCGCCAACTGTGACAAACATGTCCTTGTATCGCCGGGCATTTATACATCGGTCTTATACAAAGCGTCCGAATGTTGAAAATATAAAACAAAACATTACCATTGTTGAAAAACCGGACAATTGTTTGCCATTGAGCACAAAATCAAATGAAAGGCTGGAATTTTTAGGAGATGGTATTTTAGAATTAGTTACTAAATATTATTTGTATCGCCGATTTCCTAAAGAGAATGAAGGATTCATGACTGAGAAAAAAATCGCAATTGTAAAGAACGAGGCCATTGGAAAAATCGCAATGGAGATGAAATTGCACAATTGGCTTATTTTATCTAAACATTCAGAGGAAAAGAAAATACGCACCAATGTGAAAAAAATCGGCTGTTTATTTGAATCGTTTTTAGGAGCATTGTTTTTGGATTTTAATAAGATTCAAGTGAAAGATGAAGATGGATGGTTTGAACAAATGTTTGTTACAGGTCCGGGATTTCAAATGGCTCAAAAATTCGTGGAAAACATATTTGAAAAACACATTGATTGGATTTCTCTCATTCAAAATGACGACAATTATAAAAATATATTGCAGGTAAAAATACAAAAAGAGTTCAAGGTTACTCCACATTATATTGAAATTGAATATGATGTGGATTATGGTTATAAAATGGGAGTGTATTTATGTTTAGGACAGTCAATTCACAATTTAGATTTCAATCATGCAATGGATATAAAACATTTTGAAAAGAGAGAGAAAGATGAGAAAGAGTATTGTCCAAAAGAAGGGTCAAAAGACGACGACAAAGACTCTGGTTATCTATTTAAAAAAATACAAGAATATATTACTTTGCATCATGGAAAGATATTCTTGTTTTTAGGTGAAGGACAACACAAAATTAAACGCAAGGCAGAACAAATTGCGTGTAATACAATTCTTTCATATTTCAACTAGTAATTGTCGTCACTTTTTATATATTTATATTATATAAGCACAATATGGATAATTATGAAGTAAAACCTGTTGTAGTTGACTATATACCTGTATTTGTTTCTATCAAAGAAATGCAGGATGAGAGAAAAGAAGAGGAAGAATATGATTTTACTGAATTGTTGGCTTCCAATTTATTACAGGTAAAAACAGAGGGCGTGCGGCGCAAAAAAATAATACTAGAAGAAGATGACGAAGAAGGGCAAGAACAAGGGCAAGAACAAGGGCAAGAAGAAAAACAAGGGCAAGAAGAAAAACAAGGGCAACCAGGTCAAGAAGAAGAAAAACAAGGGCAAGAAGAAGAAAAGGGAGAAAAAGAAGAAGGCAAAACAACTAAAAAACGACGCAAAACGCCACAAGTTGTCAAAGGCGTGGCCATATTAGGCCCCGAAGTCCCACTGGTCATTGACGAGAGACCTTTGGTGAAATTTATCCCACAAAAACAGAGAAAATACAGAATCAAACTCCCGTCCTATTTCATGAACAATCGTCAAATGTTTATTGACAGAATCAATGCAATGTTTTTACCATATCGCGATGAATTGTCTAAATCAGAAAATATTACTTGCGAAAATATAGGCAAATCCACAGGCAATATTTCTCTCTTGCTTCATCAAGAAATAACAAGAGATTATTTGAATTTATACACGCCCTACAGAGGCCTATTGTTATTTCACGGTCTAGGTTCAGGCAAAACATGCACATCTATTGCAATTGCCGAAGGAATGAAAGACCATAAAAAGGTCATTATTATGACACCCGCGTCTTTAAGAAAGAATTACATGGTGGAATTGAAAAAATGCGGCGATTTATTATTTCGCCGCAATCAATTCTGGAAATGGTATTCTGCTTCATCCAACGAAGAAGCCATGCCTATCATTTCCAATGTGTTAAATTTACCCATGGAATATATACGCAAAAAGAAGGGTGCATGGTTTATAGATGTACGCAAAGCATCAAATTATCCGAATTTATCCGCAGAAGATAAAAATTCGCTGGACTTGCAATTAGACAAAATGATTGAAAACAAATATTTATTTATTAATTACAATGGTTTACGAATGGAAAAATTAAAAGAACTTACCAAAGATTACACAATCAATTTATTTGACAATGCGGTTGTTATTATTGACGAAGCCCACAATTTAATCAGTAGAATTGTAAACAAGTTGAAAAAAGAGCCAAAAATCAAAGAAAACACAAAAGGGGAAAAAGAACGCATGCCCAAATTTTTAGCGTCAAAAATATACGAATACTTATTGTCTGCCAGTAATTCGCGTGTGGTTCTATTAACAGGAACGCCTGTCATTAATTATCCGAATGAATTCGCGATTTTATTTAATATTTTAAGAGGATACATTAAAACATGGGAGGTTCAGTTGGACATTCAAACGAGAGAAAAAGTGGACAAGGATTTTCTCTCTCAACTATTTCAAACAAACAAGACATTGGATTACTTGGATTATTCGCCAACCAGCCGAATACTAACTATTACACGAAACCCTCTCGGATTTAAAAATACGATTGATTCGCAGAAATATACTGGTGTCACAAATGAGAAAAGGAATAGAGAGACAAAAGCGATGACATTTGACACGGATTTCATATCTGATGAAATGTTTGAAAAAAGCATCTTTTCTCTCTTGGCTCGTAATGATATTAATGTAAATGCTGCAACTATAAAGGTTCGTAATTTTAAAGCATTGCCTGATGAGTTGGACACCTTTATGAGAGAATACATGGACCAAGATAAACATGAACTGCAAAATGTCAATGGACTGCACAGACGAATATTAGGATTGTCTTCTTATTTCAAAAGTGCACAAGAAGATTTATTGCCGAGATTTGACAAAGATTTGACGAAAGATTATCATATTGTCAGCATTAAAATGAGTGATTTTCAATTTAAAATCTATGAAGATGCTAGAAAAGAAGAACGTCTCTCTGAAAAACCTGTGAAAAAATCGTCATCGGCTGCAGATGTATATGATGATGTCAAATCAAGTTATCGCATTTTTTCCCGCTTGTATTGCAATTATGTAATGAATGAGAGGCCGATGCCCCGTATAAAAATGCCCAAGGCAAATGAAGAAGAAGAGTCAAAAGAAACTGAATTAGTAAAGATGCTCAATGAAGAAGAAAATAAAATAGATATTAATGTGGAGCGTGAAGGAGAGATTGAAGGAGACGAGTTTTTAAATAAAATCGCGGATGAAACGTATGATGATAGAATAAAAGCCAAAATCGCGGAAATGATTGAACATGGTGATGAATATTTATCTCCAACTGCGTTGCAAACTCATAGTCCTAAATTCCTCCATGTGTTGGAAAACATTCAAGATGAGAAATATATTGGTTTGCATTTGTTGTATTCTCAATTTAGAACATTGGAAGGCGTTGGAATATTTACCATGGTCTTGGATTACAATGGTTTTACGCGATTTAAATTGAAAAAAATGGGCGAAATGTGGGAAATGGATATTTCTGAAGAAAACATGAGAAAACCTAAATATGCCTTGTATACTGGAACTGAAAGTGCAGAAGAAAAAGAAATCATTCGTAATATTTATAATAGTTCATGGGATGATGTCCCTACAAATATTGCGAATAAATTAAAACTCATACATCCAAACAACAATCTCGGTGAAATCATTAAAGTATTAATGATTACTTCTTCTGGGTCAGAAGGTATTAATTTGAGAAACACGCGATACGTTCATATTATGGAGCCCTATTGGCATCCGGTCAGGACAGAACAGGTGATTGGTCGTGCCCGGCGTATTTGTAGTCATAAAGATTTGCCTGAAGAATTGCAGTCGGTAGAAGTATTTATTTATTTAATGAGATTTTCAAAAAAACAATTGGAGAGCGATGATTCCATTGAATTGAAATTAAAAGACAAGGGTAAATTAAAACCATTTGGACCTGTTACTAGCGACCAATTGTTGAATCAAATATCTAGTATTAAAGAAGTTGTGAATACTCAATTGGCAAAGATTATTAAAGAGACGTCTTTTGATTGTGGCATTTATCCCCATGGAAAGGAGAATTTTACTTGCATGAGTTTTCCTAGTGCAGATGAATCTAAATATTCCTATGTTCCAGATTATTCTAAAGAAGAAAAGGATACTACTGCGAAAATAAATAAAACGCAGATTCAATGGACCGGAAATTCCATCACCATCAATGGGAAAAAATATGTGGCACAAACTATTATTAAAGGGAAATTCTATAAAATATATGATTTGGAAAGTTACAAGGAAGCCTTGAAAAATCCAGGAGTGAATCCTATTCAAGTGGGGACATTTGAGAGAAATAAAAACGGCGATGGCGATGATGTATTTATTGCTGTGTAAACCAGCGTCGAGCTTTATTTTTTTTTCAAACATTAAAATTGAAATGCTTTTTTAATGTTTGGAATGTTGTATCAAAACAATGGAATCTCAACAAATCGAAATGATTGAGTTTATTAGTTCGTTCGCACGGAATTTTATTAAAATGCAGTTGGAAGAAGAGAAAAAATGTGAAATAGAAAGGGTAAAGTATGAAAAAATGTTTCAGGACAAAAACAATAGTAAGAATGATAAAAAAAATGCAAAGAAATTGAAGGCAGAACTCAATGCAGAACTGAAGGCAGAACTCAAGGCAGAACTCAAGGCAGAACTCAAGGCAGAACTCAAGGCAGAACTCAAGGCAGAACTCAAGGCAGAACTCAAGGCAGAACTCAAGGCAGAACTCAAGGCAGAACTCAAGGCAGAACTCAAGGCAGAACTCAAGGCAGAACTCAAGGCAGAACTCAAGGCAGAACTCAAGGCAG